GTACCAACTCGACCTTTTTGTTCGTCAAGGTAGATGCTAATTACATGAGTCCAGTCTTGCATATTAATGTCCAAAAGCTTCAATGGTATACTTGAAAGGATTGCCTTCAATGTTTTTGACAAGATCAAGCATAGTTGCAGCAATGTCACGAATTTCTTTCTGTGCATCTGGCTTGTTGCGAAGCTCCAAGAAATGATGAAAAGAGCGCCAGTTGAACATCACATCTGCCTGAATCTGAGAATTGTAGGTCTTGAAGAAACGAGCAGATTCTTTTGCGCGTTTGCGACCTAATACAGGTTCAAGGTCTTTGAGACATTTGTGGTAAAGATTGTTGCCTAGTTCTGTATATTTTTTCAGAATATCACGCCAATATTCACAATCCCCTTCTTCCCAAATAGAAGTTGAACTCTCTATACCTTCCCAATCATCAGGAATATAAAACTTATCTTCTTTCAGTTCTTTGTACCTAGCACTTTCGCCATTGATTGAAACGCCAATCCGATGCTTAAGAAGGTGAATGTGAGAAGCAATGTCGCAATCCACAAGGAAATGCAGGCTGCTTTTTTCGAAAGGGGTATGGTGTCCATGTTGTGCTAGCATTTTGAGCAGCGCAGGAATGCGACTGCGTTTTTCTTCCGTGATGTCTCTGCTGGTGGATGTCCATGCAGAGCATGCATGCACTTCATCATTTCCGTAAAATCCAATGAGTTCAACTTTGTTTGTCATAAATTAGGTCCACATGTATTCGCGATAGTCAATCATCTGCTTGATGATGTTTGTATCAGTTGCATCAATGAGAGCTTCAATTCGATTGACCTCGCTGTACAATTCATCATAACTTTTGCCGCGAAGGCGTTCAGGAAGAGGATGAGGTGGATAAGCATTCATCATCAGTTCTACCAAATTGGGACGACCCTCTTTGATCCAAATTGCACTTGTGTCAAGCCAATTTTTGAACTTGCGATGATTATCAGTACCATCCCAATCAACACAAGATTCATCAGCTTCTCTCTTAAAAGAAAGAATCATAGCAAAATTGACATCAATGATGAGATTGCTTACATCAGCCCATTGACGAGGAACAGCCTTGCGAATATCAGAATGATATGGCTTGAAGAAACACTTGATAGCATACTTGGTGTCACGATACATGTGACGGCAAGAGTATTGAAAATCACCAATTAGTTCACGCAAAAAATATTGAACAGGGTAGTCCTTCTTTACTTGCTCACGCCAATCATGCCATGCATCCAGAGATGCAACACGAGGAATTTTGTACCAGAGAGGTTTCTTCATAGAATCTTTACTATACAGTCTGTTGCTCATAAATCAACCATGAAGAAACATTCCCCAGTCAGAACGCAAGGCTTCAAACACCATGCCATTGTTTGGCTTTTCAGGCTTCCACAACAGCCTCAACCCACATTCTTCAGGAGTCTTGTTGTCCTTGAAAGTGTTGACCTTCTTGTCACAAGTAATGAGATTTTCCCAAGTGTTTTTGCCACCACGGCTTTGCGGAAGAATATGATCAACAGACAGCTCATGCTTCTGAAGCTTTCTTCCAGTATAACCACAAGTGAATTTATCACGCTTGAAGATGTTTTGCTTGGTGGGAAAGACCACGTTCTTGTAGATGACCTTGTTGAACCGAGCACACACAACCACGCTGGGCAGACGTGCTGGTCCGCTGGTGGTATGAACATAGTCATCACAAGTGCGGATTGGCAGTTTGCTCCATTCCTTCCAGTTTTTAACTACAGTGAATCCTTCAACAACATCTTCATTGTGGGTACCATCTTCATTCTCTGCATAATAGATGTCCAGAGGATGTGCAGCACCTGAGAAAATGTTGACTACAGTATCTTCCCAGGTGCTAGTGCCAAGAGGGAAGAAGTTAGCGTTAAGTTTGAGAATGGGTCTCTTGTTCATTCTGCACAATAGAGGTTTCCTGCGTTTGATCAACTACTTTGGGAAAGAATGTTCTTGCATCAGCAAGCCACAGCATTTTTGCCTGATACACTTCAGGTGAGTTGTCTTTGTGGCGCAGTGCAATGTCTCTAAACCATCCCATTTGATAATCGTGTTTGCGCATTTTCAGCTTGGGGCGACTGGCATCATCAAACTTGATGTTGTCTTCTTTGTCGCGAGCAATGATGAGATGATGCAACTCATGATCAATGAGCGCAACGCGCTGCAATTCGTTCATTGCATTGTAAGCATCTCTGTCAATGGTGATTTCAGCATCCATTGCACCTTTGATGCGATTCTTCAATGAATTGATTTTGATGACAGCAAGTGCTGGGTAGCCACCAAACTTCACAGGATGATCTCCATTTTCATTGAAAGCAAATACTGCATCCACAGTGACGCCTGCTTCATGCAATTCATCATGGTAATCTTCCATGGTTTGCTTGATGAGATCCAAAACTTGTTGAGGTACGATGTCGTATGTTGTCATAAAATAATGTATATTGAGTTGTTGCTTTTGCAATGCTTCGTTTAAAACAAACCACAATCTGTTGAGATGCATTCAATTTCACCATCAAGATTTTTGATGTGTGCATACAGTTCAGCCTCTCTTTTGTTTGCGCCTACAAAGTAAGCATCACCAATTTTAAAGAGTTTGTTTGTATGCGTCTCTGGCAGCATAATGGTGTAATAGATGCCTTCTTGCATGAAGCTGTTGGCACAAAAAATGAACACAGCAAGCGCCAAGGACATAAAGAAGTATTCTTGTTTGTTGAAATGTCCTACAGCACTAATTCCTGCACACAGCACTCCAATGAAGTTGAATGCAGTTGCATAACCGTTTATGCGCTTGTATAGCCACAACTCATTGTTGTTTTGCATGTCTGAAACTTGCTTGGCAAGCTCGTTGGAGTCTTCTGCTGGGTTTGTTTTCATAGAGGATAATTCTTTCTATACCAATGGACGCTTTCTACAAACTTTGCAATGGCTTCTTCTCTGCTATTTGCCGGGCTGGTTTGACTCTGCAATGCACTCTCATCACAATTGTAGCATGTAGTACCTTTGCCTGGATGAGGCACACCGTCTTTGTCTTGAGTAGATACTTCGTAGCGCTTCAATGAATAAGGCTTCTTGAATCGCTTCCACGTCCAGGTGGAGATGAATTCTTTGCAATTGAGAACATACTCTTTGTCTGCATACTCTTTATTGCCTTTGATTGTTACAGTGTGTTGAGTAGTTCCATTGTCTTGTTCAGAGTAAGTGGCTCTACCACACAACACAACACGAGGATAGATGCTTGTGCTCAACCATTTTGGATCACTGGATTTCCAACAATTGTCATATCGACCCAAATGAATGTTGAGATAACCACCATCAATGCAATCTGTATCTTTAACATATTTGATGCCCCAATCTCGTCCATCATATTTGCGATCTTCACTCAACCGCAAAATTTTGCGCCATGTATTGGAGTATCCCCATTTGGCTAAGTCAGCATGAACATACAGAGAGAAGAGGAACGGAACATTGATGCTGAAGCCGATGGTGTGTTCATCATTAGCCTTGCCATATACATTAAAGCCTGGCATGTCTACATCAGTCCATGGATAGAATTCAATGCCAACATTAACTCGGTCATGGTGTGAGCCCAAGATGTTGGCGAAGGGATAAATCCAACAACGCCAGCCTTTGTGCTTGCCATAATTTGATTCAATGCAATGAAAGTGTCTCATATCAGAAATTTCCAGGAGCTACTTGAAGGCACTTGAGGCCGATTTCACGCCACATATCCACAACCTGCTGCCTATCGTCCAGAACAAATTCCACATCGAATTTATCCTTGATGAGAGTATCATAGATTTCCTTCTTAACAATGGAGTCTCGACGATGATCACCTTCTTTGCGCATCATGAGATCGTAATAAGGAACCTTGTGTTTGTCAAGCCATGCAAGAGTCTTTTGACGGCAGACTTCGGTGCCTTCACGACCAGATACAATGAGAATAATATAACCTTTCTTTTGAAAAGCTTCAACAATGCCATATACAGCAACATCCAAATGGTCTTGATCAACTTTGTCGTACTCAAACCAGTTGCGATCGCAACGATGCGCAAGAGTACCATCAATGTCTACAATGATGGTGTTGCCTTTCTTGTTGACAAGTGGTACATCTTGCAGAGTTGGAAGAATATACCGCTGGTGCATGCCCTTGATGACCTTTTCACCAACAGGCTTGGCACGCAAAGAGTCGCGATGCAAACACTCGTCAAGAGACACATCCAAGAAGTCCTTGTACTCAACAGAGATGTTGGTGGTAAGATACTTGCACTCATGCTTGTATCGCTGATCATCAGCAATCTGCTTCATGCGTTCAAAGTGCTTGTCTTCAAAGTTGGTGTCATCAACAATGATGGTTTCAATGCCACGAGCAAGCCACATGTCAACAAGAGCATAGCATCACGTGCATCAAGGATTAGCTGCTCATTGATCTTGGACCAAATGCCTGCATCAATCATGTCACGCAAGTCATCCTTGTTGACACGCTTCACCTTGCCATTGCTCTTGGCAACCTGCTCCTTGCTCCAAGTCGACTTGCCGCTCGCAGGCAGCCCGCGAGTCAAAATGATTTTCTGCTTCTTCATGCACTCAGTTTAAGAGCGCATTGCAACAAATCAACTCTTTTTTACAATTTGTTGCAGTTCAGACAAAGGTGCAATTGTTGCTTCTTGTGTTGCATCATACTTTGCACCTTCAAGCCAATCATTGCCAAAATAATAAAAGCCATCTGAACCTCGCTTGAGCAATGCATAAGCTTCAGAATCAGAATAACCCTTGTATGTAGTTACATATTTGATGACTGGCTGCATGCTGTTGCTTGCAACTGTTGAGCCGCATGTTGGACATTTGCATTCATTTGGTGCGGGTGTCTCGGCATTGATGAGTGACAACACCCAATCTTTGGTCACTTTGGTACCAGGGCATGTTTTGCTTGTCTGTGGATCATCTCTGTGAAACAACAAGTTGGAAGCATTGATGGGAACATTGAGCCATGTGAAAAGAGATTTTGTTACTTTTGCTGCCATCTGCCAGCACTGCAATCCTCTGCCTGTAGCATTGTTTTCACTATCATAATCACCCAACACTTCAATGCCTATGGCTGTTGAATTGAAAGATACAGCATGTACACCTCGTTCATTCAAGGGAGTCATGCCCCAAACCTGATCTTCATCAATGAACAGGTGCGGACCAGAACTCCAGCCCAAAGACTTGTAATAGTCTCTCATGTTGATGATGTGTTGAACAGTGAAGCCGCTGGGGCGCTGCGCCAGAGAAGGTGAAGATGTATGATGCAAGCACACTTTGGTGCACCAGCTTGGGCGCTGAAGTGTTTTTAAATATGCATCAAAAGAATCCGAAGTCCAGACTTGACCAACATTGTTGTATGACATGCAAATATTTATGCATGAATCATAGACGCTGCAGGTCTATCAGATCTTTTTGTTTCTCAGCTTTGCGTTGTTCTGAGATTTGCGTGTGGTTTTTTTAGAGCTTGTTTTCTTCTTTGGCTCTTGTGGAGCTTCTTCGTGCTTCACTACTCTTTTGACACATGCATCAGCTGTATCCACTACATCAACTTCAACGGGAGCATCTGCACCTTCGTCAATGATAGCTTGCTCAGTTGCTTTGAATTCAGGTGGTCTGCAAGATTCAATTTGATCAACAACCTTGTGGTTGAGATAATGGCTAGCAGCAGCAATTAATGCAAGTGATACAACGGTGATAGCAATGATGGTGTACATGCCATTATTTATTTGCCATACACTTGTCTCTCCAGTTCTCTGAACCTTCTGTCAGAGTGCCACACCTCTTCACCACATTTGTTTTGCGGCACTTTGTAAATGCCATCGCAGGTTTTAATTTCCTGAGAGGGAAGTAATCGAAGAATAGGTGGTTGCGATATGCTTATAGAATCGCTTTTCTTCGAGCAATTGCATTCGCACGAGGTCAGCATCATCAGTAGCATCAGGGCTGCGGATAGCGCGAAGCCTTTCAATTTCATCAATGTATTGTTTTTGTTGTTGCCTTGATTTGTTGAGTACATCATAGTAGAAGCTTCTGTTTTTGAGTGCAAAATACAAGCCAATGGCCTTGAACAAGTTGGCTAATACTGCTGCCCAGTTCATTGTGCAGCAATCTTAGATGCAAGTTTAGAAAGCAACAATTCCAAACCACCAGAAATGCCTGCTGTCAAACCTGCTGCCAATGCAGCTGCACTATCAGGATCATATCCCTTGGCAACAAGCCATGTAGTCAATGCAGCAGATCCCATGGCAACATACTTGAGAACCTGGCGAACAACCCAACCTCTTTGAGTTGAAATGAGAGAGAATAACAATGATTTCATACACAATTATTTATTCATCTGATGATGATAACCATGAAATGATCCAAAATGGACCACGATCTTCATCAAAACGTTGATACACAACACTATACCCTTGTGTAATGAGCAAATGCACAATCTCTGGCGTAACATCAGCATTCACAACAATGGAATTGAGTCCTTTTTTGCATGCTTTGTGAATCTTTTTGTTGATGTAACTGATGATGGTGTCATGCGCTGTATCTGACAATGCAGCAGCATCACTAGCATTCATGATGGAGATAAAAGAAGGAGCAGGCATACAACGATTTATGCCTGCTCTTTCAAATGCAATGCACAACGCTTATTGTGCCATCTCTTGCTCGTTGGGTTCAGGATTCTCTATTGGCATAGGTGCACCTGATGCTTCCCAAATGGCTTTGCGCATTGGATCCAAATCTGTAATCACATAATCTTTGCCATTGATGTTGATTGCAGCAATGCTTGCAAGACTAATTTTACGAATTTGTCTGCCTTCTTGAACTCCCTGGTACAGACCCGGATCAACATGCTTGATGTACTGCTGAACCTGCTGCCTATCAAGCACCTCAAAGTTTGTGTCACCACCTGTATTTTTCAGCAGCACTGGCTTGAAAGACTTTGCTACTGCACGAGGCTTGTAGCGAAGATACATCTGTCCATCCAGCATCACAAAAGCATTTGTGCCTTCCACAGGCTCATAATTGGTCTGCTTTGCAACAAAATCTGCAACACCGCCTTCGCGCTCACGCTGACGATTTACATCTTCTTCATAATTGTGACCATACATGCCATTCACCTGCGATACTTTGGCAATGTATGATTTGCCGTGCTTCAATCCAGTCAGTACAAATGGATTAAAGCCTGGAATTTTGTTGGTGTTCTCTTTGGTAATCTGTGTGACACTAAAGAAATTAGTGCCTGGTCCACGACGCGCTTGCAGCTGCCTGGTGAGATCAACGAGCTCCTGTTGAGTGATGCGATGTTGACCTTGTGCATCTTTTGCGATTCCGAATGCCATCTCAGTGTATAGGTTATAGATGTTGGTGTTGTCTAACAATAACGAGCTCATATGCTCTTATTTAATAATGCAAGCTGTTGAATGCAAAATCAACTATATTTTTATCTAAAAAAACATGTTGCACAAAACCAAAAACCAATGCATTGTGTGGTCTTATGAATCTGCTCGCTGAATTCACTCAACTGTCCCGCGTCTCTGAAATTGATATTCCTGCTGAATATTACAATCGCATTCGCACCAATCATGCAAATGTTGATGCCATCTTTGGTGATGGTATTCTGCCAGGTAGTGTGTTTACCATTGCTGCTCCTGGCGGCACTGGCAAGTCTGTGTTCTTGCTGCAATTATGCGAAATGCTTGCCAATGATTATCGCATTGGCTACATGAGCGGCGAAGAAAACATTTACATGGTGGCTCTTGCTGCTCGTCGTCTGCAGTGCCGAGATGTGCGCATTGCATCTGAAAGTCGCTTGTCCAAAATTCTTGAAGCCATTCAGGATCACGACTTGCTGATTCTGGATAGCTTTCCTTGCATTGTGTATGACTTGCCGGATGCTGATGAATACAGCAAACAAAAGCAGAGCACTCGCAATCTTGAGCTCATCATCAAAGCTGCCAAACAAAGCAAATGCTCCATTGGTTTTGTGCTGCACATGACCAAAGATGGCAAGTTCAAAGGCAGCACTGATCTCAATCATGCTGTGGAGTGCAATGTGTTCATCAACAAAGATCCAGAAGATGAAAGCATTCGCATCATTGAGACTCGCAAAAATCGACTGGGCCCGTGTGGCGAATGGCGCTTTGCATTTGGCTTTGCTGGCTACAACTTCAACAATGTGCTCATTAGTGAAGCTGATGCTGCTGCAGATGCTCATCAGACCACTCGCGGCAAAGCTCGCAACAAGCAACTGCAGCAGATTATGGAACTGCGCGAGCCTCCGCACATCACTGTGGAGCGAGTGTGTGAGACTCTTGATGTTGATGCACAGCGTGCCAAGTATCTGCTGTGGCTGCTCACCAGCGAGAACAAGCTTGTCAAGTTTGGCCGCGGCAATGAATGTGTGTGGAAGCACAAAGATGTTGTAAAAAGTAGTTGCGAAACACAACCAGTCTAATACATACCAACATAAATTCACTATATGAGACTCAGCAAATTGTACACCATTGAGCTTACTGATGGCACATCTGTGGATGTAGAGGTCAATGTGGATGTGGATGATAAGTTTTGTGAAAACAATGAACACTCTTACATGTTTGATGATGCAGGTTTGACAGATGAACAAATCTGTGAAGCAGAGAGCATTGTTGATAACAGCATTGAAGAGTGGGCTGAAGCAATGTTGTTGGGTGAAGATGATGAAGACAACTTCGATGAAGATTAAAAGGGTGCGATGCGGTTAGTGACGCATATGAGGCAACTCTGGCTTAGGCAAATTGGTGCAATTCCAATCACCCTTTTTAGTTGATTTTGCCAATGTTCTAAGCTAATATGTGTCATGAGCAAAACTCTCTTCATCCACATCAAAGATCCAACAACTGATTTCTTGGAGCGCATCTACAAAGATGCAAAGAGGTGCACCATTGTGCGCACCATACTTCCCAAAGATGTGATGAATGATCTCATCAGGAATCATGATCAAGTTGTGATGATGGGACATGGTTGTTCCAATGGTTTGTTTGGCGATTCAACTGCATACATCATTGATGAACGCAATGTTGAAGCATTGTCAAGGAAAGACAACAATGTGTTCATTTGGTGTTATGCCAACAAGTTTGTAGAGAATCATCAGCTCAAAGGCTTTTCAACTGGAATGTTCATCTCTGAAGATGCAGAAGCTCAATGGGCTTTGGGCTCTGCACTCTATAGCAAGAGTGACGAGCACAGCATCATTGAGTCCAATTATTTGTTTGCTGGGCTTGTGCGCCGAAACTTGAACAAACCCATTGCTGAGTTTGCGCATTGCATCAAAGAAAACTATGCGCCAGAGAATCTGGTTGCAGCAAACAAGAACGCTCTCATTTACAACAGCGAAAAACTCAAACTCTTTATTTGATATGTCAGCAGGCAAAGGAGACAAACTACGCAAAGGTGCAGACTTACAGGCATACTGGAACAATTATGACGAAATCTTTCGCAAGAAAACAGTTGAACAAAGTGCAATTGCCATGCATGATGAGCAACAATCCAACCCTACACCCAATGAAAAACCATCCGAAGAATCTAGCCAATGATGTGACCATGTGGCTTGTCAAGTACATGACGTGCTTGTATGGCTTGCTGTTTGCATTGCATTTCTTTGCAATCACTCAGCAGCAGGAGCCTGTGCCTCTTGTGATGCCATTTGAGTATGGCAACATCTACATGCTCAACATTACTCGCGTTGCTTGATGATGCTTTACCAACTCATTACAGCTGCAGGTTGCAGACACATCTTAAAGAGCAATGATGTTGTTCGCAACAAAGTAGCCAAAGCCATCAATGAAGCAGTTGCAATGGGGCATTACAGTGTATGCCTCAAGATGACTCTGACTCATGATCTCATCAATGAATTGATCCACATGGGATACGATGTATCCACAGATCATGATGAACGAACTCAAACACTGACTCACATTTCCTGGAAAGAATAACATGGGCGGCAATCTTCTCAAAACCTGGAATCTACCAGAAAAGCGTATTCCTACTTCGGAATACAATCAAATCAAAGACGAGCTCTGCAACAAGTTTCAAACAGACTTCTCTTGCAATCGTCCTGTGTGGGGCACGCGTGCGTATGTTGCTCCCAGCATTCGTGACAAAGAGACACATGGCGACCTTGACATCATCATGGGTCGTTTCACTGATGTTGATGTTCACATGATGTGGAAAGGTGAGCAGGACTTTGGCAAATATCTTGAACAGGAATTTGGATACAAGCCATTCAAGAACAGCAATGTATATTCCTTCCCTTATCAAGGCTTTCAAGTGGATGTAACGTTTCATCCAATTGAGCATGTTAAGATGGCCATTGATTACTCTTCTTGGGGAGATCTCGGCAACATCATGGGCCGAGTGTTTCACAAAATGGGTCTACATTTTGGTCATACAGGTCTTTCCTTTTGGATTCGTCAAGGATTGTTTGATGCCAATGTTCAGTGGAGTGATTCTGATCACATCTATCACAAAACTGTGTTGACTACCAACATGGAAGACATTTGTGAAGTTGGTGGATTTGATTACAAGCGCTGGAGCCAAGGCTTTGATACTGAAAAAGATGCTTTTGATTTTGTCATCAACTCCAAGCATTTCAACAAAGAGTTGTTTGCTTTGGAGAATCTCAATCACACCAACCGCACGCGCAATCGCAAGCGCGGCATGTACATGCGTTTTGTTGAGTATGTTGCCAATTGTGATAAAGTAGGCATTCCATTTCGCAGCAAACATGAATACTCTTTGCTTATGCAATGCAGGTATTCTCAACTGCAGCGCGACATCAACAACTTTAGACTTGTTTATGAAATTGACAAAGTGGTCAAAGAAAAAGTCAATGGCAAGCTTGTCGCTGAATGGTGCAACTTGTCTGAAAATGATGGACCACTGATTGGCAAAATCATGAGCGAAGTTCGTGACGTTGCCAAGTACATTCTTCTTGAAATGAGCCAAGAAGAAATTAAACAGTTTGTTGTTGATATGCATGCAAAATGTGTTAAAGTGAATAACTGAAGACAAAATATTAAATCTGGCATTTATGCAGCATAATTCACCTAGCATGACACTACCAACACTCTATTCTCGCACCAGCACAGGTGCCATTCAAAAATGGTTCATTGAAATCTGTGATGATGCATATCGCACCATTTATGGTCAAGTTGATGGCAAGTTGCAGTCAACAGAGTTCACCATTTGCAAGCCCAAGAACGAAGGCAAGGCAAATGCTACAACTGGTGCAGAGCAGGCTCTCAAAGAAGCCAAGGCTTTGTGGAAGAAAAAGAAAGACAGCGGATGTTTTGAAGACATCAACGACATTGACAAAATGTTGTTTACAGAGCCCATGCTTGCCAAGAAGTATGAGGATTATGCAGATGAAATCGAATTTCCTGTCTATTCTCAGCCCAAGCTGGATGGCATTCGTTGCATTGCTCGCAAGGATGGTCTTTGGAGTCGCAATGGCAAGAAGTTTGTTAGTGTGCCTCACATTGAACAAGCACTCAAGCCAGTGTTTGAATTACATCCCAATCTAGTTTTGGATGGTGAATTGTATTGCGACAAGTTCAGCAATGACTTCAATGCCATTTGTTCTCTGGTCAAAAAGACCAAGCCAACGGAGCAAGATTTGAAAGACTCTGCAGCAAGCATTCAGTATTGGGTGTATGACTCTGATGTCAAAAACAAATTCCGTCTGCGGTTTTATGATGTTGTGCAAAGCACAATTGACATGGTTGCAAGTGACTTTATTCGTGAAGTACCAACCGAGTTTGTGCAGAACAAACCTTATCTTGATTCATTATACGAGAAGTACATCAATGAAGGCTATGAGGGTCAGATGGTGCGCCTTGACAAGCCATATGAAAACAAACGCAGCAAAAGCCTGCTCAAGCGCAAAGAATTTCAGGACAAGGAATACACTATCCTGGATGTCATTGAAGGTGAAGGCAACCGCTCTGGTGGCGCTGGTGCAATGACATTTGAGAACGAGCAAGGCACACGATTCAACAGCAACATCAAAGGCTCTCGTGAGTATTGTGCACAACTGCTGCGCGAAAAAGATCAGCTCATTGGCAAGCAGGCCACTGTCAAGTTTTTCAATCTGACACCTGACAATGTGCCCCGCTTCCCGTTTGTAACAGCAATCCGTGACTATGAGTGATAACAAAAATATGCAAGACCTCAAACTCGAATACACTGAACCTGACAAGGTCTATGAAACTGTGGAAACTAAACCACAAGAGCCTCAATATCGTTATTATGAAATTGAGGTGAGTCGCAGACAGACTGCTTTTGTGAATGTGCGAGTGCCACACAATGTGGAGCTCACTCACCGCAATGCTCTCGGCATTGCTGAAAAAGCAGTTGCTGATCTTATTCGCGGATATGATTGGGAGGAAGACTTCCCCATGGACATTGATGTGGAGCACTTCAAAGAGGTGACTGAATCAGAAGCAACAGCATACGACGTTTATGAGCACAACTGAAACTGATACTCGCTTCTCAACCATTGCGCTCAGCATGCTTGGTGGTGTTGCATTGTTTATCATCACTGCCTTTTTAAGTTCAGATGCAAAGCCAAAACACAATGCACTGACACCTGAAACAATGGCAGATTATGTCATCAATGAAATGCCTGATAGTGTTTTGCGACGCAATCTTCTCATTGTGTTTGGTGCTGAATATGGTGAAGACTCACAAGAGCTCAATGATTTGCTCAGCATGTTCTCTCAAATGAAGATTGATCAACTGCAAAAGCAACGTAGCAAAGATTCTCTGTAAAACAGTTGACTGTCTGCAGATTTGCATTATAATGAATGCATGAACAATTATCTTGCTCAACACTTTTGGAACTACGAAACCAATTGCATTGATGGTCTGAAGCTGTGGAGTGCTCTGCAGCCGCACATTGCAAAAGGTGAACTCATTGTCAACGAAGGCAAAGGTGATCGCGAAGGCCTCAAGCTTGTAACCTATTCCAAGACCTATCAGTACGAACACAATTCTGTTGCATGGGATCCTCTTGTGCAGCATTGCCGCGGCATCATCTTTGATGCAACTGATGACTACAAGATCGTAGCTCTTCCCTTCTCCAAGTTCTTCAACTATGGTGAAGGCGGCATTCATTATCCTTCCGCTGGTGCTGAGATTGAACAGGTTTGGACCAAATATGACGGTTCACTGTTCATCATCTTTCATTGGAAAGATAAGTGGCATGGAACTACCCGCGGATCACTCAATTCAGATATTGGACAGGTGGGTCAGCAGATTCTGGATAGCTATGTGCACAATGGATTGGTTATGCATCGAGATTACACTTATCTTGCAGAGTTGATTTACAAGGAAAATCAAATTGTTGTAAATTATGGTGATGATCGCAAGCTTGTGCTGCTTGGTGTGCGTAATCGTTATGCAGGCCATGTTTATATGCCTGATTGGATCATTGATCGCTTTCATGGTGGATTGACAATTAAGCCGTTTGAAGTTGCTCGTCGTTGGAAATTTGCAAACAAAGAAGAAATGCTTGCATGGCTCAACCAAACCAAAGGTACTGAGTTTGAAGGCTTTGTGGTGCACTTCTCTGATGAAACTGTTTTCAAGTTCAAGTCTGAAGACTACATGCGTCTGCATCGCATCATTGCTCAGTTCACGTTCAAGCGTGTGCTGGAAGCTGTGCAGCTGCATCAAGAAGAAGAAATTCGCAAGGCATTGCCAGAAGAGCTCATCCCTGAATTCGATCGTTACAAGTGGATGATTGAAGACAAAGTGGACAGCATCATTGCATATGTTGACAAGATTGTGCACAATGCTCCAAAAAGCTCTCGCAAAGAGTTTGCACTTTATTTGCAACAGTATTACAAAGGTACAGATGCAATGAAGTATGCATTCAAGTACATTGACTTTGAAATGAACGTTGACAAGCTTGGCGAGCACATTTTGCAAAGCTTGCGCCGCGATGACTTTGAAGTTGCAGAGGACAAAAACAAAGATGATATTGATTCATGAGAAACAACAGACCAGAAGTGTATCGGCTTCCAGCTAACAAAGAAGACTTCTTGCGCAAGTCCATGTCACTTGCATATGATGTTCGTGTCGATGAATTGGATTGCAGCAAAAGCATGTGCAGGACACAAACAGACCAAACCATTGAGCAGGTGCTGCAACATTGTCTTGCAGACAGCAAAACACATTACACCATGATTTTGCGTGATCGTAGAGATTATGGCGGCAATTTGTATTTTGAAGTGGGAGCATCCACAATGATGAATACACCAGATTATTTTCTGTGGATTGACTTGACAGTAGAAAATGGTCGCAAGCTCATTGAAGATTTTAATTTGGAACGTCTGCAGTAACTAGTTGCACAACACAAACTTATACACTATAATACAACATGATCGAAATCATTGCACACAGTACAAACAAGCCCATTGCTTACGAACATTTCTTCTTCGGTGGTGGTGAGCAACACATCAAGCTCAATCAGAAGGATCTTGCAGATGCTTATAGTGCAACCATTTGGCTTCATTATAGCCAGGATTCAGACATTTGGAAGTTGGCATTGATTGTTGATGCGCTGCGTCGTGCTGGTATTCACATTCTGCACCTCAATATTCCTTACTTCCCTGCTGCTCGTCAGGATCGTGTTTGTGTTGCTGGTGAGCCTCTGTCTGTCAAAGTGTTTGCAGACTTCATCAATGCCATGAAATTCAGCCGTGTGACCATTTTTGATCCTCACAGCGAAGTCACTCCTGCTCTGCTTGAAAATGTCAAAGTCGTTGACAATGCGCAGTTTGTGGGTGCAGTCTTGGGTGAGCTCAATGCACTTGATGGCACTGGCAAAACTGTGCTGGTGTCTCCTGATGCAGGCAGCAACAAGAAAGTCGCCAATGTTGCCAAATACTTGTACAACATCAGCGGCAAAGAAGTTGCTGTTGTGCGTGCTGACAAGCTGCGCAATGTTGCTACAGGTCAAATCATTGAGACCACAGTTTATGCAGATGATTTGACTGGCAAGAATTGCTTCATCATTGATGACATTTGCAGCAAGGGCGGAACGTTCTGTGCATTGGCCAAAGTGCTCAAAGCCAAAGGTGCTGCACAAGTGACTCTTGTGGTGTCTCACTTTGAAGGTACTGCTGATATGCGCATTCTCAAGGAGTCTGGCATTGATGAAGTCATTACCACTGACAGCAAGCCCTTTGTGACTCGCAACAACAACCTCATCATCAAGAGCATCAAAGCATTCATGTAAATAAGTTGACTTCAATTGGGAAATACTGTATAATAACAACGTAACAGAAAAACAAACATGAACATCAATCCTGCATCTCTCATTGACGGCTACAAAGTCGGCCACATTCATCAGTATCCCAAGAATACTGAAATCATCTTCAGCAATTTGACAGCACGTTCCACCCGCCGTCTCAACACTGACAAGGTGGTTTTCGCAGGCCTGCAGTACTTCGTCAAAGAGTACCTCATCAAGCAGTGGAATGAAAACTTCTTCCACAAGCCCATTGAAGAAGTCGTTCACAAGTTCAATCGTCGCATCAACAATTACATTGTACCTAACAATGTTGGTGATCAGCACATTCGCGACCTGCACGAGCTTGGCTATCTGCCAATTGTAATTCTTGCTCTGCCAGAAGGCACTGAACATCCCATCAAGGTGCCAAGCCTTGTCATCTGGAATACAGATGAGCGCTTTGGTTGGCTCACCAATTATCTGGAGACCATTCTGTCCACCAGCATCTGGGGCCCTTGCACCAGCGCCACTACTGCTCACCAGTACAAAAAGTTGCTCATGAAGTATGCTGCAGAGACTGTTGGTGATACCAGCTTTGTTCAGTGGCAGGGTCATGACTTCAGCTTCCGTGGCATGTATGGTCTTGAAGCTGCTTGCATGAGTGGCGCTACTCACCTCTTCAGCTTCACGGGCACTGACACTGTTCCTGCTATCGACTTCCTTGAACAGTACTACAATGCTGACAGCGAGAAGGAACTTGTTGGTGGCAGCGTTGCTGCAACTGAACACAGCGTCATGTGCGCTGGTGGTGCTGACAATGAGATTGGCACTTTCCGTCGTCTGATTCATGATGTGTATCCGACTGGCATTGTGTCCATTGTGAGTGACACTTGGGACTACTGGAACACCATCACCAACATTGCTCGCGAGCTCAAGGATGAAATCATGCATCGTGATGGCAAGGTTGTCTTCCGCCCCGATACTGGGGATCCAGTCAGGGTTGTCATTGGTGATGAAGATGCTGCAAAAGATTCACCTGAATATAAAGGCTCCATTGAATGTCTTTGGGAGGTCTTTGGCGGCAAGGTGAACGCCAAGGGCTACAAGGAGCTTGATCCGCATGTGGGTCTCATCTATGGTGACAGCATCACGCTGGAACGTGCTCAGCAGATCTGTGAAGGTCTCAAGCGCAAGGGCTTTGCCAGCACCAACATTGTGTTTGGCGTTGGTAGCTACACTTACCAGTATGTGACTCGTGACACTGATGGCTATGCAGTCAAGGCAACCTATGCCAAGATTGATGGTCAGGATAAGGAAATCTTCAAGTCTCCCAAGGGTGCTGCATTCAAGAAGAGTGCCAAGGGTCTGACTGCTGTCTTCAAGGATGCTGATGGTGAGTTCTACCTCAAGGATCAGGCCACTTGGGATGAAGTTCACAACTGCGAATTCGTTGAAGTGTTTGCTGATGGTCATGTCGTCAAGGATTATACTCTGCAGGAAGTTCGCAACAACCTGGCTCAATACGTCTAATCAAAACAAATGAAAAACAAAATCCTCAAAACTCTGTTTGTGTTCGGCTTGTGGAGCATTCCATTTGCATTCATCGAACGCACTGAACAAATCACTCGCAAGTATCTTGCACTGGGTCAAATGGAAAACTCTGAAGTCAATTATCAGATGTTCCAAATGGCCAGCAACATCAACTACGTCAATTCCTTTGTTGCTGTGTGTGCCATTGTAGCTCTTGTTGCAATCTGGAAACCCAAAAAAGCAGTTGAAACCAAGTAAAAATCATCTACAATTAACTCGTTAAAGAAAGAAACAAACAAAATGAAATACACCAAACTCGTTACTCTACTCGCTGTTGCCATCACCATGCTGATGAGCTCTTGCCGTCCATACAATGTGCCTGACATTCAGCAGATTGCACCCAATGAAACTGCTTTCCTGGTGCCTCTGGAGGGTGAGCGCGACAAACAGGTCAAGTTTGACTCTGAAGAATTCCTGGAGAAGAACAAGATCAGCGTGGGCCGAATTGAGATCCCCAAGAAGTGGCGCCAGACTGGCCGACTTTGGATGGATGGTGAATACATTCCAGAACTGATCCTCATCAAAGTTGATCGTGCTCCTGTGACTGTTCAGTGGCAGAGTTCAGTTGATGCCAATGGCAGGCCCATTCGACGTCAAGGTGATGATTCCATCTGGATTGAGAGTCAGGACTCTGTGGGCTTCAGCATTGGATTCAATGTGAGTGCATACATCGAAGCGCAGAATGCCAGCAAGTTCCTTTACATGTATGCTGGTCGAGCACTCAAGGATGTCATGGATACTGAAGTGCATGGTCGAGTCATGGAAGTGGCACAGACGTTTGCAGCCAAGCAGAAGATGGACAAGCTGCGTGAAATGAAGGGTGAGATGTCAGAATCCATTCAGACTGATGTCAAGAAGTTCTTCCTGGAGCGAGGCATCACCATCACCAACATTGGTATGTTTGGAGGCTTTGTCTACGAGAACGAAGAAATTCAGAAGGCCATTGATGGTGTGTTTGTTGCACAGCAGGAGAAGAACAAGAACCAGGCTACGTTTGAAGCGCAGGATGCCATCAACCAGAAGATGCTGTCTGAAGCAGAAGCCAAGGCATCTGCCTTCCAGAAAGAAGCTGAAGGCAAGGCTGCTGCATACAAGCTGGAAGCTGCAGGCAAGGCTGAAGCCATTACACTAGAAGCCAAGGCTCTTCAGGAAGCACAGAGCAATCCACTCTACATTGAGATGCAGCGCCTGAATGTGACCAAGGAGTTCAATACTCGCTGGGATGGCAAGCTGCCGCAGAGCTACATTGGCACTGACAATGTGACGACTCTCATGGGCATTCCCGGACTCAAGGTTCAGTAATCAACAATGCAACAAGAATAGCAAAATGCAGAGAAGGGGAAACTCTTCTCTGCAGTTGCATTTGCGTCAACAGGTATTATATTGTTTTGATATGTACTGCGTAGGAATTCAAGCTGATCATTTTACACACAAACAGATGCATGAACTTGGGCTGAAGACCAATCAGACCATTGTTTATGCAGCATGGCACTCTTCACCAGAGTATCGCGTATTTCCAACAGGCAGCCTGTTGAGCCGCAATGAAGAATATCCTTGCGGTCTTGTCATTGTAGACGAAAAAGGAAAACCAACACCCTGGAAAGACAACTAATGCATACAGATCCATTCACTAGCATCAGCAAATGCGTGCAGCGTTTGCATAAAGAATACAACAAACATCCTCGTCTCATCATTGCTGTAGACTTTGATGACACCGTTTATGACTTTCACAGCCAAGGTGCAGAGCATAAAAGAGTCATCAACGTTCTCAAGCAGTGCAAAGCATTGAACTTCTATGTGGTGCTGTGGACAGCCAGCAAGCCAGAGCGATTTGAGTTCATGCGTGGATACATGCAAGCTCTAGGCATCACTGTAGATGCAATCAATGAGAATCCCATTGTTCTCCCCTTTGGCAATCACAACAAGATCTATTACAATATTCTGCTAGACGACAGGGCAGGCTTGGGGCATTCATTGGAGACACTGGAGATTTTCATCAACGACATTGAACGCAGACAGACGCCGGAGACTAGTGCAGAAAGTGCTGATGTTGTTAATCCCATTGCTGCAAGTGAGCTGATGAATTGTTGTGAAGCACTGCGAGTTCAAGGACTTGCATATCCACGCACCTGCCCAACATGCAAATTGGGTCCGTGCAAATATCAACTTTGATAAAAAACAGTTGACTGAAACGGGAACTGCACTATAATGTCTGCAATGAGCAAGCCATTGATTCACGCACAATCGTCAGCACGCAAGTTTGGTGGAACTTGGGAGGACTACATTGACATTCACGAGCTGATGGATTCATCCAAGGCTGTGACTTCTCTTCCCACTCACCGAGCACTCACTCACAACACTTGGTTCGTTGCAAGCATTTTGACTCGCATCTTTGGTGAAGTGTTTCACCGCAAGAGCGATGGCAAGCCTGTTTCGACCCGAGACATTGGCGAGCAGCACATTGCAGAAGATTATCGAGGATTCATTCCAAGTGCTTCTGACTTCATTGACTGCCTCAATGTGGAAGATTGGATGATGAATGGCAAAGGCAAGCCACCTTCTCATGCTCTCATCATCAAGCAACAGCAAAAAAATCTCAAAGAAAAAACCGCAACTGTAGACTAACATGCAAACAGAAACTACATTTACGTTCACCAGACAAGAAGTCATTGACATGCTGCGTGATGCGCTCATGCACAAAGAAATTTATGGAGCTACAATTCGTTTCAACATTGGCAATGACCCAACATGGGACGGTCCAGGCACCCTCCCTGTGCTCAGTGGAATGACTGTGACTGTCAAAGAATAAATCTAAAAAAAAAACAAACACATGAAAATCGAACAACTCAAGAACCAAATTCAAGAACACACCAGCAAGATTGCTGCGCTCAAACAACAAATGATGGAAGAACTGCGCAAGGACTTTCATGGAGCTCTTGTGGAGCTCTTTGATACCTATCCATTTGTGCATGCAGTTCACTTCACTGCATACACTCCATACTTCAATGATGGTGATGAATGCACCTTCAGCAGCCACCATGATGATTGCGGCTTCAATGGTTACGATGGTTATGGTGATGACAAAGACAAAAGTGTGAAGAATGCTTTTGGCAACATTGAAGGTGAAGACATCCTCCACACTTCTCGTGAAACCATTTATGTTAAAGGAGAAAACGGCAAGTGGGGAAGTGCCATCAACCCCAACTTCAATGCACTGAACAAAAAAGCAGTTGAAGACTTCCGCTCTGCTCTCAATGCAGTGAGTGATGAAGCATGGCAGGAACTGGTGGGTGATCATTGCATTGTGATGATTGACCGCAAAGGCATTCACGTCGAAGAATACAGCCACGATTGATTCAAACCATCTACACAACAACACATGACTCCAAACGATAAACTCAAATTGCTTGTTGAAGAAATTCACAAGCTCAAACAAGAACTGACTCAAAAGGCTCGAGATGGGCTGATGCAATGCCTCAAGGAATTGTTTGAGATGCATCCAGAAGTCAAAAAGCTTCAGTTCACTGCCTACACGCCTTACTGGAATGATGGTGAAGAGTGCACTTACTGGTGCAATGCTTCATGTCCAGACATCAACGTCAGTGATGATGAAGATGAGGATGAAGAATATCCCAAAGTCTCACGAAAGGTTGCCGATGTCTTCAGCAAAGCATTGAGCACGATTGATGATGATACTTGGTATGACATTGTTGGTGACCATGCATTGGTCATCATCACCCCGCAAGGCATTGATGTGCAGGAATACGAACACGAATAATATGAAATTTGAACGTAAAATCATTGAAACTGTAGATGTCAAATACCTTGGCATCAATCTGCCAGTTCGCTATGGTGATGAGGACATTCCTTATGATGCTCCTCGGCGCATTGGAGATACATGGGAAGCTTTCATTGACATTGATGCTGGTGCAGTTCTAGACTGGCCTCAAGGCAAGACTCTTGACATGTACATGAAAGTGGTTGATTCTGGCATCTATACACTCTACACAGAGCTGATGCAAGAAGTTGCTTGCCTTGAAGGTGAGTATGTACCACATGGATTGGTGCCTGGTGAATGGGGTGATTATGTGCATCTCAAAATTGATGAGAACGGCAAGATCACCAATTGGCCTGCAAAAATTAGTCTTGAAGACTTTGAAGAAGAAGATTAACCAGTTGCAAGTTTTGACGTCTTCATGTATATTGTGTGCATGAAGACGTTCAAACGAACCAATTGGACAACCGAACAAGTAATTGAACTCATCAAAGGACAAAAAATCATCCGCGGCGATGGCGTTGAATGCGACATCTGCAAACAACACAATGCAGTCATTGACGAAATCACCGATTACTTCTACGATTTCATTCGCCCACTCACTGAACATGGGGCGCTGGGCATGCGCAACCAAGACAAAGAGATCTGCCACATTGGCGGCATCCCCGAAGAACATGTAGAGCAGTGGACCAAACAACACATCAACAATGAATAAAATCAAAGCCTTCCTATTTCATTCAGCAGTGATGCTCATTGCAATTCCAATTGCAAGCATCATTGCAGCTGTACCTGCATCACTCGTCATTTGTTTTCTCAAAGAGTGGGTGTATGACATCATCCTTTTCAATGATGGTGAATTCACATTTGAGATTCAATCATTTCATTTGATGTTGTCTCGAGTGCTCATGGCGACGCTCGCCTTTGCATACTTGATGCTCACTACCAAATACAACAAGCAATTCCGCCAATGGCTAATCAAAGGCTTATGAACATTCACCCTCTTTGTTACTTTGACATGACAGAAGAAGAACTGCAAGAGTTCTTGAAAAATAAAAACGGAAACTAGTTGACTGTTTCAAAAAATCCTATACAATATCAACATGAACGAACAAATTGTCTATTGTGGGTGCGGCAAGTGCGTTGAGAGTGAGCGTGTGACGCTACTCAATAGCCGCATTTGTGCTGCATGTGCTGCAGAGACGCAGAAGAATTGGCAGAAGCCGCGCGGCGTCATGGTGTGGGAAGGCAAGACTGCTCCTACCATTCAAGTGCTGTCTGCTGATCAATTCAACAATCATCGCAAGTATAATCCTTACGGACGTCATACTGGCCGTGGCTCTGGCTTGCATCGTGTGACCAAGACAACCTCCTGCATGTAATTTTATGAAACTACCATTTGAACTCAATCGCACATATGCATATGATGAATTGCAAGAGCTTGTTGCAAGCATGTGCACCAGGGAGCCAATTCTCAGCTTCAGCATGTTTAAGACCAAGGAGTGCACCACTAGTGATGGTGCTTGGATGGTGAATGCACCTGACATTGAATCTTACCACCCAGTCATTGATGGTAAGGTGCAGTTCATGACTGATTACTGGCGTGTGTCCGATGAGCCGCTCTACTCTCGTGTTGTTGAAAATCCTACTTGGCGAGTTATCATTGACATCTTCAATACCATGCTGCAAAACGGAGACAGGCAAGGCATTTACCTAGAAGGATTGAACGTTGATGAGGTAAAAGATGATGTCAAAATTGTTCGATTCCAAATTGGAAGTTAATTTATGAAACAATACAAACTAGAAATGAGAGTGATGGGCGGTGAAGATGATATTCGCCAATTCTTAAAGTTTTGCGGTATGCTTCAGTACTGTTGCAACATTGGAGCAAGCCGTGATTTGGTTTGCTCTGTTGATGGTGATGGTAGTGCAAGACTTGGTTTTGATGTCAAGTGGGGTGATAAAGATGAATATGAGCAATTGAAGTCTACCAAATTTGATACTGGAAAAAAGCCACCTACCATTTATATTGGAGAGTAGTATGAAAAACCTCACAATCTTTATCGACATGGAGCATGTGCCTCTTGAAAAGGCGCTCAAAATCATGACTGACGAATGGGTGGATGATGGCAACTATTGCGCTCAAACTGTCATTGATTTGAGAGATGCATTGAAGAAGTGCTTGAAAGAAATCAAAAACCTCAACAAGCAAATTGACGCCGACTATTACCCAAACGCATAACACTATGAACCCAATTAGCACTGAAACAAAATTCGCATATCGTCACAAGCCAACAAATCAGTGGTGTTGTTTTGAAACTCTCGGCTTTAATGTGGAAATGTACTTGCTTGATGAATTTGAATCAGAAATTCTCTACAGTGCTCGAAACATCATTGAAGAAGATTTGCTGCGTAGCACTATGAATGGCGAACGCTATGCTGCCCAAAACTTTCATGAATTTGAGCTTGTGGAAATTGAAATCGAGTATAAAGTCAAAGAAGACTCAAAGAATTTGAGACATGGAATTTAATTCACCTCAAACAGGTTGACAAGTAAAGGAAACTCTCTATAATAAAGATATGAAATACAAACTTACCGACAATACTAAAACCATCGGTAGCACCACTCTTTATCAAATCCAAGCTCTCAAAGACTTCGGAAATGTCAAAAAAGGTGATCTTGGTGGTTGGATTGAAAAAGAAAACAATTTGAACCAATATGGCCGTGCATGGGTGAGTGGCAATGCACAAGTGAGTGGTGATGCATGGGTGAGTGGTGATGCACAAGTGAGTGGCAATGCACGGGTGTTAGGCGCTGCACAAGTGAGTGGCAATGCACGGGTGGGTGATGATGCATGGGTGATTGGCAATGCATGGGTGTTAGGTGATGCACAAGTGAGTGGCAATGCACGGGTGAGTGATGATGCATGGGTGATTGGCAATGCACAGGTGAGTGGCGATGCACAGTTGAGTGATGACGCACAGGTGAGTGATGATGCACAGGTGAGTGGCAATGCACAAGTGTTTGGCTGTGCATGGGTGAGTGATGATGCACAGGTGAGTGGCAATGCACGGGTGTTAGGCGCTGCACAAGTGGGTGGCAATGCACGGGTGAGTGGTAATTCTCAGGTGCGTGGCAATACACGGGTGGGTGGCAATACACGGGGGTCTGGTGATGTATACACAACCCCCAAAGAAGAAATCTTGCCTGAAATCCTCTCCTCTCTTCCGAAAGAAGTTACTGCAATTACCATCGACGGTAAGAATTATAAATTGGAAACAAAGTGGGTGCTGGAAGAGTAAACAAGTTGGCTGCATCTGAAAATTCGCTATAGTAACAACATGAATCCAAAACTAATTTTCTTTCAAGATTTTTACATCAACATGAACCATGTGGTTTCTATTCTTTTGAAACCCAGCAAGGTGACTCTTGTTTTTGCGGATGGTAGTTCTATGAAATTTGTAGATTTTGATGAGAGTGAATACAAAGACCTTCAAGAAAACCTTCAATCTCTAATGTAATATGAACGCTGCACAAAAACTTGCATACGAAACTTTTCGAGAGGTTTTAAATCCATATTTTAATCAAAATCCTGGCGCAATGTTTCCAATCTTTTTCGCCTTTGGAGACGCTATCAAGAAAGCGGGATTTTCGGAAGAGGAAATTCAAGCAGCGCGAAAAATGTACGACGAGAATAAAACTGTATGATTACAGGACTACCAGAACATCTTCGCAACTACTCCTTAGCAGTATTTGATTACTTTGCTACTGGTGAAGGAGTTACAGTTGAAGCACAGATTCTAAACGATAAAGATCATTTGCCAATGGATATTGGTTGGTGGGATAGAAATCTGATTCCTCGATACCCTTGCGTCATTGAGAAAGAATCTCATGGTGAGAAATATCTGGATTAGAATCCAGAATTCAAAATGCATTTCTATGAGTGCTTTGGAGTGAAGATGTGGAATGCATTTGTGCATTGTTGTGAGAGACGCAAAAGTGTGCTTGACTTGAAAGTAAAGATGCACTATAATTTGTCGTAAGGAAAGTAGATATAATAATTGTATGAGTGAAATTCTTAGAGCCGCAATGTATGCGCAACAAAAACACGCTGGCCAGAAGCGCAAAGATGGTAAACCTTACTTTACGCATGTTGAAGCAGTAGCCAACATTGTCAACAGGGAATGGTTCGTGCTCATTCCGCGTGAAGCACAAGACAATTGGAACAAATGCAAAGACCAAGTGGTTGCTGCTGCTTACCTGCATGATGTCATTGAAGATTGCGGAGTTACCAAACAGGACCTCATTGATGCTGGCTTCTCTGTGATGACTGCGGAAATCGTTGATGCTCTTTCCAAGAAGCTTGGTGAAAACTACTTCGACTTCATCATGCGCATTCACAATGGTGATCGGCCTGTATACGACTCTTGCGGTGCATTTCGAGTTGGCATGGTTGCAGTCAAGCTTGCTGACTTGCAGCACAACATGAGTGATCTTCAAGAGGGTTCACAGAAAGACAAATATCGTTTGGCGCATTACATCCTCAGTTATTTCAATCCCAAATGAAAGACTCTAAGCATAAAAACTACATTTGGAAAATTGGCGACCACTACATTGATTGTGGTTATATTCCACGTGTAGTAGTTGAGGTTCATTATGAAATGAGATATGTTGGTAAGCCAACTCCTGACAATTATGAGAAGTGCCAGCGAAGGCTGGTGCAAGAAGGGCTTGCAGGACGATCGTTGATTGATGGCACCATTGGAAATTGTTCTATATGGTATTGCGGCGTCAAATGGATGCATCCTGCCATGGCAAAGCGTTGGGCTAAATTTGGTCCGTTTGATGATGGCATGCGCAAATATCTGGCTGCATTCTATGCAGGTGAATGGGGCAATGGCAGAAACATTTGGTGGGAAACAGTTGAATAAACACAAAACGACATTACTATACAAAATGAAACAAACAATCTTCGCAATCGTCTTTGCACTTGTTGGTGCTTCTTGCACTGAGAATCAGATGGCCAAACAGTTTGGTGGCACCATGCGAGTGGAGTTGCCAGCCAACACCAAGTTTGTCAATGCCACTTGGAAGAATGATGAACTGTGGTACATCTATCGCAATCGCCGTGCTGATGAGAGCGCAGAGACTGTGACCATGCAAGAAGACTCCAACTTTGGCCTTGTGGAAGGCAAGGTTCTTTTCATCGAAAAATAATATGAGTGAATCTACCAAACTCATTGCTGTAATCGTCGTCGGCATCGTTGTCGGATACTTCATCAGCTACATGTGATATGATGCAAAAACTCCTCGATTTCTTCTGCAGCCTGCAGTTCATCTTTCGTCCCAGTTATTGGATCATGCTGGGCAAGTACAACAAAGCATGGGACAAACAGCTGCAACAGCTGGCCAAAGAACATGATTTTATGCCTATTCATGTCTTTGAAGACAGAGCTGCGCGATGCATGCTGAGTGACCATCACTTGTGGCTTGGCAATTACCCATACAGCTTCCTGGTGGAGGAAAAAGCTGTCAATGCCACTACTATGAATAGTGGTTGCACATATTTTAATTTTGCAACTCGCGATCTTGATCATCAACCTCGGCCCAGCCGCCTCACCATCATGCGCCTGCGCAAAAAAATCGTTGATGACTTTGCCAAGCATAACGTCATTCTCGACGACAAATAATACAAACCAACTGAAATATGAACAAGATGTATCTGGTGCTGGGTGATTGGTCTAATGATGGCCATGGAAAGTATGACAAAGTTCTTGTGGAGAGCAACAAGACTGTCAGAGAGATTCAAGATGCCTACAAAGCATCCTGCAAGCTGACTGGTGTCTCATTCAATCACAACGATGATTTTACGGGACGCACAAGGGATTACAGGGAAGCGCACAAGTATCACATTGCCACAGATTATGAACGGGGGTTTGATGTCACTGATGAAGCAAAACAAGCTCTCAAAGATGCTGGCTTTGATGTAGAAAAGCATTTTGCTTTTGGCATGGATCAAGATGGTGAACAAATTGAAGACAATGATGTCATCTTTCTGTATCTGTGGACTGAGTTTGTAAAGCTCAGCTTGCCTGATCTCATCATCAATAAAATTCCTGAAGATGAATCCATTCCTGTCATCAATGGTTATTGGAATGGTAACCTCAATGTGCAGTTTGGATATGGTCTTTACTTTTAAAAAAAACTATGTACTTTCACGATAAAACTCTTGAAAACAAAATTCATGGTGCCAAGTTCCTTGGCTTCACTCGCAAGGATGAAAGCAACATTCTCATCACTACTGATCGTGGCAACATTAATGTGAATGTTTGTGGTGATTGTTGCTCTCATTCCATCTTCTATGATGTGGTGGTGCCTGAAGAATGCTTTGGTGCTGAAATCACCGGCTTTGACACATGGGATCGTGAAAGTCAGGTGCCAACAGAAGAGCAGGTGATTGCAAAAGCAAAAGAAGTTGCAGGCTGGGAAGTTGACACTGCATATGAATGTCTCAGCATCTGGGATGTCAAGTTTCAAACCACCAATGGCACCATCTACCTGCGCCATGTCAATAGCTCCAATGGCTATTATGATGGCATGGTGAGCATCGATTGTGATTTTTGATATATGAAATCGTATAAAATTGAACTACTCATCAACGACCACGATGAGGTGGGTGCAGAAGAAATCAAAACCATTCTGGAGAATCAGAAGTATCCCAATTGGTGCATTGCTCCTCTTGTTGCTGATGTCAAAGAAGCAGACATTGGTGAATGGAGTGATGATCATCCGTTCAACAAGCGTGATCAATTCAAAGCACACATGGACAAAGTATTCCCAAATGAATACAAAGAAGAATATGAAAAGCTTCGATCCATTTGCATCGGCATTTATTATGCACGCATTGCAATGAGAGAAGATCTCATCATCAAAGGTCTTGAAGAGATTGATGCATACTTTCGCGAACCCAACATGAACTAACTTTTTGGCTGCATAGACCAACGGCAGAGTCATGGGACTTAAAATCCTTGTAGTATGGGTTCGAATCCCATTGCAGCTACCACTTTTATGCTTGAACTCATTGGATGGATTGGCTCAATGCTGTTTGCATTCTGTGCATTGCCACAGTGCATCATGGTGTGCAAACAGAAACATGCTCAAGGATTGTCTTGGGGCTTTTTGCTCATGTGGATGATGGGTGAGGTGCTGTGCTTTTTCTATGTTGCACTGCAGCCCATGATTCAGGTGCCATTGTTGGCCAATTATGTTCTCAATTTTATAATGCTCCTCATCATCATTGCATATAAAATCACAGGAAACAAGTTGAACTAACTGCAAATTACTTTACATTGCAACATGAACAAAGACCAAATTCAACTGCGCATCAAAAACATTGAAGCTGAAATTCTCAAGCTGCGAAAAGAGCTTGATGCAATTGAAAAGGCTGAAAATCTTTTTGAAGATCGAGGCGCCGACGCCGACTACACATTTGAAGAAGTTAATGACATTGTGACTGACCGCTTTCACCCTGCAGAGTTTGCAGTGCGCACTGGCGGCAAATATGCTTACAATGGCATCTTTTTGGGCGGTGTCGGCGGTGAATGTCCTTGGAAAATCATCAGAGATGAAGAAGACGCATGGGTGCTTGTATTGACATGCAACAAATAAGTTGCATTCATCTCAAACAACATTACATTACAACATATGGCAAACAACAAAAACGAACTCGCAATTGATGCTGAATTGGAGCCTTATCATCGTCGCTGGAGCGGCAATGGCTTTCACATGCACAGCAACCGCATTGGTGGTGCATTTGGCTTGTCCAAGAAAGAATGGCATCGCATGATTGAAACGCGCAATCGCATCAACAAGCAGCGCAAACTCAAACAGAAAAACAACAACCGATAAACAATATGCACCGCATTGCTGTATTCATTGCTGCCCTAGCAACAGCCATCATTGGCCATGAGATTCATAACTCCATCTTCTGGAGCATCATTGACTTCTTCTTCTGGCCATTTGCATGGATCAAATGGGCAATCTTTCACGAAGTCAATGTGAGCATCATCAAGAGTGCTTTTGAATTCTTTCTGCAATAGTCATGGACATTCCTTTTTGGTTTTGGACCAGCATCATCACCAGCATCATTGTTCTTATTGTTGCTGTTGTAAATCTTGTGACATCACTTGATGGCATTGGCAGGCTCCAACTGTGGCGCGTCTGGGTGCACATTGCATGCTGCATTGCATGGTTGCTTTCAGTTTGGAGTACCATTGGCTTTGGCATTGCATGGATTGTGACAGTACTTAAATCTTAAACATTTGCGCGGTTAGCTCAATGGTCAGAGCAGGGAACTCGATAGGGTCGGTGCATTGGAAACGATGCATTTGTAAGGTGTAAATTCGGTGAACGGTTTAATCTCCCAACGCCGAGCGAAGCGGGCACTGTAAAGGAATGAGAATCGTCGGGTAAGCCAAACTCGAAAGAGTGGAACCCCTGACAGCCCGAACGTGTAGAGACTATAATCACCTGCCTAAGTTTTGCGGATAAGTCTCACCTAACTGTGAACGTAAAATAAGGCAAAGGCATAGTCCAGACCACAAACAGAGTGAGAGACGTTGAAACGGAACGGTGCGTATTCTCATAAGTTATTCCGTAACTCTGGTAGTGAAAACTATAGTGGTAAGCATAATTCCTTGGTTGGGGGTTCGAATCCCTCACTGCGCACCAATTTTTGACTCAGCGGCGTGGACAGTGACACGCGATGAAATGACTGGCCTGAATAAGATCGCAACTTATAACAGGAAAGAGTCCCAGCCTGAAAAGGTAATAGTAGTCTAATCCTAGGCAGCTGGTGCAATTCCAGCCTGAGTCATCAAACGGGAGGATAGTTTAACATGCGAAAAACCAGAGTTGTATTGGCAACCGCCTTGAGTGGCATCTGATGCAGGTTCAAGGTCTGCTCCTCCTTCCAATTTTATGAACGTCAAAGAAAAACTTCAAAAGCTCATTGAACTATATGAGCAAGACATTGAGCATTTGCAGAAAGGTAGTTATTACTTTCAAGAATGTGAATATGAATGCGACTACGCCAAAGCCTACAAGCTTGAAGAAGTTGTATCAGACTTGAAGGCAATTGTGGAAACCATTTGATTAAAGCTTATCTTGTTGTATAGTGTTGTATGAGTATTGAAAAAACCTACGAAGCCGTTGCACAGGCTCATGCCATTCACAAAATGCATTTGCAAGCCATTGGTACTCTGGTTGTAAGACAGCTAGTGAAAGACAATGCCATCAACATTGAAAAGCTTCAAGATGCATGCATGGACTTGCGCCTTGTTGATGTAGACGATGATGGCAAATTCACAGCACTCCCCATTACAATCAAATAATATGATCACAGCAAAAGAAGCAAGAGAACTAGCAGGTCCGACCATTGAAGAGATGGCGGAATTTTTTGACAAGCCAATCCGCGAAGCTGCTGCCAAGAAAGAAAGAAGCATTACTGTTTATCATGGCGCTTTAGAGAGTGAAGCATATAGCAATACCAAACGCTGGAAAGAATTTGTCGCCTATATGGCTAAGCTCGGCTTTGGTGCTGAGCTTTACTACTACGAAGGCCAGTTTGTTGACATGAGAATCACAATCAAGTGGTAATTGTGTATGTGGCAGCAAGGCAGACAACAAGCAACCAAGCAATTGAGTAAATTGCTGCTTGCACATGGTAGCAATTGGGATTGCTATCTCATTCACATGCCAAAAGATTGCAACATTGATTGGCATTTGGATCCTGTTGAGAATAAACAGCATCATCGCATCAACATTACACTCTGGGGACTGTGGAGATTTTGGCGAAAGAATGATGCTGGCACTGAACATTTTCTTTGGCAGTTTCCTTTTCATTGGACAAAATTTCGTCCAGATATTGAACTGCACAAAGCAGAAACCTTTAAAAATACATTGATTCTTTCTATAGGCTGGGTATAATAACAACATGAAAATTTTCTTTACATCCGACACCCATTTTGGGCATGCCAACATCATCAAGTATTGCGATAGGCCTTTTGCTGATGCCAATGACATGAATGAGCAGCTCATTGCCAATTGGAACAATGTTGTCTCTCCTGATGATGTTGTTTACCATCTTGGTGACTTTGCATTTGGTAGCATCTCTGATGTCAATCGTGTGATGCATCGTCTCAACTTTGCTCACATGCACTTCATCAAAGGCAATCATGACAAGCCTTTTCTCAATTGGTACAATGATTATAAGTGCGGCAATGATGCGACCGCGCGGAAAGTGACCATCTATCCTCACTTCCTGGAGACCAACATCAACAAGCAGAAGTTTGTGCTGTGCCATTACGCCATGCGTGTTTGGGATCAGAGCCATCGCGGAGCACTGCACCTGTATGGACATTCTCATGGCACTCTGCCAGATGACCCCAACTCCAAGAGCTTTGATGTTGGTGTGGATTGCCACAACTATCACCCCATCAGCCTGGAACGTGTGCTGAAGATCATGGACAAGAAGAAGGTGGAGACTAATTTTGAGAATCTGCCTGGCGTCAAAGCTGGCATCATTCGAGAATAACAGTTGACTGAATTAGAAACCGCATTATAGTGATTGCATGTCACAGACAACCACTAACAAGTCAGAATATTACATCAAAGGCAATCCACAAGTCATCAAGCTGCTTGAGAAGATTGCCAAAGAGGAATGCAACGTTGAAACGCTGCAGACTCGTTTCAGTGATGGTTTGGATTTCCATGACATTGGCGTAGCAAGCTTGCTGTCTGCTTTGCACGCTGCTTATTATGCAGGACTCAACAAAGGAATGCAAATCAGCCACAATCATTATGATGCAAGTTTCAACGATGACAACTGAACAAGCAAACCCCAAATCTGGTTCTCTTTGGCTGGTTGTTGTTGAATGCCGCTACAATGTAATTGCAGTATGTGCTTCTGGTCAAGGATTTTATATTCCTGGTCAGGAGCCTTGCTGGCATTTTAGCCACGTTGATGAGTGGATCAAAGAGATTGTTCCAGAAGAATGGGACACAGAAAACAGTTGACTAGATTAGGAACCTCGCTATAATAATTGCATGAACGATCTTTCTAATCCGCTCAATCCGTTGAGCCCTCTCAATCCAATCTGGAGAGATGTATATTTTCCACAGCAAGAGACTGTCAATCACGTTTCTATTCAAGGTGATGGGCGTGCGTTTATTGTCATCTTGTTCATCTTGTTTCTTTGCTTTTGTGGCATGGTTGTAAATTCACAGAACTCTTGATCAAATGAACAAAGTTTATCTGCTGCAATTTTTCTGCTACAGCTATTACGATTTGATCGTCATTGGAGTGTATAGCAGCGTTGAAAACATTCTGCAAATTGATACAGAAAAAGAATTTGAATTCTCTGATGGTGAATATCGCATTGTGGAATTTGAGATCAACAGCATACAATCCAAAACATTGAAAAATAAAATTGTTTGGAGCACCGGAAAGACTGACGGTTGGCAAGATAAAGTTGTTGATTGAGTTAGGAAACTCGCTATAATAATTGTATGAAATTAGCTTCTATTGAACTCATCTCTGACATTCAGCCTCATCCCAATGCTGACAAACTGGACCTAGCCAAAGTGCTGGGCTACACATGCATCATTGAAAAGGGTAAATACAAAGTTGGTGATGCTGTTGTGCTCATTCAGCCTGATACTGTGCTGCCTGATGAATCTTGGGCTGAAGTCTTTAAGAAGAAGTCCAATAGGGTGAAGGCAATTCGCTTGCGTGGTTGTTGGTCATTTGGTATTGTTATGCCTGTAGCCACATTCTTTGATGATGTGAAGTCTGTAATGGATTTTGCACCAGGCACTGAAGTATCTCATCTCATTGGCGTTACCAAGTACGAAGCTCCTCAGCCTCAGCAGCTGGACGCCAAAGGTCACTTGCCTTTTGGTCTGGGCAAGACTGATGAAGAACGTTATCAGAACATTCTTGACTTGCCATTTGGTGAGGTGGTTGATGTGACTCTCAAGATTGATGGTCAGAGTGCCACCTACTACTGCCACAAAGACAGGCAGACTGGTGAATGGACTACTGGCATCTGTTCTCGTTCCCTTGAAATGAAGCCAGAGTGCAGCAACAACTATACTAACATTGATCGCAAGTATGGTATTCTCAACAACCTGCAAGACTACTGCAAGTTCCATGATGTGAGTTTGGCTCTGCGTGGTGAAATCTACGGCAATGGCATTCAGGGTCATGGCAACAACCCTCATGCCAAGATGCCTCTGAACTTCGCAGCGTTCAGTGTTTACAACTTTGATACCTTCCAGTATGAAAATGCTGGCGATGAACATTATTATGCCAATGTGTGCCATCGAATTGGCATTCCTGTTGTGGACCATGTTGAAAAGGCAGTTCTAACTCCAGAGCTCATCAAGCACTATGCTGAAGACATCTCTGAAATCAATGGTCGTGCCTTTGAAGGTGTGGTCATCAAGCACAGCACAGGGTCGTTTAAAATTATCAATATGAGCTACGATGAACGCAAATAACAACAATACCACGACAAAAGAAAAAGCCATTGAAATGCTCAGGCAGGAGCAGCAGAACTTTGATACAGAAGTTGCACATGCTAATGCAGATGCCATTCTCTGCAAACTACTCATTTCACTTGGATATACAGATGTGGTGGATGAATACAACAAGGTGAAAAAATGGTATGCATAACATCCTTGAGCAAATAAAAGACAACAATGTTTGACAAAACCTATCACACAGACAACAGCGTCAACTTCCCTGATGAAGTTCGCATTGTGCATGAACGCCCCACCACCACCAAGCAGATCAAACTGCTGCGTGAAATGGAAGAGGACTTGCGCAAAGACATTTTGAGTCATGTCAGAATTGACAACAATGATGTCAAGTTCAACTGCTTTCTTCGTCACAAATGTTTTGATGATTATGAGCTGGTAGCAGTGCTCAAGCTCAACAACAAAGAGCTGACTGTTAAGCACGACATATACAGATTCAAATCATTCAAAGAGCAAACTCAAATGTTCTTTCGCAAAATTGCTGATCAAATTGTGCATGAAGTTTTGATTGCAAACTATCAAGAAGTTGAAAAGGTGTTCAAGTCATTAAAATCAGTTGTCTAAATTAGGAACCACTACATAATACCAGCATGAACGTTCTTCTTGTAATCTTTTTTGCCTATCTCTCAGGTGTCATCATCATGGCAATCATCACCCGATATGCCAATGCCAAAGAAAAAAGCAAACATGCATGCTTGGAACCTAGCTTCAGCTTGCTGTCTTGGCTTGGTGTTGTTTTGTACTTTATTTGTTCTTTGGATGAATCTGCCAAAGATGGCTTCATTGCCAAGTTGCTCAACTACACCAACAAAGAGTAATGCAGGTGTGCATCATCATTGCATGCTGGCTCATTTTGAGCATGCTTGCGCTTTGTTTGTTTAATACCAAACCAGACAAAGATAACAGTTGATTTGATAGAAGATCTACTCTACAATGACAACATGAATGCGCCACAATACAGTCTGAAACCTGAATACAAAGTCTGGGACGAAGAAAACAAAGAACACATCAGCATCAGCATTGATGCTGGAGGTTATAGTTGTGTTTGTGTTACTCAAAAAAGTTGCAGCATCACTGATCAAATTAGCATGCCACCTCAAATGGCTCTGCTGGTTGCTGAAGCCATCAAGCATGTTGCTGAACATCTGATCAAGGAATCTAGCCAATGAAATCCTCTGCGTATCAACGGTTGGACGACATTGACACTGTCAACATCAATTGGCAGGAGTTCTATGCAGTTGCTCATGAAGCTCTCATGAATCTCGCACGTGCACAGTTTAATCTGTCACTGCATGATGCACAAGATGTGGTGCAGGAAGTGATCATTGCAATGCACAATCACATCATCTCCAATAGGTTTGATGCAAGCAAAGGCAAACTCAAAAGCTGGATGATTCATTTTGGCAAATGGCGCATCATTGACATCATTCGCCGCAACAAAAATCGCAATGCCCGCTTTGATGCACTTGAAGATGCACATGTTGAGTGTTGTGCAAGCAAAGATGCAGGTGTTGTGCATCATCTCATTGAGCAAGAAGATCATCAGCATCGCATGCAAGTGATCAAGCTTGCTCTCAAAGCAGTTCCTTCCAAGAAGTATCAAGCAATTTTTCTGGATTGGATTACAACTGGTGACTCACCGCAACAGTTGGCAGCAAAACATAAAGTTCCAATTTCACAGATTTATCTTGCAAAACACCGAGCCAAAGCCATTGTACAACATCAAATTCAACAAATGAATCATGGCTAAGATTACACCCATCACACGCAAAAGCAATTTTCGCATCACCATTGAACCCAAAGGTCTTGGCAACTATGGCTTTGCAACCATTTCACCTCGACTCATCTATGGAGATGGACCAGAAGCAGAAAAGCGCATGGAACGCGACATCCGCGAGAGGTGCGAAGAAATCATTGAACAAGCCAAACGCCATGTAGACAACATTGGCTGGATGGGCATTGAATGTGATGAAGAACAGTTGTGTCCATTCTGTGGATGGAACTGGGAAAATGCCTGCGATGGGACTGGCGCACCAGGATGCTGCCAGGCTGCAATTGACGAATACGAAAAACCAGAATAAATTCTCAATCAAAAAAACATATGGGACTCGACATGTACATCTTCCACACCAATCGCACCAGTCATAGCATTGATGCATTGAATAAAATTGATTCAATTCGAGAGCTGAGTGCTGAAACGCCAGAAGCACAGCCGTTTCTGCCGCTGCGTGAATACAAACACCTCAAAGGAGTGTTCTCCATTTTCCATGAAGGTGCTTATTGGCGCAAAGCCAATGCCATTCATGGCTGGTTTGTTGACAAGGTGCAGAAAGGTGTCGATGATTGCGGATACTATGAACTAACCCGCAAGCATCTTGAACGGCTTCGCAAGGCTTGTGCAACCTCTTTCAGAACCAAGAAAGCTGGTTCGCTCAAGCCTCGCGGCGGGTTCTTCTTTGGTTCTACTGTGATCGATGAATGGTATTGGCGTGACATGTGCGACACCATCAAACAGCTCGATGATCTGCTTGCAATGGATTGGGATGCTCGCCGCTTCTTCTATCATTCTTCTTGGTGATATGAGACATTTGCTGCATCATATCGTTCGTGGCTGTGGTGAGTTGCCCACTTTTGGACACCACCCAGGCACACCCATTGTAATAATGTTCATCATTGCATTCACCATTGCAACGGGATGGCATGGCTTGTTGGTGAGTTGTTTGCTGTTCTTGCCCATTTATTTGTGGGGTGCCTATCATCGCTCCATTGACGATCCTGAAAAATAATGGTTGATTGTTGATGGAAACACTGCATATTACAACATGAACGACAAAAATGAATTCATTGATGATGCACATGCATTGCGATTGATTCTTGCAGGCTTCTCTCTCATGGGCATTCGCTGCAATTCTCCAAATGCAAATGCAGAAACGGCAGCATCCATTGCACTTGATGATGCAGATGCAATTCTGCGCATGAGCAAGCAAAAGAACAAAAAGATCAAACAAAAAAACAATGAATCTAAAGCTGATCAATGAAGTGGCAACACTTGCCAAACACATGCAAGTGAAATATCCGCATTTGCGTCAAGGGCAGGCTCTCATGAATGCATTGCACGAAGTTGATGCCAACATGTACAAGCAAATTGATCAAACTGATGCAGACTGCTTCTATCAAGATGCACGCATTGAGAAGTTCTGGAACATCATTGCACATGCTGAGACTCAAGCTTTGAATCAATAATTTGCTTCATCATCAATGCAGCATCCATGTGTACAATAAATATCCACATGGATGTTGTTGTATTAAATGAAATGAGCCGCACAGGAGAAATCATCAAAATGTGGCAAAGCACTGGTGCATGGGACCGCCTCAAAGAGCCCAAGCGTCAAGCAATTTTGGCATCACTCAAAAAAGTGATGCAAGCCACCAACAACAACCACAACATTGTCATGTGGATGGCACGTTGTGTGCAGAGAGGATTGCTGTTTGCCACCAACAAGACCACCAAGGTGAAGCAAATGCTCAATGATGAAAATCCTGCCAACAGAGTTTACAGCGATTTCAACTTCTTTGTGGGCAATGAAGCAGGTGCATTTGCTCAAATGTATCAAGACATTTTGCAAACAGCCAAAGAGCTGCAAAATGATCCAGTGTTTGTGGAGGTTCCTGACATCAGAAATGGTGAACAGCAAATGAATGCTGATGGAACCCCCAAAATGAGACGTGAAAAGGTGGACTTGATCAAGTTGCTCAACAATGTTCAGTACACCAAAGATGTCAAGACAATGCAAGGCAGCAGGCAAATTGATCGTTCCACATCAGATGTGTATCATGACATCAACAATGTGATGAAAAGCATTGGCGATGCTACAAAATTGCCCAGAGGAGAGCGCATTGTAGACATGAGCAAAGATGAACACTGGACATATGTGAGTGCAGGCAAATGCAAGATTGAAGGATCCATGATGGGCCATTGCGGCAATGCCACTCCCAAGCCAGGTGATGCCATTGTTTCCTTGCGCATCAAATCATCTGGAATGTTTTTTGAACCAGTGGCAACATTCATCTACAACAAAAACAGCAATGCATTTGGTGAAATGAAAGGCCGCCACAATCAGAAGCCATCTGATTATCATGAACAAATTGTTGCATTGCTGTCTGCTCCAATGTATAATACATCAGAAGGTGAATTCAAGTTGCAATTGCTGCAAGGTGGTGGTTATGCTCCTGCCAGAAACTTTGCACTCAATGACTTGTCTGAACCATTGTTCAAGCAATTGTGTGATGCAAATGGTGAATTGATTAAAAATCAAATGAAAAATGCAAACAAGGTGAGTCAGGAACAAAAACTTGATGAGCAACATCTCAAATGGGCAAATGAAGTTCTAGATGGTGGCACCATTAAATACATGCAACATCAATGAAAACAAGTGACTTACAACAAATGATGCAGCAATATCAATTGATTGCAGAAAACAATGGCGAGCAGCAAGATGGTTTGAATCTTGAAGCAAGATATGATGAGATTACTGAAAGAGTAAATGAAGCATATGGCCAACTAGCTGCAGCAATTGAGCAAATGCGTCAATTTCTTGCATATGCAGAAAACTTTGACTTTGAAATAGATTTTGTTGCCTGGGCTGAAAACATGGAGGATGCATGCAGAGATTTGTTGAGATGAATGATGCAAAACACATTTACAAATTGTATGCAGAGAATGCTGAACAAGCATCTCCCATTCAGCAAACTTATGACAAATTCATGGATTTGCACATGGATTTGATGAATGCACATGATGAAATGAAGCAATTCATGGAGTCTGATGAATTCAAATTTGCCATCAACAATGATTGGATGGGCTTGGAAGATGAAGATGCTGAAATGATTCCAAGTGACTTTCAATCTTACAAACACAGTTTGTTTGGCTAATTTCATGGATTCCATTGACATCAACAACATTCAATGGTTGGTGGCAGAAAATGCCATCAAACAAAATGATGATGAGCAAGGTGTGGAACAACCTTCTCCCATTGCAGGTGCAAGAGCATAGAAAGATTCACAAGGGCGATACCATCGCATCGGAGGACCTGCTTTTGTTGCATCTGATGGTTCACAGCAGTGGATTGTTCATGGTGTGACGCACAGAGAAGATGGACCTGCTTTGATATATGATGATGGTTCAATATGGTACTTGAATGGACAACGCCATCGCATCAATGGACCTGCTGTACAACAGAAAAATGGTGAACAACACTGGTACATCAAGGGCAATAGATACAGCAACATCAATGCATGGGCCAAGGCAGCATTGGAATTTGAAGGCAAGGAACCTACTCATGAAATGATTGAGCAAAAGGTTCAGCAAGTGATGCAGCAAGATCTTTTTGATTAAATACAAAGATGAATGATGATGTCAACATCTTTGAATTGTATAAAGAGAATACTTCAAAAACTGCTGATGGTGGCAAGGTTCGTGCCATAGTTGATGAACATGGCAATAAACGATGGTATGATGAGTATAATAGAATACACCGCGAAGATGGACCTGCTGTGGAATATGCATGTGGCGAAAAATACTGGATGAAACATGGCAAACTGCATCGCATTGGTGCACCAGCCATTGAATATGCTGATGGCAGCACTGAGTGGTTTTATAATGGTAGAATACATCGTGTTGATGGACCTGCTGGTGAGTATAGTGATGGCAGCAAATCATGGTATGTTAGCGGTATAATTTATACAGACATCAACAAATGGGCTGCAGCAGCGTTAAAATATGAAGGCAAAGAGCCCACAAAAGAGATGATTGAGCAAAAGATTCAAAGTGTGATGCAACAAGATCTTTTCAGTTGATTGTGTTGCAAAAGCATGCACATTGCATGCACACATGGATGCAAAAGATTTGATGCAACTGTCAACATTGTATGATGATGTGCACTTGCGAGAGCCTCAAGTGCATCGTGATGAAAATGGCAATGTAGTGCACAAATTGTGGGGCAAACGTCATTGCACCAATGGTGCTGCTGTGCAATGGAATGATGGTGCAAAAGAGTTCTGGGTTAATGGCCGTAGATTTCGTGATGTTGATGCATGGGCACGAGCAGCATTGGCATGGGAATTCAAATGCATAAATCAAGAGAGCATCAATGAAAAGATTCAATGTGCGATGCAATGTGATCTGTTTTGATGATGCACAATGATGTGGTGGAGATGTAGGATGAAAATGATGTAAAAACATGTGAAAATCATGAAAAAGCAGCAGAATATGCATTGGCAAGCAAGTGCTGATTGTTGATGAATGTGCATGCATAATGCATTGAGAATCAATGAAGTATGTTATGCATTGAATGTGAACGAGTTACATTGAAATGTTGAAATGTACGCCTCAATGGGGGTGCGAGTGTAGAAGGGGTTGGCAATGTGGGTATGAGGGTGAATGAAGGTGAATGGTTTGGAAATGAGTTGTGTGTTGCGCGCTCCTTACTCGGCACTTGCTGCCTTTGCGCACACAATTTAGACATCGCTTACTTCAGTGCGAACATCAGATCACCACATCGAGAATATCCCCTTGTGGATCTGAGATGCGCACATCAAAACGAGAAGCGCATTTGCTCAATGCATGTCCCCGCGCCGCCATGCATGCGTTTCCAATGCCATTCAACAATTTTAAAAAACATTCATTTTGTGCATTGCAATACACGTTGTAGAGTCCACATTGCATATATGACAAAAAACAAACGACTCAATATCAATCGCAACTGGTACTCCAACAAGAATGTGCGCCCCAAGCTGTTCAATGTGACGCTGGCTCGCGATTCTGATGGCACTTACCGCATTGTGGAAGGTGTGGTGGAAGCAGTGGTGAACCAGCATGAAGCTCGCATTCAGCGCGTGGATGCTCGTGACCTTGCTCGCGATCTCAATCGCGGCCGAGTCAAGGCTCTGTAATGCACAAGCACAGAGCATAAAGACTGAGCATACAGTGAACGGAACTCATGGCTAATGTGCTGTGAGTTCCGTTCTCATTTTTATAGCATTTATAAGATAAAATGGCGCTTTTTGCAATCAACTGTATAATTGTGAGAGTGCTAGCGCGGCACGGGTTCACTTAGAATTTGTCGGCTGCTGAAGCATTGCTCCTATTTGGATGCTCCCATCGATGCATGCACATTACCCCTCTTTTGCATTTGTGCCACTATTCTTTGAGACGTTGGTACCAATAAACTTTGGCATTGCGCCACATGTTGCAAAAGGGAATGCGGGTTCCGTGATTGTTGACATCATACAGTCGGCCATTGCAAATGATGATGATGTGTTGCGGCACCATCACAATGGCCCATTCATTGCGCTTCAATCGATGGCTCAATTCAAGCACCGTTGTTTTGCGTTGAGGATAGATGCAGCGAGTTTTGCACAGCCATTTGCGCAGTTCAAATCGAATCTCACTATCCCACATCATTTGAGTCTCACGCTGGGCGCGGCATGGTTTCCATTTGTTGACTTCAATGCGACGGCGCATCACACGCAAAGTGATTTGTTCATCTGGCTCACCGGTGAGCATGCTGATGACGCGGCTGGCACAGCTATACATGTGAAAAGGGGCTTGGCAGGTGGTGAGATGCAGTTTCATTGCAACGCCATTATAATGATCAATGCAAATGCATCAACTAAAATGTGCACAAATGCATCTTGGTTCCCTTTGAAACAAAAAATTCAAAAAAAGCATGGTGCAGAGTTGCACTAATTCAAAATGCATATACAATGAGGGTGTAAGGCAATTACGCCTTGTTAATCAAACTCAACAAACACACAAAAAGGACCAAACATATGCCCAACGAAAAGAATACCAAGTTCACCGCCGCCATGACCTTCAACACCGACAAGGTGGTGATTCAGGACCTGCGCGACAAGTGCAACCTCGGCGAGAAGGAGATGATGCGCGTCATCCTCAGCGTCGTCAACAACCATGAAGCGGAACTCATCGAGGCCGCCGCCAAGTTCATCGCTGATGAGAAGGCTGGCATCGAGGCCGCCAAGCAGGCCAAGAAGGCGGAACGCGAGGCTGAGAAGCTCGAAGCCAAGCAGAAGCGCGAGGCTGAGCGTCTGGCCAAGAAGGCAGAACGCGAGCAGGAGAAGGCGCAGAAGGCTGCTGCCAAGGCCGCTGCCAAGGCGGAGAAGGAAGCTGCCAAGGCTGCGGAACTGGCTGCCAAGGCCAATGCTGAACCGGTGGAAGCCTAATCCACAACCAACACCAACCATTGAAGGCTCCAAGGCAACTTGGAGCTTTCTTTGTGTTTCTATTTGCATTCAAGTGCTTTTGCATGTATATTGTGTTATGAATAAACCACTTAAGACGGCTTCTTTGGCTCAAGCACTTGAAGCTTATGCATCTGGAACCTTTGTTTACAACAATCCATGCAGCATCTGCGGCAAGCAATGTTCCACACCCACCATGGAAATTTGGCTGCGACGCATTCGCGAGTTTCATGGCATTGAGCAAATGTATCGTGAATACAAATGTCGCAACTGCCGCAAAACGGAACCTTTGAACATCAAAGCTGCAGAGCCCATGCACAATGTTGCAGTGGAACCTCTCAAGGATGCTTGTGTGCCGGTGTTGCAGATGCAGGCCAAAAAGAAGCCACAACAGCCAACACCAGTGCATCAGGAACCGCCGCAACCCATTAAACGCACTCCTCGCCCCGGTGATGCAGTCAAGCACCCCCCTGGTTGTGTGGGCATTTCCGTTTGGGAAACCAACATCAATGGTGAATTGGAATATCGTGGCACTCAATGGACAAAAATTTTGAAAGATTGAGTTGCACAAAACACAAAAAGCATCCATGATACACACATGAACGTCCAAGACATCATCACCGAAATTGAGGCTGGCCATCACGATTCCCACCTCAATGACATGCTGCAGTGCATCACTCAGCGCATGCGCAACAAAAATCGTGAAGCTCAAATGCCACGCACTGGCATGAACTTCAATGTTGGAACGCCTGTGCGCTTCAACAACATGGCCAGCACCAGCTACATTCGTGGCCAGCGCGGCATCATTGTGGAAAAGCGTCGCAGTCGTGTGACTGTGCAGATGGATGCTGGTCCCATGGGTCGCTTCCAGACTGGCCGCATCACCTGCCCCACCAGCATCCTGGAAATCATCTAACTGATTACACCGCTACAGCAGGTGGCCCTGCAACCTTTTTAGTTGAACTCTTTGCAAAAACATCTAATATGATGACAATGAATCAATTCTTTGCCACAATGAAAGCAGGCTTCTATGATCTGCTCATGAAGCCCAGAACAGCACAACAAGACAATGATCGTGCAGTTTCTCCAGCAACAACTCGTGCTCTGCGCGCCGTGGCCTACCATCGGTGCAATGGCTACAACCCTGTGGTAACTTATCAACGTCGCTTTGGATGAACAAGTGGTGGCGCATTTGGTGCCGCACCATGGGGCACAAAATATCTGATGACAATGCAGAAGCTGATGCTGCAGCCATCATCAGAACCATTTTTTGGGTGGTGAACCTAATCACGTGCTTGTTCATCATTGCTGGCATCATTCGACACTGGAACGACTAAACAATTTTGAGTGCATGGTGAAATGGTAAACACAGCCGTTGGCGAGGAGGTCGCCATTACGCGGGGCCGCTGATTTAATCACAGCTTGTGGGTTCAAATCCTGCTGCACTCAATCACCTTTCTTTTAATCATGAACATCTCATTCGAACAGTTTATGCGCATGTGGGACAAACACTGCGAGCGTGTGTTTGGCATTGACGCTAGTTCCTTGCCAGACATTTTGTGCATTGATGACTATTGGTATGAAGACATGAGCCAGCAAGAGGCAAAAGATGCTTTGTTGGACATGGAACAGGAACTGCGTGAGGAGTTGCATTTTGATGCATAAAGTTGTTGCACCATCACCAAAATGCGCCTATAATGACGTCCTATGAGCAACCTGCTTAAATCAACCAATCGCGGCATCATTGCCCGCGGCCACAAGTCCCGCAACATCGGCCTTCGCGCCCAACTGCTTCATCTCAAAGTGGGTGAAGTGTTGGTGTCTCGCGACAAAGATGCCAAAGGGCTGGCCAATTCATTGAGCCGAACCACCAAGCGCACCTCTGGCACCCGCTTTGCTGTGAGTGACTTGGGCAATGGCGAAGTGGAAATCCAACTCGTTCGCCACATTGAACGCAAGCGCATGACGCAGATGACGTTGCCCATGCCTGAGGTCAAAGTGGAAATCCTGCCCCCACCTGCGGCTCCTGTGAGCATCAAGCTCGATGACTCTGATGTTGTTGAGCTCAATGCTCTGCGCGAGCTGTTCAACGGGTTCATGCAGCGCCTGGAAATGAAGAACGGCAAGTAACATCTCCTGCATGCCATTGGCGGTGCCATTCTTTTGAGTGGCACCGCTTTTTTTGTTGCTTTGATCGCAAATGCTGCCATAATGCAATATGGACAAACAACAAATCAAAGCACTGCTTAGCATCAAAAGCATTGATGACATCAAATCGCTCGACATCACCCATGAGTATACAGATGATCATCAGCCGTGTGCGGAAGTGCAAATCAATGGCATCGCCGTTGAATTCCTTTGGTATGATGATTTGGGCTTTCTGCAGTATTACGATGAATCGCCCAAAGCTGCTGCAAAGCTTCTGCAGAGCATCAAATTCGTTGCTTTTGCAGCTTTGGAAGAGTTGAGCGATGAATGGGATGAAGAAATGAAGCAGATGCATTCGGAACTCAGCAAAGAGTTTTAATCGCACAACAATGCATGGGGGCAGCAGAAATGCTGCCCTTTTTTTGTGCACATGTGGAACCAAATGCCGAAGCATATATGCAAAAATAGACTATAGACTGAGATAGACCGAGGTAGACTGACAAGTGCATGGTTCCAATTCTAATGGAACCCATTGATAGTCAATGCATTATGCACATTACAAAATAAAGATCTATATACAGACCTCTCGTGTACCCAGGTGACACGAGCCGGCATCGGTTCCTAATGCAGATGGAACCGTTGAGACTCAATGACTTATGTCAAAATGTACACTAAAAGATGTCTATTAGATGTCTTGTGTCACCTGGGTACACGAGCCGGTATCGGTTCCTAGTGCAGTTGGAACCATGGTGATGAGATCATCGTGTGGTGATCATGAATGCATCATCTTGAGTTCCCCTTGTTGATTTGAGAAGTTTGCAAAGAGATGTTGATGTTGCGCGCGGAGCATGTATTGTATCAACATGGATAAGATCAAACTCGCCGCTGCTCTCTTGAAGTTCTTTGCAACGCAAGAGTGTGAGGAACTCTCCGACTTGGTTGGCTACTGCAATGCCAATTTTGATCCTGCAAGTCTCGATTACAAGGAACAGATGCAGGACCTGCAGCATCGGTTTGAGTTTGTGGCACAAGACATCATCAAAGAAATCTCATGAGCGCTCCCATCATCAAGATCCCTGTGCATGGAATGCACATTCACGAGTTGCTGCAGCGGCTTGGCGACCCTGCAGAGGGGTTCAAGTTTACGCTCAAGATCAAACGCAACAAGCGCTACAAGCTGCGTTCGTTCCGCATGCTGTCGACGTCGCAGCGGCATTGCGAATGCTGCGGCAATTATGTGATGACCGGCTTCAGGAACTCTCGTCGAAGCTTTCACTTTGATACACATTTTGGCATTGGCTACGTGAACCCACAAAGCATTTGCTAATTTGCAGGAACCTGTTACATTGATGCTATGCCCCTTGACAACGAATATCTGCCGGTGAAGTTGGAATACAGATACATGCGTGATGGCTGGTATCAGCTGCCGCTGTTTGATTGGGTTCAATCTCATGCTATTTATGGTCTTACTGTGTATGACTTGGATAGCGTAAAGAAAGAACTCAAAAGCAAAGGAGCTACCCATTTCCGAGTGGTTGGCAAGGCCAAGCATGGCGATGGTCGCATTCTTTGCTATCGCGGAACTCCCAACCCTGAATTCAAACATCCTCACCCCAAGAAAAAGAAAAAGAAATGAGCACTCTGTTCACCATTCGTCTGAGCAATGCCGCAATCAATGCCAAGGTTCGCCGCGGCGCTTGCGGAAAAGGCCGCACTGGCTTTGCGATGCGCGATCGCACCAAGTATGTGCGGCACAACAAGCACAAGAACAAAATGGTTGACTGATTCAGGAACTGCTGCACATTGCTGCCATGAGTGCTAATGCAAACTATCGCAAGCTCAACGATCGCAGCTGCAACAGCTCCACCTACCACAAAAAGGATGGAACTGCTGTGCGCGCCAAGCTCAAGCAGCAGATGAATGATGATGTTGATGCTTGCACCAAAGAGGAACTGCTGCAGATCAAAAGTGCTGAGGACATCAAATCGGTGGAAATCGAAAATGAATACATCGACGACCACCAACAATGCGCTGATGTCAAAATCAATGGCATCAAAATGGAAATGCTGTGGTATGATGATTTGGGCTTCCTTCAATATTGGGATGAATCACCCAAAGCACTCAAGCGCCTCATCAAAGCCATTCGCCATTGCTGCTTTGTGGCAATGGATGATAGGGAAGATGCTGCATTTGAAGAAGTGGCTGAAATGCATGCGGAACTTGCAAAAGAGTTCTAAGTCAAAATCTTCATAAGAAGGCTGCACTCAAAAGGTGCAGCTTTCTTTTTTAATTGATGGTTAACAGATTTTCCTGTTGCACACTTGAGAGAATCATTGTATAATCTACTATGATCAACACCAAGGCGTTTTGGGAAATTGTCAGAGATGAATATGAGCACCACAGCTCATGGGGCATATACATGTGTCTTGCATCTGAAGCATTCAAGAGTGCATGGAACAATTCACGCACCACATTGCAGCAATTGGGTGCAGAATTTCTTGCCGCAGTGCCTGAGTTTAATTTCATGCACACCACCAATGATGAAGATGGTGCAAGCGTGCTGTTCAAGCCCTCAAAAGATACACTCTACATCACCGACGAACAGCGCATTGAGGTGCGCAAAGCTTTCATCAACTGGAACCTTGAACGCTGCAAATAACATCATGACTACTGCCATCATCCTCTGCATCTTGTGGGTTGTATCCATGGGAACCATTCTCAACATCGCCCTGCAACCCGCCAACTATACGTTTCCTCAATGGCGCAAGCGCATGCGCACCTGCTTTGCCATGTGCCTCATCATCACATTGTTGTATGCTTGGGTCATTGTGCGCCTGAGCTCATCACAAGAACATCCCCATGAGGAACTGATCTTGCCACCAGCTTCTGATGAGCTCATTGGCTCAACATGTTTCCTCAATCAAACAATTGTTGATGTTTGAGCAAATGAATGCATAATAACGTCATGAAAAAGAAATACGACCTTATCATCTATTCTCGTCAGCAATTTGAATGCACATCCATGCAAGTGGAAGCCGCCAACAAAGAGGAGGCTGCTAGCATGATGGATGATGCTCTCATGAGGTATCATCTGGAACTTCTCGAAGGAGAGGATCCTGCTGACTACGATGCCGACACCCTTGAAGAGGTTGCGGAAGAGCAAATCGAAAACGAAGAATACTACCTCGTTTGTGTGGTGGCTTCTGATTCCGACTACGACTTGGTTTGGTAACATCATGCACCAATTGCAATACAAATGCCCTCTTTCACATCAATGGATGGTGTTCAAGCGATTCAAATGCAATGCGGAAGCAAATGAATACTTTCGGACATATCCTAAAAGAGGGCATTTGTTGTCGCAACTGATGCGAGAGGGGAAATGCCGAATTGCACCAACGCGCGTTTCCTAAAAAGAAGGCCGCAAAAAATATTTTAAGTTCCAGTTGATGCATCCTAAAATCCGCCTATATTGAGTTCGTTATGAGAAAGCCATATTTCAACAATACCGAAATTAAAAAAGGCGACATTCTGGATTTCACCATTCATAAAGTGGCGGAAGATGGAGTGGTTGTCAACATCAATTACGAATCGGAAGAAATCGATTTGTATGATGATGGAGAGGGGTGGACGATTAGCGCCAAAACGGAAAGTTTGGGGCTTATCGAGTGGAAATAAATTGGGAGGGGCGGCCAAAAAAAGGCCGCCCTTTCCTTTCTTTTTAGTTGATGATTTGTTGGAACCAGCCACAGTACTCACATGCCCCACTCACAATATTCTCTCAAAGACCAATTGGAAGCCTTCAGCAAAGGCGAATGGCTTGATCGCTGCTTCTACTTCTATGATTGGTTCTGCAAAGATGCTTCTCTGGAACGCAAGGCTCGAGCATTGATGAGCAAAGTCAAGAAGTTCATCAAAGTTATGAAGGTGGATGTGGAGACAACTTACGTCTTCTTCAAAAACAACTGCCCTCTGCATGGAAGCCTGTATGATGACTTTCGCATTTGTGATGTGGAAACTGGTGATGTGCTGTGGACAGTGACGCCTGCATGCGGCCACAATTGCACCAAAGGAACTGCAGATGCATGGAGCCCATTGAATCAATTCAAAGAGCCACTCTACTCAGCACGCAACTGGAAAGCATTGCTGCAACATCTTCAAGAGTTTGAGTTGCAAAAGTCGCAAAAGCAGCCATGATGTTGCATGACTGACGAACAATGCCCCACATGCGGATGCACCATTGGTGGTGGGTGCCCACAAAGCACTCAAGAGGAAATTGAAGCATACAAGCAACGCCATCCTGAAGAGCAAGATGATGAGGAACTCATTCTCTCTCATTAATCTGAATGATGATTTGAGAGACACTACCAAACATATTGGAAGGTAGAAGAGGAGCTCAAAATGAGCAGATGAGGTTGTGCATCTCATCTGCTCACCTCTTCAACATCCCCTTCTGGAAATGAGGAATGCATTTTGAGATGATGGCGCAAAATGGCGAGCTGGTTCCTTCTTTTTTAGTTGAATACTTCAAAATTGATGCTATTATAAGAGCATGAAAGAAAAGATTATTGCATTCATTTTTGGGGATGGTGAGGTTGAAAGCAAGATTTTTGGGCAGGAAGATGTGGAAGTGTGGGAGAGGGGTATGGGATGGGGATGTGTGAGTTTGGATGATGTGGAATTTCGAATTGTGGATGATGTGGTGATGGTAATGGGAGAGAGTGTGGAGAAGGTGAAGGAAGGGGTGAAGAAGGTGAAAGTGTATGATGCGGAACAAGATTATGGATGATGTGGCAAAATAGGAGCATTAATGTGATGCATTAAGTGCATGAATGGAGTGAGTTTCCCATTCATGGGAAATGCATAATGCAGGCACACTCATCTTCATCATCACCCTTCATACTTCAAGTGGAACCTTTTTTGTGATGCTGGCATCTTGCTCGTTTCCGGCAGCATAAAATATTTTATTTTTAAGTTGATGATTCTCTATCAGCATCTATAATGTTGGTATGGAGAACGAACTCAAAAATAAATTGAAAGAAGTGGAGCAACAAATTCAAAATGTCCAAAATTTTGGATATTGCCGGGAATGTCTCGACATTTTGGTGCAACAAAAAGAGTGGCTGGAGGGTCTGATCGCCAATTTTTGCGAATAAAACTTGAAAGGGAAAGGCAGCTAAAAGGCTGCCTTTCCCCCCCCCCCTTTTTTTTATTTGATTAATTAGTGGGGTGAGGTATAGTGTGAGTATGAAAGAAAAATTTAATTTTGAAGAGGATATGGATTTGGTGAAAGTGGAATTGATGGATGATGGTGATTGGGAGTATTTGAGAATGGGAATTGGAGAGTGTGAGGGTAGGGTGTTTGTGGTTGATTTGGATGATAGTGGAGAAGAAGAAAGGGAAATGAAATATGTGAAAGAAGGATTGAGTGTTGAGGATGTTTGTAAGATTGGAATTGAAGTGGGAGTGTTTGTTGATAGTAGTGAGTGGGGGTATGATGAAAGAGATAAGGTGAGGGTGAAGATGGAGTGTGAGGAGAAGGATTGGGAGGAATTTTTTAGGAGGTTGAAGGAGTGAAGGTGTGGTGGAACCTTCAAAAGAAGATGAGGAGGTGGTGATGAGAGTGTGAGGTTGGGAGGATGAGTGTGTGGTGATGATGGGGTGGTGTGGAAATGATGGGGGGAAGTGGTGATGGTGGCTGCATTTGCAGTTCCGCCTTTTTTTAGTTGATTACATCTCAAAAGAAGTTATGATGTTGTATGGACATTAAATCTTATGACATCAACAAACAAGAATGTATCATCAACTTTCTTAATGTGGACAGAAAGGTGAGTTTTAGTGATAATGGGGATATTGATGTGGAACCCATTAATGATTTGAATGAACAGGAAGAGAAAGATTTGTTTGATGAGATTTTGAATAGTGAAGAAATCAACAAACTCTTTCCTTACGACTCTTAAAGAAGAGTAAGAGATGAGATGAGAGGACATCTTAATGATGTCCTTTCTTTTTGTTTGCAAATGGAACCAAATAGAATGAATGAGTGAGTGATGGAGTGGTGAGGAGGAGTGATGTAGAGGTGAGGTGAATGTGGAACCAAAAATGGAGGAGTGAAGGAGTGAATAGAGTGAATAAATGAAGGAGTGAATGAAGATGTTTCCTTTTGCAATTGGAACCAAAAATGTATGAGTGAATGAATGAATGAATGAATGAATGAATGAAGGAGAGGTGAGGAGGAGTGATGGAGTGAATGAAGATGTTTCCTTTTGCAATTGGAACCAAAAATGTATGAGTGAAGCTTTATGCTCAAATTATGCATAATGCAGATTAGATGTTGATGAGGATATGAGAAGCATTTATATTCATTCATGCACTCATTTCTGGAACATCTTTATGCCATCTGCTCATCACTCATTATGTTGATGATGATGCTGGTGGAACAAATGAAGAGCATTAAGGTGAGCATTATGCTCATCATTCTCTTTTGCATCTGGAACCTTTCTTATCCTCTCTTTATCTCAATTGATGGTGAGGTGTGGATGAATGTTGTGATGAATGATGTGATGAATGATGAAATGGAACTCATGAATGATGGAGTGGTGATGAGTGAATGTGGTGAGGTGTGGATGAGTGATGTGATGAATGATGAAATGGAACTCATGAATGATGATGAGGTGATGAGTGGGAGGGTGAGTGGGAGGGTGAGTGAATGGCGTTCCGGATGAAGAGGAATTGATTAGACCATTTCTGAATATGAGGTGTGATTTCTAGACTACATCATGTCTAGAAACATCATCATGTCTAGAATTATTAACACATCTTAAATTTTGTATTGTTTTGGATTTTGAGTGGTTCCATAGAAACACAAGCGTGAAAAAACGGAACTAACAAAACTTTTTTGGTCTATCTTTTAGACCGCATGCCAAAATTTTTTTGCGCAATTCACCACAGTTCTGTATATGGGTTTTCTTCACCACAGTTCTATATATGGCTCATTTTCAAAAATTTTTTTTGCGCAAAATTTCACCATTTCATATATGGCCCTGATGCATTAAATAATTGCACTTATGTCTTATCTTAACAAAGATGCACAAAGCATTTCATTGTTGTATGAACAGCTTGCACAAGCCCCAGCTCCTGTTGCTGCACCTGTTGCTGCACCTCCATCCATGGTGCAACAGCAACAACCGGCTGCTCCGCAGCAACAACAACCAGTTGCCAATGCTGCCAAAGTACCAGCATTTGCTTTGCGTACTTTTGGAGACATCAAAGCCATCATCAACAGAGTCAAAAACAAACAGAAAGTTGCCGGCGTTGCTGCTGCAGGTGCAGATGCTGCCATTGATGCTGCATTGAATATGATTCCTGGGCTTGGTGCAGCCAAGTCTGCATTTGCATTTTTTAAAGCAGCCACCTCTCGCCCTGATACTCAAAAGACCAACACCTTCATCGATCAATTGGATGTGGATGATTCCATGAGCAAAATTGTGGATGATACTGTGGAGAATGAATTTTTGCAAAACATTGAATCCATCATCAGCAAATATCCTGACAAAGAACCATTGCCAGCCAATTGGAACATGACCAATGAACTGGTGAAGTTTTTGCGCAACAAGTACAAAAACTCACCTGCAGTGCTGCAGCATCTCACAGACATTACCGCTCGCATGCAGCCTGCAGCACCCATCAGATGACTATTCACTCATTATGGTGAATGTGATACAATGCATCTGTTGTTGACTGCTGCACACCAGTTGTTGCATTTATCAAGAATGACTGACCTGCACCTTGCGCATTGAATTCTTTGCGGCAATAGTAGATGGTTTCATCATCATCATTTTTGCCTTCAATGAAAAAGCTAAATGCCACACGAGTCAGCAATGGCTGAATAAAAATTCTGCTCCATGCAACATCCCATGCTTGTGCTATCTGTGTCAAGTTGTTCAATGTGGGCGTGGACAATACAGCAGATGTATCTGCAAAATTGCCAATGAACACTGCATTGTTGTTGATGATGGTTTTTCTGCCCACTTTGATTTCATTCTGCACTCCATGCTCTTGAATGTATGCATGATATTCTTGTGGATCCACTTCATCATTTCTGCCCAAGGCTTTGAGATGCAAATAATGTTTGGCAGCATCGCTCAATTCAGATGCTTTCATCTTTTTGCGATCTGATACATTGAGGCGCTTTTGTCTCAAATTTTCCACCACATCTGCCGCATCAAAGATTTGTTGCTTGCGCACACCAGCCCAATGAATTCTGATGTATTCTGGCACTGCATCATCATCCTGCATGCGTTTAAAAACTGGCACATGTGGACTAAAACCAAATACTTTGCTCATATGTTTGTATTCAGCCAATGCTTTACCATTTGCATCAAATGCATACATGCTTTGTTTGAATGTTTCATCATCATACAAAGTTACCAAGTATGTTTGCGGCACTTGCATGAATGGCTTCAACATCAAAGGTGCTTTGTCAGGACGTTGCAGCAATTGTTTGAACAACTGTGACTGTTGCAATTTTTTGAGTGCAGCATCAAAAGATTGTTTTGGCAGACGCAAATCTCCTGCATTTGCTGCCATGCGTTTCATGAATTTTTTGAAATGAGCATTTTTAATTTCTACATCATCAATGATGCAACGAGCAAACAAATTTGGTGCATATTCTGTCATTGCATCTTCCGACAATGCTTTAAACAATTGCGGCAATTTTTTATTCAATTCAACAGCATCATATGTTCCAAGCAATTGCACCATCTTTTGCATCTCATCAATGTTGGTGCCAAAATGCATGTTTGCATTGTGCCCAATTGCAAATTTAATGCTGCAGTTTTTTAATTCATCACCATTGAAGTTAAAATTCAAAAACACAGCTTTGTATTTGAACTGCAACTTAAATTCTTGCAACATCATGGTTTGTGCATTATACATGGCAATGAGCTGCCCCACGTTCAGTGCTTGATCCAATGGCATTGACACCACATGATCAATGGCCTGTCGCACTTGTTCAGACAATCCATCCACAAGGTTTCTGGCCACTTCACCCCAATACAAGTCAAATTCATACACCTCTATACCATCAGCTGTTCTAATTGTGTTCTTGCCTTGTTCTTGATAATTCTCAGCAGCTCTTTTGGCATATCTTGCGGCCTCTTGTGGCAGATGCTGTTGCAACACCCGCACTGGGTCCATGTACGGCATATTGAACTGCGGAGGATAGGCAAAAAAGTGATACACCGTTCTTGGTGCAGCAACATCTGCATATGTCTTTTTAAGATCACGCGGCAAATCCAACCAACTGTCCATGTAAATTGTTTTGCCCATGGCAATGTATGCTACTTTTTTCTCGTAGCTCAGCTCATCAAAAGTTTCAGCATCTGCATGCGCCAAATCTGCTTGCATTTTTTCTTTGGCACTAAATTCATGATACTCAAACAAATGCTGCAGTCCTTGCAACTTGGGCTGCATCTTTACAACTTGCTGCCAATTCATTTGCTTTTGAAAATCATTGGTGGCATTGGTAACAATGTAATCATCATTTTGTACACCTGCTTGAATCACAAGCAAGTGGCGGGTATTGCTCTGCGGCAATGATTCATCATACACAAAATAGAACGAACGTTTTTTGAATCTGTATGAATCATACATGTTGCCACCCATGGGTCTTGACACACAAAATGTGTATGATTTGCCAAACTGATGATGCCCCAGATGAATGCATGCTTGCTTGCTGGGTGCATCATAAATCTTCAATTGATTTTCATCATAAATGAGTCGTGATTCTGGTGGTGGTTCATCCACATGCTCTCTCTTTGGTCGTGTTTCTGGTGCAGGCAATTGATCCACTGTGGTCTCCAATTGACTCCATGAATAGTTGAAAATGTCTGTGGGCTGACTAATTTTGTAAATGCGGCGCACAAAATTGATGATGCGCGGTGAATCTTTGATGGCATTGAAGCGATTGATGTACCACTCCATGACTTCATCAGTCAATGCAGCATCTTGTTTTTTGAATTTTTGTTTGAGCTGTTCAACGACGTTGGGCGCATATGCCTCAGCATACATCATGTACATTTCATGAAAGAGAGATGATTTCATCATGGCTTTATTTAATTACACTTCATACTCTGGCAGCTCTTTGCCACAAACTCGGCGCCAAAATGCACCCAAAGAATACATGTTTCGTTGCTCTGCTGGTGCAACACCTTCACGTGGCCAAGAAATTCTTCTGAAAATTTTGAGTGCTATTTCTCTTGGAGCATTGCATATGATTTCATCAATCCATGCACATGGCTTGTGCATGGTTCTAACATAGTATGTGTAATATGCATTCAGCAATTCTATTGATGCATCATCAATGCTTTCAATTGCGGGCATAGTTTTTTTGATCAGAGGTTCAAACTGGCCATCAAATTCTTTTAAACTTGACAAATATTTGTTGATGGAGGCGCTGGCAGCATCCCACTTATCAATCTTTTTAAATGCTTCAACGTTGTTGCTCTGCAACAATTGCAAAACAAGATGTTCAATGATGACTGGTTTTTTGTTGAAGCGTTTGCAATACTGCAAGTACTTTTCAACTGTTCCACTGTAGCCCCACCAGCTGATGAACTTGTTGTCAGCGCCTTCCTTCAAGCTATCAAGAGCTTTTTGAAAAACATCTTGAGCAGCAACATCAATGTTTTTGTATACTCTGAGTGCATAGTTGCATGCATATTCCACTGTTGTGGTTGACATGTATGTTGATTCTGGCAGAGGTTCATCAGACAGCAATGCCAAAATGTCTGATGAATATCTATAAAATATCCTGTTGACATTGTCCAAATTATCAACCATGGCCTGTTTGACATCATCAGGAATGCTTGCAGCTTCATTCAGCACTTGTTGCTGATAAATTTGTGTGAGGTAATGTGAGATCATTGTGCGTCGTAGAATAAAATGGATAAGATGAGATTGCCATTGTCTGCTTCATCGCGCAAATGCAAATGCGGCAATGCAGTTATTTTGGCCAACTTCAGGCGATCAGCAGGCTGCATGATGCTCCACAAAGATGCATCTACATTTCTGATGCGCTTGAACAATTCATTGCGCAGTGCACCATTGAGGTGTGGATATGTCTCCAATTCAAAAGGAATGCTGCCATTGGTTTTGATGTACAGCTCTTTTTGTTCTTTTGTTGCAGCATTGAATGCTTCTGCACTTTGCTTCAAATCATTGAGTGTGCGGTGCACAAAAATCTCTCGTTCTGAAAATGAAGATGCAGCAATGCCTTTGAAGTTGCCGCTGCCATTGAACACAGGAGCAAACTCTGGAAACTGCTCAAGCACTTGCTGCTGAGTTACTGATTCAGTGCCATGTCCTTGTGCACCATTGTCTGCCCAAGTCCATTTGAGACCCCCATCTTTGTCAATGTGCAGAACAATGAGATGCTCTGGTTGCTCCCATTTGTCTCCCTGTTTGGCATTGGATACAATGTCACCATTAAGGCGCTTCTTCAAACGAATGAACCACGTTCCTACTGCAACATCTCCCGGCTTGGTGTATGGGCCAACCCTGCCCTTGTAGTTGTAAAACATGTTGGATGAACCTCTGCGAGAAATGCAGAAGGTGTAATCTTTGCCAAGCTCACATGCTTCTGCTGGGGTTTTGGCTTCATAAATGGCAATGTAGTCGTTCTCAAAAACTGGATCCACATGATCCAATGTTTCATCATCAGCAACAGATTTCTTTGCCTCTTGACGAGCATCCACTTCATTTTCAAATTGCTGAAATGTTGCAAATGCATTGATTTGTGGGTTGATGCGACCACGTGTGCGCAAATTAACAAATGATGTATAGTAGTGTTGCAATTGCTGCATTGCTTCTTGTTGCGGTGCATCAATCTCTTTGTAGAATTTTGCAAGCTGCAATGCATCAGATTTGGATGGCGTCTGATCCATTTGAATGATTGATCGTGCAACATCTTCAGTGATGTCACGGGTTTGCATCAACTGCTGCACAGAAATAGCCTCAGCAAGAACGATGCGCTTGCTGTATACATTTGCAAGCTCATTCATTGCATTGTTACAAGTGAATATCATATGATGCATTTATTTATCAACATCAATACGTTGCATCAATGCATAAATAAAAATCATATGATGCATTTTGAAACAATGTTGCTTGCACTAGAGGCAAGATTGCAACACAATGAACAAACCAAAGGATTGGATGCATTCATGAGCCAATTGAATGATGCATTTCCAGACAAGTGGCAATCATTTGCTGCATTGAGAAACATCATTCTTCAATCCAAGTGTCCAGAGATTCGATTTGAAAGCATTCGTGCACTAGGAATATCCATGGGCGACAAATGCATCATCAGCAACAGTGTATTGCGATCTTCTTTTGCACATGCTGTGTATGTGATTTTGCATGAGATTGCTCATCAGATGCAATATACAAAATATGGCGAGGATTTTGCTGCGGCCATTTTTATGCATGATATACCAGATGCACAAATGGTTCAAATGCTCAGAAAAATTGAATTGACTGCTGATCGTTATGCCATTGCCAAAGGCAAGCAGGTTCTTCGCAATGCAGGTGCAACAGATGTACCAGTGACGCGCAGCATGTACAAATCAATGAGCGATGCATCTTTGCTCAGTCACATTCACAATGTGCGTGCAAATGCAAAGAAGCACAATCTCAACACCGTCATGGACATCAATGAATGGATTTACAACTCCATCAAAAACGCTTTGTAATTTTATATATTCTATTACTACTATCTTTATACACTTGTAGTGTAGATAAATTGATGTTTATTCCTTTGTCTCTCAACCTGTTTATTGCTGTATAGAGTGTTTGCACGTGATATGGACTGTTTGAAAAATCGCCCACATCACCTTCTTTTGCATTTACAAGAAAATTAGTTAGCGACTTCCATGCAACTTTTAATTGATCATCGGTCTTTCTTGTGATTGATGACACAATGTAGCTGTTGCTTTTATCACGATTTATAGTAAACTTTTTGATAAAATCATTCTCACCAGCAAGCTTCATTGCAATTTTTAAATTTGCCATATTCATTGGGGTACCGCGGCTTGTAATATAATTTGTTAAATCAATGCTTTCTCCTGGCTTTAAGCTACGGATGCGATCTGTTAGTGTTTTTCTCTCTTCACCTTGTTTCAACTTTCTAATAGAAGTTACAAGTGTTTTTTCTTTGTTTGCAAATTGTATGTCGTATGAATTGAGGGGCTGCTTCAATCTAAAAATATTAGCCTCAAGAGAGGATCTCTTTGTAGGTGGATTAAACACATAAGCATCTCCACCAGGTTCAAGATTTATAACTATATCGCGAAGTGTGTGCAATTTGCGTCTATTAATTACATGCTCTTGTTGACCGAGTCGCCTAATTGCTGATATATGCATTTTATCGCTATCAACATATTTAAAATCAAATTGATTGATGCTCGTGCCCAGTCTGCTTGTGAATTGTCGAATAGAACTACGTTTTATCGGGGATTTAAAAACATGCCAATCATCTCCCGGCTGTAAATTTGCAATAACGTTATATAGGTTTTGTATATAGGGTGTCTTTTTAAAGATAATGCGCATCATCTCCACCGCTTGCGACTTATCACCACCTTTATAGGGGTTGACGTATATTGGCACCAGACCAAGGCCCTTCCCGAAATCATTTGCAATATAATCTGCGACATTTGCTGCATAAGCAACGTATTTTTGTCGTTTTCGCATATTTAAACCATAGCTAACTTTAGGTGTGCTGCTATCTTCAGCTGGAGCAAGCTCATTATATGCTGGATTATTGAACACCGCCTCGTCTTTAGGATTAAAAGGTGGTATTATTCGCTCATCTGTTTTATATCCTGTCTTCTGTGTTCTAAAAGCTACTGTTACAAACAGCAGACCCTCCGCGCTCAAGAGTTTACTTGCAAGGTAAATATCCGTGAGCTTACTTTCATCAAGAACACCAATATAATCAAGGTCAATTACATTAACAGATGCATCTTTGATGTTCTTTAATTCATTTGTTTTTATATTTTTTAGAGCTTGCTTGCCGTCAAGAACTCTGCTTATTGTACTTGTAACATACCTTTTGAATTTTTTACTATATGGCATCCAAACATTTACTTGTTGTTCTTTGATGAGATCAAATGCAGCAGGTAGTACCTCTTGTTTCAAGACATCCAACTTAAACTCAGCGCCGTATATATCTGTAACAGCAAAATTACGCTCTAAGAGTAATTTTTCAAAAGAAAATATATGCGGAAGTGATAAAATTTTCAAACCACCACTATTACTCAATCTATCAAGTGATTGCTTGACACGGCCAACTGATAAATATGTATGCCTGTCATGTATTTTGTTGGCAAACTTATTAAAGCTATATCTTGTACTAGCCTCTACTGTCAATTTGAAATATTCATCAAACGTAATCATATGATTATTTACTGCATTTTGATGATGAGCTCGCCCAGCACTTCAATGAGTCCCACTTTCTTCTGAAACTCAATTTGCTGCATTTTTACAGAAGAATTGATGCTTGAATTCAACTCTTTGGTGAGTTGTTTGAGCTGTTTTTTTGCTGCATCAACATCAAATTTACCATTTGCGGCCTTTTTGTAATGCGGCAATTTAACATTGAAGTGATGATATGTAAGCATTGCTGCACCACCTTTTTCTTTGGCTGCTTTGGCAATTTTTTCAGCACCAATGAGTCTTTTGTTTGCAAACTCCTCAAAAGAAGTTGATGATGTTGCTTGTTCATACAAGAGAAATATTTTTTCACTATCGTGCTGCATATCATTTATTTACTTAAATTCAGTTGATTTGCATCTTTATGATGTTATTATTATAAATAAACAGCTGATGAATCAGCAAAATTTGATCTTTGATATTTATAAATGGGGGCGAACTGGCTTCGACTCAATTGGTTGATTCAGATTCGCATGCAGAGGTAGACTAGCTGGCCTCTATAAAAGCAAGTCAAAAAACATAAACGCAGAAGACACTGAAGTCGATGCCCTCTTGGCGCAAGCTGAGTACATCTTCAACAATGCTGACGAATTCCTCGTCAACGAAGTTGAAATGGCACTCGCTGCCTAAGCAAAAACAATGTTGGATCCTATTAAAAACATTGAGGCAAGCAATAGGTGGAGCTGAACAATGTATGCTCTTAAATCAAACATTGGGGTGATGTCAGACTCTTCACTGACATAGGTAGGCTCTAAAACTCAGGTTGATGCGCCATGCAAACCTTTTGCCAATGAAATTGCAAATGCATCCAAGCATGTAGACGGTTTGATGATGTTGATTGAACACAGGGGTTCGACTCCCCTCGCCTCCACCATAAATAACAAGATGATTGCATTTGAAAAATTTTACAATATTCGCGTCGTAAATGAATCAACAAGACGCAGCTTTTTAAAACAGTTAATGGGTACTGTTGCTGCAGCAATAGGGTCACCAGCTACAGCAACAAAAGCATTGGCTGCGCAGCCTTCTAAATTTTCTTATGATTTGACTAATGCAATGAGCATTGACTCCATTGCAAATTACATTGTTGACTTCGGAAACGGTAGCAGGCTTTCTGAGGAAGCACTGCTTAAAAAAGCAAAAAAAATACATGATGAATTTGCTGCAGGTAAAATAAATGCTAAAACTATCAAACAACTGATTGCATATGATAATAGTTGGATTGATGTTTTACAAACAGTTGAGCGTGAAGCATTAGAAAACTTTATAGAACAGAACCAACAAAAGCTATCACCATACATGGGCGATGAGAACAATGGGCTGTTCTTGGATGCGTTGCATGGTGTGTTGGACGATTTATCTAACACAGACGCATTGGAGGAGTTGCGACAAGGATTTTTGGCAGGTGACAGCCACGATGTTTTTAAATATATCGTACCCGGCGACATAAAAATAAATGGTAAAGTTATCATGACGCAGCAGCAAGCCATTGACAAGGGCATCTTTGAGACAATGAATAATGTCATTTCAGCTACTGTTGAGTATGTTAACGAAACTGCTGATTATTTCATGGAAACAAATCTTGATAATAAATCTGTAGATGATGCAGATGAATATGCGGATGAATATGCAATCGATGATGCTGGTCATCAAGATATTGAGTACTCACCAGCAGATTACAAAGGTAGTTGGGAAAATGATCCTGATTATCAATCATTGTCCATGGGCGAGAGCATTGTTGCTGAAAAAAGCATTCACGATCCAGTGAGACCCGGCATTCTCAAACGTCAAGTCAAGGGCAAAATGACTTGCAGCAAAGCCCGCTCACTCAAATCCAAACAAAAGAACAAGGGCAACAACACAGCAAAAGCTGCACAGCGGTATCTAAATTATCACTGCTGAACATAAATAAACATATGCAATTTGATGATTTGTTTCAAAAAATCTTGGAAGCTCCTGCTACAGCACCAGTGCGAACACCAGCACCTGTAAGAACACCAGCACCAGCCAGACCAACACCTGCAAAACCAAGTCGTCCAAGTTGGTTGCCAGATCCAGGCACCAAAACTCGTCCCAAGGCAATGCGTGATGAAGAAAATGAGGATGTTGCAATTGATCCAAGCATTGAACAACATGATAAAAAGGTTCTTCAAAAGAGACTTGAACGCCGCCGCAACTTTTTAAAATAATGAATCCCATTGTACAACTCGCCCTGGAAGCACTCAACACTGGTGATGTGCCCAAGAAATATTTTGATGCATCCAAGCAACAACTTGCAACTGGAGAGCATCCTGTGGAAGAAATTTTACCATCATCTGGTGAGCAGGATCGATTCATTGAGCAAATCACAAGCGAAGGATACAAGCTGGTGGTCACAAAGCTTGCATCTTATCTCAACATGCCCATTGCAGACATGATGCGCAGATATCCAAATGCATATTCATTTTCTGCTGTTGTAATGCAGACATTGACTGAAGTGATGCAGTTGGAAGCTAACAACAAGCAAATGCTTGAGCAACTTGCACTTGATGCTGTTTTTAAATTGCCTGAATTTGCACAATTCAAGAAGCTTCATGAAAGAGGCATTCTCAAGCTTGACATCAAACTTGGTCCGCCTGAACTGGGTAATGCCAAAACCAAAGATGACATTGAAGAGGAAATTGAAGAAGATCAGGAAAACATCATTGAAGAAATTGAACCTCTCATTGAAGACAACACTGATGCCAAGCTCAAGAGAGTTCTTCACAATTACATCACACAAGGCAATGCTGTTCACAAGAGCTTTTTGTTCAACATGGTGAATGAAGAATTGGAGACCATTGATGAAAAATTGCCGGTCAAATATGGTTTGATCATGTCCATTGTACACATGCTGTATTATGGAACACCTTACATGAGTGGATCAATTCTCAAAAGTCCTCAAGCTGGGTTGGGAAGTGCAGAAGCAGGTGCAGATGATACCATCATTGTGCGCGGCTTGGTATTTCCTGTGCTTGTGCACGAACTTGTCAAGGGATTGTTTGAATATCTTGGCAAAGACATCTCACCAGAAGGTGCTGAAGGAGAAACTCTTGAAGATGAATACATGCAACTCATGGCTGGTCCAGAGTTGTACAAAAAGCTCAATTCAATGATTCCAAACAACAAAATTGAATTGCTGCCCATCATTTATAGACTTCTCATGAAGCGTGATGTTGAAGAAATCAAACAAGTAATTGCACGTACACCTCAAGGCAGACAAGTCATTGATGAACTTGCAATTGAAGCTCAGCGCTTGGCCGATGAAATGGATCAAGAACCAGAAGATGATTTTGGTGGTGAAGAAGACTTCGACTTTGGCGGAGAAGATGAAGGTGATGATGGCGAAGGTGCTGATCCATACAACCTCTACAGCGGCTTCTAAAAAAGCAAAAAAAAGTTGTTGAATAACAGTTGAGTGTACATAAATAGACTGTACATTCAAAAAACATGAACGTTGATCTCACATGCAGCAAACCAATTAGCGAGGGGCACCAAGTGTCCGCGCTCGGTTGCATGTGGCCTGATTATCCGTCCTTGCAACGAAATCGATTTTCAAGATAATTGAAAAAAGAAGTTGAAGGAACAGAGATAGAGGGTATTGTAGATACATAACAACAACGGTTCATGACGAGGGATGACCACAACAGCCCAAGAGTTCGCAGAATGCGACGTTCAGCCAAAAGCTGCCAGTGTAGTAAAGTATTGAAATGAAGCAAAGTGGGTTAGTAGTGCACAAGCACGAGGCTTCCCGGGTAGCCCCAAAAGCCACGATTTTCAAAAGGCTGCTTAGCTGAGATAGATTAGCGTCTGCCTGAAGAGCAGAAAAGACTGGAGCGTTACCAGTAGCAGCCACCATTTCGGGACCTGCCCCCATCAGCGGACTGTAAATCCGTTGCCATTAATAAGATGGGAAGTTGGCAAGTGGTGCGTTACCACCAGGGCCCACCATTTCAAGTTGGAGATGACGCGCTGTGTTGTCTTTAAAACGCTAACCAACAAGAACAAACTAGTAATGCCGCTAGTATATACAAAGGCAGTCCTCATCACCTTATGGTGCTGATATGGCTTCTTTTTCCGTGAGCCCGTTAATCACGGAATATTTTGGAGAGAGCCCGGCTAGACGAGGAGCAATCTTGGAAAGATTGTAACACTTCGAAAGAGGTGTTAAGGGTGCGAGTCCCTTTCTCTCCTCCATTTTATGGGCAGTTAACTAGACAAGCGCGCTGGGACCGACTTGAAATCGGATCGAGGTCGAAAGGCCTTGGGGTGCAAGCCCTCAGCTGCCCGCCATTTTATGCGGATATAATTCAGTGGTAGAATATCTCGTTGCCAACGAGAGTGTCGTCGGTTCAAATCCGACTATCCGCTCCAATTAACCGTAGTGGAGAATCTACGGCATAACAAAATCTCTTAGATTGCAGAAACCTAACAAAACGCTGCGCCTATTTCAAACGGGATGTAGCTCAGCCTGGTAGAGCGCTTGCTTTGGGAGCAAGATGTCGTCGGTTCGAATCCGGCTATCCCGACCAATTTTGCGGAGCAGAAATGCTAGTGTGCGGCCGAAAGACTGATGATGCGGCGTTTCGGGTAAAACCTCGCGATCATCTCGCAAATTTAGATGTGGGTGAAAGTCCCAGAAGCATCACAGATGCTTGTTCCACGACGGGCTCTAAAGACTTGAACTGACAAGTGCAAGGGTGAGTGTAAAGGTACTCCCCACAAATTTCAAATGCGGTGTAGATGTTAATGGCTGCACACCTGACTTCCAATCAGAAGGAGGGGGTTCGATTCCCCCACACCGCACCAATTTTATCAGAAGGAAGTTGGCTTAGAAGCAGCCATCTATAATGAGTGAAGCGAAGTACGAGTCTCCAACATCAACGGCCTAGTAAGGTGACTGTGATAATGCATGATGTATCAGAGTCAGATATTGGCTCATGCGTTGGATATCGTCTGACTGCGGATAGTAAAAGAGCACCCCGTAAATGGTAAGGCTTAATTCTTCTTAGGCGTAACAGCACACCTCTGATATATTTTAAGGATCCATGACAGAGCCTGGTATTGTACGTCCCTGCTAAGGACAGGTCAGCCCCTAAAAAGGCTGCGTAGGTTCAAATCCTACTGGATCCGCCATTTTGTTGCTTTAAATCGTTCATGAGATAAATCACGTTATGAATGAAATTGAACAACTTAAATCAGAGTTTGAAGAACTCAAAAATGCACAACAAGAAACAATCTTTGAAGACCACAACATTGTGGGTGATGCAGAATCATATGTTGGTTCATTGAACAGTGGTCTAAAAGAGCTAGTTAATCACTACGTGATGGATTATCTCATCATCATGAATGCGTTAAAGTTCATGACTGGCCCAGTTGCTTGCTATCAAGGCAAAGCAATTGAGGCACAAACAATCAAGTTTGAAACAATGAAAGAGTTGAGAGACTTTCTCAAAGACAAACAATATTTGCTGTATGTAATTGTTGCACATGCAAGTGTTACATATGAAGAAGTGGAATGGACTAAAACAATGGCACCTAATGCTAAAACAATTGGTGCAAAAATTTCATACCTCTTTAGAGGTCATATTCTAGAGTAATTTCAATTCGGGTGGTGTCTGGACAAGTAAACGAACTCGGTTTGGAGTCGAGTAAATGTGGGAGCGTTACCCACTCACCCGACCAATTTATGAGTACAAAGCATCAAGGGGATATCTCTGAAGCTTATGCAATAGCAAAATTCTTAGAGTTAGGATTTGTAGTAGCAAAGCCAGTAGGAGACAATCAGAGATATGATCTTATCATTGATAGAGGCAATGGATTTGAACGAGTTCAAATAAAAACAGGTACACATTCTACTGGATGTGTAGTTGCATATACAAGATCTGTGTACAATAATACAAAACAGTCAAAAGTTGTTGGATACAAAATATCGGAAATTGATCTAATTGCAGTAGTTGTTCACAATACTAAATGTGTTTATTTGTTGCAAAGCAAAGAATTCACTGAGGATAATAGTGACAACGTAAAGAAAACCATCTACCTTAGAATTGATCCACCGAGAAACAATCAAATAAAAAAAGTTAAATGGGCAAAGGAATACGTCATTTAATACACGAGAAGGCACCACGGTTGGGCCGGTAGGTTGTTACCCTATTGAACTTGGTTCGATCCCAAGCTCGTGTGCCAATTTCAAATGCTCCAGTAGCTCAATTAGAAGAGCGGTCGCCCGATTAGCGATAGGTTGTAGGTGCAAGTCCTACCTGGAGTACCAATTTCAAGAATGTTAGTGGTTAGGAGGATAACCACTAGAGAAAACACCTCCCCAATTTCAAATGGACTGCGAGCTTGTGTGGATAAGCAATCGGCTTTTAACCGATAGAACAGGGTTCGAATCCCTGGCGGTCTACCAATTTCAATGCCCATGTAGCCCAATTGGTAGAGGCGTATGACTTAGGATCATAATGTTGGGGGTTCGAATCCCTCTATGGGTACCAATTTATATGGGCATGTATACCCTCGCGCTACGGACGCGTTGAAAGGTTAATTAGAAACATGCGGGTGCAACTCCTGCCATGCCCACCATTTCAAATACACTAGCAGCAAGTGGTGGTTGCGGGTTCTCTCCAAAAGAACTGTTTTTACTAAAGTGGGTTCGATTCCTACCTAGTGTGCCATAAATATATACATGAGTGTCATTTATAATGTTGACCAATACAATCAAAGTAAAAGCATAAGTGCTAAAATAGGTGTATTGTGTCCATGTTGTACCAATTGGTTTGAGACAACTAGACTGCTGTTACAGCGAGCGTTAAAGTCTAACAGACTAAAATTTTGCTCTATAAAGTGTGCAAATAAATTTCAATCAGAAAAGATACAGCTTGAATGTGTTTTCTGCAAACAACAAATAGAGAGAGTTGCAAGTCAACTTAAAAATGTAAAACATGTATTTTGTAATCACTCTTGTGCAGCGCAATTTAACAACAGCTTAAGACCTAAAAAGTTAAAACAACCAAAGAAAGCTAAACCTGTAGCAAAAGTTGTTGAGCACATTTGTATTAATTGTGGAAAAATATCCATTGTTTCTGCTCGTGCTAGTCTCAAAAAGAAATTTTGTTCTGGCAGTTGCAGAAACGTAATCAATAATAAAACCATAAGAGGTACGCGATCGAAAGTAGAGAAAGAGTTTGAATTAGCAATTAAAGCAAATTTTCCAGATTTGAAGTTTAATTGCAATGACAGACAAATTCTTGATGGGTTGGAGCTTGATTTTTACTTTCCTGAAATTAATCTAGCAATAGAATTTAACGGTATATGGCATTTAAAACCAATACGTGGAGAAGAACTTTTAGTAAAATACAAACAAAGAGACAAACACAAAAAACGCTTATGTGAAGAGAAAAATATTAAACTTTTAGTGCTTTGTGATGAAGCTAGTTCCAACAAATCAATTGATGAGCAAGTACATAAAGCAATTGCGTTTTTAAAACAATTTCAACATGCTTCAGAAGCTACAGTAGACGGGCCGCTCCCTCTTAAGGAGAATATTTGTGTGGTTGCAACTACCACCTGAAGCACCAATTTAATGCTCCGTAAGCAGATATAGTGATGCGGCTCTCTTGTAAAGAGCAGACAGGGGGTGCAAGTCCCTCACGGAGCTCCATTTAAGGAAGTATCAGCTGAGGTGGACGCTCTGCGGAGAAGTGTTACTTGTGCAAGAAAGCTAAACGAACGCTTTCCAGCTAGCTTCCAACAATTTCAATAGCTCCTTAGCATAAAAGTAATGCATCTGGCTTTGACCCAGATGAAGTTGGCGCAATACCAGCAGGAGCTGCCATTTTTATGAAAACAGCAATTGATTTAAAAGAATATTTGAGTCAAAACTCTTTAACAGATGTATTTGAAGAACCTGTCAAAGTTTTAATTCAAATGGAAGACGATACTTATAAACATTGTACAATATGCACAATGGCATATGTTTGGTCTGGTGAAAGTGAAGCACAAAAATGCCTTATAATAGGTTGAATATTTTCAAAATGCTCTCGGAAGGTAAGATCTTGAACTGTCTCATAAGCAGTTATAAAGTGGGTGCAATCCCCACGGGAGCGACCAATTTAAGGAAATTCAATATAATAAGAGAGTAAATTTAAAAGTCCCTGTAGTTAACGGAAGGCTATAACATCGCCCTTTCACGGCGAAATACCCGGTTCGACCCCGGGTGGGGATGCCAAAACAATTTCAAATGACCCTGTAGATTAATAGTAAATCGCCACGCTTTCAACGTGAAGACGACGGAGCATAACCGTCCTGGGTTGCCAATTTCAAATAGAGCCGAAGTCAAACAGCATTGACGCTCGCCTGTCGAGCGAGATATAAAGTGGGGGCAGCACCCACCGGCTCTGCCAATTTCAAATTCACGGGTAGTTTATTTTTGGGTAAAACAACCTTGGCATGCAAGGGAGAAGGGTGTTCAAATCACTCGCCTGTGAGCCAATTTCAAACCTCCTGTAGCTCAAAGGTAGAGCTCTCGGTTGATAACCGAAGGACGTAGGATCGTTACCTGCCAGGAGGACCAATTTCAAAAGCCCCTATAGCCCAACAGCAGAGGCAATACGTTAAGGGCGTATTCAGTGCAGGTGCAAATCCTGCTAGGGGCACCAATTTTATGAAAATAATTGTCAGCACAGAACAAGAAAAGATTGCTTTATTAAAAGCTTCAAAATACATTCATGATCTAAAATGTTTAGATACAAGCGATGATGCTGTTAATACAATAGCTCATTTGTATTGTGCACCATTTTTAATTGAAGTTGATCCTAATTTAAAAATTTCAGTTGAACAACAATAGGAAAGAGTATATAATGTTGTAGATAAAAATCCCAAGTAGCTCAGCGGTAGTAGCGAGTGGCTGTTAACCACTAGGTCGCTGGTTCGATCCCAGCCTTGGGAGCCATTTTCAAAATTGCAGGTAGGTGGTCTAGTGACCATTCTGGGCTCATAACCCGGAGAGCGTGGTGCGATTCCCGGCCTGCTACCATTTTTTAAGTTGATAAAGACAAACAATACGCTATAATAATAACATGAATACATACGAACAATTGAAGGAGCTTGTAGAAGCATTTGCCATTGAAGACGAAAAGTTCAATAATGGCAAGTCGTCTGCAAGTACAAATGCACGTAAGCGTTTACAAGATATTATTGTGCTTGCAAAGACTCGTCGCAACGAAATTACGGCTGAGAAGAATGCACGCAAGCAAGCAAAAGCTTAAGCGTAGTAATTAGCCCGGTTAGCTCAGCGGTAGTAGCGCCTCCTTTACACGGAGATTGTCGGCGGTTCGATCCCGTCACCGGGTACCAGTTTATGGGGCTCTAGTGCTAGCGGTAACACGTCGCCTTTGCACGGCGAAGTTTGGGGTTCGACTCCCCAGAGCTCCACCAATTTCTAAATGATCGGCGTCTGAAATGTATAAAGCCGGATAACCCGCGGAGATTGGGTCGGATGAGATTAATAATGACGAGTATACCCGGTCACCAATTCCTCGGTAGTGTAATGGTGCAACGGTCAGCAGCGAAAGATCGGGTCTTCCTTAAGGGTCTGCAGCAAACAGACCAAACAGGCGAATCTTAGCGAATGTCTGCGGACAACAGGTGTTGGTTCGAATCCAACCTGAGGACACATTTTGATAGCAAGGAAAGACGCAGTTCGCGGGTAATGAGAAAGCAATGAGTGGGGCCGGGTTGGTCAATGGGCTGCAAATGATTGCAACGTCTGCAGCGAGCACCAACTGGACGGAAGCATTGCAAAGTGTAGATTACAAATGGAGAATGGGCAAGGAGGCTGGGTCTACCAGCATTAACTCCCCGATACCTCACCAGCTATCAATTTCAGAACATTCAATCAACCGCAACACAGAGGTCGATCTTGCAAGCCGAGTACCTCTGACGGCTCTGATAACAGGTGCGCTTGCACAAGCCTTGCGAATGGTTCTGCATGCACCAGCTGAATTAGCTACTCAGTGTGGTGCTAAATTTTCTATGGACGTTGAGCCAGCTGGCGTGGGCGGAAGTCTGCAAAACTTCTTAGGTGGGTTCGATTCTCACAACGTCCTCCAATTCTAGTACGCGTATCCGGCGCGAGGCTCGTCGCTGGTTAATTCTAGACACCTGGTCTTCCAACGTCGCAGGTGAAGTTAACGAGCCGCCAATTTATGAAAACAAAAATGCTGATATTTGGTTTGCCGGGATCCGGCAAAACCACTCTTGCAAAAAAGTTAGTTGGTGCAGTTGCTGACTCTATGCACATCAATGCTGATGCAGTTAGAAGTGCAGTTGATGATTGGGATTTTTCGCAACAAGGCCGCATTCAACAAGCACATAGAATGCATCAATTGAGTGAAGCAAGCAATGCTGCTCTTGTAGTTTGTGACTTTGTCTGTCCTTACCAAAGCACAAGAGATGCATTGTTCAATGATTACTTTCAAGTGTTCATGGATACCATCAAGAGCAGCAGATTTGCTGATACAGATGCAATTTTTGAACATGTCAATTATTGTGATTTTCGAATTACAAATTTTGACCAAACAGAAATTTTTATCAAATTCATTGTTGATTTAGTTGTAAAACCATCCATTGTATAAGAGTAAATAAACAACAAAAGCCCCGGTAGCGGATCCGCCTTCTAAGCGGAGCATTGTACCGTAATTGGACGCATACAGGTTCGAGTCCTGTTCGGGGTACCACTTTTCAAAAATCCCTGCGTATCATAATTAGCTAATGTCCTCGCCTGTGAAGCGAGCTAAGACGGGGCAGAACCGTCCCAGGGAACCATTTCCGGAATAGTTGCAAACGAGGGTTCGAAACCTCAAATAGCATCTAACAGAGATTCAAAGCATCGAAGTTTATAGGTTGAACGGGACCCTGACAGGTTGATGGTGTGTTCGAGTGCACACGTGCTTTGAGTCTCGATAATTTATCTGGCTGTTGCAATGAGGTAAAGACCCAACGCAATGCCAAATAGTCCAAAAAGTAAAAGTAAAATATTCATAGGGGCTGCGTTCTCAAAACTATGGCAAAGATTTTGCTATAGCAATGAAAATAACAGCAATGCATGAAATTCCAAAAAACATGTGGATTATTTCATAGAAGTTCATATAGTTATTTAGTCAAAATGCTGGTGTGGCTGAGCGGTCTAAAGCACTTGCCTTGTAAGCAAGCGGGAGTGATCCCATCGTCAGTTCGAATCTGACCACCAGCTCCATTTTCCATGAACAATCGTAGATCATTCTTCAAAAGCCTCATTGGCTTGATCGTTGCACCAAAGGTTGCTGAAGCTCTACCAACAGAAGCTCCAATACCATCAATTCCTGTATATGCTCCAATGAGGAGATTAAGGGCTAATTGGTCAATTGAAGTGGAGCAAGATCTTATGCGTATGCATGGCATAGACCTTGATGCAATGCTATTAACAAATATGTCAAAAGCAATTCAGGAAGAAATTGATAATGACATGGTAAAAAAATTAACAAAGAAAATGGGGAGTTAGTATAGAAGCAGTACATTGGCTCGACACGCCAAAGAAGAAGGAGCGTTACCTTCACTCCCTACCATGGTTCCTAAGCATAGATAGCGATGCACACGATTGGTATTTGTGATAGAGGAGTGCAAATCTCCTAGGAACCTCCACTCATCGCAGACAACACATAAAATGCATGTATGTGAAGCAACTAATAAAAAAACAATGTAGTTGCAAATAGCGAAGTTGAGATTAAAATAATGCACAAGAGCAAGATAAAGCTCAATGATCTTTGAAAAATTCCGTGGTGGCAGAACAATGGGTCGCCAGCCCATAATGCACTAAGCAACGTCTGAAAAGACGCCAGGTAGGTTGAAGAAGTTGTGCCGGATAAAGCTGAAATAGCCAAGGTTGGCTAACCTTGAGTGACGTAAGAAGACAACAAATCGCAATAATCTTGCTGATGGCTGTATTGTCTTGGAGATAACCATTCCTCCCTATCATTAACAGTGAGAGTAATTAACTCATTGGATAGTGGCTGAATAATCCGACACAATGGAGGCTTGTGAGTAGTCAGGAATCTCACCCACACTAATTTTGGCTAACGAATTCTGTATGCCACCTCCCGTAACCAATGGAAAAATTACAGAATGCGTTTGTGGGAGTCGCAGAAACCTTCAGTAATTTTCAACAATCTCGCAAGAGGATAAAAAGGAAACACACATACACATGAATAAAAACGCATATGAAATTCGCTTGGAAGTTCTTGGAATGGCTCATGGCACCGTCTGGAGCCTGTACCATGAAAAGCTCAATGCAATGAGAATCAATGCTGATAAAGCAAATCAGTTCTTTGATGAGACATTGGTTGACAAGCTTGCGCCTAGCGCAAAGGACGTTTTGTCTTATGCTGCTGAACTCTATGAGTTCGTAGAAGGCAAATAAAGTCAAAGTGGTGCTGGATAACCACATTAAACACCAGCTATTTTCAATGCTCCAGTAGCTCAATTGGTAGAGCGGAAGGCTTATACCCTTCGTATGCACCAGATTAGTGCGCGGTTGTCGGTTCGAGCCCGGCCTGGAGTACCATTTTACATATGAGATTTGAAGGAAAAAAAGTGATTGTTGCAAGTGGATATTTTGACCCACTGCACATTGGTCATGTTGAATATCTCAAACTAGCAAGAATGCTGGGTGATATGCTGGTAGTCATTGTCAACAATGACAAGCAAGCTGCTCTCAAAAAAGGAAAATCATTCATGTCTGAAAATGACAGATGGCGCCTTGTGGGTGAACTCAAATGTGTGGATATTCCAGTTCTCTCCATTGACGATGGTGCATCTGTATCTGATACAATTCAAATGCTTGTAGACAAAGGTTTCAATCCTGCCATCTTTGCCAAAGGTGGTGATAGATTCAGCAATGAAATACCTGAAGCACAGGTGTGCAGAGAGCATGGTATTCAAATCGTGGATGGTCTTGGAGACAAGATTAGATCATCATCAGAATTAGTTTCCAACGCATATGAAAGTAGATTACAAATTTGTCCCTAAAGGATGGGGGTTTGAAAAGTGGATTTGCAACAATGAAAAATATTGCGGCAAATTGCTCTTCATTGCCAAAGATAAGAAGATTTCTTGGCATTATCACAAACTCAAGGATGAACATTTTTACATCAACAAAGGTTCAGTAATAGTCCTTTATGGTGACAATAAAAATATCAATTTAGCTACATCTGAAATTCTGAAGCAAGGTGATGTATTTCATGTTCCAGTTGGAATGATTCACAGATTAATTGCTTTAGAAGATACAGAGGTATTTGAATTTTCGACTCAACATTTTGACGAAGATTCTATCAGAGTGGAAAAAGGTGATTGAATGGCCAAGTGACGGAATGGCATACGTATCGGTCTCAAAAACCGAGTTCTGTGGGTTCGACTCCCACCTTGGCTACCATAAATATACAGATGAACTTTACTGCACTGTATGAGCAAAAAATGTACGCTTTGATTTTTGAAAAAAACTATGGAACAATTCCTAATCCTCCAATTGATGTAGTACTCTCAAAAAGGGCAACAAAAGATCTAAAAAAAGATCCTATGCTTCGTGCCAATTTCATTAAACGAATGAAGAATTGGGAAAATTTACGCCGTGATCGTGTGTGGGAAAAATTAGCTGCATCATCACGTTTAAATGACAAATTCAACTTGCCCAGAAACATTACAGCTGTTGCTTTGGATTTGGGTGGAGCACATTGGTATAGAGCCATTGGATACATTGATGACAACAATGTGTATCAGATTTTCTCCATCATGACGCACGAAGCATTCAATAAAATAGCTGTATCATGATTTTTTTACAGCATTATGTTATCCGAGAAAATAAATAATGCCAATGAACGACCACAAGAATTTAATCACTGAATTTCTTAGCGGAGGATGGATCATTTTGATCATTGGAGCATCTGGAATGGGTGCAAGAATTCTGTGCAGTGGTGTTCGTCATTCTGCATTAGAGATCGTTAAAAAAATAATTGCAGCAGCTCTTTGCTCTGGCATTGCTTGGTATGTGTTGGAGCAGACTGATTTAGCAAGTCTCACCAAAGCAATTGTTTACGGTGTAGTTGGTGTTGTAAGCCCTGAACTCATCAATGGTCTCATCAAGATTGGTGCAAAATTTGCCAAGAACCCAACCAAATTCTTCGACGACAACAAGAGCAATTGAAATTTCATGATTTGCATTAAATAAATGCATGAATCGTAGAGAATTTCTTCGAGTTGGTGCTGCAGCAGGCATTTCTTTGCCAACAATGTTGCGCAGTCAAGATGCTACCAAAGTCAAAGCAGCATCAGTAATCCAAATCTTCTTGCCTGGTGGCATTGCACATCAGGATGCATGGGATTACAAACCATATGGATCACCAGAGTATCGTGGTCCATTTGCAGGCATCAAGACCAAAATTGATGGAGTTCACTTTGGTGCATTGTTGCAAAACACTGCTAAAATCAGCGACAACTTGACTGTGATTCGTTCCATGACACATGGTGAAGCAGCCCACGAACGAGGTGTGCACAACATGTTGACTGGCTACAGACCTTCACCTGCTTTGACATATCCATCATTTGGAACGGTCATCAATCACGAGTTGGGCGGCAGAAACAACTTGCCTGCATATGTGCTTGTGCCAAATCAATTTGCTCCTGAGAATGGCACGGGATATCTATCAACACGTTACGGACCATTTGCAGTGGGGGCAAACCCAGAAGATCCTTCATTCTCCGTAAAGGATCTCAAGTCACCTGCAGGAGTAACAGATCAGGCATTTGAACGTCGCAGAGCTCTTCTTGGTGTTGTTGATGACCATTTCAAAACCAGAGAATCACATGTGGATGCAGTCAAAGCCATGGATTCATTTTATAATGATGCATACAGCATGGTATCATCAACCCAAGCACGAGAAGCATTTGAATTGAGCAAAGAAACTGATGCAATGCGTGATGCATATGGCAGAAATGCTGCAGGCCAGCGCATGTTGCTGGCTCGCCGATTGGTAGAAGCAGGTGTTCGCATGGTCACTGTCACATATGGCAGCTGGGATCATCACAGCAATCTCAAAGGTGCGTTTGAGAGCAACATGATGAACTTTGATAAAGCATATGCCATGCTCATTACTGACTTGAAGCAAAGAGGCTTACTTGATTCTACACTGGTGATGATTACATCAGAATTTGGTCGCACACCAAAGATTAATGGAACCAATGGCCGCGATCACTGGCCTCGTGTGTTTTCCACTGTGCTTGCTGGGGGTGGAACCAAGGCTGGTTTTGCATATGGAACCAGCGATGCACTTGCTGCGGAACCGGAAACAGATCCTGTTTCGCCTGGTCAATTGGCTGCAACCATGTACCATCTCATGGGCATTGATCCAAGAAAGAAGCTCATGACTCCTGATTTAAGACCAGTTGAAATTGTGTATGAAGAAGATCCTATTGAAAAGATCTTGGCTTAAACACCCTGGTTGGAGTAAGAGAAGAACTGCGATCTAAAAGAAAGCAAACCAGCACCTGCTGTAGTTTTTGCACTAACCTGAGAGCTGTTTGTTAATCCGCGAAATGTAAACTCTTCATTTGCAGACAACAAGAATGCATTGGTTGTATCAAAATTGTTCTGATCAAAAATGAGTACACCTTGACCTGTTGTGTTTTTAACAACGACTTCTGAACATACTTGAAATGGCAACTGCTTGAGATTGGTATCGAGAGCAACATTGAATGATTTGCATACATTCAGGTTGTAGTATGTTACTCCATTGTTTGTTGTGGGTGCTGGCATAAGGTTATTTAGTCTGCTAAATACAATTATGAGCTTTACCAGTCTATTTAATGATCTTCTTTTGGAAAAGAAAGTACTTACAAGAACAGAAATTCAGCAAGATCTGGAAAAGTTCATGGATCATCTCAAAACAAAAAACAATGTTTTGTTTGTAACCACCAGCAACAGATGGGCTGGATCAGAGCAAAAAGCTAAATCTACACAATTGGCTTATCACATCAAAGATTCATTAACTGAATGCAACGTCAAAGTCATTGAAGCAGATAAACTCAACATCAGATGCTGCACAGGCAATGTGAGTTTGGCATCTGGCAACATTTGTGGTGCAAAAGATGCTTTGCTCAAAAGTTCATCAAAAAATCCAACCGGTCAAATCAGATGCTGGGAAGCCAAACACAGAGATGATGAGTTGTATAAAATTGCAAATGAAGTGTTCAAAGCTGATGCAGTTGTATTCTTTACAAGTGTAAGGTGGGGCCAAACCAACTCCATCTATCAAAAAGTGATTGAACGACTAACCTGGATAGAAAACAGATGGTCCTGTTTGGGTGAAAGCAATTTGCTTGAAAACAAAGAAGCAGGCATCATTGTCATTGGACAAAATTGGAAAGACAAGCAAGTTATGCAAACTCAGCGCAGTGTTTTTGAGATGTTTGGATTCAAATCACCTGCAAATCTCTCCATGTATTGGCAGTTTACTGATGATGCAATGGATGAATCCAAGCAGTCATACAAGGCAGCAGTTTCTCAGTTCCAAGATGACTTTGATTTAAGACTCCGCAAAAAGACTAAATAAATTTTATGAAAAAGCTAATTGTCCTATTTTTGAGCATTTGCACCTTAACTTTTGGTGCAACATTAGAACAGCTTAACAACTACAGCGGCTGGATTGACTCAGTTTTAGAAAAGCAATACACTGCTGCCAAGGTAACGCCACTCAAGCGCATTGATGAAGATACATTTGTGCGCAGAGCATATCTCACCATCATTGGCAGAAATCCAACATACGAAGAATATCAGATGTATGCCAAAGCAACTGATGCCAACAAGCGCCAAGGTTTGATTCAATTTTTAATGAATCATCCTGGACACGTTTCACACATGTTTAACTTTTGGGCTGAGTCTTTGAGACTAAGAGACAGATTATCCAACATCAATAATTTTTCTGGTGGTCCATACATTGATTACATCAAAGACTCCATTGCTGCAAACAAACCATATACAAAGTTTGTTTCAGATTTGTTGACTGCATCAGGTTCATATTACGACAATCCTGCTACAGGCTATTTCTATCGCGATTTGGGAATGCCTTTGGACAACCTCATTGCAACTGGCAAAGTTTTCATGGGCACTGACATTGGATGTGCACAATGCCATGATGATCCATTCCAAGATTTCACTCAAATGCAGTTTTATAAAATGGCTGCTATGTTTAATCAAGTAGAGCTCAGGGGCCGCGGCAAAGATAAAGATCCAGCCATTGCAGCTCGTCAAAAGGCTCTAAGAGAAGAAGTAGATGCCTTGATCAAAGCTGATCCAATGAAGAATCGTGGTCTCAACAATCAGATCAACAACTTTGTTGCAGCCATGAGAGCCAATCTTGAGGTAGAGGAGAAAAGAGAATTAAAATTGCCTCACGATTATAAGTATACAGATGCAAAGCCACTTGATACAGTTGTACCTGCAGTATTGTCAGGCAAAACAGAAATCAAGAACAAAGCTGATATGAGACAGGATGTTGTTGCATGGTTGGTGAGCCCACAGCATCCAACATTCACAAAGAACATTGTCAATAGATACTGGAAATGGGTGTTTGGTAGATACATCATTGATGACTATGACAATATTCATGATGATGAAAAGCTCAATGGTGAGCTCATGAATGCACTTGCTAAAATCATGGTGCAGGTAAATTATGATAGCAAGCAGTTCATGTATGTGTTATTCAATACCAAGCTCTTTCAAAGAGAATTGTATGATGGAGCATACTCTAATACAGAAAGATTCATCTTCATTGGGCCTGTCAAGCAGCGTCTAACAGCCGAACAAATGTGGGATTCAGTTGTATCCATTGCCATTGATCGCCCAGATACATTCAAGCTCAGCTTTCAAGATGAGTATGTCAAGGTGATGAGATACACCATTGAAGATCTTACCATTGACAAACTCAAAGAAAAACAAGAAATGTATCAGAAGATTATGCGCTCCAAATACGATGCTGCTCCCAAGTATCGCAATTATCCACTTGCAAGAGCATCTGAAGTGAATGACAACAGCCCTGTTAACACAATTCTTGAGCAGCTTGGCAGAGGCGACCGTGAGCTCATTGATACATCATCACGTGAAGGTTCTGTAACACAAGTAATTTCATTCATGAATGGACAACTTGCTGAAGTTGCAGTAAACAAAGATACCAGCCTTGCAAAAGCCATTGCTGGCAAGTCTCCAACTGAGACCATTGAAATTATTTTCAAGTCTGTTTTATCCAGAAAACCCACAATTGATGAGAGAAGCAAGTTCACTGGAGTGCAGGATGATGACATCATCTGGGCACTAGTCAATAGTTCTGAGTTCAAATTTAATAAATAACAACATGAATACACTAACAAGACGCAACTTTGTGCTTAACCTTGCATCAGCAGGTTTAGGTGTAACCGTTCTTCCACACATTGTAGCTGCTCCAGCCAGCAAGAAAGCAGAACACATCATCTACCTCTTTATGAATGGAGGCATGAGCCATTTGGATACATTTGATCCTAAAATGGATGCTGAAGTCAAAGGTGAATTCAAATCCATCACCACAAATGCTGATTTTCAGATCTCTGAACATTTGCCTTTGATGGCCAAGCATGGTGATAAGATGGCAGTTGTTCGTTCCATGATGGTAACAACTGGCGATCATGCTGGTGCACAATACTTGCAAAGAACATCATTCAAGAAGATTGGCACAGTTGTTCACCCCAACATGGGAGCATGGATGTGTCATTATACTGAAGATGGGAAGCCAAAAGTCATTCCACAAAACGTTTTGATTGGTGGTGGAGCTGATCACCCCGGTTCAGGGTGGATGCCTAAGAAGTATTCTCCTATTCCAGTTGCAGATCCTATGAGAGGTCTTGATAATACTAAGCTTAAGAATGCAGCAGAGTTTGCAAAGAGAGTACAAATCCTGGAAAAACTTGAAAAAGATGCAAACAAAATCATCAACCCAGCTCAAAAGTCATATGCTGAATTTTATGACCAAACAATTCGTCTTCTCAACTCAAATGAGCTTGATGTCTTTGATCTTTCCAAGGTGGATCAAGCAACAAGAGACAAATATGGCAACAATCGTTTTGGTCAAGGTGTTTGCTTGGCAAAACGCTTGATTGAAAAGGGTAATTGCAAGTTTATTGAAGTATCTGATGGTGGTTGGGATACACACGTTAATAACTTTGAATCTCTTGAGACAAAGCTCAAGGTGCTTGACCAAGCAGTTGATGCTCTTTTGCAAGACCTCAAATCATCTGGTCTTCTTGAGAAAACACTTGTTGTAATTGCAACAGACTTTGGTAGAACACCAAACATCAACATCAACAATGGTAGAGATCATCACCCAGGTGCATTCTGCGGTGTTCTCATGGGTGCAGGCATCAAAGGCGGTCAAGCATATGGCAAGTCTGATGACAAGGGTATGAAAGCAATTGAAAACGTGGTTAGCCCAGCTGATTTCAATGCTACCATTGCTGCTGCTGCAGGATTGCCAATTGAAGATATTGTAGTCTCACCTGATGGTAGACCATTCAAAATTGCTGATAAAGGAAAGCCTGTTACTGCTCTGCTTGCGTGATCACGCATAAATAAGTTCATGCAGAACCAGGCTTTTCACTTTGAGATTGAAGATCTCATTACGCAATTCATTGCGGCATTTGATGATTGCGTAATCAAGAGGTTCACTGGTTCTCGTGAACAAAAAGACCAAATCAGTGTGCGTTATGTTTATGCACCCAAGCAGCGTGTAATTTATGATATCATTAACAAAGGCAAGAATATAACATTGCCGGTTGTGAGCATCAGCATTTCGCAAATTGCAAGAGATTCATCCAGAGTGTTCAACAAGCTTGATGGATTTTATTATCCTGCTGCTAACACCGACAATGAATATGCTGCTTTTTCTAATCAGGTTTATTCACCGGTTCCTGTCAACATAACTGTCAACATGAGCATCATTGGCAAGTATCAGACAGACATTGAACAAATCTTATCCAATTTTGCCGCATATACAAATCCATATTTGGTCATAAGCTGGAAAATTCCTGCGGCTTATAATCTCACAAAGACATATGAGATTAGAACTGAAGTCGATTGGAGCGGATCCATTGCACTCAATTATCCTGGTGATCAGACACCAGCAGATTCTTACAGAGTAACTGCTGATACAAGCTTTACAATCAAAGGGTGGCTGTTTCCACAAGCACCATCAAGTTCTGTTAAAAACATCTTTTTCATTGATGCTAATTTTTATGCAACAAATCAGTTGTCAGGCAATCCCTACAAGATGCTTTATTCCACTCTGGAAGACTATGCAACACTGAGTGCATCCAATTTGGCAGGCTTTACCGAGACCATTAACATATCTGCAGCACCAGCAATTACTAACATTTATTATGCAACCAATGTTGGCATTGGTGAGCAAGTGTTCTCCAGTCTCACCATCAATGCATTCAATTCTGGTGGAACCATAACATTGTTTGGTAAAAGATTTCAATACACTACAGCAGTTGCACTTTGCAGCAACAATGCAACTCTTTACAAAGGTCTCACATCATTTGCATTTGCGTATTATCCAACTATTTCATGCATACCCATTGAAACATACAATGTTTTGAATGAAAACACAATGACCATCACATTGCCTGCTTTGACTGCATCAGGCAACTTTAACATTGTAGTACTCAATGAGGCAGGCTATGACACAACATACAGCGCTAATCAAGGTGTTTTTACCAATGTGGTGTAGCTGTTTAAGCAATGACAACTAAATAACTAGAATGGACTCTTCTTATAGCAATCAGGCAAATGTGCAGCAAACTTTTGGTAGGCAGTTGATGACCTACATTTCTTCCAAGCTGCCATACTCTGGATTCAACATTTTGGATTTCACAGAAAGAGAAAATCCAAAATTCAAGACATTTGAGGAGACAGGCATCCGCAGAAATGAAGCACTAGCAAGAAACTCCATTTCACAATCCAACCTTTTCTCTACAGGGTATGGTGAGTTTCGTGACATTGGATTTGGTGATCTCATGTATGCAAACATGCAGAACGACAAAGGTGCACGTTTGCAGGATTACAGAGTCATGGCTGCTTTTGCAGAAGTATCCAATGCTCTTGATGAAATTTGTGATGAGATGATCAACAGAGATGCACAGAATCATGTTGTGAATGTGAAGCTCAAAAACTTTACAATGGATGCTGTGGATCTAGAACAGCTGCAGCTTGAGTTTCAGAAGTACGTTGAGTTCTTTGATTTGGAAAACAAAGGCTGGACATATTTTAGAGATTTGTTGGTTGAAGGTGAGTTGTATTTTGAACACATCATTCACAAAAAGTATTCTGATCAAGGCGTTTTGGGTGTAATTAGAATGCCTACTGAACTTGTTGATCCTGTTTACAACAACATTCAAAACATGATTGTCAAAGGTTATCTTTACAGAAAGCCTGTTTTTGATGCTGTCAATCCCAAAAAGAAAATTGAAGAGAAGATGATTCCAATGCAAGAGAATCAGGTTGTTTACATCAACAGCGGTATTTGGAATCAAAACAAAACAGTGCGCCTGCCTTTCATTGAAAATGCTCGTCGTGCTTATCGTCAATTGTCACTCATTGAAGATGCCATTGTCATTTACCGATTGGTGCGTGCACCAGAGCGTCTCATCTTCAACGTTGATGTTGGCAACATGGCACCACCCAAAGCAGAAGCATTTTTGCGCAAGCTCATGAATCAATACTGGAGCAGCAAAACATTTGATGTAGATCAGAATGATGTTGTTCGCAAGTTTAATCCTCAAAGCATGCTAGACAGCTTTTGGTTTGCCAAGCGTCAAGGTTCAGAAGGCACAAGCGTACAACAGCTGCCAGGTGGCCAAAATCTTGGTGAGTTGACAGACTTGATGTACTTTGTCAAGAAATTGTATGAGGCACTCAAAGTGCCTGTCAACCGTTTGGATCCCCAATCACAGATTTCAGATGGCAGCACAGTATTGCGTGAAGAATTAAAGTTTGCTCGCTTCATCATCAGAATGCAACAGATGTTTGCATCTGGCATCAAAAAGGGCTTCATTACACATTTGCACCTCAAAGGACTTTGGGACAAATGGAAGCTCAAAGATTATTACCTTGATGTAGAATTCAACCCACCGACCAACTATTATGAATTGCGCCAGAGTCAGCGATTGGAAGCCAAGGTGGGCAACTTCAACAATCTTGCATCCAATCCAACCATTTCTCAAACTTACTTGCAGCGTAAAATTCTTGGCTGGAGTGACATTGATGTCAAGGCTAATAGAGAGTACTTGCGTGCTGACAAGGAGCTTGAATGGGAGCTCAATCAAATCACCAACTCAGGCCCATATTGGAAGCTCATGATGGGTGGTGCGGTAGGTGGTGCAGAAGCTGGCGGCGCACCTCCAGGAGGAGGCGGCGGTGGTGGAGCTGGTCCAGGTGGAATGCCACCAGCATTTGCAGGAGGCCCTGCAGCACTTGAGACACCACCAGAAGCAGAAGCTCCACCTGAAGCTGGTGCACCAGAAGCTGCACAAGCTGCCCCTGCACCTGAAGCAGGCGCATAAATAAGATAGTATTATGGCATGTACAATCACACCCGTTTCTGCGTTTCAATCAACAAATCTAAACAGCAGAATTGATTCTTTCTGCAGATTGGCAGATAGAATTGTGCGATCTCTGGGTGCTCCACTCATTACCATTGAAGTACATCAAGATCAAATCTTTGAAAACATCAGCATTGCGTGTGAGTTGTTTACTAGATATGCAGGCTATACTCAAGAGTATTTGATCTTTGATTCCAATTTGTATGAGAAAAACAAAGGCATTCGCTTGGATGTTTTGTTTACACTTTCCAATGCTAACTTGACTTTGGATCGCAAGCTGCAATCACAAACAACATCCAGATCCACTTCACCATATCTCTCACCACCACCTGCTGAATATGTTTGTGTGAGTGCTATACCTGTTTCTTACTTTGCACAGATTCCAAATTTGTCAGCAAACTTTACTACGCAAGGCTTGTTTGAGTTTCAATTGCTCGATGACCAAACATACACCAATGTTTTGACATCATTTCAAACAACACTCAACATCTCTCTGTCAGATGCTTTCAAGCAAACACAGCGCACCAACAACAATCTCACCATCAATGGTAGTTGTGCAACAACTGCTGCGGAGCAATACAACAACATGTTTGATTATGATGTGATGGATTACCGCAAAGTCATGTCTGTAACTGACTTTGAAGAGGGCAGCACAACTGGCATCAACACATTGTTTACCATTGAGCAGACTCTTGCTCAGCAAACATACTTCTCATATGCCATGGGCAATTACGGCTTTGATCTTGTATCATGGTACACTCTCAAAAATTGGCTTGACACAAGAGAAAAGATGCTTGCAACCAAGCGTGAAATGAAATTTGATGACCGCACACAATACATGGTCATGTATCCACAACCAAATGCCAACAGCAGATTCTATGGTGTAATTTCTGCATATGTGGAAAGACCTCTGCGTGATGTTATCAAAGAGTTCTGGGTGTATGAGTATGCTCTTGCACTTACAAAAATCTCTGTGGGTTATGTTCGCGGCAAGTATGGTCAATTGCCTTTGTTTGGTGGTCAGGTGTTCTCTTCTGACATGATGACACAAGGCATTGAAGAGAAAAAGCGTCTTGAAGAGCAGCTGTTTACCGGTTCTGCTCCAGGCATGGGTGCTGCAGAACCGGTTATGTTCTTGGTTGGATAATAAAAATGTACAAAAATATGTGTATTGCTGCACATAAAACATAGATTTTAATCAAGCTTACATAAATACGAATATGGCGTTTAAACTGCTAGTCGAAAAACCTGCACCTCAAGAAGAATTTGAGTACATCGTTGAAGAGAAGGACCGCACAGCTCCTGCAACACTCTTCATCAAGGGTCCATACATGATGGCCAATGGAGTCAATAGAAACAAGCGCATGTATCCGCTTGAAGAGATGACACGCGAAGTTTCTCGTTATACAGATGAAATGATCAAGACTGGCCGCGCCATGGGCGAACTCAATCACCCCACAACAGCAGATGTTGACTTGGAGCGTGCATGCCACATTGTAACTGATTTGTGGCAAGAAGGCAATGTATTTTATGGCAAGAGCAAAGTTCTCTCAACACCTTGCGGTTTGATTGTTCGTGCTCTTGTTAATGATGGTGTCAAAGTTGGCATGAGTTCAAGAGCTCTTGGTCAGCTTGTTTCTGAAAACAATGGTACATCCGTTGTTAAAGAAATGAGACTTGTTGCCATTGACTGCGTTGCTGACCCTTCATTTCCAAAGGCATTTGTGAATGGTATTTTGGAAAGCAAGCAATGGGTGCTTGCCAATGATGGCAAGTATCAAGAAGCATATGATCGCTTTGAAAAAGGCATTTCAACACTTCCCAAGAAAAATTTAGATGTATTCTTGCGCGAACACATCATTAAATTCATCAACTTGATTAAATAACTATAGATTATGCGCAACAAACAGCACATCATTAAATTTATTAGCGCCTTGAATGGGAAAAATTACCATGAGGCTAATAAATATCTTCAGGCAGTAGTCGAAAGCAAAGTGAAAGCCAAGATTGCAGCTGCTGTTAAAACAACCAAGCTTTTCTGATATGACAGGTACTAACACCAACTTTGTAGATGTAATTAAGGAAGCCACAGAAGGCATTCTTTCAGAGGATTCTTTGGTAGCAATCCAAGAAGCTTTCAACCAAGCAGTTGAACAAAAAACAACTGTGAACGTCGAAGCTGCACTTGTCAAGCAAGATGCAGAATATGCAGACAAGCTCAAGTCATTGCTTGAAGCAATTGACAAAGATCACACAGGCAAGCTTGTTAAACTTGCTGAAGCAATTGACACCAACAACGCTGTAAAGCTCAACAAGGTGGTCAAGAAGTACAAAACAGCTCTTGCAAATGAAGCAAAGCAATTCAAGAACAATCTTGTTGGATCCATCAGCAAGTATCTTGAAGTTTATTTGGAACAAGCTGTCCCACAACAATTTATCAACGAAGCTGTACTTGAACGCAAGGCACAGCACGTATTAGACAATCTCCGCCAGCACCTTGCTGTTGATTCTGCTCTCATGAGAGAGTCAGTTCGCACAGCAGTAGTGGATGGCAAGAAACAAATTGATGAAGCTCAACAAGAGCTTGAGAAAGCACAACAGCGCGCAAAGATGCTGGAAGAGAAGCTTAACAAGGCACAGGCAGATCTTGTGCTTGCTGAGAAGACTTCTACACTTCCAAGCAAGAAGCGTGATTACGTGAAGCGCGTACTTGATGGCAAGTCTGCAAAATTCATTGCAGAAAACATCGATTACACCATTAATCTGTTCGATAAGACAGAGCGTGATCAAGTTGACTTTCTCAGAGAACAAGCAATGCAAGACGTTGTCGCAACAGATGACGTTCCTGTTGATCAAGTGGTTGAGGAATCAACACATGAATCTTCAACAGTGAGCAGTGCTTATCTCACAGAACTTTCCAAGTACTAAATAGTACAACTGGAATCATAAAATGAGGTATAAAAATACCTGAGATCGAGATTAAGAAAAAGGAAAATCTATGAACAGAATCAAACCTACACAGGCTTATATCGATCAAAATCGTGCTAAGATGCTTCTCGAGAAGTGGGGTCCAGTATTGGATTACTCTTCCAAGAACGTCGCAGCAATCGAAAACGAGCACACTCGCCTCAACACAGCTATGCTCTTGGAAAACCAAGAAGCATGGTGCTTGAACGAGTCTGGCAACCTTGCTGGTCAGGGTGGCTCATTCGGCAGCGCTGCAGGTGGTCAGTATAGCCCACCTGTTGGTATCTCCTCTGGCGATACCTACGCTCCTAATGACTCTCGTCTTCCAAAGATTTTGATTCCGATGATTCGTCGTACATTCCCTGAACTTATCAGTAACGAGATTTGCGGTGTTCAGCCAATGAGCGGCCCTGTTGGTCTTGCATTTGCTCTTCGCTACAAGTATAGCAACACTACACTTGGCGGTGGCAACTACATTGACAACGGTGCGTCCTCTCAGTCCCCTGGCTGGCACACACAGCAGAACATCAGCTACGGCTCCGGCAACGGTCAGAATGAATTGGGATACCAGTTCATTGACACCCGCTTCACCGGTACCTCCGCTACTGTTCTGTCCGGCAATGGCTACTGGACTTTCGCTGACCAAGACCGCGGTGTCGCTGAAATTTTGAAGAACTTCGAAATCAACAGCAACATCCCAACAGTCGAAGTTAGCTTTGAAAAGACAGCAGTTGAAGCTGGTACTCGCCGTCTTGGCGCTCGCTGGTCAGTTGAGTTGGAGCAGGATCTGAAGAACATGAACGGTATCGACATTGATGCTGAGATTACAAATGCTATGGCATATGAAATCCAGGCAGAAATCGACCGTGAAATGATCATTCGCATGATCCAGACCGCACTCAATCAGCCACTTGGCGTCGGCTATTCTGTATGGAGCCCAGCTTCTGCAGACGGCCGCTGGATGGTGGAACGCAACCGTGACTTCTATCAGAGACTCATCATCGAAGCAAACCGCATCGCCGTACGTAACCGTCGTGGTGCAGCTAACTTCATCGTTGCAACACCTCGTGTGTGCGCAATCCTTGAAATGCTTCCTGAGTTTCAGTGGGTTCCTGTCCAAGGCAACGTAAACACCCAGCCAACTGGGGTTGCTAAGGTCGGCTCCCTTGGTGGAAGATTCAATGTGTACCGCGATACACGTACTGAAGTGCAGAACAGCAATGTCTATGGTAACAACGGTTATACCGGTCAGACCTCAGGCGTTGAATATGCACTACTTGGTTACAAAGGCAGCGAATTTTATGACACTGGTATCATCTATTGTCCGTACATTCCTGTCATGGTGCAGCGTACCATTGGTCCAAACGACTTCGCTCCACGCGTAGGCTTGCTTACACGTTACGGCGTTGTTGACAACATCTTTGGTGCTAACCTGTACTACCATGTAATCATTGTTCAGGGTCTTGGAGTGGCGTTTACGCCAGCTTCCCAGACAGTGTACTTCTGATAACGGAAGAAAAAAGGTCAACTTGGCGCTGGAGGATTGCTACTCCAGCGCTTTTTTTTGTATAAATAACATCATGACAACTGAATTTGACGCACTATTTGAACACCTGTTGACAGAAGCTAAAAAGGGTGCACGATGCACCAAAGTAACAGGGCAGCAATCATCAACACGCAGCGATAAGAAATACATGCGTTGTGCAAGAGTAGATGGCAAGCTCAAACGTATTCACTATGGTGATCCAAATTTGAGAATCAAGAAGTCTAATCCCAAGAAGCGCAAGTCATTCAGAGCACGACACAAGTGCTCAAGCGCCAAGCCAGGCACAGCAAAATACTACAGCTGTAAAAATTGGTAAATAAAAAAACCCGCCTTTCGGCGGGTTTTTTTTTGATTGATGTCTGTGTTGTTATCCAACGTAACCAAGCACCCACAATCTGCGAGCTTCAGCTTGGCATGTATAGATTCCATCACCTTCACTTGCTGTATTAACAGCTGTAACAGTGATGGTTGTAGTAGCAGTTGTATCACTTGCTGTCTTAACAATGCTTGTGCTGCCAGCATTGCCAGAAAGTGCAAAGCTTGAAAGTGTAAGAGTAACAGTTCCTGTTTGAATACCTTTTGCACACTCAGCACCCAATGCGGTGAGTCTAAATGTTACAGATCCAGAAGAAGCAGCATTACCACCTTGCAAAACAACAGGTGTTGCAAAAGACTGCGCAGTATTGAATTCAAAGATTGAATTGTCTTGACCCTGTGCTGTATAAATGGGCGCGCCTGCAATTTGCTGCGAGAAAGAAATGCCTGTAGCATAAGCAGTCACCGGAGGTGAAGCAGCCAGAGGCACGCGAACAAAGAGTGTTGTGTTTGCCACACTTCCGGTTCCACCTGTGAGACGTTCACCGGCGTCTAATGCGCTGCCTGCAGTAGAAAATGTGAATGGAGCTGTACCAGCGATTTCAATGGGAATACTTAAAGCCATGCTAATATTTATTCATAGCATGCTTTATTTTAGCATATTAGTCTTTCCATTTAACTCTTTTTGAGCTGGTCTTTTTATGCATTTTGCCTTTGATCTTTTTGCACTGCTGGTGTGTTGGTCTGCATGCAGGGTACTTGCCGCCTTTGCTTTTGGATGAACAAGGACCACCAGTTCTGCAGTTGATCCAACCTTTGAATCGCTTGCCTGTGCGTTTGTCAATGTGTGGCTTGAACCAATCTCTCAAATTTTCAACAATGAGACCATCCATGTACTGATCAAGTGATTCTTTTTTAGGCTGCAGCTCCTTTTTGAGTTCTTCCATTTTGCCAAGAACCTCTCTTTGTTCTTGATTGAAATCAATGTTGCGTGCATCTGCATTGAAGATTGCATCCATTTCACTATCTGCATCAAATGTAGCTACAATGCCTTGATTGCCAAGCTTGTCTTTGACAGCAAAGCGCCCATCTTTGGTGCGTACTACAATGTAGCGAATGCGATCTGTGTAGCTCATATCACTTTATTTTGCCTTTGCGTTTGCGGCATTTGGCAATGTAACCGCTTGCATATGCACTTGGAAACACTTTGTACTTGCTTTTGGCGCGATGATAGCATGCATCATGCTTGGGCTTTTTTGCAGCCTCTTCAAGCATTTGAGCAAAGATTTCACCAAAAATATTCATCAATTAGTCTTCTTGGTTTGCTTTGCATTCTTCACATCCATCACAATCGCATCCTTCTTCAGCATGTTTGCAATGCATGTGTTCTTCAGCTTCTTCTTTGCCTTTAGTTTTGCTAATGGCTGCACCAATTTTTTCGCGACGCTTTTTGAGATATTCATCTGTTGAATCAGAATCGCCATCATTATCAATATCATCATCTTCTTCGCCAACTGCATCAAGCTTTTCAAGATATAATGACATCACATGTTGATATGCAAAATCGAAAACATTTTCTGGCTGAGCACTCTCAACCAAAGCATTTAATTCATTGGTAAGAGCAGACTCTTTCTTAATAAACTCTTTGATCTTTTTCTTAGACATCTTTTTAGCTATTTCTTTAGCAGCACCCTTTACTTTGGTGTTTCCCTTTTTAGCACCCATGGCTGCTTTGAAAAGGTTTTGTTGTTTTTTAGATTTTGATGGCATAATGCATTTATTTATGCAGCTGCGCGCATTTTTAAAAGCATTTTCTCAATTGCCAAGTCTTTCATTTTGAGCTCCACTTCATAATCTACACTTTTGCCAAAGTCAGTAGGAAGCAATTCTGCATAATCAGCATGCTTGCGAGTTCCATCAATGCCTTCACTGTAATGAAACACAGGACGACAAGGCCAGGTGCTGTGAGCCATGTCAAATGCTTCTTGATGAGACATTGCATCGCCAATCATTTCATGATGCAGATTGTCATAAGTCACAGGAATTTGCTCAGTCTTGTACAGTTGATTGTACAACTCTTGAATGGTCCATTGACCTTGCTTGTTGTCATTCACCTCAACAACAAGGCGTTTGCGAACTGAATCGGAGCATTTGGCAAGATTGCGACGAAACGTTTGCCCCAGTTTCTCCACGTCGCCCTGTTGTCGAATGTGAATGTTAAGAGGAGATGCATAGCTTTGGGGCAACCCAAGAAGATCAAAGATCTCCCCATGTTGCTCCAAGTCTCGAATGGAATTAGCAATGACACGCTCATCTTCACTTGTCAGAGAGATGAATTCAGAAGGATGAGCGCTGGTGCGCATGTTGTTGTCAATGATGGCTTGTTTGGCTTCATCCATGGCATCAAAGATTTTTTGTGCATCATCAAAGTCAGTGATTTGCATGTTGACATTGGGATGATTGATGACAGGCACAAGATCAGAAGACAGACGATATCGCTCAATGCCCATGTTTTTGCACATGCGTACAATTTTAGCAACAGTCTTGAAGTTGTTGATGATGCGAGAAGCAAGAATGCTTTCCGCTTGTTTGCGCGGCAGTTTGGCAAACTGCGTGTATGTCATGGTCTGAAATTTGATGCCTTGCTCTTTGCATTTGAGAGAGATGCAGCACAGACCGAGTGAATAGTTGTAAGTCATGTTGTACAATACAATGAAAATGCAGGACAATCAACAAAAAAGACCCGAGCAGCATAAAATACTGCTCGGGTCATCCCGGTTTCTGTTTTTGTTGCTAAGCTACACAACAAATCATTGCTTAGGTGTCTTGATGTGGCAATATTCTGTATTGCTCAAAGAGCCATGCAGCAACATTTCACTTGACACACGTTCTGGATTGATGTCAATGCCACCGCGACGAGCATACAAGCAAACAACAGACAGTTCACTTGGCTTCAAAGCATCATGCAGACGTTTGTAAATGGTTTCACAAATTTCTTCATGAAAGTGACATTCATCACGGAATGAAATGATGTAGCGCAGCAATGATTCAGGCGTCACAGTCTTGTTGCCTCTGATGTGAATCAAAACATCACCCCAGTCAGGCTGAGAAGTCACACGGCAATTGCTCTTGAGCAATGCACTATGATACCTGTATGGTTTGCCTTTGCTACCACGCACAGTTTCAGCATCAACAACTTCAAGCAGTTCAGGAGTTTCTTGATAAACAGTCACTTCACCTGCATCATAATTGTCTTCAAGAGTTTCATACTCTTCAAGACCATATTCATCTGAAACAGATGTCTGCTCACAAATTGCTTCATAATTGCTAAAGACCCTGACTTCAACTTCAGTTTCAAGCAATTCGCTAAGATCTTTTGCAGCTGTTTCAGCAATGACATTGTGAACTTCATGTGCATTGTTTCCCAACTTAGTCATGTTGAATGAGTTGAAATACAATTTGATGGACTTGGATTCCACAATGTACTTGCTGGAGCAAGGATAAACAATCTTTGCAACGCCAGTCACAGGAACACCTTTGTTGGTCAGTGCAGAGATTTCATATGCATTCCAAGTATCATTGCCATAAAATGGTAAATCATCATCTTGAATGTTGAGATGCTTGCGATTGTTGCTACGAGGCTCTCTCACAAGAAGAGATGCATCGTATTGAGACTTGTACTCCGAGGTCTTACCAAGGTGCACACTGATGTTGCTGTTGTCGAGTTTATCTAATGCCATATTTGTTGAGTGTTTGTTTGATTGTTTGCATGCGCTGTTCCACTGTCCCTGACAATTCTACCAGTTGTTCTGGTTTGCACCAATTGTGAATTTTATATTCCATTGCTGCAACAATTTGCTTTCTAAAATCTACATCTGTAGATCTTTCACCATCATCTACCAAATCAAAATCTGCAGAACAATAGAATACAAGATCTATTTTTTGCAACAGAACACTAAACAAGTTCCATGCATAATTGTATACCCATGCACTCACTTTGTTTTTCTTGTAAAGCCATTCTGTATAAACCAAACCATCAATGATGCACCGATCCATGATGACATCACCTGCAATGAATGAATTGGTGAGATGTTGATTAAGAATCAGCAACTGCGTAACATCACCTGCATGCTCATTGATGGGAACATTGTAAGTGCGCTTCACATAACGAGTCACTTCATCAACATAAGTCACAGGCAAATTGAGTTTTTTACACTCATTGAGCAGAGTACTTTTGCCAGTGGATTGAGCTCCAGTAAAACTAATGACCATGTATTATAGTAATGTCTTGAGAAGTTTAATCCACTGTTCAATGGAAGTTTTTTTGAGAGTTGCAATGGTTTCTTCTACACTCTTGCAATGTGCAATGGCTACCTCATCATGCATCACAATGGGACCACCATCCACTTCTGCAGTAACGCGATGAATGACACAACCACTAAAAGGCAATTTCAGTTCAAAAGCTTTCTTTTGAGGATCTTTGCCTTTGAGCTGAGGAAACTTTTTGATGTCTCCAGGATGCCCATTGAAGATTTGATATCGTTGACACACATCTCCAGGCACAATTTTGAGCCACCCATGCAGAGTTACAAGAGGCTCATCACCTGCTGAAAAAGCATCAAACAAAGAGTTGTAGAGCTTGCTCTCTACTTTGCTCTTTGCATCAACTTGAACTAGCATGCTTTTGTTCCAAATGGAAGCATCAACTTCAGCAGCATTTGTAACAACAACGTCAGGCCATTTGTTGAGTCGTTTGCAGACTTCTTGCAACTCACTGCCTGTTTGTGAGAACATTGCAAACCAGCATCGCTTTACATCACTCATATTATTTGACAATGTTTTTGAAATGCATGATGTTGTATTCAATGCGCTTCATTTCTTCATCTGAAACTTTGTGATCAATCATCTCCACAAGCTTTTGAGAAGGCTTGATTTCAAGACCGTGCTCACCATTGTACAAATATCCTTTGATGCCTGCAACAACAGGATTGCTTGTATCAATGGAGTGAATGTTGTGAATGCAGTGATCTCTGTAAAAGCCAAATTCTTTGGCAATGGAGCAACCAAGCAAATGGTGCGGCTTTTTGTAATTCCAAATGCCATCAGCAATGAGATTCTTGATGAATCGAATTCGACCATCACACTGACGCTGCAGCTTATTGGATCCAATGCCTGTGCCTTGATAGTAACTCAAATCAAAACTAATGGCAATCATGTCAGCACTTTCAGACATGAACTGATAACAATTTGCCAATTCAGCATACGTTCTGCCCTGCACCGTGCCAATTTTTACACCAGGCAGACCAGTATAAGTGCTTCCAAAGTTGATGAAGTTTTGAATGGTTTCTTCACCATTCTCGAGAACATCTGGCAACACATAATATGACGGCTGAAGCTTTTCAATCCAATCTGCAAATTTGTCAGCATCAAATGCTGTACCCAATTCAAAGATGCTGTTGTCAAGTAGCACATCTCTGTGAAGCTTGTGACGAGCATTGTAGAAAAAATTGTAATATTCTGGATGAGTCTCAAACAGATGAACCAATGCATAATCATAGTCTGTCTGTGGCTGAACTTTGCTCAGAATAGAGATTGGAGCTTCGTGTGCAATTTTAGGAGTCATTGCCAACAATATACATGGTGTTCTCAAATTTTCAACTTAAATATCTAATATGTTACCCAAAGTAGGAAGTTTTCTCAACAATGCGACCAGCACTTTTGATCAAATCACAAAAATTGCCAAAGGCATCATGTGTATCCCGTCTTTGCTTGGAACTTTGTTTTCAGGTGGCGGTCTCAAGTCTTTTGGTGCAGCAGTTTTAGCATCAGCAGGTAACATTGTATCAACCATTGTTCAGAATGAAATTGCTCTCATTGGCAATCTTGTTAGTCAAGCATTGAGACAATTGTATAGAGATGTAATGTCCATCATCAGGACATTCAAAGCCGTCTTTGATACTGTTGCTAAATTGCGTCAAAAGACTCAAGATACTCTTGATTATGTTAAGAATACAGAAAACTGTGCATATGCAGCAGGTGACTTGGTCTCATGTGTTTTGATTTCAGCAACCAACTTGCAAAAAACCATCAGAAAGCCTGCACAAAAATTAGATGAATTCAACAACAAATTGTATGATGCAGTTGGTGGATCCACTGGAACACTCAACAACTATGTCAATAAAAATTTGCAATTTCTCGACAAAGCAAAGATGCAAATGAATCTGCAAAATCTACTATGAACGAACAACTTCTTCCAGGTGATGAGCCAACCAACATCAAGCAAATGGTGCTGGAAAACAACATTTATGGCATGCAATTTTCGGGATTTTATCGCGGCATTGCGATTCAAAACAATGATCCTGAGAGACGTGGCCGTGTCAAAGTTTACATTCCTGCATTTGCACCTCAAATTTACAATCAATGGTATGATCAAGATGATACCAACAAAAGCTTTCGATTTCCAGCAGGTAGCAACATTTACAAAAATGAAGCATCTCTCAAATTAATTTTTGAAGAAGCTAAGAAAATTTTGCCATGGGCTGAACAAGCATCATCATTGCTCGGAGCAGGCTCACCAGGTACATACGTCAAATCAAGTGATGTAGCAACCATCAGCGACAGCAGCTCTGCAAAGTTGCCTGCACCAGGCGGTGCTTTGAACGTTGATGGCATTGGTGAGAAGGCAGGCTTCTTGTATGAGACTCCTGTAGGACAACTCAAAGATGGTTTCAATGGATACAATGCTGATGGAATGCCTGAAACCAATCCATACGCATTTCAATTCAAACCATCTACTTACAGCAATTGCACCAAAGGTGTTTTTACAGTGCCTGATGTAGGTGCAAACGTCTGGGTGTTTTTTGAGAATGGCAACATTGAAAGCCCCATTTATTTTGCCTACAGTTTTGACAAAAGCGATTGGCAAAAAGTCAATGAGATGGTCAATGCTGATGAAACCAATGCAGGCATCAACTATCCAGGTGCATTTGAAAATTCTAAGAGTGGGGACCCACAAGCTTACAAAAAAGGCAAAACTGTTTGGAACTCCAAAGGCGGAACCATTGAAGTCATTGACACGGACGACAATGAATCAGTAAAAATTACCCATGCAAGTGGTTCCTTTTTGCAGCTTCACAAATTAGCTACTACAAATCTTGTCACTGGCAATGATCAAAAATTGGTGCTCAAAACACAATTTGAAACCATCACCAACAACAAAAATGTTCACGTCAAGAAAACATACAACATTGGTGTTGATGAATCAAGATGGACACGCATTGGTGATTGGAGAAATAGGGATGCTTACCAGCAATGGGTTGAGTTGAATCGCCCCATTGCAGACACAAGATCACGTTTTGCAATCAAGCGCTCTGCAGGAGCACCACACACATCTTCTTTGACTGTGCCTGCAGGTAGCGTGAATCAACAGCGAAGTGGATCATTTGCTTCAAATCCTGTGCTGAGTCAACAGCCTGTTGCAGTTGCATCTGCTTCCATTCCAAACAACATTTATGAGTCAACTCCTGTAGCAAGTGAGCAAGATGGCAATCAGGCAGGTACGCTTGAGACAGCTGTGCGTCAGGTTGCTACAGATTCTTCTGATGCTGTTGCAACATCTATTCCAGTCAATGAGTTTGCTATTGCGGCAGGCAAGCGCGGCTCAAACAACTTTGTTGGTTCAGATCCTAAACTGTCTGCATCAACTCAAGACGGCAAATGGGATGTTGATGAGAGCTATGCTGACATCAGCAATTTTGAAACAGCACAAAGTCAAAGAATGCTTGAATATGAGCAGAAGTTTGGCACAGGTGGTGATGAGACCATTGAAATTCTTCGACACAAATATGAAGTTGTAGGCGGAGCTTTCAATGATACTCAAAGCGTTAGAGTTGATTCAGTTGGACGAACTGAATTCAATGAGATGCTCATTTGTACAAAAACAGCATTTGCTTCACAAAAGCCAAGTCCATTGGTTGAGCGTGTTGCCAATGATGGTAAATTTCCATGTGGTAATTATTCATTGACCATTTGCAACAGCTTCAACTGCACAGTTGGTAGCGGTGGTATTCATATGACAACTCTTGGCACAGTTGATTTGGCTGGATCACAAGTTGTAATTTCTGGCTCAAATGAACTCATCATGAGCTCACCCGGTGATGTAAAAATTGTTTCTGGTAGTCGTTTCAATGTTACTGCTGACATTGTTACATTGCGTCAATCAGAAGGTAAACAAGTTGGCATTGATTGCAGCTTGGGTGTGCGCAACAATGTAATCATTGGTGGTGGTGCATATGTTGAAGGTGAGTTGTTTGTGAACCATGTTACAGCACCAGTTGAAATTCAAGAAACAGAGCTCACAAAACTGTATGGTAGACCAGACAATGAGAATAAAAAAGTCATTGGCTATGTCAAGGTAAATAATCAATGGCAGCCAGTCTATTCATGTGTGCCAGAAGAGGGTAGATTCAATGATGCAGACAGCATCATCAATGTTCCACATTCTCACAACTTTAGAAACTTGCCACTCAAGCTTGTTGACAACAATGCAAGTGTGCGAACAGCTGCTATGCCAATGAACAAAGGAACAGCGCCAGTTGTTGCTGGCGCTGTCTCAAATGGCAAAAAGACTATTTCTAAAGTTGAATTGAGTTAAAGAATCTCATCAACCAAACCATACTCAAGGCATTGTGTAGAATCCATCCACAAGTCTGATTTGAGCAATTCATCCAACTTCTTTGCAGGAATCTTGGTATGCTTCTTGTAGATGTTTTTGATGAGCTCCATGAACTGTCTGGTGTTCTTGATTTCATCTTCCATCTCTTCAAGCTTGCCACCACTTTCACTTCTGATTTGGTGAATGAGCATTGATGAATATTTGCCAATGAAGCGGCGATGTGCAACGCTAGAGATGAGTGTTGCAGCACTAGCAGCACCACCATCAACATAGGTGTAAACTTTGCTCTTCAATGTTCTGATGGTATCAATTGTTGCAAGTGCAGCAATGACAGATCCTCCAAATGAATTGATGTGCAGATGAATTACAGGCTCTGAAATGTGTGCAAGCTCCTTGTCGATTTTGCGTAATGTTGCATTGAGGTGCAAGCATGTTTCAATGTCGATGTCGGCATAAAACCAAATGCGGTTATCTTGGTGTACAAGGAATTCTTTTACGAAGTCAGACATAGTGTTAGTGTTGGAGATCATTGATAATTTCCTTGATGAGACTCAGTTGTTTTGCTGCAACATCATATTGCACTGCATCTTCATCGTCCATGATTGTTTCATTATTGAATGAATTCAACTGCTCTTCAAGAGCTGTTTTTCGCTGAATCCATTTTTGAATGATGTCATTCATCTGACGTATTTAGAAGTCGTCATCCAAAGCTCCAGCAGATTGGTACTCTGTAACACGGGTTTCAAAGAAATTTTTTGCTTTGAGCAAATCCTGAACTTCAGACAAGAAGTCAAAAGGATTTTTATCGTTCTTGAATCTGTATTTGATGCCGACACTTTCCAGGCGGCGATTGCCAATGTATTGCATGTAGTCAATGAACATACCTGCATTGAGACCCAAAATGCCATTTGACAATACATCATGAGCATAATTGATTTCAAGCTGCACTGCTTCAATGATGCACTGAGTCAGATCTGCTTCAAATTCAGCATCCCATACATCAGGATACTGCTCCTTGATCTTGGTGATGAGAGAAGCACCAAACGCAATGTGCAAAGATTCATCACGCAGGGTATATTCAATCTGCTCACCAATGCCTGGAATCTTGTGCTTGAGAGCTAGCAACATGGCAAAGCCGCTGAAGAAGAAAGTGCCTTCACACACAACCCAATACAAGAAAGCGGCTTTGGTGATTGCTTTGCGACCTTCTGTTGTAGATGCATCAACTCCTTTGTTGATGGTCTTGGTAACCTTCATCAAAAACTCATCTTTGGCTCTGATGCTTGGAATATTTGCATATGCTTCATACACTTCATCTACGTCAAGCTTGAGTGAATCGCAAATGTAAACAATGGTATCATTGTGTAAGCATTCTTCCCAAATCTGACGAGCCATGTATTGGCGACACTCAGGATCAGTGATGTGCTTGAACATGGTAACCAAGTTGTTACCTACAAGAGATTCAGATCCTGCAAAGAAGCCAAGGCAGCGCTTGATGACAAGTTTTTCTGCTTCAGAAATGGTGCCATTGCTCCAGTTTTGAATGTCTCTTGTCATTGGAATATCTTCTGGATTCCAGTGATTGTTTTTGCCCTTGCGGTACAATTCCCATGCCCATTTATTAACATGTGGAAGAATTTGATTTACACCTTCTGCTTGTTTACCGAAAATCTCACCAGTTTTTTTGCGCATATGTGTCATTATTTATCTTGTTACTGTAGCTGCAAATTTGTAAAATCAATGAGTTTTGTCTTTAAACTTTGATAAATTTCTTTGCCGCATTCATTGAGCTTAGATTCAGTTTGCTGCATTTTTTTACCAAGAATATTTAGCTTCACACATTGCAGAGAATCCAAGTCAAACTCAAACTGTGAATCTTGTTGCATGATTGCAAAAAGTAGACTAAGTTCATCATGCGTTAATTCTGACTCAAGCCATTGTCTGTGTAACATCATAAATAAAAGAATATGCAATTGTTGTTTGAACAATACTTTACGGATGCTCTCGATTTTTCAAGGGATTTGTATAAAAAACTTAGAAACAGCACGGAAATTTATCCTGCTGGCGAGGATGTAATATACAAACTTTCTGATGATCCATTAATTGATGTAATTTTTGTTAGAACTCCAAATTTAGGCATGCAAACTGCTCTTGGTGGTTTTTATAGAGCAACCAAAGGAAAACGCAGCACAGTTACACTTAAAAATGGTAAAAAGGCACGACGCATGCTAGTGCTGGGCGGTGAAATTGCAATCAATGTTGCTAACATCATTCAAAAATATCGTCATATGTTTCCAATATACAAGGAGATTGCACCTGCCATCATCAAAATTAAAAAAAATAGTTACGCATTCTCTGATGATGTCAATGCACTACACTTTGCTACCATTGTAAAGGAACTCATTGATACTAACTTTTTTGCACATGTTTTTGCACACGAAGTTCAGCATTTTTACAATCCTTGGGTACACAAACGCGCTGAATCACATCGCAAAGTCAAAACTGATTTGCCATTAACACAAGATGAGCAACGTGATCTTAATTATCTGCGCTCCAATGCTGAGGTAGATAGCCGCACCATTGAAGCAGCTGTTCGTGTCATTGGTGCACAAGGCATGCAACATGTGTTTGATGAAAACACTCCTGAAAATCAAAAGAAATTTGTAATAGCGTGCATACAGGATTTTATCAATACTGAAGTTTGGGATGTTTATCCAGAATGGCTGCGCAACAAATTGATCAGGCGCTGGAGCAAAATTTACCAGCACGAGATGCAAAGACGGTTCCGTGCTGGTAAACTCTAACTGTTTATCTTATTGACAGCTCTGACAATCAGGGTTGTCAATCATGCATGCCTTAACGTTGCTCAATTCGTCTCCAATGGAGCTAACAATGGGATCAGCTGTTTTAGCAGAAGATACAGATGCCTTCTCGATGTCACTTGCACCACGGTTTCTCAAGTAATAAGTTGTCTTGAGTCCTAGTTCCCAAGCAAGCATATACAAGTCGTTGAGATACTTGAGACTTGTCTTGTCATTGAACAAATTGACTGACATGGCCTGATCAATCCACATGCCTCGAGCTGCAGCAGCTTTGAGCAATTTGAACTGATCCACCTGGAATGCAGTCTTGTATTTGTTCTGCAGATACTCTCTATGCTCAGCAGGAACATTGAGCTGAGTTACATCACCATTGACACGTTTCACTTCATTTAGCATGTTGTGATTCCACAATCCAAGCTTCTTGAGATCATTTACAAATGGTTCACAAACAACAGTGAAGTCACCGCTGAGAGTAGAGTATACATAAATGTTGTTGTACAATGGTTCTGTAGTTGGACTACAACCAACAATGCTGCTGATGGTTGCAGTAGGAGCAATGGCCATGGTGTTGCTGTTGCGCATGCCATGCTGCTTCACATGTTCACGCACTTCACTCCATTCTGGCAATGTCTCTTTGCACAACGGCATAAACACATCCTCATCACTACGATATGTGGCAAGCTTGTTGTATGTATCAATGGGGAAGATGTTTTGGTCCCACAGAGAACCCTTGTAGGTGGAGTAGGTGCCACGTTCTTTGGCAAGAACAGAACTTGCTTTGATGGTGTGCAATGACATGAATTCGTAAATCTTGCCACTCAAAATGATGGCTTCATCACTATCATAATTGACATCCAGAGCAAAGAACAAATCATGCCAGCCCATGCTACCCATGCCCACCGGACGATGTCTGGTGTTAGAGAGTTTAGCTTCTTGAGTTGGATAGAAATTGATGTCGATGACATTGTCAAGCATGCGTGCTGCAATACCAATGGTATCTGCAAGCAAGGGCCAATCAATTTCAACTTTGCCATCAACAACTTTGGTATGAGCTCCAACATTCACAGAGCCCAAATTGCACACAGCAGTCTCGCCATATTCTTTGATCTGACGATCATTGTTGCGTTCAAAAGAGGTAGGCTTGTTGTGTAGAATAATTTCAGTGCACAAATTGGAAGAGTGAACAACACCTTCGTGCTGGTTGGAGTATCGTAAGTTGCTTGGATCTTTCCAAGTCATCCATGGATGACCAGTCTCAAACAACATCTTGAGCATCAGCTTCCAAAGTTCCTTGGCAGATACTTCTTTGAACAAGCGCATTTCACCACGCTTGCCCTTGTCAACATACTCCCAGTATTTCTGCTCAAATGCTTCACCCCACAGTTCATGCAGTTCTGGTGCTTCATCTGGACTCATGAGATACCATGGACCATCAATGCGAACCTGATTCATGAACAAGTCAGGAATCCAGTTGGCTGTATTCATGTCATGGCAGCGACGACGGTCATCACCTGTATTCTTCTTGAGGTCCAAGAAGTCATAGATGTCATAATGCCAGGTTTCAAGATAACCGCAACCAGCACCACGACGCTTGCCACTCTGATTGATGGCTACGAGCATGTCATTGAACATCTTCCAGATGTAAACTGAACCTTGCGTCTTGCCACCAGTAGAAGTAATGACTGCATTGCCTGCACGGAATGGTGTAAAGTCCATGCCCAATCCACCTGCAAACTTGCTCTTTTGTGCTTCTTGATGCAAACCGTCAAAGATGCCTTCAAGAGAATCTTCAAAGGTGTTGAGGAAGCAGCTGCTCAACTGATTGCGAACACCACCAGCATTGAACAAGGTTGGTGTGCTGGTCATGTATCGGAATGTGCTCAGCACTTCATAGAACTTGATTGCATAATCAGTGCGCTCTTCTGGCTTTTCAGCAAGAGCAAGACCCATGGCAACTCGCATGAGCCAGGTTTGAGGAGCTTCAACAATCTTACCGTCAATGCGGTAAAAATAGCGGTCATTGATGGTCTGCAAGCCAATGTATGGGAACAGATAGTCTCTGTCAAGCTTGAGTGCATTGCTCAACTTCTTCAAATCATACTTGAGAAGTTCTTTGTTGACAATGCCTGCTTTGGCAAGTTTCTTGAGATTGGTGATGAAAGACTTGCGATACTGTAAATCAAATGCATCACTATCAACACCTTCTTCAAACACTTGCTTGTAGAGAGTCTGAAGCAGCAAACGAGCAGCAACAAACTTGTATTGTGGCTCCTGCTCAATGAGGGCTCGTGCAGATCGAATGAGAGCTTCATCAATGGCTTCAGTTGGAATGCCATTATACAGCTTGAGCGTAGCATTGTATACTACCTGCTTGTAATCAGTTGATTCCAAACCTTTGCATGCTCTCTTGGCACAATTGTGCACTTTCTTCTCATTAAACTCTTCAGTTTTACCAGAACGTTTTTTGACTTTCATTGAACTCATAGTTGAAATATAGATGCAGAAGTTGCGAAATCAATTAGAAATCGGTATAGAATTGATTAGCTCAAAACTTGGCAATTTGTATGTTTTGATGAACTTTGTAGCTGCAGAAACTTGTACAGTCAGAGTCAAAACATTGCCAGCACACACGCAAGAAATGATGTTGTCTCCAACGTCGCGTGTTAATGCTTGTACTCCTGTTAATGCATTGTATATTTTTACAATGCTGCCTTGTGCAAATGCGGTGTAAATGTTATCCATTGTAGTTTCGTAGATTTTCAATAAATTCTTTCACGTGCGGCTTGACCTCTATATTTACCGATTCAAGAGGCTGTTCAGGAATGAAATTTTCAGAATCTTTCTCCATAACAATTTGTTTGATTTGTTCAAGAGTAAGTTGCATTGGCTCTGCTGCCTTGCCCAAAACATCTTGAATTTCATCAATGGAGTATCCGCGTTTCACCATGCTTTTGGCTTGTTTGCAGATGTATTTTTGCTGCAATGCTTGTTCGCTGCCAAATTCAATGACCTTTTTATCATAGTATTCACGTGTTAGCGGCGTTGTTTTGCCTGTGATGATGCACGTGACTTTGGTTGTGTTCTTTTTTTCTTTTTGAGTGTCGGCCATTTGAGTATGTTTTCTTCTGGAGCACCATAACCTTCATTGCCTTTGAAGCCTTGACGAGGTGCTCTTGTTATTGTACTTATTGAGTTTGGCTGATTCAGCAACGGACCTTTGCCGGTTCTCGCATACTCTGAATCATTCATGTAATATGTCTCAAAAAATGTAGCAAAACACTGCATGGCAGTATTTATGCTTCCCATGGATATACAACCCATACGGTGCTTTCTATGGCATATATATCTGGGACATAATATGAGTCGTGCGCACGATGCAGAGTAGCAAATCTAATTTTGTTGGCTTTGTTGCTTTTTTCTAGATATTTTGTGATGCATGAAATGGTTCTGCCAGAATCGCAGATGTCATCAACAATAAGCACGTTTCTGTTGTCAACAAACTCATCAAGTTCCTTGCCAATGTCATTGTAAAATTCTACACCATCCAATTGTTTGGTGTCATCATAGGACTTTAATCCAATGATTCTCATGGGCAAATTTAAATTGTGTGCAAGCCACACCGCAGGAATCGCGCCACCTCGCAGCAATCCAATGATGCAATCAAACTTCAAATCAAGTTCTCGTTCATGCTGTTTGATTTTTTCTTGTAGAACGTTGCAAAGCACATCAAATTCTTGCCATGTAAGATAATGTTTATCCATGACTAAATATAGATAACATTCTGCTTTTTCAACATGGACAACAAAGATTTACAATGCATTCTTGAAAATTATTATCGCAACATGGAGACCATGCAGCCTGCTGACAAGCGATACAAGGCAGAGTATGATCGTCACAACAGCACCCCTGAGTGGGATGCAATGACTGATCCATCCAAGGGGCCATCAATGCTTACACCATCTGTTGATGAAGAGCAGCCTGACAAAGCAAGCAAAATGAAAAGTCTCATTGAAATGGAGATCAAAAGAGCTCCAAAAAAGATGACTTATGCAATCAGGGTTCTGAAGTCTTTGCTGCAGAAGATTGATAGTCTGTGATGGCTTTTTTCTTGGCCATGCATAATACATCAATGGCTTGAACCATTTGGACTACACTATCTGCTGACCAGCATGCTGCTGCACTGACAAATGGCATTGCCAAATATTTGAGACTGAATGCCCATTCACAAATCATCATGAATGGTACATGCAATGCACCGGCCCAAAATCCTAAACACAAGGAACATTTAAAGAGTTCTTTGAGCAGCTCATCATCTTTTGTGATGCGCTCTCTATAATCTTTTAAGATGCTGCCGTATTTAAGAATGAAGGTGAGACCAATGCAACTAGCCAAGTAGTAGCTCATCTTTTTTTCCTTCAAATACTTTCACTGCATCAGCAATGAGCTTAGCTTGATCAAGCTTCATGGTAACCTTGTTGCCATCATCATCAATGATTTCAACTTTAGCATCATCAACCTTGTTCACTACTGGGCAGTTGTTGCCACCACAGCAGAGCTGCAAGCCGCCATTATCGAGTTGTTTGAGATAACTGTTCATACGAATCGTTTCAAAAAGTATTTAGGCAGCTTGCTTGCATTATCAAGGATGCTGTGAACAATGTTGCCATCCAGAATATATGTTACACAGAAATCATCTTTGCTTCTGACACCTCGACCAGATGCCTGAATCACAGTTGTAAGCATCTTGTTTGCATACCATTGTGGGTCCATGTCAAACAGTTTCTTGATGCGCTTGCTGTTGAGTGGCAAATATGGAGCTTTGACAATGATCTGAAATCTTGCCAAATCATCTTTCAAGTCAACACCATGAGTCATGCTGGGGCTCACCAGCACTGTATCATCATCACCTTGCAGATGCATTTGCAAAATTTGCTCATTGTCAATGCCATCTTCTCGCACCAAGTATCTTTTGCCTTTGAGATTCTCACGCATGTAATTGGTGATGTTCATGTTGTGAGTATGAATGATGCCCTTGGCACCTTTGTGATTATCAACAATCTGCTCAATGAGATTTTTGAATACAGGCATGAGCTTTTCCCAATTGCCATTGTTCATTCTGTATTTGCTGGATACAATGATGGGAGCTTTTTGTGGGTCAAAGGTGCTAGGCATCTCAATGTATGCATAGTCATCAATGCCTAGACTCTTGGCATAGTTGGCAGGATCAATGATGGTTGCAGACATGAGCAACACTTTATGAGCATTGTCAAACAAATGATGTGACAATTTGTCAACTTTGAGCGGACTAATAGTGATGCCTGTCTTGGTTTTCTCAGCAACATATTCACATGCACCCCAATTGTCAAGAACTGTCTTGACTTGACCATGCATGTTTTTAGCTGCAAGCATTCTGCTAACTTCAGCAGCAGATGCTTTCTTCTTTTTGCTGGCCACTTTCTTTTCCAATTCTCCAATGACTTCTGTAAGATTAGTCGCAATGCTGATGAGATGAGTTCTGACAGCAGTCAGATTTTCTACATCAACAATGTTGTCAAAACCAGGAAGCAAATAGTGAACAGTTTTGGTTCGCAGCTCCACAGAGTAGTTCTTCACAATTTCATCTTCAAGTTCTGCAGCTTCATCACACACGAGAAACTGTTTCTGCTTGACGTGATCAGGGAGACACATGAACATAGTGTAATTGAAAACACCAAAGCGAGACACAATGCTCTCATTGCGAGCATTGTAATACAGACACTTGTTGCACTTCCAACAATCCTGTTTCATCTTCTCCAGAATGATGCATGGAGCTGTATCAACGCTATGATCTTCATCCACCATGCATTTGTAGTTGCTCTTGCCTTTGAGCACCATGGAGTCATTGAACAGTCGCTCATATTGATCTTGCAATGCTTTGGTAACTGTCAAAACAGCACCACCAAATGGCGCCATTTTCATGCATTCTTCTTCATGAATGTATGCACCAGATTCTTTTTCAAAGATGTCATAGCCGCGCACCAGCTGCTTGAATCTATCAGATGGTTCATTGCTGGCATTGCAAATTGTCTTGGCAACCATGCTCTTGCCACTTCCAGTTGGTGCACAGCAAATTACAAACTTGTGCTTGGTGAATGCATCAGAAATTTCTCTGATGACTTTTGCCTGAGCTTCTGTTGGCGTAAACGGAGCGGGAAAATGCTGTTCGAGATCAATCATGAGACATTGTAGTCTCAATTTACTCTTTTGCAATGCACAATTGTGTCAAAAAACCTGGTGTTTTTCTTTTTTGTTGTTGTGCGCAATTTGAAGTAAACGTCATTGTTGTTGCGGCTCAATGTTTTGAGTGTAAAATCAAGAGCAATGACATCATTTTGTTTTTCTACGCTAAATGGCAAAGGCAAAATGAATTGTTTGGTGTCACCGGCATCAGTTTGAAGCACGAAAAATACATGAAAATCCTTGATGGCAATCAGAATTAGTTTGCCTTTCTTTATTGACTTGCCATTGATGTCAAAGCTTATTTTGCTTTGCAAAAATGAGCTGAATGTTTTTTCTATGTACTCGGAAATCATGATTGCATAAATGCAAACTTTTGTTGCATTGACATGGGGAAAATGGTTTCATTGAAGAAATTCCAAAACTCATCATTGGGTTGAAACTGTCTTACAATTTCACAATCATCCAAGCTGATGGTACGAAAATCCTGCATTAAAATATCCCATGTGATGATGAGATTTTTTTGTGCAGGATTGTAATTCAAAGCATTTGCAGGGGTTCTGTAATTGAGAACAATGCGACCGTTGGGCGATGTTAAGATGGTTGAGTTGTTGGTGCACAACATTCTTCGCACTGCTCCCAATCCAGGAATTTGTCGACGACGAACAAAGCGGACCTCAACAACGTTGTTGAGCAAAGCTTGATAAAGAGGTCCGTATGACGTCTGCGGCATAATTACTTAGTATCCCTTGGCTGGCACTTGCCAAACAAACGCTGCTCATTCAAGAACATGCCTTTTTTGATCTTGCCATGGCCTTTGATTTCCATGCCAGTAACAGTGACTCCTTTGTCATTTGGAAACATGACAATGTCACCAGGCTGTGTGTTCTTAACTTCTGTTCCAACAAGAACAACTTTGGCTTTTCTCCATGCTTTGGTAACAGAGTTGGTTGGGATGTAAATGCCACCTCTTAAAATTGCATCTCCATCTTCTGACAAGTCTATGAATTCAACCAAAATGATGTCTCCATAAACTTGAGACAAAATGAAGTCATCCATTCCAAAGTCTCCTTCGGAATGAGATGACAAGTCAATGAGGTTGCGTGTTGGTGCTAACTGATCAATATCTGCGGGCATATGCTGTATTTACATGCATACGCTTTTTTGCAACTCCTGATATTGCTTTACACTCATGAAGTTTGCATGAGCAATCATGCGATCCAACTCTTCTTGCTCATCTTTTGCTGCCTTTTGTTTTTTGGCAGTCTTCTTCACATAGTTGATTTTCTTGAACTTGCTCTTTGCAAGCAAATGAAAAAGAAAATCATACTGCTGCTGTTTGTTATCAAAGATTGACCACCACTGATTTGTAGTAGCATTGATGAGACTCGCAACATCTGGTGAATACATGCTGAGCCAGCGGTTCATCATGTACAGATTAAACTCCTTTTCACACTCTGTATCTAGTTCAATGTATTTTTTTGAAGTGAGTACAGAGGAAAGAAAATCAAAGATGGTCATGCAATGATTTTTGTAGTCGCAACAAAGATGTTCTCAGTCATGTAGTGAAACACATCAATGACCTTTTGCATAAACACAGTTGCTTGCTCATCTGTCAGCTTGGTTGAGTATGCAAATCCAGGAGCCTTGTTGCCTGCATCAATGTTGATGCCAGTATGACCAAGAGCTGCACCATTCTTGACATAAGTGATGCTCACAGAGCACTTGCCTTTGCTATGCACCTGACCATCACTGCCAACAAACTCATCATGAACAATCAAATCATCACCATTGACTTCAATGGGCTTTTGAATGATGCCATACAAGATGTTTGCAATCTGCGTATTGAACAAGCGCTGAAATGCTACTGCACCAAAAGCTTCAAGACCAGGAATCTCCCAGCAGAAGTTAATTGCATCTTTGCTGTAGATGAAATCATTGCTCAGCACATCTTCCAGATCAATCATTCCAGATGCTTCAACATGCATGGGTGCACGAAATGCTACAATGTTACCTTGAGGTATAACTTGATTGCGCAGCAACTTGTAAGCAAAGCGATTGTGGATAAGATGTCCATCATAAATGATTTGATCATCGCGAATAAAAAGTTGGTAATTCATCTTGTAATGTAACTTACTGATTCTGTTTTTCAACCTGTTGTTTGATCCAAAAGTATGTTTTTTCAATGCCCTTGGCAAGTGAGTAGTTGGGAGACCATCCCAGCTTTTCTTGAATGAGAGCATTGTCAGAATTTCTTCCTCGTACTCCAGTTGGACCAGTAATGTGTTTCTTGGTCAACTGTTTGCCTTCAATGCTGCATGCAATGTCTACAAGCTGATTGATGGTCACCATTTCATCAGAACCAAGATTCACTGGACCAGCAAATTCAGAATTCATGAGTCGGCGAATGCCTTCAATGCATTCATCAATGTAAAGAAAGGAGCGTGTTTGATTGCCATCACCCCAAATTTCAATCTCATCTGTTGCATTGATGACTTTGCGGCAAACTGCTGCAGGAGCTTTTTCCTTGCCACCTTGCCATGTACCAAGAGGTCCAAAAATGTTGTGAAAGCGCGCAATGCGAACATTCAAGCCATAATTGCGCTGATAAGCAAGATACAATCTCTCACTAAACAGTTTTTCCCAACCATACTCAGAGTCTGGAGCTGCTGGATAGGCACTTGCTTCTGTGCAGTTTGGATTGTCTGGATCTTCTTGATTGTAAGCAGGGTACATGCATGCAGAGGAAGAATAAAATACCTTTTTGACGCCTTTCTTGATGCATTCTTCGGCAACATTCAAATTGATTGTTGCTGAATTGTGCATGACGTTAGCATCATTTTCACCAGTAAAAATGTAACCAGCACCACCCATGTCAGCTGCTAGCTGATATACTTCATCAAAGCCACCATCTGCAGCTGTACTCTGATGCGGTGAAAATACCACTCTTGAAACTGTTGATGCATCTCGCAAATCACCAATTACAAAATCGTCAGCTGCTGATTTGTCTTGATATTCAGGATACTTGAGGTCAACACCCCTCACCCAATATCCTTCTGATTTTAATCTGTTGACAAGGTGGTTGCCAATGAATCCACCTGCTCCAAGTACTAATGCTGTTTTATTCATAGTTTGTTATTTGATTGCTTGTACATTTAAGCTCATGAGCTTGCCTGTTTCCTTTTCAAGATGCGGAATATATGATTGACTGAAGTCATCAATGTGTGAATGTTCAGTATTTCTCCAATCATATCTTTCTACAACTGAAAAACCTACATCCACGAGATCTTTTTTGAGATGTGCAAAATCCCAACACCAGTGGTGAAAATTTTCGTTGTAGTCTTGACCACCATACATCATGCCTCTTATTGCATTCAAATCTCCTGTTTTGCTATAATAATTAACAATTGCTTCAAAGTCAGGAACTGCAACTCTAAGTATGCCACCAGGTTTTAAAATTTCATGCCATCGTTTGAGTACATCTTTGTATTCCCAGCGTGAAAAATGTTCCAAAACATGAGAAGCATATATTGTACATACAGAAGCCAATTTATAGCTTCTAAGATATTTTATGTTATCAACTGCATCAACGCCGGGTATATATCTCACGTCAATGTTAGTATACCCTTCAATGTGTTTGTTGCCGCAGCCTAAGTGTAATTTTATATTATTCATGCGCAATAAAATATTGATTAGGTATGGACATAGCAATGTCTCGCGGCGACCAAACTGTTGTATTTTTGTGGTAATTAAACCAATACATTGGCGATATAATTGTCGGGGAGTTTCTATTGAGCCATGCTCCCCACCAAGAAAAACTAGATGCAGCAGTAATGCAATGATGCGCATTTTTCATAATGCTCAAATCAAGCAGTTTGTTTTCCACTCCAAAAGGAGATATTTTAACATCAAAATTTTCATCAATTAATATTTTGAGTCTATCACTATTCTTATTATCTGATATAAAAGCAATGCCAACATCCTCTTTGTTTAGATTGTTTATCTCTAAAATTTTATCAACAGCTCTCTTAAAATACCATGCACTAGGGATTGGAAATCCATCGCCTAATACATAATCACCCTCTCTGCTGTGTGCACAAATGACTACTTTTTTATCAAAGCTTTTTATAAAGTCATTAGCTTTTTCATCAATGGTTTTATCCTTAAAAGAGAAAAAATTCAGAATATCATCTCTGCAATCAATGAAGTATTTGTCTGTTTGAAAATAACCCTCCAATACAGTATTATCAGCAACATTAAAAATTTCTGGATTAAATGTCTGTTCAGCACAGCCAGAATCTCTAAAGCAGTGATGAATAACATTTGGTGTCTGCGTTTTGGGCGGCAGATTAAAAATTTCTAATCCATTGCCGCTTGGAGTACTATCATTACTTGCACCACTCCAGTCTGAATTATACAATTCAAAGCCTCTCTTCTTGCTTACAGCATATGCCACAGCCCATTGAAACATATTATTTCCAAAGTTAGACATCCACACGTTACTTATCATACGGCTATTTAAAAGGTTACATAACTTTAACAACAGGCATTGGCATAATAAATTTGCCGCTGTATTGACTGTTGTTTTTAATGATAGAATCTGCCATGTTCCAGACAGAGATTATGCAGTAGTCTGTTGGATGTGCATTAAAATAATCTCTACTTACAATTTGAATTTTCGATCCAGGTGAAAATCTTCCTTGTTTGAGTGGCGAATCATCAACAACATATTCAACTACAGAGTCATCGAGATTAAAAAATTTACTAAATAAAGCAAACTTTGCAGGGCAGCCGTAGCAGCTTATTGTTTTGCCCTGCTGTTTTATTTGCTTGATGAGCTCGTTAAATTCTTTTTGCAGCTTCATTATCTTTTCAACAAAATCTGCATAAGTACTCATTTCATGCAACTTTAAGCTATTTTCTTTTTCAATTGCTGCATATACAGTTTCACTAACAGTAAATTTGCCTGTATGCTTTTTTTGAGCAAAAATTCTAAAAGACCCACCTTGTGTATTCACCATTTGAATATCAAAAATTTCAAGTCCGTACTTATTCAAATAACTCACGAGGGGCACTATGCTGAAATACTGCAAATGCTCATGATATACCTGATCAAAATAAAGACCAGTGATAGTATCTAGCAAATATGCATTTTCAAATACTAAAATTCCTTCTTTGCTCAAACACTCTGCAATGCCTTCCATTATGCTATCAAGCTGCTTTACATGTGCTAGCACGTTGTTGGCACAAACAACATCTACATATCCATGATTGTTTGTGATTTTTTCTGCAACTGCTTTATTAAAAAAATCGTTGTAAATTACAACATCTTCAATTTTAGATGCTCTACTTACAATATTTTTTGCAGGATCAACTCCAATTAAGTCACTATACCCTATTTGCTTCAATGCATTCAGAAGAATTCCATCATTGCATCCAATCTCGAGTATTTTAGGTCTAATAAAGTGTGTAAGTTTTTGCTCCAATGATTGTGCATAATCTCTAAAATGTGCAAGGAGTGCAGGTGAATCAGAACTTGAGTAGAGATAATTTTCAAACAAAGCTGTTGGTTCAATAGTCTCTTTTAATTGAACATGAAAGCATTCACCACATCTTACAACAGTTAGCGGATAAACTGATTGCATTTCTTCTCTAGAGACAGGATAAGAATTAGCTAATGCACAGTCTCCAAATGAAATTATGTGTTGCAAATCATCTGATTTACATAGTCTGCAGCATGTAATGTTTTCAATCATAATTAACCTTGTTGTTTCTGCCTGACATTATATATGCAGCTTGTGGATTTTTTAAACTATCAATTATAGTCTTGATGTTGCCTTTGAATTTGAAGTTGAATGCATTGCAAAATTTTTCGTTTGATGCAGAAAAACTATAAGTGCTGTTTCTGCCTGAGTTGTCATAAACTAGTTCACATTTTAGCTCTTTTGATGCTCCAATAGCAATGTCACCAATGGTGCTGTTAAAAGAAACAAGATTATACACACCTTTTTTGTCTGCGCTGCCCTCTGAAATAATGATTTGAATAGCTTCAGATAAATCGCTAATATCCAAAATGGGCCTGTAGTTAGATTGATTCATGCAAAAAATTTTGTTAGAATCTAGCGACGATTTAAACATTGCATTCAACATGATGTCATTTCGTATGTTGGCTGACCAGCCACAAACAGTTCCAAAGCGTAGTGCATAGTACTCAATATTTTTTGTTATTGCAGCATAATAATCAATCTCCTGTTTGGAGAGATCATAATAGTTGTGCGGTGAAAAACATGCATCAGACTCTTGAGAAACTCTATCATGACAACTGCCATAAACACTTGAACTGCTAGCATATATTAGCTTAATTTGTTTCTGATCAGATACGTTGCTAATTTTTTGCAGCAAACTGCAAAAATTTCTAACATTGTTGTTGAGCGTAGGCAACATATTATCGATGCACATGCCAACACTTGAGTGACCAGCAAGCAAAATTATTACATCATAGTTAAGAATAAATGTCTCTTCAATGCTTGCAAAATCCTGTTTAATGTTTTGCATGTTTACAACATTTCCAAACCACTCTAAGTCGAGAGTATCAACAATGTATTTTTGATGCAGATCAAAAAATAGCCTGCTTCCAATGTAGCCTGTTCCACCAATTATTAGGATTTTCATACATTTATAAAGTATTGAGAATAGCGCTGCATATTATTTTGCACAGTTTGCGGCATATTTTCTAATGCATCATATCCTCTAAATTTCATACCACTTGAACGCTCAATTGGATCTGATAAAGTTTCAAATCGCTTCTCAATGTCTTGCATTGTCATATGCACCCACTCTGTATGCGCAAAGCTTTGCAATTTGCTAAAGATGTATTCAGGTCCACCTGTATAAGAGAAGTGCCAACCGCCATCTGCAACAAATGGAATCTTATTTCGTGATCTAATCGCAGCATCATAGATGCAACCTTGCGCTTTTAATAGCTTGTAGGGGCTCATGTATGTGCCTGGCCAATCTGTACTTGCCTCTCCAAATTTTGTATTGAAATAGAGGTAATAAAGTTGCTGTAAAAAATGAACATCTGTATCAAGTGAATGGTGCAATTCGCGTATGCGTGCAGGTTTTGGAATCTCATCAACTGCACTAATCATAATGAGATCATCATCAGATGCACTTTCTAGTCCACGAGCAATGCAGTTAAAAGCATGAGATTCATTGCTCCATGAATTGTCTTGTGATTCAGTAGCAGGCACTACTACATGAATAATTTTATCTGCAAAATTATCAAAGATGTGTTTATTTTTTTCAAAATAAAGTTCTTTATCTTTGTTTTGCCATGTCCTTTCACCCTCAACTAAAACAAATTTATCTACTACATCATTTAATTCATTGAGTCTAAGCTCAAGAAGATGCAGCTCATTAAAGAATGTAAAGCAATCATAAATTCTTCGCATAATTATTTTTTGAGTATGCAGGTTAAGCTATCTGCATTTGTGTAGAGAATGTTCATATACTGACACTCAAACGAATTGCTGTCGAGCATAATTTTAAAAATGGAGTTGAGTGTAGAATTTTCAGCCTGTTTATCACAATGAATATCTTCAATTATGTAAATATCACCAATTCTTAGTTTTGGCCAAATGTGTCTGAATGTAAATTGCTGATGCTCATTGAAATGACTACCATCATCAACTACAACTTCAAAAGATTTCCACTCGTCAAATATACTATCCAATACATTTGCATCAACTTGACTACCCTGTTTTAAGATGATGTTATCTGGATTTGGCCATCCACCGCCTTCAACTCCTTGTGGTCTGCTTTTGTCTATATGATCAAGAGTGATGTCAAGACCCACGATGGTCCCGTTCTTGAAGTATTCCTGCCACATACACAAGGATGCTCCCTTTGCAATGCCAATTTCAAGTAGTTTTATAGGTGCATCTCTCAAATGGGAGAGAAACAAATCATACACAGGAGCGTACATGTGACCTGCTCCAGGTATCTTATCGAAGAAGTTAGTACCTTTGTCTGTGAGGTACTTGTCAGCGAGTTCAAGCAGGTTCATAAATGATAATTATTCTGCGACCAAGATTTGTATCTTCTGCAGTATATTTTGGATTAATTGATTGTATGCCATTGATGAATTGCTCCATTGTTGGCCATCCCGGTCCACCAATATCAACACAATCATCAACAATGATGACATGATCATTTCTATTGGAGTATTTTTTGATTGCTTCAAACTCACTCATCACTGGAGATTGCGTTGGTGTATGAGCATCAAGCAACATTACAAATCGTTCATCTGGATGTTTGCTGAGAATATCTTTCAAGAAAGATGCAGAATCAGCATTGTAAAAATCAATGTTGTTGTATTGCTTTTTGAGTGCTGTGTATCTTTCCAAAAGATCAATTGATGTGTAACTGTTGTTGGTAATATATTGCTCTACTGTCGAAACTCTGCCAAAATGCTCAGCAAAAATTGTAGCAGTATCACCCTCAAATGTACCCAATTCAATTGCATGTTCAATAGTATGCAAGTCAATTGTGTCTCTGTAGTTGTATAGTACCTGAGCAAATACATTTGGTACATCAACTACACCAGGCTTGCCGTTAACACGGCTCCATCTTTCATCTTGTTTGTTGTATGTTATGAATTTCATTTCCAGTATGAGTAAATGTTTTTATCAATTTCGTATTTCATCTGCTTCACTTCACGATCAGGCTGCTGCAATGCCCATGCAAACATTTTTTCAACCAATTGCTCCAGATTGGTATGATCTTTGAAGTTGAGCATTTGCTTTGCTTTGGTGTGATCACAAAAGGCATGCTTCACTTCATGTCTGCCTTCTACATGTTGAATTTCAACATTCAGACTAAACTTGCTTGCAACTTTTTGAACAATGGCTGCAGCTTCATTCAAAGTATATTCTTTGTCTGCACCAATGTTGAATGTCTCATTGTCAAAATCAGTTGCAAGCTTTTTGAGCGGAATCAAATAATCATCAATGTCTGAAAATGCACGGCGTTGTTCACCGTCCCCATAAACTAAAATGGGCTGCTTCTGCATGGCTCTGCGAATCCAAATGCCAATGACGTTTCTGTATTTGTCCCAAATGTTTTGATTGATGCCCAGCACATTGTGTGGTCTAACAATGTTGTATCTCAAACCAAACTGATCATGCGCTTGCTTGATGTCTTGCTCCACTGTGTATTTTGCAATGCCATATGGATCAACAGGAGCAGGTGTCATGCTTTCTGTGAATGGTGCTGGCTGGCCACCATATACTGCCATGGATGATGTAAAAATTAGCTTTGCATCACGCTTGATGCACTCATTGACTACATTCACAGAAGCAATCACATTGTTCTCATAATTGAATTTGCGAATAAAAGGAGACAATCCTTCAGCAGCATATGCAGCGAAATGGTATACAACATCTGGATTATACAAATTAAAGTAATGCTCTACTTTGTCAGCATCCACAAGATCAACGCAAGAGTACCTGACATTTTCAGGAATGAATTCTGTATAACCACCAAAAAAATTGTCTAAACCACACACATGATATTCTTTTTCATGCATGCGGTTTTGCAAGAAATTAGCAAAGTTTGATCCAATCAAACCACCTACACCAGTAATCAGGATTCTCATAATGAATTATTGAAAGCTTGCCAGTCTGTAAAAGGAGAAAGCTGAAATGCATTCATGTGAGTTGTACAGCCTGGCATAGGTGTATATAATCTTATTTCAGAATTTATCAAGTGCCTAAAAAATGCCCTATCCTCAAGCAAGTATTGTTTGGCAGTCTGCACCATTTGCTTGCCCCACCCATCACCTTTTGTTGCCCATGTGCATGTGGTGCTTTCTGCAGTTCTCCAATGACAAGTGGATCCCAATGCAATTGATTCTTGCTGAAATGTTGCATCATCTGTCCGCATGTATCGATCCGTGTGATCATAACCCGTCACAAGACTAAAGCGCTCAATGCCATCTTGTATCATGCTCAGGCTGTGCGGCAGATGCAGATAATCGTCTTCAACAAAGTACACATCTCTACCACTAAACTCATTCAAGTAAATGTCATAAACTTGCGATAAACAAGCTGCATTGCCATTAGCATTGATCTGTCTTGCATTTACATGCTTGAATGTTTCAATGTATTCTGAGAGTTCTCCACGCGGACCATCTACAATTACATGCATTTCATACTGACCACCTTGCTGCTGTGAAGCATAAAAAGCGTCCATTATGCTTTTGAAACACTTTTGTTTGCTAAACCATGATGGTCTGTTAGACTTAAAAGTGCTTGCGTCTAATTCGTAATTTGATGCTCTATAAAGAATAATCATGTATTAATCCCTTGTTGCCATGAAAGCCAAATGTTGCTGTTTTATCTATCAGAGGATCCTGTGAAAATAAATCTGCTACGTGTTCGGGTGCATAAACCACCCCATGTGCTTCAAAATGATCTCTATTATTATTGCATACATATGCATCTTCTGGGCCAGTAAAATCTTGTGGTGCAGATGCACACAAATCAATCAATTTTTTGCTTCGAAAACTAAAGCCGCCATTACCAACAGGATTTACACCTTGTGGTCCTCTTTCTTTGATGTGTGAATAAATCCACTGGCAGTGATATGCAAGTCGATTTCTGTCCCATTTTGCGCCAATATAATCGTATTTAAAAAATTCATCATTCCATTTATTAGCATTAATTACAAATCCATCTGTCTGTACAATTAGACAAAAATCAGTATCAACCACACTAGATAAGTTTCGCACTATAAATTGGTTGTATTGCTCGTAATTGAAAGATGGTATTTTAAACAACTCATGGTTGCATGCTCTAGTTGGTTTAGTTGATGTAAATACTTTGCTGGCACCAAATTTTATGTTCTGGCAACAGATATCTAAAACCTTGACTGCGTCATCTGGTTTTGCAGGCTCAACTATTAGTAGTGTTACATTTGAAAGATTAATCATGATATATCCACGGCTTGCTAAATAGATTTTTGATATGAAAATAGTTTGATGGCTTCCACTTGGAATACATGTGCAAATCTCTTGACGTATCTAATTTTTCAATGATGTAGTTCAACGAGGTTTCGACTGTATGAATTGTGTGAGCTTTCTGTATCACTTTACACCAATCCAACAAAGTAAAATCTGCTAAATTTAACATGCATACTTCTTGCATACCTTCGCAGTCTGCATTTCTTGCTGCTTCACAAATTTGCGTATGAGGCGGTGAAGCAAAATGAAAATTCTTTAGCACATATGGTGTATCATCATGCAACTCTAGAACATCATAGAACAATTGATTCTCTTTGCATTCATTGCGTTTAAAATCAAAGTACTTGCACCAATCTGCATAGCGCAAATCAACAAGCTTGTACTTTGCTTCCATGACAGACATGCCAGGAAACAATCTATCTGCTTCTTGCAGAGGCAAAATAGCATCATAGTTGCATTGTAGTGGCTCTTTGACATCGCAAAAAGTTATTCCTTCAATGTAGTCTTTGATCCAGAGAAATTCTGGAATTACTGGCCACACAACCTCATAATTTTGCTGACGCAACTTGTGTGCAATTTTTTGGCAAAAGAAAATGTCTCCAATGCCTGCAGGTTGCTTAATGAGCGCTTTCATCAATTGAACACAAAAGGATAATTGAGATACATCCAATCTTCTGGAATGCGATATTTCTCAACAAGTTCAAAATTTTTGTTGATGGCGTCAATTCTGGTTTGATACAGATTAGCACCATCAAATCTAATTGCTTCAAGAATTTCTTCCAAAGTTGTGAGTTTATCAAAGAACAAAATGCCATCACCATCAAAGTGATCGCAAATGGATCTATCACCCCAGAAAATAGGAATGGTTTTGGTTGCAAAGCAATCTACAATCTTCTCTGTCCAATACCCGGGCTGAATTGAGTTTTCAATGGTGATGGAGAAGTAATATGCATCCAATGCTTCACGCTTGCTTTCAACTGGCTTGTAGCCATAACCAAATACATCCACATCATCATATTGGCTCTGAATAATCTTGTGCCGCATCTGATGACCAGTGGTGAAATTTTTGCTTGATGCAATGATGGAGCACAATTTGGATTTTTCCGTTGTAGTTGGCTCTCCATTGATCCAGCATCTGCCATGCGGATAATACAAGAAGTTTTCACCTCGCTCAATGAGATCTGTATCAAAGGTGAATACAAAATCAAACAACTTGTTGTTTTGCTCAATCCATTGATACACCTGAGGATGAATGGCGCGTGGCTCAAGAATCCAAGCAATTTTGCGCTTTACATTTTTTGCCTTTGCAACATCCGGCAAGCACAAATCAGTAATGAAGCAGCTTTTGCTTGCTGGTACATTGCCAAATTCCCACTGCACATATTTGTTGACGCCTTTGTGGCATGATGAAGGCTCACCGCCAAAATTTTTGTCTCTGATGTTAATTTTTACCATTGTTTTATATATCTCTCCATGTGTTGTTTATCAAGGCTCTCTACAAATTGAACAATTGCTTCATTTTGCTTGTAATGCTCGTGAGTGGATTTGTTAACACTAACATCACAGTGTGGGAGATGATACAAGTGATGATCAGCAATGCCGCTCTTGGTGACATTCATTCCCAAAATGCGCGCTCTTGAAATAACCTCATTATCTTCATATCCCCAACCAACAAAGAATGGATTAAAACCATTCATTCGTTTGAATGATTCTTGTGTCATAACAAGACAGCCGCCAACAGCTTTTGTATTTCCAAGAAGAGCATATTTGTTTGCATTGTTAGTAAACAATTGCATGTCTTTGATTTTGCTATGAAGGTCACTCACTTCAAGTGTTTGCAAAAACTGTTCTTCACCTGCTTCTGTCATGTAAAACGCACAGCCATTGTATCCAATCAGACACTCAAGAGTGTTATTCTCATATGCAGCATTAATACATTCAAGTAGTTTGCCACAATCAACAATGATATCAACATCCAAGAATACTAGAATAGTTGTATCAGCTAGCTTGGCTCCAAGGTTATAGCCAACACACTTTTTAACCAACCCATGGTTTTGAAAGTATTTGTATCTATCTTTTGCTTCAAGTGGCAAGTCTAACCAACCTTCTGGATCATCTTCAACAAATACAAACTTACAACCAGGCAAATGCTTTTTATAATAAGCAAAGATGGTTTCAATGTTCTTTTCACGTGCTTCATTGTCAATTCTTATATGACAAATGAAAGTAATGTCTTTTGCTGTGATCATTGTTGTTTGTTGATTAATTTTTTCAATTTTGATTTGACTTGATCAAAGCTTGCATCAGGCACTTGCACTGGGCTGATTCCTTCAAGTTCAATGAATCTTTTAAAGCCTTTTTGAATATTGTCTTGCCAATCTTTGCGTGGCCTGATTGCACTGTTGTGTTCAGAGCAGGCTTGTTCTTCAATGTAATCAAGACTATTTGCCAAATCTGGCCACCACCAATATTCTACACAAAAATCTTGTTTGCAAAGCAAATAAGAGTGGTGAACATGCTCAAATGCATTGTGAAACGTTGTATCAAACAATCCGACTGATTCAAGAGATTGTTTGGTATACATGCACATAGCACCCACACAATGCTGATTGAGTGCAATTTTTAACCCAGTTGAGTATTCAATGCTGACTCGAGGATGTGGTGGTCCGCCAGAGATGCCATTTTTGTTAGCAGGTCCATGATATGCAAACATCATGTGCTGAATTCCTGTAATTTTGCTTGCTGCAATGTAGGCGTCAAAAATATCTTCACGCTTTATGAGCATGTCATCTTCTATGATGAACAAATAGTCACAATTTTTTTCAAGCAAATGCTTCATTGCTGCATTTTTTGCAACACCAACTCCGCTGCCATTTGTTTTGATGATGTGTGCAGAAATTTCTTGGGTTAAATCTTCTCCATCATTCACAACAACCAATTCATCAATTTTGTGAGCGGGTATGCTGCCTAGACACTTGCTGAACATTGATTGTCTGTTGCATGTAATAATTGCTACACCGATTTTCATTCCCTGTAATATAGCATAAATACATGTAAATGGCAACTAACTCAATTGGAATTAACATTAAACAGCTTCCACAGCTCAATGCTGTTCAGTCGGGTGATTTCATCATCATTGAGACTCCTGATGGAACTGGTGTAGTGGATTTTAATGACATCATCATTGACTTGAATCAAACAAGCTTTGAAAGCACCATAGATTCTTTGGTGTCTACCACTGTTGCATTGAGCACACAGTATTCTTCCTTGAGCAGCACAATCTATGATGATGTTGCAGTTGCTCTTGGTGCTCCAATTGCCATCTTCAAAAATGTCACACCCCTCACTGGTGGTCAAACCTTTTCAGGACCAGACATTGATTTGCCATTCAATTTCATTGAAGTGAATCAGCTATCACAGCAGCAATCTGCTGATGATTTTACTGCTGTAAATGTTTGTACAGACTTAACTCTGTCAAAGCCTTCAAGTGCATTCATTTTTCCTGCAGGCACATACAAAACATTCATCAATGCAAGCATTACATCTGCTACCTCAAGCACAGGCTGGATGCAGCTGTATTTGTATCAAAAGACACCACCAGAACAGGTGCTGTTGCTTGGTTCAGCCTTTACACCAACTGAATTGAATCAGCAAAAAACACTCACTGTTGATGGTGCTTTTGTTTTGTGCAAAGAAGCAGAAATTTCTTTGAGAGCCACAACATATGGCAAGTTCAAAATTGGCAATGCAGTATCCAACACACTTTATGCAGCTGCATCTGCACCATCATTGAGTGCAAGTCTTTTCAAGATGCTGCAGACAAGTGCATGCAACATAAGCATGTACATTGAACAAATACCTGCTGCAGCAGCACCTGCTGTTAATGCATTGTCTAAGGCGTTATAAGGCCTGTGTCTTTGAACAATTGACTCTTTTGCTGATTGAGCAGCTCTTTGACTGCTTCTTGAACATCTTCAGATCCTGCCACTTGCTGCAGATCTTCCATCCAGGAATCATCTGGAGAGATGGTGTTGCCACGCTCATTAATGTAGTTGGCAATGTCTTTGATTCTCATGAACCTATCTGATGAGAAGATGGGAATGATTGCAGGGCGATCTTCCTTGTCAAACAACACAAACTTGTCATTGTACAGATATTGATTGTAAATGACTTCAAAGATGTTGTTGATTTCTTTGATGTAGTCAACATCAGTCTCTCTCATGCCATCGCGTGAGATGGCAATGTTTTCATTGTAAGGCACCCAGAAGATGATGTCAAGATCTTTTATGGATTCGCGCACTTTGCTGATGCACTTTGAAATGAATGCATCGTCAATGTCAGATACACCCTTTTCGTTGGCCCACATTGAGTATACAATGTTATCCAGCGGGCACCTATCATACACAACATTGTCTTCAGGGGTTTTACCCTTCATTTGCTCAACCATGAAGTCAAGAATAGCTTTTTGGCCTCTCTTGGTCACGTGCTTGCTGTGTTGAATATCATTTTCAACAATGAGATTTCTATACGATTTCTCTGGTGTTGAGTACATGGTCCACACAGTCAGAAAGTCTCTGACGAGCGTTGTTTTGCCTGTGTTTGCTGTGCCGCTGAATGCAATTCTCATTTGTTGATGAGTGTCTTGATATTGTCGTTGGTTTTAGAGTAGAGCTGATCTGTAACTGACTTCAAGCTTTTGTTTGCTGCTTCACCGCCATTGGTTTGTACCAATTTTGCAAGTGCATCAACGTCAAAACGCACAACAGATTCAAGAGACTCACCCTTGTATGTTACAATGGATTTAATTTCCACAACTGAGGTTGGGAGTTCGGAGATTTCGTTCTTTGCCATGCTATCATTTATCCTCTTCATTATCTTTTTCAACGTCCGTTTGTGGTTTTTTCTTGGGCTTTGCTGCTGGCTCTTCGTTCTTTTTCAACACATTCTTGTTGATAGACTCAATGAGATCACGTTGCGTCTCACGAGTGAGCTGCATTTTTTTCATGGCTGTCTGCGGTGAAACCCATTTGTAGTCAATGTGCTCATCACTAATTTTTACCACAGTTGCATTGCATTTGCAGTGAAACAGCTCAAAGTTGTGCATCTTGTAAATGCTCTTGATGCCAACAACTTTGAGCCCAGTCTCTTCATGCACCTCACGCTTCACTCCTTGAGCAAAAGTTTCATTTGCCTTGATGTGACCACCCGGCAAATGCCACTTTTTTTTGTCTTTTGGCAGCAAAAGGAGAACTTTGCCATTATGTTGAATGATGGCTTTGCTCACCCGCTTGGTATCTTTTTCTGATGAATCTTTCATACAGAACAGGTTTTATCCCATGCACTCACATGCAGGCGTGACAGACCAGTGAAACCATACTTTTTGGCCATTTCAAGCACAAATGCAGTGCGTTCATGGAAGTTTTCTCGACTATCCATGCCAGGCATGCACACCACCTGAGTCATGTCAATGCCAAATGGCTCCAGATAATCTGCAATGAATTCCTTGATGTCTTCTTCAGTTGAAATCACAAACTTAAACCATGAATTCCAGTGGTCTCTGATGCGACAAATTGCATCTGGCACAATGCGTTCTTCCTTGCTCAAACCGGTGTTACTGAGCTTTGCACTGCAGTTGATCTGATGCAGACGGCTATACAATTCATCTTGAATAAACTGCGTTCCATTGGTCTCGATCTCATTGTATACACCAAAATCAACTTTAGGATCTTCATTGATGTATTTGTCAGTGAGATAGTCAATGAAGTTTGTAATGCATTTCTGATGACGCGGCAGAGTTGGCTCACCACCAGTCCAAATGAGATGAGTCTGCCCTTTGAACACCCAATCTAGCATGGTAGAACCATCATAATTCTTATACTCTTTCCAACGATTGATGAGATATTCAAATGGTTTCTTCTCACCAAAAAGCCAAACTGGAAGAGAGTCGCAAGTCCAAGTTGCTTGACCTGCAGCATGCAAATCACCCTTGAAAGACCCCGGATCTGTGTTGCCTTGACCAGCATCTTTCACCTGTTTAGCAAGTGCTCTAGTAGCACCGCAAGTGAGATTGCAGTCTTTGAGACGGATAAAATAAGAAGGATGACCAGTAGTAATGCCTTCACCCTGCACTGAGAAAAAGTCCTCAGAAATTACAAGATAATCATGGTTATTGATAGTTTCACTCATAAGTAAAGGTAACTGATAGAAACAAGAATTCAACATAAATAATACATATGAGCAAAAAAACTCGCTTGCGCAAAGCGCTGGCAGACCTCGAATTCGGTGATGGTGACATTGAAGTTCATACCACAAGATCATCTTCAAATCTCGGAATCAGAAACAAGTATCAGCTCAATGATGTACATAAATCCTTCTTGGATACTTGTTTATATGAAAAAACCAAAATGGTGCTTGTTGATGGACCAGCTGGTACGGCAAAAACCTTTTTAGCAGTGTATGCTGGCTTGTTGCTGCTGCAAGAGAAAAAAATTAAAAATATCATTTACATTCGCAGCATTGTAGAATCAGCAACCAAAAGCATTGGTGCATTGCCAGGTGAATTGGATGAAAAATTCAAGCCTTGGAGCTTGCCTTTGCTGGATAAACTCAATGAATTGCTGCCGCCAACTTCCATTGATGATCTCATGGAAAGTGGCACCATCAAGTGCATTCCTGTGAACTTTGTTCGTGGTCTCACCTTTCATGATTCCATGGTTATCATTGACGAATTCCAGAATCTTACACATGAAGAAGGTGTTACAATCCTGACTCGCTTTGGTCACAACAGCAAGTACATTGCCATTGGCGATGCTCGTCAGGCAGACATTGGCTCAAAGTCCGGGTTCAAGGATTTGTTCAACGCTTTTGATGATGAAGAAAGCGCAGAACATGGCATTCATACTTTTAGGTTCGGCGAGAACGAAATTGTACGAAGCAAAATTCTGCGCTTTATCGTGAGCAAAATTGCTAAGGTAAAGAAGTCGGGTTAATTGCCCCAACTTGTACCTTTGAACCAATCTCCCTTGCCAGATGACACATTGGGTCCAACACTTGCTGGACGACCGCCATTGCGTGTAACTTCTGGTGCAACAAGCGGAGTAACTTCTACTGGTTCAGGTGCAGGCTGTTCACCACCCAATCCATCTTCAGGAATTTCACGATCTTGCTCTACATCACAGTCACAGAAGAGAGCAGAGTTGTCTTCATGCTCAAACACTTCTACTTGCTTCACCCAGCAGCGATCACCATACTTGGCTTTGAGAAATTCTGATGCCATTTCAAAGCATTTTTCAGCAGCTCGCTCAATGCCAACACCCTTGTCAAAAATGCGCAGTTGAATGATGCCAGATGCATCCAATGCTTTGAGCTGCTCAAGAGCGGGATCATCAGCAGCTGCACAATACGTATGATCAAACACATGCTGCAGTTGCTGCTTCAGCTCTTTAAGACCACCAAAATCAACAGCCCAATTCTTTTCATCAAGCTCTTTGCAACCAAACCAAAACTTTGCTTTGAGTTGGTAACCGTGAATGTATTGACAGTGAGAATGCGTTGCTCTCCATTGACGAAATGCGCAGGAGCCTAATTCAATGACTTTGGTACTTGTAAACATATGTACAAGTTAATGTCTAAAAATTAGAAATCAAGGCTGCTGAGATGCAAAAGCAATGGCAAAGTCATTTGTATTTGGAATACGCATCAAGCTTCCATAACCTTGATATGCTGTATTTGTTGATTTTTCAACAATTGTTACGAGCGCTCCTTCATTAACAAATTCTGGCTTGCTTGTAATATCAACAAAGCGAACACCTGCTTTTTGTGGTGCTGGTGGTTTATTAGCTGGCGGTTTATTAGCTGGTTGTGTATTAGGAGTATTAGCTGGTTGTGTATTAGGAGTATTAGCTGGTTGTGTATTAGGAGGCGGCACCGGTGGCACCACTGGTGGTGCTGGTGGTTGTGGTGCTTCTAATAACATCATTTGGTTTGCAAATAAATCACCAAAGCTTCTGTGCTCAAGCAGTCTTCCAGAACCGTTGGTAAGTTTAATTTGTGAAACATAATATGTTTTGCCGCGAGCTACAATGTATGCTGCACCTTTTCTATCTCCTTTGATGTTGAAGGATTTGCCTGCCATTTCTGTAGGAATTTTTGTTAATCCAACCTGCTTACCAAGTGCAATGTTTTGTTGAGCAGCTGCTGCAGCTGCTGTTGCGTCTGCAGCAGCACCAGGCTGTGGGTTAGATGGTCTGCCTGTTACTGTGTTCCACACACCACCTACCACTTGTCTGCCAAGTGATCCAACGGATCGTGATATTGGCGTACCCTGCGGGGTGCCTGCTGCACCTGCTGCAAGATTTGTTGCTGCACTACCAATTCCTGATGCAACTCTGCCTGCAGCTTTAAATGGTGCTGCCGCAACTTTGCCAATGCCAGATAAAATGCCCTCAACAACCACAGCTTTCTTTGGAATTAGTACAATCTCATTGTTGCTAAAAAATTTGATAGCATCTTCTGTTTCTGCAAGGATATATCCTTCATAACCATTGTACTGCGCAAAATCTTCTGCATATTTGTTGAGAGGATCAACCTTGAGACGCACTCTCTGCAGATTCTTTTCAAGAATGGATGAATACTGATCAAAAAACTTGGACATGCAAGTATTTAGTAGATTTCTCTATTTTTTACGTTACATTATAGAATGGAATTACTCAAATACGCTAATGGTAATCTGCCGCAAACTGAACAAGAGCGTCAGAAGATGATTGAAGAAGCAGCTGAGCATTATGCTGCATTTATGAAAGCATTGAAGTTTGACTTCAAGAGCGATCCAAATAGTGCTGATACACCACGACGTGTTGCTAAAGCATTTGTCAATGATGTTATCAAAGGCTGTTATGAAGATGCACCAAGCATCACTGCATTTGACAATGTTGACCAATACAACGGCATGGTGTGTCAGAACAACATTCGACTCACTTCACTTTGCAGTCACCACCACATGCCATTCACTGGCTTTGCGCATGTTGCATACATTCCAAGTCGCAGCGGCAAAGTCATTGGACTGAGCAAGCTCAATCGCATTGTTGATTGGTTTGCTCGTCGTCCGCAGGTGCAAGAAAATCTCACCATGCAAATCCATCACTTTGTGAATGAAGTTTGTGGCAACAACAATGGTGTTGCAGTCATGATTGAAGCCAAGCACAACTGTTGCAGCAATCGTGGCATCAAGCATGATTCAACCATGCGCACAGCATACATGAGCGGTGCATTCCTTGAAAATGGAGACAGCTCTCGTGCAGAGTTTTACAACTTTGTTGATCATGCACAGAATCGAAACCTCATGTGAGTGAGGGATCGACTACGCTGTTCATTTGAGCAATGAAGTCTTTGCTCAACAGCACTGGTTCGCTCATACCAGAGCGATCAGAAATAGTAAAAGGCTGACCTTTGTAAGTCTTACCGTTAACCGTCACGTCGAGTCGAATCACGTGACGGTTTTCTTGTAATTGAGGTCCTTTGTTGATCATCATTGTGCCTTGAGAATGAGCACGATGTTGTTTGCCATTGCATACAAATGTTACAATGGCACCATCATCTTTGATGTCTGTTGCATGCAACACATTGTGTCCATCATTGCCTGTATCAGCTTTGGCATCAAAAGCGCCAATGTTGTGAACTTCAATGCGCACTGTTGGTGGTATTGCGTGTTTTTCAAAAAAGAACTGCTTGAATGTTTGCACGCAGTTATTTATTTTGCAAATTTGATTTTGTATCCACTAGAATCGTAGCATGCAGAGAAAGTTACATCACATGCTCGCAACTCTTTGAACAATCTGATGCAGCTCCATGCATCATACTCTATGCATGCATTGTTGATGATGAATGCTGTACCAAATGGTGCTGTCTTTTTGCCTGGATGCTTAAACAATACAAACCAGTCATCTTTTTTGCTGCAAATGTATTCAAGAAGTTGAGCTGCTCCTAAAAAATGCATTGCATCTTCTTTGCATTTGATCAAATTCTCGCAGCAAGCAGCACGAGCCATGCAACCAATGCTGTAAGGCAGCATTGAAAAATCATATGGCACTTCATAAATCTTTGATATTTCAGCAAACTGAAATTCAAACTGCATGGCACTAACTACAGGGCGATCTTTTGCAAACTGATTGATGAATTTTTCAATGTTTGCACGATTGCCAATCCATTTGCTTGATTCTCCAATGCGACCGCCATCGCCTTTCAACTCAATGAGGTTGTTGTTGATCATGATGTCGCCTTTGTCAGCTTTGTATCCACCAGCAAGCAACAACAAAGGCAACTCTGCAGGACCAGAATAGCCACGAGTCTTGCCTTCATCAGAAATGGGACGCATTTTTGTCCACACTTCAGCAGTCAATGCACTTGCTTTAAAATCTGCTTTGTAATATTCACCCAAGAAATCAACAATGTTGGTTCTTTTGAATGCATTTTCTTGCAGATGCTTCAAGAATAATGGAGCAATTGCATCAGTTGATATCGTTTCCAACATCTGCAACACACATTCATTGGATACATCACACAAGTAACCAAACAATTTGTTGAGTTCAGTCAATCTATCAATGACTCTGTTGGCAGCAATGAGCTTGTTGCTTCTTTTGATTAGATTGTCATTGATAACTTTGAAGCATTTGCCAATTTGTGCATGCTGCTTTTGCAGATCAATGTAATGAACAATTATTTCATCCCACAAACACCCATCAATAACGTATTCCTTTGCATCATCTGTTGCATCATTTGTTGCTACAACGTTGATCATGCAAATCAAGGTGCAGTTGACAAATCCTTGAGTACCGCACTTACTATCTGCTCAACTTGTGCAGGATCTGAGGTGGACAACTGAGAAATTGCAATGTTGATTTGTTTCTCAACATCAGCTGGAATGCTTGACCTTACTGCTTGAAGTCTGTCACTATCATTGCCTTCAATTGCACCTGCTGTTTGAGCAACAAGTCTAAGCAATTGAATAATGATGGTTCTGAATGTATCATAACCGCTCTGAATTTGCTCAGTTGTTTTGTCTGGCTGTTGTGCCATTGCTGCATCAGGTTGAGCAGGAGCTGCTTGTTGATCTTGTGCTGGCGCTTGCTGCATAGCTACATCAGCAGCTTCATCTTGCTCCATCAAGTAAGTTGCACGAGCTTCTCTAATTACACTGTCAAATATACTTTGCATTTCAGGTATTTAGGAGCATGCATTTGGTTTTCAAACAGTTGAAGTAGTTGTTGTTGAGAAAAACCAACTTGTATTTGTCAATGAATCTTGTAGCCTTGTCATAGCTATATTTTATCTTGTCACCATTGCTGATTTGCATCAAAAATGATGTGCCTTGATTGTTGCTTATGAGTTTGTTGTAATATTCAATAGGTTTGCTGCTGCAATACCATGTCAAAGGAAGTTTTTTGGTTGCTTCCATGATGAGTTTGTGAATAAACTCCTTGATTTTACCATTTTCATCATCTGGCACCTGGATGCACTCAGAGCTGTAATAGAATACTACTTTGCCTTGTGTTATCCCCATTGCAACATCACAACAATGCTTTATTATGCAATGTGTGAGAACCCTCTTAGCATTAGAATCAAACCGTTTTATATGATACTGTTGCACCAAATCATTGTATTCAATGAGAATGCATTGCAATAGCTCGCAAAAGTTGCAGATGGTTACATTGTAAAGAGGAAAAGAGTGCAACATGTTAGCGGTGTTCTTTTAATTTACACAGCCTGCAGTTGATAATCCCGTTGTAATATTCCTTTTTTGTCAGAACCTCTCTTTTGATTTGTTCCTGAATTTCATAATAACCAAGTTCCCACTTGCTGTTGCAAAACTTTATGATTTCAAATTTAAAATTCTCTTTGCCAGAGTTTTTGATATCATCATTTAATTCATTACAACTTCCAGTGTATGATTTCCAATCTGATTCTTTGATTACTGTTTCACGCTTTTTCTTTCCTTTGCGCAACGGCTTCTTTCTTTTAGATAAGCACTGTTTTTTACCAATGTACTTTTTATCATTGAGTTTATTGGTTATACAATATACAAAACCATAGAATTCATCAGGTATTGTTATATTACATTCCCAGTGTCCTAAATTTTCACATTCATTCATCTTATGCAATTAGTTATTCAATTGCAGAATCTAATGCAACTCACTTTTTCTTACCTTTTTTAACTTTGCCAGTTAAAAATACTGTTTCTGGAAAAGTTCTGCGGCCAATTTTCTTCTTTGCACCTAGAATTTTTGGCACTCTCATATCATTGGGCTGCGGAAAATCAGCATTTGGTTCACCCATGTTGTTGTAATATTGAGCATTTGAACCAAAGGCAGCAGATGTATTGTCTTCTGCAATGAAATGTTTATAAAAAGTTGCAAAGTTAGTAGCCTTCTGCATAATATATCTTATATTTACGCCAATGAACGAACTGCTCACCAAATACATTGAGCAAATCAAGGCGGATTTGGAAATTAACCAAATCAACATTGCATCTGTTGCACGCAACTTGCCTGCACGCAGACACTTTTGGACTGCGCGTCTCATTGAGCACAAGATCAAAATTTCTGCACTTGAGAAACAAAAGCAAAAGATTCTCAAAGATGTGTCACAAAAGCTTTCTGATGATTCTCCAGTAAAGATTGATGCAAAAAACATCAGCAGAGCTGCAGAGCAAAGCGATCAAATACAAAAAATCAATGAAGAAATAACTGACAACAAAAACATTGTCGAATTTCTTGAGCAGGTGCAGAGAAACTTTTTTTCTGCAACCTATGACGTAAAAAACGTCATTGACATCATGAAGCTTGAGCAGTCATGATGCAGCATGCATTAGATGTTTGTAAAATTTGACATTGTAGATGATAAACCTTGCATCATTGCAGAGGATCATGTGTTGGAAGCAATCAGACATGAATTCAGCATTGAAAATGCAGCCAAGTCATTTACAACTGGGTACAAGAAAAAATTTATTCCCAGCAGGTTGTATGCAATTGCTGCAACAGGCAAGTTTGAAATTGGACTTACGCATGACATTCTGCGCACCATTGCTGCAAAACAATTGGCAAGCAATGTGGAGTTGACGGACAAGTTCAAAAGAAAGCTGCAACCCACCATTGATACATCAGTCTATGATGATTTGGCTCATGAATTGAGATACTATCAAAAAGAAGGTGTTGAAAAGGCTCTGCACAATGGCAGAGGCATTTGTCAGCTTGCAACTGGCGCAGGCAAGACGCTCATCATTGCAAGCTTGGCTGCAAGTGCATATGCAAAATTTGAGAATTTTAGATGTCTCATTCTGGTACCAGATCCTGGACTTGCTCTGCAGACATTCAATGACTTCAAAAACTATCAAGTGCCATTCAAGACATGTTTGTGGACTGGTACAAATGAACTAGACTTGTCTGCAAATGTCATCATTGCCAATCAGCGCATTGTGCTCACAAGAGCAGAAGAAAATGAATGGATTGAATATGTTGATGTGTTGATTGTTGATGAAGTTCACACCATCAAAAAAGACAACAAGATCAACAAAATCATCAGCAAAATAAAAACCAATCATCGATTTGGTTTCACAGGCACTTTGCCTACTCATGCTGTTGATCGATGGAATGTGTTGGGTGCATTTGGCGACGTTGTCATCATCAAGTCAAGTGCAGAATTGCGCAGTGAAGGATTCTTGACCAATGTTGAAGCTAAAATTTTGAGCATTGCATACAAAAGCAAAGTTCAAAAGCCCATTGCCACACACAACGACAAAGGCAAAAAAATCTCAACAGCCAAGTACAAAGCAGAATTGGATTTCATTTATCACAATGAATATCGCAACAATATTCTGCAGCAACTGTGTTGCAACTTTAACAACAACATCTTGGTGCTCATCAATCATTTGGATCATGGGGAGACGCTGGTAAAGACATTGCAAGCTTGCACCACCAAGCAAGTGTTTTATGTGCACGGTGATGTTGAATTGCAAGACAGAGAAACCATCAAGCAAATGATGGAAAAACACAATGACGTCATTGTCATTGCCATGAGCAAAATTTTCTCAACAGGCATCAGCATCAACAACATTCACATGATTGTATTTGCTGCAGGTGGCAAGAGTTTTGTACGTGTGGTGCAGAGCATTGGACGTGGATTGCGATTGCATGAGAGCAAAGATCGTCTCATCATCATTGATGTGTTGGATCAATTGCCATATGCTAGTGAACATGCTCAGCAAAGACAAACCATTTACAATTCTGAAAAAATCAAATATTCCATTGTTCCTTTTGTAGAAAAATAACAACCCCACACTATACTAACAAACATTATGTCTGTCAACGGAAAAAAACCAACAACAAAATTTAGCAAAGAGCAATTTTATGTAGATCCAGATGTGCTCAAACAACAAATTACTGAGTTTTACCAAACAGAAGTTTGTACTACAGCACTTGGTGAAAGCATCAACAAAATTGCTCAGGGGCTAAGTTTCTCACCCAGCTTCATCAATTACACTTATCGTGATGAAATGATTGGTGATGCCATTGTAAAAATGTATAGTGCACTCAAGCACAAAAAGTACAATGTAAACACAGAAACAAATCCCTTCTCATACTTTACCACCATTGCATTCCATGCTTTCATCAATCGCATCAAGAAAGAAAAAAAGCATCATGAAGCTGTTGAGCAGTATCGTGCAAATGAATACGAGAAGCTTCTGACTGCTGGAGAAATACATGACGAAAAATATCACATCTACACCAAACCCAACTGCGATGATTCAGACGACCAGCAAGATAGCGATCTTCAGTGATTTGCATGTGGGTGTGCATTGCAACAGTGCAATGTGGCACGACATTGCCATCAAATGGGCAGAGTGGTTTGCACAAGATTTACGCAGCAAAAACATCACTGAGATAATTTTTTGTGGTGACTTTTTTCATGAGCGTGATGCTGTTGCAGTAAACACCATTCATGTTGCATGCAAGATTCTCAACATCTTGTCAGAGTTTAAGCTGCATGTGTTTCCTGGCAATCACGACTGCTTTTACAAAGAAAAGAGTGATGTGCATTCGCTTGCCATCATGCAAGGTCGCAGCAATGTGCATGTGTATAGTGAGCCATGTGCAATAAAGATTGGCAACAATTGTGATGCATTTGTGTGTCCTTGGGGCACTTCATTGGAGCAAATTTCCAATTGTGATGTAGTGTTTGGCCATTTTGAAATTCAAACTTTCAAGATGAACACATTCAAAATGTGTGATCATGGTTTTAGCATCAGACCATTGCTTGAAAAAACACCGCTTGTCTTCTCTGGTCACTTTCATTTTAGAGATGAGAGATTGTTTGAGATTGGTAAAATTGTGTATGTTGGTAATCCATTTCAAATGGATTTGAATGATACCAACAATGACAAAGGCTATTACATTTTTGATGGTGATTCCAAGCAGTATGAGTTTGTGCAGAATGAACACTCACCACTCATTTACAAATTCAAACTGTCCACCATTGCAATGCAGCAAATGGACATTGAAGAATTGCATCACAAAGTTGCCAACAACATCATCACATTTATCATTGATGAGCATTTGCAAGATGATGATGTAAATTTGATCAAAAATAAACTGCTTGCTTTCAAGCCATTGCAAATCAATTTTGAGAGTGAAATTACAACTGAAGCATCTGATGGTGAATCAAAAGACCACCACTTTGATGGCATTGACACAGAGCAGGCCATCATTGAATTCATTGAACTAATGAACTACCCCAACAAAGCAGCATTGCAGAAATACGCTGTTGACATTTATCGCAAATATTCATGAAGCACATCAACTTCAAAAAACTCTCCATTGTAAATTTCTTGTCAGTTGGCAAGGAGCCTGTCACAATTCATTTTGAGCAGGGCATCAACATCATCACAGGCATCAACAAAGACATGGCTGACAGACGCAATGGTGTTGGCAAGTCCACCATTGCTGATGCATTATACTTTGCAATCTTTGGTACAACCATTCGTGAACTCAAAAAAGACTTCATCAGCAACAGCATCACCAATGCTACTTGTGCTGTTGAATTGGAGTTTGATGTTGTTAGCTATGATGCAACCAAATGCTACAGAGTTGTGAGAACACTCAGCCCAAGCAAATGCTATTTGTTTGAAGATGATGTGGATGTAACTCGCGACTCAATTGCAAATACATCACAATACATTTGTGACATTGTTGAAGCTTCTCCAAGCATTTTTCAAAATTGCGTCATCATGACACTCAATGGAACAATTCCATTCATGGCGCAAAGCAAAGTTGACAAGCGCAAGTTCATTGAAAGCATTTTCAATTTGCAGGTGTTTAGCAAAATGCTCTCACATGTGAGAGATGATTACAATGACAACAAAAAATTGTATGATTTGGAGTTGTTTAAACTCAATGAAACGCAATCAAATCTCACCAAGTTTGAAAATCAGAAACAATCAATTCTTACTGACAGAGCATCCAAGCTTAGCAATCTGCAAGCATCCATTGATTCAAAGCAGAATGAAAAGCAACAATTGGAACAGCAACTGCAGGCAATTGTACCCATTGATGTTGATAAAATCAATGCAACCATTGAAGCACTCAACAAGGGATGTGACAAGTGTCAAGAAATCATTGATGAAATGATTCAAAAAACTGCTGTTGCAGAAATTCAAATCAAAAATTTAGCAGCCAAAAAAAATGCTATTGGCACAGATGAGGATGTGTGTCCCAAGTGTTTGAAACCACTTGAGTGCAATGATCATGAACATCTAGAAAAAGAAAAGCAATCTCTGCAAGAACAGATTGAAAGCTTGCAGCAACAGCTCAATGTTGACAAAAACAAATTGTCTGATGCAAAAAGCAAGAAGGAAGAAATCAAAAAGCTCATCACCAAAAACAATCAAAAGCTTACTCAGCATGAGCAAAATGAACGCAGCAAAAATGACATCAACAGAAAAATTGACGTCATTGATGAGCATTTGAAGACTGTTGATGAATATGCAAATACACTCAAATGCACAACAACAGAAGTTGATGATGTAATTGTTGATAGCAAAGATAAGCTGCAAAAAATTGAAAAACAGGTTGCAGGTCAGCTTGAAAATGTAAACCTTCTCAACACAATGAAAGTCATTGTTTCAGAAGAAGGTGTAAAAGCATACATCATCAAGAAGATCTTGGCAATTCTCAACAACAAGTTGCAACACTATTTGAATCGAATTGGCTTCAACTGCACATGCAAATTCAATGAATTGTTTGAAGAAGAGATTTACAATGACAAAGGCAAAGCATGCAGCTATTTCAATTTCTCTGGTGCAGAGCGCAAGAGCATTGACTTGGCGTGCTTGTTTGCTTTCATTGACATTCGCAGAATGCAGGGCAATGTTGCATACAATGTAGTATTTTATGATGAGCTTTTAGATACAAGTCTTGACGACAAAGGTGTTGAGCTCGTGCATGACATCATTGCTGATAGAGCCAAGAAGTTTAATGAATGTGCGTACATCATCACACACCGCAAAGAAAGCGCATTCTTTGCAACAAGCAAAGTAATTCATCTGGAAAAGCATAATGGCATCACAAAGCGTGTTGAATGATGCATAGACACGAATACATACAACATAATGAATCATTCACCCTTTAGGCAACCTTTCAGAGCACCATTTGCGCCACCTGCCAGCATTGCGCCATTGGCTTCTGTGCCTGTTGCTGCACCAACAGTCAATACCCCTGAAGAAAATTTGCCTCGTGCATTGCAGTATGCTGCTGATACATCTGGGTGCGGTTTTTGGAGAATGATCTGGCCAGAGCATATTTTGAATGCCAATCAAAAAGCAATGATCACTACTACAACAGTGATGAATGCAAGTGAGAGCTTTTATGCACCTCTCAAAGCAATTCGCATTCAAAGACAAGCTACAGCACCTCAGCTTGAGTTTGTCAAATATTTGAAAGCTCTTCAGGGCAAATACGGTTTTCGCATCATTTACGAAATTGATGATGTTGTATTCCATGAAGATATTCCTGATTACAACAAATTTAAGTTTGCATTTGAATCACAGGAAATCAGAAACAACATCATGCAAATCATCAATTTGTGTGATGAGGTTACTGTGACCAACGAATTCATGCGCGATTATTTCCGCGAGAAAACAAACAAGCGCGAAATCTCTGTCATTCCAAACTTCCCACCTGAATGGTGGATTGGTAGATACTATGATCCAAAGCGCAGCTACAATGCACTCTTGAAACACAAAAAGAAGCCACGCATTCTTTATGCTGGATCTGGTGCACACTTTGATGTTGAAAACAAAGCTGGTCAGAAAGATGACTTTGAAGACATTGTAAAGCACATCATTGATACTCGGCACAAGTATACTTGGATTTTTATTGGTGCTGCTCCAATGCAGTTGATTCCATACATTCAGCGCAATGAGATTGAATTTCATCCATGGCAGCGCTTGTATGACTTTCCCAAGAAGATCTTTGAATTGGAAGTGCAGATGCTCATTGCACCTTTGCAAGACAACAACTTCAACAGGTGCAAGAGTGACATCAAGTTCATTGAAGCATGCTGCATGGGATTGCCTGTTGCATGTCAGGACATGGTCACCTACAAAGATGCGCTCATCAAGTTTAAGACTGGTGAAGAAATGATGCACAAGATTGAAGAAACTCTCAAGCGTACCAACAGGTATGTTGAAGATTCATATTCATTGCGCAAAATTGGTGAAAAGAGATTCTTGGAGCGTGATGAAAATCATGACTGCTACTTGGAATTGATTACAACATCATATGGCAGCCCTGAGCGCAAAAATCTTTTGAGATACAATGATAGCATTTGATTTCCATTGATATGCACTTATAGTGTATTCATATGATCGGCTATCGCAATGCAGTTTATCTGCCTCAAGAAGAATGCGTGAGAGTGTTCACATGGGATGAACATGGCAACAGAACTAAGTTTGATGCACATTACAGTCCGTATGTAATGATTGAAGATCCTAACGGCAAAGAAGTTAGCATTTTCAATACCAAGTTGCGCACACGCAAGTTCAAAACTCAATACGATCGCAACAAGTTCATCAAAGAATGTGGTACTCGTCGATTGTTTGAAAATCTCAATCCGGTGCAGCAATTCTTGGTTGATGCATATTGGAAGCATAATGCAGAAGCAGACTTTGGTAAATTTGCTGTGCGTGTCATCACCATTGACATTGAGGTGTATTCACCTTCAGAGTTTCCAACCGCAGAGCATGCTCGTCATCCCATCAACATCATTACGTTTCATGACTCTCTTACCAACAGATTCTATTCATGGGGCACTAAAGAATATCATCATAATCGTGATGATTTAACTTATGTGTATTGCAAGACAGAGCGACAGCTGCTGCTTGACTTTATGGAGTTTTTTGGTACGCTTGAAGTGGATCTTCTCACAGGCTGGAACAGCGCAGGATTCGATATTCCGTACATCATCAATCGCATTGGTAATGTTCTTGGTGATGAATACTACCAGCAATTGTCTCCTGTGAAGCGTGTTTACAACAGAACACTCAATTCGGGTTTGTTTGGCAAGCAGCAAATTCGCTGGTACATTGATGGCATCTCTTGCGTAGATTACATTGACATCTACAAGCGCTTTAGTTTTGCCAACAGAGAAAGCTACAAGCTTGACTACATTGCAGAACTTGAATTGGGCGAGAAGAAGGTGGATTATGGTAATACAAATCTTGCAAGCTTAGCCAATGATGATTGGCAATTGTTTGTAGATTACAACTTGCAAGACGTTGCGTTGCTTGTGAAGATGGATCAGAAGCTGCAATACATTGAGTTGTTGAGAATGCTTGCATACATGGGTCTTACTACCATGGAAAATGCCATGAGCACCCTGTCAACCATCTCCGGAACTGCAGCCATCCGAGCCAGACAAAAAGGTCAGTTTTTGCCAACGTTTTTGCGTGGTGAAGATGATGGCAAGAATCCTGGTGCATTTGTTGCAGAACCATTGGAAGGATTCCAGACTAGTGTTGTATCATTTGATGCAAACTCTCTGTATCCCAACATCATGATTAGTCTCAACATGTCACCTGAAACCAAGGTGGGTAAAATCATTGAGAGTGGCGATGAAGGTGTAGTGATTCAACACATCAATGGATCCACTTACAACTTATCACTTGCTAAATTTGCCAAGTTTGTCAAAGATGAGCAGATTGCCATTTCCAAAGCAAAGGTGTTGTTCAGTCAAAAGAACAAAGGCATCTTGCCTGAAATTGTGGATGAATACTACAAAGAGCGTGTTGCTGTTCGCAAAGAGATGATGAATCTTAAAAAGAGTGGCAACAAAAGCAAAGATGTACAAGACAAGATCACACAGCTCAATGCCAAGCAATTGTGCATCAAGATTTTCATCAATAGCGTATATGGATACATGGGCAACAAAAATGCTCCATTGGGTGATGATGACATTGCTTCATCCATTACTCTGACTGGTCAGTTTGTAAACAAGTCGTCCAGATCATTGGCACGTGAGTATGTTGCAAGCATTGTAGGCAACAATGACTTTGAAGACATTGCTGTTGCTGGTGATACTGACTCTGTCTACTTGTCCATTGCACCTTTGCTGAGACATCACAATGTGCCACTTGCAACTAATGGCAAGGTGACACCCAAGGTGTATGACATCATTGATGGTCTCAACAATTACATCAATGAAAAGATCAACGAGAGAATGATCAATGAACTCAATTCAAAAGATCCTCGCATTTTCTTCAAACGAGAATCCATCATTGATAAAGCATTGTTCTTGCAGAAAAAGCGGTATGTAGCTCACGTCATTGATGATGAAGGCATTGAGTGTGCCAAGTGGAAGTATGTGGGCGTTGAAGTGGTACGAACTGCCATGCCCAAGGCTATCAAGCCCTATGTCAAGAAAATCATTGAGACAATGATTACTTCGCAGAATCGTGCTGATACCAACAAGGTATTGAATGAAGCATATGAAGTACTCAAGACTCTCAAGCCAGAAGAAATTGCATATGTCATGGGTGTCAAAGATTATGACAAGTATGCATCTCAATGCAAAGAGTTTACAACTGTCAAAGGTATGCCTGTGCATGTTAAATCTGCATATTACTACAACACTCTGCTCAACAAGTTGGAACTGTCGAGCAAATATGAAAAGCTGCAATCCGGAGACAAATTGAGATGGATGTATCTCAAGACACCCAACAAGTATGGGATGAAGACCATTGCATTCAAGTACTACTATCCAGAAGAATTTCACGCATTGTTTCAGATTGACTATGAAACAATGTTTGAGAAAATTGTATTCAGTGTTGTGGAGAGATTCTTTGCATGTGTCAAATGGCCTGCGCACAAGCCAAATGAGCAAATGAGCGCAGATTTATTTGATTTATTTGGTTGAAAAACCAACAACAGAGGGTAAATTACTGCATGAGTCAAAATCTTATCGCAATCAAGAGTCAAGGTGAAACAGTCATTGGTGAGCTCATCGAGCGCACCGAAACCAGTGTAAAGGTCAAGAATCCAGCAAGCTTGTATATTCAGCCAACGCAGAATGGTCAGCTTACTGTGCAGTTGTTCCCAGTATTTTTTGGTGAGTTGCTTGATGCTGTAAAGCGCAGCGAAGGCACCGTCTGGACATACAATGTTGCAGGTGCAGGTGTTGGTGAAGACATTGCTTTTGATGAAAAGCTTGTTGCTCAATACACCAAGATTTTCAATCCTAGCCCCATCATCACCCCAGAAGGATCTGGCAAGGTTGTGAAGCTTTTCGATGATTGAGATCATTGAAAAACAATGAATTAGAGCCGCAGAAATGCGGCTCTTTTTTTGTGGTTTGATCTTGATTTTCACTGGTGTCGCCATACATATTAACATGGACAAAGACATCATTTCAGCACTTGATAGCATCAACGAAATCAACCCCTACGCAACTTATCTCAACAACAATACACTCAGCACAGTCAAAGAATGGATTGATACTGGTTCTTATGTCTTGAATTCAATCATTTCTGGTTCACGCAATGGAGGTATTCCCAAGGGAAGAGTAACAATGATTGCAGGTGAATCCATGACTGGTAAGTCTCTTTTTGTGCAAAAAATTCTTGCAAATGCACAGAAGATGGGTTTATTTCCTGTGATCTTTGACACTGAATCTGCCATTGATCCTGAAGGTGCAAGTAGATTGGGATTGGATATTAGCAAAGTAAAGTATGTCCCATGTGTTAGCATTGAACAAACTAGAAATGCAGTATATAAATTTTTAGAAAGCATCAAAGAAAAAGGACTTGAAGGCAAGTTCATCGTAGCCATTGATTCTCTTGGCAACTTACAATCAGAATTGGAGTTGAAGCGCATGGATAAAGAAAGCACCAGCGCAGACATGGGCACCAAAGCTCGTGCCATGAAGTCACTTTTGCAAACATGCACCAACCTCGGAGCCATTACTCAAACAACTTTCGTAATAACTAATCACGTATATGATGATCCAGCAGCAATGTATCCTAGCATTGAGAAGAATATGCCTGGCGGTAAATCAGTGGTATATCTCCCATCTGTCACTATTCAATTGGCTCGCAAGCCTCTGAAAGATGATGGAGGCAAAACTGTATCCAACAGCGATCTTGCAGTTGGTCAGAAGAATTATGGTGGCATCATCATCAGAGCACTCACTCGCAAAAATCGATTCATCAAGCAGTACTTGGAGGGTGAAATGTACCTTTCATTCTCAACTGGGTTGGATCGCTATTACGGACTGCTTGATCTTGCTGTAGGCATGGGCGTTGTTGTGCAGAATGGTGCAACATATGCACTTGCTGATGGCACCAAACTTGGTTATGCTAAGAATTGGCGCAATGATGTAAAGTTGTGGGAAGAAACAATTCTTCCACAGCTTGAAGAAAAAATGAAAATTGAATGGGCATACGGCAACAAAAACAGCGAAGAAATTCCAGAAGAAGGAGGCATTGAAGATGAAACCCAAGATTGAAATTCTATATTTTAGTGCAACATGGTGCGGTCCATGCAAGATGTTCAAACCCATTTTTGATCAATTCATCAGTGAGCATCCTGAAGTTGAATGCAAATTCATTGATGTTGAACAGAGTGAAGGGTATGAACATTTCAGAGTAATGGCTGTACCCACCATTATTTTTCTTAAGAATGGCATTGAGTGTGAAAGACTCTCTGGTTCAAAAAGTAAAAAAGTGCTTGAACAGACATTAGAAGACATTACATTCTAACATGAAGAAAATTGTTGTACCTCTTTCTGGTGGCATGGACTCTGCAGTGCTGCTTTACAAGGCAGTTGAAGAAGCAGATGAAGTGCATTGCATCACATTTGATTATAGTCAGAGGCACAACAGAGAGTTGCAGTGTGCAGGATGGTTGTATGCAGATGCAAAATACAAAAGCAAGAAGCCAGTATTCTTGAAAAATGTAGATGCATCTTTTATTCGCCATCTTGCACCAACTTCTTCTCTCACCAATGATTATATTGAAACACCAGACATCAGAAAGATTGCTGGAGAAGCACAGCCCAAGAGCTATGTACCATTTCGCAATCTGATGTTTTTGAGCATTGCATTGTCTCATGCTGAGGCAGTTGGTGCAACAGAGGTGTGGCATGGTGCAACATCAGTTGATTCTTTGGCAGGGTATTGGGATGCTTCTCCTGAGTTTCTCCCACAGTTAAATGCTGTTGCAGCTCTCAATAGAGAGCACAAGATTCAAGTTGTTGCTCCATTGATTGCTTGTGATAAAGCAGACATTGTGAAGATGGGTGTACAGTTGCAAGTACCATTTGCCAAGACATACACTTGCTATTCAGGTGAAGAGCTTGCAGATGCAACAACTCCAAGCAGCAGTCTCAGAATTCAAGGATTCCTCAAAGCAGGATACAAAGATCCCATCAAATACAAACAGCAAGAACAGATTGACAAGCTGTACATTCAGCACAACTGCCAAGACATTGCTTAATAATAGCGATAGCGCTCTTCAATGCGCTGCATGTGCTGCTTGCGAGCAATTCTCATTTGTTCAGCAAGAATAGTTTGCTGTTTAGAATTGAGTTTGACGCTCTCTTCCAAATCCAATTGAATAGGACGTGCTTCACGAGCTTCTGGTTCTGGAGCAGGAGCAGCAGCTGCTGGAGCAGCAACTTGACCAAGCTTGTATTTTTCTGATCTATCACCACGCTCCAGCTCAATTTCTGTGACGTGAGATGCAAGAAGTTCATTGCTGACAATGTCACCAACCTTCTTAACAGCCTTGAGTGCAGAACTGTATTGAGGAGTTCTTGGTACATCCTTCAAACGCACATAGGTAAGCTTGTCACCATCCTGACCCATGAATGAAATGGATGCAAATGTTCTCTGATCTTCAGAACGAATTGCTCCCTGTGGCTTGATGTCATTGTTGGTGATGCGCTGCATCAATTCTGCAGGCATTTCTTCTAAATCACCTGCTGGTGCAGCAGCTGCTGGTTCAGCTTCAACATCACCTTCTTCTGGAACTTCATCTTCAATTTCTTGAGCAATGTCTTGAACAGCAGCACGAACTTGACGTTCTCTTTGATTGGCAACATTGGCGAGATCCATGCCAAATGTTTCTTGAGCATATTCAATCCAACCTTGAATCCATTCATCTACTGAATTGTATCCTTTTTCTTGCAATTTTTCAGCAGTCAATTCTCGAAGAATTTCTTTGACCTCTTTGGTAGCAATGACGTTTTCAGCAATTTCAAGTGATTCTGCACAATATCTTGCAAAAGCAAGTTCTGCTTCACGATAAGATGTGCCTGCAACTTTGCGCAATCTACCATATCGACCTGTAGGAACTTCTTCGCCAATCTTGCCTGCAAAGAATTTTTTTGCTTCTTTGCCAGGGCCCCATCCAGGAATAGTCTTTTCAACATCTCCAATTTTGACCTTTTCATTCAAAATGTTGTGAGATGCCCAGCCTGGTCTTTTCAAAATATTGCTCATGTTTTTATTTATTTATCTCACAACATAATTGTTGAAAAATGAATGGCTTAATGTATATTGTTGAATATGTGTGCCATTTTTGGATCATTTGACCGCAGCATGTACGATGTTTTGTTTGAATCAAACAATGCAAGAGGCAATTTTGCTTACAGTCATTGTTTTCTCAACTCAAAAAGTGCTGCACCTTTTCACATCAAAAAGTTCAATAAAATTCCAAAAATCAATGATATTACAGATGTGAGTTCAAATGTGTATCATTTTGGTCATTTTCAAGCACCCACCAGTTCAGTAAGAACATGGAAAGAAGAAACAAGTCACCCATTTGAGCATGGTGATTGGATTGTTGCTCACAATGGCGTTCTCACCAACTTTAAAGAGCTTGCTGATGAATATGCGCCCATGCTCAACATCAAAGTTGATAGTGCAATCATTCCAATGATGCTTGCAAATCATACATTTGAAATTGATGCCAAGCAAAAAGATGCAGCAATGATTGAAAATGCTGTAAAAACTGTTTTGGAAAAACTCAAAGGCACATTTGCATTGTGGATCATCAATCGCAAGCACAAACGAGCTTTTGTTGCGCGTCAAGGCAGCACTCTTTTTGCAAATGCTAGCACCGGGAGCTTTTGTTCTGTTGAATGCAAAAGTGAAGGGTGGAGTGAACTATCAGAAGGTTACATCTACGAAGTGCTCTTCAAAGCAAAGTGCCTTGCTCCATTTGCTAAGTTTAGCATTGACTCTCCATTCTTGTTTATTCAAGAGTAAGGAGATATCTGAGATGATTCATTGCTCCAATCATCTCATCTCTAATGTTGAGCAAATCAGAATGAGATTGAATGTCTTCAACTTCATTGGTGAGCATTGAAATTGCATTGGTGAGAATCTTTTCAAGGTCAGTGGTTTCATCCAAATTTCTCAAATCCAGGCTCTGTGCAAATGCAACGCGGCCATAAATGCCCTGATAAGTTTCAACAAATGTATCCAACAAATCGCCCAAAGAATCATAGAATTTGCCAAAAGCTTTGTGACGAGCATATGATTTGGTTTGCCAATGATAAATTCTAATCTGAAGTTGCAGATAAATGAGCTGAGCAATAATTCTTGACATACATGTATTTATGAGCGAAATAAGAAAATTTGAAACTGGTGCACACAGAAATGATGATGCTAACAAACCCAAAATGTCATTGATTCCGCATGCTGAATTGATGCGAGTGCTTGCACGATATCGAGCAGGTGCTGATAAATTTGGAGCACACAATTGGAAAAATGGCATGCAATTGTCTGAATTGTATGATAGTGCTCAGCGACATTTGACCAGCTGGTACATGAAAGATCAGAGTGAGGATCATGCTGCAGCTGCAGTTTGGAATATTCTTTGTGCCATGTGGATGGAACAAAACAAACCTCAAATGGATGACAGAATTTTATGAAAACAACGTTGTATGTGAGTTGCACACAAAAAAGCAATGAAGAGGATACTTTGATTAATCAGAGTGCGTACAATACAGGCTTCTTGGGTGAAGATGATACACTGCACATTGTTACCAACAATCGCAGAGGTCTCAGCAAAGTTTACAATGAGTTCATCAATGAAAAAATTGCCAAAGAGCATGACCGCATCGTTTTCGTTCATGATGATGTCTACATTGATGATGTCATGATCAATGTGAAGCTCAATGAAGCAATGTATGGTGAATCAAAGTTTGACATTGTGGGTCTTGCTGGAACACGCAACCCACAAATTAAACACCCTGCATTGTGGCACATCATGGGCAAGCGCGAAGATCATCGCGGATATGCTGGTCACATTTTTGGCAAACACAAAGTCATGACTGGGTTTGGACCCACTCCAGATCGTGTTGCCATCATTGATGGTTTGTTTGTTGCAGTCAATGTTGCTCGTGCACTTGAAACTGGATGGAGGTGGAATGAAAACTTTGATTTTCATCATTATGACATTGCAAGCTGCATTGATGCAAATGCCAAAGGCATGCGCATTGGAGTATGGCCCATCAATGTGTTTCATGCATCTCCTGGACTTGCAAGCCTAGAAGATGTTGCATGGAGCAAGAGCAATGAAAAATTCTTACAGTTGTATTCCTGATTTTTGACATATCTTACTAACACATGAATTTAGACTTGGATTGGATGGAAAAAGTAGTGACATACAAGTCACTGGTGGATGAAGAATATTTGCTAACAATCATTGATCATGTAAAGCCAGAGTATTTCACAGACAAGAATCTGCAGGTTGTGTTTGATGTAGTATGCAATTTCTACAACAAACGCAAAGCATTGCCTACCAACTCTGAAATCAGAGCATATCTTGATACAGATGAAAAACGAGAGAGCTTCAAGAAAGCACTCAACATCATTTCAACTGTTGACAAGAATCTCAACAGAGATGAATTGTATGACAATACAGAGCGCTTTTTAAAAGAACGCGGCATTTATCAGACCATGATGTCTGTTGCCAAAGATGTTGGCAGTGGCAACATTGATACCAGTAAAATTCTGGATCAGTTTGAAAAATCATGCACTGTTACTTTGGTGCATGACATTGGATTGGATCTGCTCACAAATTTTGATCGAGTAGTTCAAGATCTCAAGCGAGTTGATCCTACAATTTCAACTGGATACAAATGGCTTGATGAAAAGCTTGGTGGGGGTTTCATGCAAGATGGAAGAGCCATGTATGTGTTTGCTGGTGAGACCAACATTGGCAAAAGCATCATTCTAGGCAATTTTGCAGTCAACATTGCCAAGCAAAAGAAAACTGTGCTGGTAATTTCTCTTGAAATGTCAGAGATGGTTTATGCTAAACGTCTAACAGCTCAAATTGCAAAAACACCAACTGGCAAACTTGCCGATGATGTTGAAGTTGTTGAAGCAAAAATGCACAACTTCAAAGATGCGACTGGCGGCAGAATCATCATCAAAGAGTTTCCGCCAAGCTGCATGTCTCCAAGAGACATTCAAGGTTACATCACCAAAGTTATCAAGAAAGGTATTCACATTGATGCAATTGTTCTAGACTACATCAACTTGCTTACAACCACACGAGGCAAAGATTCATATGAACGCATCAAATACATCAGTGAAGAAACTCGTGCACTGACATACATCTTCAAATGCCCCATCATCACTGTTACTCAGCTCAACAGAACAGGTTACTCTGTGAGTGAACCAGGACTGACATCATTGAGTGAGAGTTATGCTCTTGGTGCAACTGCTGACTTCATTGCCAGTGCATGGCAAGGTGAAGGTGACAATGAAGCAGGCATTTTGAGACAATCCATTCTTAAAAATCGCTTTGGTCGTAATCTCGGAACCAATGCATTCAAGATTGATTATTCAACACTCACCATCTCTGAAGATCAAGCGCTCAACAACATGACTCAAGATTCTGAAGATGTAGCCAAGGCACTCAGCATCTTAACACAAGGTTGATTTTTATCAAAATCATGTAAATACCCAGATGTCAAAGCAAAAAATAGTTGTTTGGTCTGATGTAGATCTTGATGGCGCCATGTGCCAGCTCATGTTGCGATGGCTGCATGGAGCGGAAAACATTGAGATGCGCATTTGCAATGTGGCGCGTCTGCGTGAGGAGTTGCTCAAATGGTTGATGACTCACAAATTCGCTGATTACAATCAAGTAGTTTTTGCTGATCTTGATACCACACATGTGGCAGATTTGATTGATGTAGCAAATGTTACCATTTACGATCACCACAGTTCACATGCAGCAAACATCTATACCAAAGCCAAGACCAACATCATTGCATGCAAATCTGCTGCAGAAGTAATTTACAGATGCAACAAAGAAGCATTCAGCAAATGCTTGACAGCAGAGAAGATGAAACTGCTGTTGCTAGTGAGCGATTTTGATAGTTACACTCTTGAACTCAAAGACTCTAAAAATTTGAGCATTGTATTTTGGAGTCAAACAGGCAACAGAGTGGAGCAGTTCTGCAAAGACTTTGCCAATGGTTTCAAAGGTTTTACACAGCTGCAGCACAATGCCATTGTTTTGTATGGCAAAAAACTGCAAGACATTTTGAGCAACTTGCAGCTGTTTGTAGGAAGCATCAAAGAAAACAAAGTCATTAGCTGTTTTTGTGATACCGCCCACAATGATGTTGCAACTCACATCATTAATACTCACAAAGCTGATGTTGTGATGCTTGTGAATCCCAAAACTCAAACTGTATCTTTTCGCAAACATGATGATTGCAAAATTAATCTTGCAGAATTAGCTGCCAAACTTTGTGAAAATGGCGGTGGTCATGAAGATGCTGCTGGTGGCAAAATTTCCGAAAATTTCCTTCTGTTTACCAAAACTTTGACACCATATGAACTTAGCGAGTGAATTTGAACAAGAGTATAACATGCTCGCATTTTGTAGCTTTCTTACCATCATTCATGGCAAGAAACTCAATCTGCCCAACATCTTTTTGTTGTTGCTGAAGAACAAAAAATACAGAGAACTGTTCAAAACCATGCTTGATTTGGAATGCGATTACCAAATATTCAAGATGTTCATTGATTACGATCCTACACTTTACAAAAGCAAATACATTTCAAAATACCTCAACAAAACCAAAGATGCACTTAAGTGAGTTTGAGAAACGCATTTACAACGAATATCTAAAAGCACTTCGCAGAGGCAAGCCATACAGCACAAGAAAAAATTTCGACAAGGTAGATGATGAGACGTTTGTTTGCTTGAAGCAACTGTCGCAGTTTTTTCTTTCTTTTCCGCACATCAGAATAGATGCTTTTTTTGATGCAGGATTCAAAGATGCAGAATATCAGCCCTTGTCTTTTTTCAAGAGCATGCGAGCCATCAAACTGTATAATGTTTACATGAATGATAAGCTCAACAAAGCAGATGATGAATGGGTGCTGAGTTTTGTCAAAGAGTCTTTGCAATTTGTGTATAAATTCTGCAAAGACAACAACATCAACATAGATGAATACATTGACAGTGAATCACCTAGCGGTGTACCTTGGTATGCAATTCATCTGAAAGAATTTAAGGTATGCATATATTTGTTACTTGCATTTCCAATGTTTGAGAATAAATTAATGCAGCATAGTGATGAGATTGAATTGATTCTTGGTAAAGAATTTATCCAGAATTTTGCCCGTCACAGAACTATGTTTGTCACGTCCAACAAATGCAAAAAAATTGCACGAGCTGGCCTTGACATCTTAAAAACAGAAACCAAACTAAAACAAACCAAACCTAACTAAACTAACCAATGAAATACAGCACCAACATGTTTGATAGCATCAGAGATGCTCTCAACAACCAACAACAGAAACAAAACACTGGCACACGTGACATTCTTACTCTTGAAAAGGGTAATACTTATGTGGTGCGCCTTCTGCCTAACATCAAGGATCCAGACAAGACCTGGTTCAAGTATTCCACCTTTGGATGGAACAGCTTTGCAACTGGTGCATATGTCAGCGCCATTTCTCCAACCAGTTGGAATGAGCGTGATCCCATTGCTGAAGAACGCGTTCGCATCTACCGCAATGGATCTGAGGCAGACAAGGAGAAGATCAAGAACATTCGCCGCAGTGATCGTTGGATCATGAATGCTTATGTTGTCTCTGATCCAACCAACCCAGACAACAATGGCAAGGTGAAGCTCATTCGCTTTGGCAAGCAGCTCTTCAACATCATCAACAACGCAATCAGCGGTGAAGATGCAGATGAGTTTGGTGCCAAGATCTTTGACCTCACTTCTGCAGGTGTCAACCTCAAGATCAAGGTTGATGATCAGGGCGGTTTTGCAAACTACACTGCAAGCCGTTTCACCAGCCCAGCTGATTTGAAGCTCACCGAAGATCAGATTGAAAGCATCTACAATTCCGTCAAGGAACTTGACAAGGTGTTCACAATTCGCTCTTATGATGATCTCAAAAAGCTGTTGGATGATCATTACCACTGTCAGGCTTCTGCTCCTGCTGCAGCTCATGTGCCTGCCAAGGCACCAATCAGCCATGCAGAGCAGTTCACACCAAGTGAAACTACTTCTGAAACCTCTTATGTTGATGAAGAGGATGACGAAGAAAAAATGCGTAAACTCATCAACGACCTCGGCTAATTATGGACGACAGATCTGCAATTCTCAATTTCGTAGGCCAAATGTATGGCCAAATGAAGGAAATCGATTCTAACATTGCTGCTGCTGGCAGTAATGCAAAATTCGGTGGACGAAGTGCAGAAATCAAAAAGGTGTTTGAGGAGGTTGCAGTAAATCTGCAACCTCCCGCACCAACTACTGTTGCACCACAAATGATGCAGCAGCCTGTGTTTATACCTGCTCCAATGCCTGCACCTGCTTTGATGCCGGTGCCGCAACCAGCAGCTGCACAGGAGACACAAGAAGAGCAATTGGAGCTCAAATTTTCATCTTCAGACAAAGATGTTCTCAACAGCATTTACAATGTGCTGTTTGACATCAAGAAGCTCTTGTCTGAAGCCATTGATTTGCAAAAGCAGCAACTACAAATGCCTGCAGTTAAGAAGGAAAAGAAAGCATCAACATTAGCTTCATGCTGTCTATGCGGTGGAGCAGCCAAAGGCAAGAAAGTGAATGAAAAGCTCTACACTGTAACTTGTGAAAGCTGCAAAAATTCAGAAGATGGCGTCAATGAATCTGTTGCAAAAGTAGCCTGGAATAACAAAAACAAGCAATTATAGTTCTAAATGAACCAAATTTGTGTAGATAAGAAAGACTTCTCATCTTTTGTCAAAAGTCTCGTTAAAATCAACGACTCAGCAATTTTTGCAGTCAGAGAAAATCAAATCACGTGCCTCATTGGATCACCAGACAATGTAACCATTGCATACGGAACCTTCAAGTGTGGTACTTCATATGAAGGATGCATCAACATTTCAAGCTTGGTGAAGTTGGGCAAAGCCATTGACCAGATTGGTGAAAATACACCACAACTCACTGTCAATGCAAACAATCTTGAATACAAGTCACCTTCTTTGCGATTCAAGTATCATTTGTTGGATCATGGCATCATCAATCAGCCAGCCATCAATGTAAAGAAAATCAATGAATTTATATTCAACATTGAATTTAGACTTGCTTCTAGCAAGCTCATTGATTTGAGCAAATTCAGTGCATTCAGCACTGACAGCAACAAAGTGTATTTGTCTTGTGATGGGGAGTCAGTGTTTGCTAACCTGACAGATAGAGCACGCTCCAATGTGGATAACATTGAGTTTGAATTTGCAAAATGTTCAACTCCTTTTGATGCTATGCCATTCAATTTGGACTTTTTCCGCAGTCTCAGCTACACAAATGAGAGCAACATCAATGTCAGCATCAATTCTACAAAGCCAGTTATTGCCATTGATATAGAAAATGAGCGGTATAAATTAAAGTACATCACATCAGCATTTACGTCATGAGAAAACAACGCAACAAAATTAGTACACCGAGCTACTTCATCAAGAGACTCAAAGACAACAAGTTCGTTACTTTTAGGATCTTCAATGATTATGCTCCAAGTGATCCACGTCGTTGGACCATTTTGGTAGAGCCAGGAATTTACAGCGTCTTCATTACGTGTTATGAGAACAAAGAGTTTGCCAATGACATCATGTTTGAATTCAATGATGGCGGCCTTTTGTTTCCTAAAAATTTCAGCCTCAAAACTGATTCAATTGAAGTGGTGATCACACATCTCATTAGCAAAGGTGTTAACCCTAGTGCATCAACTTCCATCCATGAAAAAAGACAACAACAGCAGTGAGTTTGTAAATCTTTCTGGTAATTCAGACAACAAAAAGCCTCGCAAAAAGCAGATCAAAGTAACATCTGGTGAGCAGAAGCTTTTGAATGCACTCATCAAAGATGCTCTGTTGCAAAATGTAACTGTCAACAAAGAGCGCATGTACAAGGAACAATGTGCTCAAGCAGTCATTGCTGTGCTGAGTGAGTTCTTGGCAAGTTACATGGTCATTGGTTATGACTTTGAAGGCACCCCCATTCGCATTGTATCAGCCAAAACAGGCATGGATGCTGATGCACTTGCTCAAGCAATTCAACGATACATAATGACGTCTCATTTAGGCAATGATTTCAATTCTTGAAAAATGGCTAAAACATGAACATCACAGAAAAATTTTTGCTGTTACCAAAGGCACGTTTTTAGGTGAAATGTTGGTGTTCATAAAAGAGGAGGGAAGCAATTTTTGCTTCCTTTCTCTCCCTTCTTGTACAAACAGAAAAATACCCAAAGAAAAATTTGACTTTGGAATAGAAAATGGTATATTGGACTTTGTTGAGAAATCTCCAAGAGATGTCTACAAAGTAACAGTCAAACAATACCAAAAAAATGAATCTAATCATTGACGCAAGCAACATCATCCACCGCTCTTTTTGGATGGCCAACAAGAATGCAGGTGATGAGCAAAACAATGGAAGCTTGCATGCATACATCTTTTTGCGCTCTCTAAAAAGTTATTGCGACAAGTTCAAGCCAGACAATGTATATTGCGTCTGGGATAAGAAGCTTGAACCCAAAGTGCCAAGCTTTCGCAAAGTCATTGCTGCAGAGACGTATAAAACCAATCGAGATGCAGAAAAGACCAAAAGTGTCTACACAGACTTTGACATCATTGAGCAATTCGTTAGTGCTCTTGGGTGCTTTAATGTCTACCCCTTTGCACTTGAGGGGGACGATGTTATTGCATATCTCACTAGAAAGATCAAAGAACCCAAGCTAATCATTAGTGCAGATCGTGATTTGCTGCAGCTCATTGATGCAACAACGAGCTATTATGATGTAAACAAAAAAGCCATCATCAATTTGAGCAACTTTGAATCCACTTTTGACATTGCATTCAATGACTTTGTCAAATACAAATGCCTCATTGGTGATGCTGCTGACAACATTGCCAAAGTGCTCACACCTGCCAAAGCCAAAAAGGTCATCAAAGGTGATATGCAACTCACCGAAGAACAACAACAGCAGTTTGAGTTCAATTTTAAGCTGACTGATTTGCACAATTCATATGAACACCAGCCCGGTGAACTGGAAAAAATGGATGAACAATTTGAGCATATGACTCACAATGGCAGCTTCAAGCTGTTTCAAACCATGTGCAGGCAGCATCAAATGAATGACATCATTGCCAAAGATCAAGATTGGCAGCAAACTTTCTTCGGGCGCAAAAGCCTATTTAACATTGTAAATATGTTCAAAGACGCCTAAATACATTCATATGAACTTTGTACGTCCAGTCAGAATGGTATCTCCATCAGGAGCAATGACCAATCCACGCATTGTAGAGCAGCGCGTGGGAGATAAAATCTATGTTGAAGCACATTGGTATGATCCCAACAATGGCACCTTTTTTCACAAAGGTACTGTTGAGATCAAGGATGCCAATCCAGATGCTAACAAACATTAAATCTGATATATCAGTTGATAAAAGGTAAAAGAGACATTACATTTGGTAATGCAATTGCCTGAAGCATATGTAGTCAACAAATTCTACCAATTTGCTGGTGCACCAAAATACAACAGGTACACCAAGACATATCAAGCATCTTGCCCCATTTGCAGAGAAGGCAAAAGTTGGCTCAAAAAGCGCAGATGCTACTACATTCCAAATCGCAACAATGTGTTTTGTCACAACTGCGGTTGGAATGGTACAGCATACAAATGGGTCAAAGAAGTAACTGGATTGAGTTACAATGAAATTATGCTGGATAGTCTCAACTATGAGACTTTTGATTGCAACAAATCAAACGCAGAAGAGACTGCAGCATTTGAGGTAGCACCAACACTGCCAGGAGATTGCATCAATTTGTTTGATGAGCAGCAAGTCAAGTTTTACAAAGACAATGACATTGTTGCAAAAGCAGTGCAATACATTGAGCATCGCAAATTGCATCAAGCCATCAACAAGCCAGATGCATTGTATTTGTGCTTTGATAGAGAACAGAAAACTGGCCACGACAAGCGCATTGTGATTCCATTTGTTGATTGCAACGGCAAAATCATCTTTTATCAATCACGCAGCTTCTTGCAAAATCCTGATGATGTGTTGCCAAAATACCTCTCCAAAGCAGGTGGAGACCGATCATTGTTTAACATCAACAAGCTTGATGCTTCTGCTACAACAATGTTTGTATTTGAAGGTCCGTTCAATGCATTCTTCTGCAAAAACTCTGTTGCTGTAGGCGGCATTCAAGAACGAAGCATGATGCTGTTCTCCAACAAACAACAAGAACAGATTGATGTTTATTGCAAATTCTATGATGTTGTGTGGGTGCTTGATTCACAATGGATTGACAATGCAAGCTACCTCAAAACACAAAAGCTCATTGAAATGAAGCAAAAGGTGTTCATTTGGCCCAAATTGATTGGAATGAAATGCAAAGACTTCAATGATGTTTGCATGGCATTAAATGCCAAAGAAATACCCCCTCATTTTATTCTCAAGAACACTTATGAGGGGGTACAGGCTCAACTGATGCTGTCAAGCATGCGTCAAAACAACAGCATGCCAATCAGTGCAGCTTAAACAAAGCGATATTTTGGCTCATTGCTGGTTGCAAGATAACCCTTGAAGGTTTCTGCAAGAGCAGAGATTTCTTTGGCAACACGAGCAATCTTCTTGGCTTCAGCAGTGCGCATCTTGTCAAAAATGGTGTCAGGTACAGCTTTCTTGAGCTGCATCTGAATGGAATTGCCATCAGTTCCGTTGAGATAATCAACCATGCCATCCAACTGCTCAATCCATCCTTGCAAATTCTTGATCATTTGCATTTCACGCTGAGCGGCATGCTGCAAAATCTGACGATCTTCTGGGCTGATGTCTGAAGCACCGAGATCAGCAGCATTGCTACCCTCATCTCCTGCTCTAAAATCAGGTTGTGCGGGTGCTGCATTGTCGCTAGCCTGCGCAGGTGTTGGAAGACCTTCATCTTGCTCCAACAGAGTTGAGAAAACATTGCTGAAAATATTTTGTGACATGTAGTTATTTATTGTCTTGCTCTAAATATTCACGATGGATAATAACTTTATGAGCAATCAGCAACGCAGCTTTGGTCCAGGAGCTGCAAACACAACTGGCCCAGGCAAGGGCCGATCAGGTGCTGATGGTGAGGGCAAAATGGAACCATTGATGAAAGTTGCTCCAGTCAATGGACCAACTGTGCAGAATAAACCAGTTGCAGAGCAATTGCTTCCACATGAACTCAATCAAATGGTTCAAAAGTTTGGATCTCTCATTTACACCATCAGCAACATTACAGAAGATCTGCGCAAGTCTCTTGACAACCCAAGCTTGAAAGATCACCAGAAAGTTATCATCATTGCTGTGATTAGAATTCTCAGACCACTTGGCAAAAAGATATTCAATGCAGGCATGAAGCTGCAAGATGCACTCTTGCCATTTGAGAAAAACAAGTAAATTACTGCATGGAACGTCCATGGATCCCCATCGTAATTGCATTGGTTGTTAGCACCATTGGCGGCTTTGTTTTGCAAAACATTTTAGGTTTTTGGCCTGGTTTTGGAGCTGTTACATTGCTGCAAATCATCATTGGAAGTGCAACCAACCAAATGGCAAGAGTCAAGACTTCTCTTGAAATGGAGAATCAGCTCACACAGCGCATCAAAGATGCAGCCAAGCAGACTCTGAAGCTCAAATGTCCTTGCACCAACATGGTTGAGCAAATTGTACCAATTCGATTGGATGAACCCAATTTTTACAAATGCCTCAATTGCGAAAAGAACATCAGTGTCAATTTGCAAGCATCCACTGCTCTCATGACTGACATCATCAACATTGATGCAACTCACAGTCAAGTGGTAAAAACCATGGAAGAAGTTTCAAAAGAAGAAAAGTATGATGACCAGTGAACGATTCATTGAAAGCTTGCCTGAAGTAGCTGCATCAATTACACAACCACTCAAGCCTGAAGTACCAGATGTTGAGCAAGTTGTAAAGCTATTTGATCAAATTGTCGCAGATGTTGCAAAAGCAGGAGACTATGTTGCAATCATGAACATTTACAATGCTGCGCAACTGTATGGTAAAAATGGTTCCTTGGAACACTTCATTCAAGCTCTCACAGAAATGTTCAAGAAGAGCGCCAAACAAGAGCATTTGCACACCATTGATTTGCTTTGCAAAAACATCAAGAACACCACTACATGCATCAATGCATTTTCTGATTACAAAAAAGAGATGCTCATGGTTGCATTTTTAGGATTTACAGGATCCATTTTGACACAAAACAGTTGATCAAAATTGGAAACGCATTTACATTGTGGAATGAATACCACTGATATCCAAAATGCTCCCTCCAAGACAATGTCTCTTGATGAAATCGTTCGCTGGAACTGTTTGATTGAAGCCATCAAAGTTGCAGACATTCAAATGAAACATCTAGGCATTGATCCAGAAAAGTACGATTGGGTCAAGCCTGTTGCCATTGAAAAATACATTGATGAGCGATTTCATTCCATGAAACACGACATTGTGTATGAGATCAAAAATGGTGTGGAGGTGGAAAAAGAAGAAGATCTGTTTTTCAAATGATATACGTTGTAAGCTCAACAAACAAAACAGGAATTAGCATGTCGGCGCAGGGTTACCTGCGCCCTCTGCGTGTTGCCGGCATTGATCATGAGTTTGTTGATTACAGAGATTTTTTGAAAGATGTTGCTGCTTATCAAAACAAGAAGTGTTTGATTGTGCCAGTTCCATCTGCATGGAGATTCACCTTAAAAGATCAAGTGCCTTTCATCAATGCATTTGTTTGTGAGTCCAACGTAATACCAGAATCTGATGCAAAGAAATTGAGATACATTGAACAAATCTGGACACCCAGCAGATTTTGTCAAAAGGTGCTTTTCAACAATCATTTTGCAAGCAAGTATGTTCCATACAGCATGGAAATGCCTTTGAGAGAATGCACCAAAAATCAAAAGGTGTATACATTTCTTTGTTCCTTTGACGGCAAGTTTACCATTCATCGCAAAGGTATTATTCATGCCATCACTGCATTCAAAAGAGCATTTGAAGATATTGAGAATGTTGCAATGGTGATCAAAACATTTGACCTCAAGCCAGCAAGTGAAAAGCTTTTGAATGAATGCATCAATGGTGACAAAAGAATAACAATCAAAACCAATTTTGTCGAGACAGTTGATGAAATCTATGATGATGTAGACTGCTATGTTTCATTGCATGCATCAGAAGGTTTTGGACGACACATTGCAGAAGCAATGCTTCGCAAAATAACTGTCATTTGCACCAACTATGGAGGCAATACTGATTTTTGCACACCTGAAACAGCCAAACTTGTAGACGGTGAATTTATTAACCACAAACATGATGCACAATATCATTGGAATGGGCTCTGGATTTATCCCAACATTCTTCACGCACAATTGCACATGCGCCGATTGTATGAAGGATGGGTGCATACAGATGTTGAAAAAGCTTATAAACAAGTTAAATCTATGTATAGTGATGAAGCTGTAGCAAACATCATTAAGAAAATTTTATGAATATACTATTTTTTCATATTCCTAAAACAGCAGGAACTTTTTTTGCTAATCAACTAAAACACACACTCAAGCTTAATCTGTATAGATATTTTACACAGAGCAAAATACTCGAAGCATTGAACTGTAATACAATGCCTGAAAACTCTCTAGAGGCTCTCAAGAATGTAAGATGCATCAAGACCTCACAATATGAACCTTGTATAAATGCAGATACTATTTTTGATAATGATGATATAGCTTTATATGCACATGAATTTGATGAATCAATACAAAAATTTTTTAATTCAGATAAATGGATAAAGACAACCATTGTGCGTGATCCTACAGAGAGATTATTTTCTGCATACGCGCAGCGCCAGCGCAATAATGATTTAAATGAGTTTGCGCATTGTGTAGACTTATATCAGTTTTATTTTGTCTATCATTCACTTACACGTGATGAGCATAAGATGGAATTAAATGATGATACTGCCCCCATTATTCTAGAGCAGTCAATTAAAATTATGAAAGATAAATTTAATACTATCTTTCATCAAACTCATTTAACTCAGCAATTTACAAGAGTTTTCTCACATGTAAATAGTTTAAATGTAATAAGTGAAAGAAGTTGCAATATTACAGACGATCATGAGATACTAACAATAGATTATTCAACAGCAAAAAAACTCTGCAAATTTATTAACTATGATTATGAGTTTGTAAGAATTTTTAATGAAAGTCTACTTTACGCATGAAAAAACAATTAGTAGTTGCAAGATACAAAGAGAATTTAGATTGGGTTAAAGACATTGCGTGTGTAGACAATATAGTAATTTACAACAAAGGTGATGAAATTGTTGATTGTGATTTAAAAAGACACACAATAATACAATTATCAAATGTTGGCAGAGAAGCTCATACATATCTATTTCATATTATAGAAAATTATTATAATTTAGAAGACATAATAATTTTTTCACAGGGTGATCCTTTCCCACACATACATACTCATAAAATAAACAAAGGAACAACACTCAACGAGCACCTGTCAGCTGTTAATTTTAACACACTTGACTGCAATTCGTTGTTTGGTAAAGATTATGATGAGAGTGTAGGTCTTTTTGCAAAAAGTCTCTTTGAATACTGTTTCAAAAATGAGCTACCACCCGCGGTAAATTTTTCACCAGGTGCACAATATATAGTACCAAAATCTTGCATACTCACTAAATCTCTTAATTTTTACAAAGACTTATATGAGAGTTTATGCATACATAGAACTGGTGTAAAAGACGGAATTTGCAATGCATGGACTGTAGAAAGAATATGGACGTACATTTTCAATAATAAATACAAAGAAAGAGATGTATTTGCAAACTCCTCAGTAGCTACAATGTATAGTACAAAATACAATATTGAACACCTGACTCAAAAAGAAGATCAAGCAGTTATTGGTCCGCTGCAGGATGATGAAGCGCTTCTGTTGTATGCTATGATACGAGTTACAAGAATAAAGAATATCATTGAAGTCGGATTTGGACAAGGTCACTCAGCTCGCAATTTCTTAAAGGCTGTTGGCTTAGACGGAAAAGTCGTAAGTATAGACAGTAGTACAGCTCATCAACTTTCACCCAATCATACGCCAATTTTGCAGAATGCAGAAAACATTAAAGCATCAGATATCCCATTTACAAAAGCAGATTTAGTTTTTTATGATTGTCATCACTACGATGCACAAATGTCGCTGCATAAAAAATTGCTTGAGAGTAATATTATTACAGATGATACTATTTTGGCGTTGCATGATACAGGTCTTCATCCATACAAGGTAGTAAATTGGTCATATGAAATAGATGGTGGATGGGTACATCAAGCTGTAGAGAGAAGAATGGTTAACACTCTCAAGAGTCAGGGGTGGGATGCAATGTGCTTGGATACAAAAAAAGAAGATTATGATTGTGGGCTACTTTATAGACATGGTATTACAATTATGAAAAAATTTAAGCAGCTTATCACATGAAGATTGTAATAGTAGGTGCAGGATTGTCTGGTGCTGTAGCAGGTCGGCTACTAGTAGAAAAAGGACATTCTGTGACTATTTTTGAAACACGGAGCCACATAGCAGGTAATTGCTACGACTCAAATGTATGTGGCACAATGGTACACAACTACGGACCGCACATCTTTCACACAGATGATGAAGAGGTCTTTGCATTTTTATCTCAATTTACTGAATGGGTGCCTTTTGAGTATAAGCCAAAAGGTATAACACGGCTTGGTGTTATTTCTTTACCATACAGCAAAAAAACACAGAATGAACTCAAAAGAGAACTTTCACAGGAAGAAATTATTGATGTAATATTCAAAGACTATTCAGAAAAACAATGGGGCACATCATTTGATCAAATTCCTAAATCTATTACTAATAGAATTCCCAAGACAAAGGATTGTGAAGATCCAACATGGTATGAAGGACAAAAATACCAATGTATCCCTAAAGATGGGTATACAAAAATGTTTGAAAAAATGCTGCAGGGAATTGATGTAAAACTAAATTGTTCCAGTAATGATTGGAGAGAGGAGTTTGCGGACCTTGTAATTTTTACAGGCAAAATAGATGAGTATTTTGATTACTGTTTCGGACATCTTCCATATCGATCTCTTTGGTTTAAACACATCACATCTGAAAATAAATTTGATGTTGTTGCCTACAACCAGAATACAAAAATGGTTGATTTTACTAGAACGTATGATCATAGTTTTTTTACACCCAATCACAAAGGCACCACTATAATTACAGAAGAATATCCAGAGCCATACAATGGCAAAAATACTCCTTTTTACCCAATTCCATGGGGTGAGGGATTACAGATGTATGCAAAATATAAAGAACTTGCTGATAAAGAGCAAAACACTATTTTTATAGGTAGACTCGCAACATATACTTATCTCGATATGTGGATGGCAGTCAAGCAAGCATTTTTAAAGCTCAAAAACATATAGAAAAATCAAAATTTATGCATATGATATCACTAAAAATGAAAGTTAATTGACGCAAAAGAATCTTTTACTATTTTCCAAACATGATCCTGATATGTATTATCAGGCAGTAGTTCAAAATATTCCTGATATGTTTCATATGATTTCTGTGCCCGTATTATAGACTCATCTACCTTTTTAATTGAATCTGTAAGTACTAGCTCAAAGTTTGACAGATCGTTTTTTAAAAAATAAAAGCTATTATTAAACATATTTTGAAATAACCATTCACCGGAGTCACTTGATAATTCAAAAGAAATTATTGTATTCCTACACACTAAAGAGTGCAAATGACGATACCCCCATGCAGTATTGCCAGGCAAACACAAAGAAATTTGATATTTTTTGAGTTCTGAATAATACTCAGCTAATGATAAAAGCTTATCTTTAGCTCCTACAACTGACAAGTAATAATCTTTACCTCTCAATCTTTCAGGCAATACTCTATCATCAGGATGCAGCCAGCCATAAAAATTATCCTTTAGAAATGAATTATTTAATATCTTATTAAATGCTTCAATTCTCCAATTCTTGTTGTTAAAAAAATCACTACCAGTTATCTTTCCAACAAAGAAAATTTTATTTTCCCTTGCGAGATCATTAGAGTGCGGTGTGAAGTCAATCGTAAATCTAGGTATTAAGATAGTTTTTTTGGATATGCCTCTGCTATGTGGGCTGCTTTCTTCAAACTTGTTGAGAACAATTACACCATTAATTCTTTCAATTAAGTCGCTATTCAATTTAGCAGTGAGGGTAGGACATGAGTCACCTACATTCAGAAGAAATACCCCGCCTTTAAATTTCAATATTTGTGGAAGCAAAGAGTTAAATCTATCTATATTATCTTGTGCGTAATTTGAAGTATAGACATAGTCAATTATCCATATATCTGATTGTGGAATTTTTGCTATGTCTATGTGTTCTACAATTTCATGCTTATCTCTTTTTAATGTATTTAAAAAATGCTTATAGCGTAATTGTAGTGTATTTGAAGAAGTAACAGCTATGCGCATACTGCTATTTACGCACCATAGCACTTGATGGCAAACTGCCATTCTGCATCATCAAATGGTGTCTCAACAACAATTTTGAGGCTGCTTGGTGTTGCATTGCCCTTGGTCATTGCAAGAGTACCAGTCAGTGCAGTTGTTGTAATTGCCGCATAACCCAAAGCTGTCAATGCAGCATTGTATGTCTGACTGCCAATGAAGCAAGAGCTGCTGATGTTGGGTCCCCAAATGACGCTAAAGCGTGCAGGAGCCGCAGATGCAGCGCTGTATGTAACACTATATGGTCCAGTCTGTGAACCAGCATCAAATGCAAAGTTGTATGTGCCTCTTGCACCAGCACCACGTACAGGAGTATCGCAATATACAAATGGCAATGCAGGGCAGCTTGGGAAGTAATCGTACTTGACAACAGGTGACTCTGTGATGTAATCAGAATATTTTGTATTCTCATCTGTAACAGAGCTTCCAATGTTCATCCATGCTGCATCTGCATAATCATTGAGCATTTGATTAACTGTGAATGCACCATATGTGTTGTTAGCAAAATCAGCTGTATCTGTTATGAAATACACATACTTTTTGTACGTGGTATTATAATCACGCAAGATGGTTGCAGCAAGATACAATGCATCAATGCCGTTTTCTGGTGCTTCTGCACCACCTGCATCACAATAGAAAGCATTGCCACCTTTTGCGGCTTCAAGCAAAAATTGCTGTGCATCACTCACTGAATCATTAAATGTAATGACTTGCGGACAAACAATATTTCCAAAAGAGATGATGGAAACTTTCTTGACAGCATTGGTGTGTTCTGCAAGCACTTGCAATGCAAATTGTGCGCTTCGTGTTCCCATGCTTGCGGTTTGATCCAAAACAAACACCAACACAAATGGATCCAAGCAAAGATTTGGGCATGCAACTGCTTCAGGAACTGGTGGCTCAATTGCAGCATATGCACCACCAAGCATGGTTGTTGGCAATGGCTTCAGCGGAATGGATTGTGGTGATTCAATGGAGAGGTTTTGAATCACTGGAAACTGATAAACAAAAGGAGCAGCAGGAACAGATACAACTGGTACTGCATCAAATCCTTCAACATGAAAGTTTTTGATGGCAAATTTTGCTGCTGGTGCATTGCCGCACAATGGTGCAGCATATGAAACACCCACTTTGTAAAAAGATGATGTTGCAACATTAAGTGATACTGGATAATCAAGCAGCACTTTGTATGCATCACCATCAAAGCGCGCTATTTCTATGAACGAGCCTGCACTATGAAGACGAAACCTAAGAGTCTCATATGCAAGTGCAGAGCTCATGAGAGCATAGGAGGAATCCAGTGCAGACAATGCAATGGTGGTAAGATATACAAAGGTGGATCCTGTTCTGATGGTTAGTGAAGCAACATTGTTGGCTGCAACACCTGTATCCTTGCCATTACCTGATGCTGCAAACAACCCATGTGTATCAAATCCAATGCCCAAGACACCACCACTCAATCCAGAGATGGAAGCAAATGCATTGTATCCAGAACTTGGCGCATATCCAAGTGATGCGCCAATTCCGCCTCCTGTTAGTGTCGCAACAGCTGCATCATACAAGAACGTGCAAAAGCCGCCTTGTGCATTGTTGGCACCGCACAAAGCATACTGCAATGACCAAACAATGTCTTGATATGCATTGAAAGGTTCATCATGAGCAATGCTTGCTGCAAAAGCAGAGTTGGATATTTGTGTTGGCATTGATTAGAGCTGTACAAGTGTAGGTACGAGAACGTTTGCAATGGATGTCGGCAAACCACATTGTCCATTTGTATTTTTCCCCCATGCATACAAGTCTTTCTGTATTACACTGTCAGTGATTGCATAAACTGTTTTGTTTGATGCATAACCAATTACAATGAAATCATCAAACTTGTTGCGCTGAATTTTTACTGCTTTGGTTTTTGTTGTTGTAGCAGCAGTTGTTGTACCATCGCCTGCAGCACCATCTGTATTAACACCACCAACACTGTACAATTCACCTGCTGTGGTGAGCATAAACAGTGTATCTGTGTGGTATTGAATTTTTTTGATGCCAGTAAATGGTGCAAGTGGCACTTTAGGAATAGTTCTATCAGTTGTTGTACCGTCTCCCAACTGATAAGCTCCGTTTTCACCCCATGTAACAATGTTGTTGCCAGTTAGTCGTGCAGCTATGCTTAGCAAGTTAGTACTGTCAGCATTGATTGTGAGAGCTACAACACCTGACAATTGAAAAGCACCAGATACACTTGAAACAGGCTTGAATACGGTTTGATCTGCTACAGCATTGTTGCCAAGAGCACCACTATTAAAGCTGCCTACGCTCCACAAATAATTTTTATCATCTGTAGTGACATATGCATTAGAATTAGTCGTATACCCGCCAGCATATACATTGTTTACAGTTGATATGTTTGCTGATACCTTGTAGAAGATAGTTCTATTTGACTTGTTGGTCAAGCCAAGATTACCATTTTGATTGTTGCCTGCAGCATGCAATTCATCATTTTCATCAATTACAAATGCAAATTGAGTTGCTGCAGAGTTGCTAGTTGTTACCTTTTTAACTTTGAGTGCACTCAAGCTTGAATAGTTTCCATCTTGAATGTAAATTGTTTCATTTATTTTTACTGGGGTTGTTTGATCTGTAGTTGAGCCAATTCCAAGACACCCACTAGAGCCTTCACCCCAACCGTACAAATTGCCTGCATCAGTAATTGCAAACATACATACTTCTGGTACTGCATCTGAAGCATTTGTATATGATCCTGCAATTTGTGTTACCTTCTCATAATTAAAATACAGAGGATTAATTTGTTTGAAAGTGTTGTTAACAGTTGTTGCACCTGCACCTAGCAGACCTACGGAACTTTTACCAGCTGTATATACATTACCTTCACTTGTTAAAAGTGCAGAGAAATTACCAATGGAGTATGCACTAATTGCATATTCATTAGCACTAAATCCAACAGCAATGGAGAAGAAAAATGGTACATCCACATTGTTGCTGCCATAGCCAATTGCTGATCCATATGTTGCAGTGTCTGAATTACCTGCGCCTCTAACATTGTTTGCAGCATCCAAAACAAATCCATGTTTGTAACACACCATGGTTGTACCTGTATTTAGAGTAGGAATAATGATGCGGCTTGCAAATCTTGGATTTTGTGACTGTAGTACATCTACTGTTGCACTCAAGCTGCTGATTTGAGAATCAACAGCTGTTTTGCTGATGTAATCATTGATGCCCAATTGATATTGAATTCCTTGATTTGGGAAAACTAAATTTGTAGTTGATGTATCAGTTGTTACATTGTATGCTGTAAGGGCAACATTGTCTACAGTTACAGTTGAAGGTTCAAAAATTACATCTTGCAGATACTTGATGATGTAAACAAAATTTGATGCAGTGAGCAAAGGAACATTGAAGTTTGTTCCTGTGCCACCATAATACTGGCCAATGGCTGCACACAGTGCTGAATAAACTGTACCATCTTTTGTAGAACCATCACACAAGAAATAGCCATGAGGTACTGTGGTTGAAGTTGCATTGAAATTGCCGCCTGATCCATATGGCACAATGCTGCCCACTGGAACCTGATTGCTGCTCAACACCATGTATTGAGTTTGATAAGTTCCAGGAGTTGCAAACACAAGATTGCCAAAGCTGTCAGTTGTCAAGACAGATCCTGCAGCACCATCAAATGCGGGCATGTTGAATACTGCTGCACCACCAGCTGCACCAAACTGAATTGCTTGTGACAATTGCAAAAATGCATTGTTGCGAGGTGTAATTTGATCAAACTGTTGATTTGCAGTTGTTTGAAGCTCACGCGCACCAACAAATTCTAATCCTAATCCTGCAAGTTCAGTGTCAAGTTGCGCTGCACTCACAGTCTTGACACTCATGACACCAGTTGTTGCATTCAACTGCAATGTCTCATCATCAACTCTGTTGGCAAGAGGTCCAGAGAAAAGTGTCCAATTGCCAGCGGTGCTGTATGGCTTTGCTGCAAGGCGATAAATGCCACCAGCAATGCTGTCATATGCTACATCACCTGCTTCTGCTTCTGCAGCCCATGTGCTTGGATGCCCTGTTCCAAAATAAAGAAACAAAGATGTTGGAAGTGCACCAGTTGTTACACCATCACCAACAAAAAGTCTGCGAGTATCAACAGTGTAGCCCAGTTCTCCTTCAGAGAGTACAACATTTGTACGTTCAGTATTAGAGCCGCGACGAATAAGCAGCTTTAAAAGTGTATTTTCTGTGATTTCAATTCTACCAGCACTATTGCTCATGCTTATATTTAGCTAAGAGCCATCAATTCGCTAGGAATATCAAACACAGGAATTGCTTTTTTACCATATGGTGCGCCCATGTCAACAACAATGAATCCTGCTGATGACAGAGTGTATGTTGCAGAACCTGTTCCAGTGGATGCAAGATACTGAGTTGTGCCTTCTTTTGAACCCAACGGAAACTGGTTGTAGAACCCTCCAAATGCACCATATGAGCTCAAAGGCAAACGTGATGCATTGTAGAGTGATGACAATGCAATGGCATTGCTCTTGATCTGAAGAGATTGTTCATCAATTGCTGCACACAAAGTCATTGAAGCTGTTGAGCCAATGCCCTGACCCAGCAAAGTTGAAACATTGATGTTTGCATTTGTGATTGTACCAACACGCAATTGATTGCTGCTAATGATGATGGTGGAATTATCCACTCTTGCACTCAATCCTTGTGTTGTTGCTGCAATTGCACCAGACAAGAATACAAGTGAAGAACTTGCAGTATTGATGGTGAGTTGATTGGATCCATTAAATTTGATGGAAGTACCATCAACTTGTGCACCAATATACTTCCATGCTGATGTTTGCGTTGCATCAGTACCAGTCAATTGGTACAGCAAACTGTTTTCAACAACCAAGTCACCTTGATATGCTGCAAGAGATGTCTTGTTTGCAGCAATGGGTGTAAATGATTTAGACCCCACAACCAATCCGCCCATTGTTGCACCATCACCAACAAAAACTCTTTTGGAGTCAATGGTGTAACCCAATTCACCTTGATCAAGAGTAATCAGCAGTCTTTGTGATTCAAGACCGCGGCGCAATTTGAGTTTAATGATTTTTATGTCAGGCATATTGTTTAGGGAATATAAAATTCTTTGACGTACTTCCACACACCAATGCCGCCATCACATTCACCGCTGTGTGCAGCTCTGAAGCTTGTAGAGATAGTAGCGGATTTGATGCGAATAAAACCAGTTGCAACTGCAGGCTGCAATCCATACTTTGTCAAATAATCAGTGATGTATGAAGTTGTAGTTCCTGTGCCAGATCTATTCTTGTAACAGAAAGCAATGTTGCGCTTGTCAATGTTGGGTGCATTGTTTGCGTCTGTTGTCTTGATGTCTACAGCAGAAGAAGTTGTTACATTTGTGACACTTGCATAGAAATTCTTGTAATACAATTGATTGTCAAGATAAATGATGAGAGTTGTTACTCTATCAATAACTTTTGGTCTGCTGCTTGTGCCTGTTGATCTTGTGAAAGAAGAATTGTAAACATTGTCGCTGATGTCTGTTACAGAATTGTTGACAGTGAATGTGTAAAAACCGTCTCTGCACTTGTCATATGCGCGTGTAACAATTTCTACAGCAATGAGTTTATTCTGCGCCATGTATTCAGGTGTTATTGTGTAAGTTTGAACACCAGTATTAATTGAGCAGCTGCCTTTCTCACCCTTTTCAGCAAGATAGTAGTAATCTTTGTATCTGAAATTTGTGTAGAACATTTGAGGTTCATCAATTGCATAAAAGAGCGTATTGCCAATTGTGAGAACATTCATGTTGGTGCTGTCACCATTTTGACTGTACACACTAACTGATGATACTCCTTGTGAAAGTACAATTGCCCATCCATTGTCACCTGTTGCAGGAGTTGCAGGATTTGCTGCAGGGTTCACATGAGATCCTTTGGATACCTGAGTCATGTACATGTTGTTGTTGTACTGCTCATTGAACCAAACGGTGTATCTTCCTGCACCGCTGCGAGATACACTTGCAACATTGTATGCAGAACGAATAGTGGTGCTAACGCCCAGTGTGCCGGGTGCTGCAGTAACATTTTGTGGCAGCGGAAATGTAAAGTTGTTTGTATCAGTTCTTGTAACTGGGTATGAACCATTAAGTGTTGCATCAGAAGCAGTGAGGCTAATGATTTGTCCTGTAGCAAGACCATGATTAGCTTTGGTGCACTGTACAATGCCACCGCTTGAACCTGTATCAACTGTATATGAAATTCCTGTGATGGGCTTGCCATCAAAATTTACCCAGCATTGACGAATGGGGCTAAGAAAAATTTGCTCAACAAGTCCTTTGCTGTTGACGTTGATGGTATCAATTTGAGAATATGATCCTTCAGGATTTGGATCCAAGTCAGGCAATGCTTCCAAAACAACTTGACCAAAATCTACATGTCCATTGCCATCTGTCACAAGTGGAAACCCTTCACCAGAAACAGAATCAGTGTTAGTGTATTCCAACTCACCAGCAGAAAGTTTGCCAGAAATTGTGACGCTGCCACTCACCTGAATGCCATTGCCAGATACACCCAAAGCAAGTGCAGAAGCTTGACCACTACCATCATACATGGTTTGCAATCCCTGTGTAGGAAGTGCTGCACCTTCAGCATGCAATACACCCTCGTAGGTAGATTCAACTGTTTGATCGAGTAAACTGGTAGGCATTTGCTTTTATTTATCGCAATCGGTTAGTTTAACAATACTGTTTTAGAGCCTGATACAGAAGGTACAAAATTATTGATGCGTGTTTTTGTAATTTGAAGCACATCATTTTGCAAATCCCATATTTGCTTCAAAACTCTGTTGAGTGTACCTGGACTTGATGCAATTTCATTGTCATGCACATAGAAGTTGTTGGCATTGTCAATGGTAATGCTGTTGAATTCATCATTTGTCAAAGCAACAATGCCTTGATTTACAAGATTGCCGATGTAGTCATAACTTGCTGCATATCTACCAGCAAGATAATTCTTTATGTACATTGTATTGGAGATGATTTTGTGCAATTCTTTGTTGAGAACAAATGCTTGAATCATTTCTGAATCATTAACTCTCAAGTTGTTGATTGCATAAATGGTGAAGTCAGTTGATCCGAGCACACTTGTGTAGAGTGTTGGTTCTGTGTAATGTAAAATTCTGTTGAATGACTCACTCAAATATCCTGCAAAAACAAAAATCTCATCAGCATCCAAGTTGCTAGGCAAGAGTGACATGCTGCTTACTGCAATGCCTTTTCTCACAATGGCTCTTCCATCATTCCAGCGCCATTTTGCGCGATTGTAACGAGAAAACTCATTGTTCCAAATGTGGTCATTTGTAAATCCGCTTTTGTAAAATAGCCATTTGCCAATGCTTACATCTGGTCTGTTGACAAACTTTTTGAACACGTTTACATTGGTAAACATGTACATGATGTTGCTGTCATTGTATGAAAACTGCAATCCCTTGAAATATTCACCATCAATCAATTCATCCTGCAAAATGTATTCTTGCTCAATGTTGAGATCCACATCACAAATTTGCAGAGTATTTGTTTTGGTTGTTAAATTGCTCACAATTACATAGACCTTGTCAAAAACATCATTGTATTGAAAAGCACGTGCAACTGTTGATGTGCCAATGGTGAATGCTCTGGTTGTTATGTATGATAGATTAGAATCATACACTTTGATGCATCTGTTGCCCTTGTCATGCACATACACACGATCAATGGAATCATTTGCATAAATTAAATCAGGGCCATTGAATTTTGTCTTGGCAAGAGCATTACCCTCACCACCAATTGATGCAACTAAAAATCTCTTGTTGGTAAGAGGTACATCATTGTTGTAAAAGCCACCAACATCATATTTGTAGACATTGTTTTGCTTAACATCACAAACATACATGAAATTGTTAGTGATGCTGAAGCTGCTGAGTTGCAAAAATGTTAAATCGCTGTTGGTATCAACATTTGCATTGTCATGAGTCACTTGCAATGATGTTAAATCAGGATTGCTACTCAACGCAATGATGGATGTAGGCGAAATGCCCAAGAAAGCATAGCCTACTTCATCTTGAATTTTTACAGCTTGCAGCTGAATTGCATTACCAATTGCACCAAGACCAACACCAGAAAAAGGTGTAAAAGTTGTAGCATCAGTTGGATCCTGTGCAATCCATGCTGGCAATGCACTTAAACAACCTGCTGCACGATCAAAATTGTGTGGAATATCATTGCTTGCAATGAAGCATTTGGAATACAGATACAAAGAGTTGTTGTAGAGCTTATACAGTCGGTCATTCAAAACTCTACCATTGAATGTCTCATTTGCTGCAATTTGTACATCAACATTGAAGTCATATGGCAGAGACAATTCATCTTTCAGAATTCTATCTCTAAAAAACTTTGAAGTCACCACATCTGCTGCATACGTATTTTTATCTGCAAGTTCTGCTGCATTATCAGCAATGTCTCTAGAAGCATAGATGTTTCCATCAACTACATGGTAGTATCCAACGTAGTCATTTCCGGTCAATGCAAAGTCTTTGCCGTTGGTGTATCCAACTTTGATGGAGGAGTAATCAATCACATGAATATTTACTCATAGTCAACAAATTCAACACCCAAGATGTTGATTGTTGCTGGCAGAGATTGTGAAACTTGGCTCAAGACTTGTTGTTTGAGTGATGTCTTGAGTGATTCATTTGCAATGCCAGAGTTTTTGATGATGATGGATACATTGTTGCTCTTCATGCCTGGTGCTCCAAATGCAAACATGCGCTTGATGACATCAATGTTGTTGCGCATGCCACAAGGCAAATGGAATGTTAAGTCAGATACATTGTAATCCTGCATTGTGATGAATCTTACATCATTTTCTGAAAGAGCTTTAGCATAAATTTTCGGATACAGCAGTGTTGCATTGCTTGCAAAGTATGCTTGCGGCTGTTTCAAGAATTGAGCAAGTGTTGCACCATTGACAAATTGTGTAGTTCCAAATGCAATTGCATTTGAAATCAATGGCTGCTGCACAGCATATTTTGCTGCACCAAAATTAACTACATCTGCTGTCTTGCCATCAATGAATATGGTTGCATTGCCCTGAATGCCATCAAGTCTCAAAGCAAAATGCTTGGTTCCTGGCAAGATGTTGTCAAGATCCACAGTTGTTGTGACTGTTTTGATGTCTCTATTGTTGTATTTGTTAGCAAGCTTCACCACAAAATCAAGCTTGTTGCCGCGATTCTTGTATTTTTGCTGCAAATATTGTGAATTTGTGAGATTGAGCGTTGCATTTTCAGAGTAAAGCACATCAGTTGCAACAGATGCAATGATGTTGCCTTGTGTATCCAGCTTTGCAAGATGTATTTTGTTGTTTGCATCTTTGGATGCAACAATGGTTGTATGAACCAATGCACTGCCAATGTATTCATAGCAGTTGGTGATTGCAAAATTGATGGTGCTCAATGCATTGAGTGTACTGACATTGTATTGCAACACACGCTCACTATTGTATTTTACAACCTTGAAGTCGCCATTGAGGATGTAAATGTTTTGATCCTTATCAACATCAAAATCTCTGATGTAGTTGATAACTTGAGCAGAGGAAAGTGACTTGAATGCTACATATTGCTCATTGGTTGCATAGTTGTAATTGACAATTTGATTGTTGTTATACAGATACAAGGCAGCATTGGTGCCATAAGGTATTGCTTTTGTGCCTAGAGTACCTACAATGCCACGATCACCATACAAAATACTCTTGGATGCAGGTGCTACTTCAAATGTTGACAGAGTCTCTGTAGCAAAATTGAAGCGAGATACAGTCGTCTCATCAGCATGAAGAATATACACATCATCATTGTTTTGAACAACATCAATCCAGTTGAAAGTTGATGGAGCATTTGACAAAAGGCCAATGTCGTTGAGTGTTCGTACAATTAAATCAGCATAAAAGCTTGGTGTACTTGCTGCCAACACATTGTAAGAATAGCTGATGTTGTTAAAATCAGACAATCCATTGGCGCCTGCATATGCACCATATCCATTTTGCACAGCTTCTAAAAATTGTCTAAAGCCTGTGTAAAGATTTGGACCAGTATTGACTTGAAATACAACTGCACTATAAGCATATGGTGAAGTTGTTAGCAAATCACGCGCAGTAACAATATCATTGTTGTAAGTTGCAGTAGAAGCATTGATGTTGAATGTTGTGGAATCAGCACCATAAGGAGATGATTCATCTTGAAACACCAAATTAACAACTCTGGTTATTGTTGATGTTGTTCTTGGTGCAGAGACAACAATCATTGTGCGTTCTGTAGCACCATATTCACTAAAGAGCCTCACATTGACACGTTCATCATACAATGCTTCATCATTATTGAAGTAAGGAAGCAGTGTTTGCTTGAGAATTGTATCACGCATTTGAATCAAAGGCTCAAGAGTTGAGTTCATGGACCCTGAATCATCAAACCAAATGTTGAGCTCTGTGTTTACATCAATGAGACCTGCATCAGCAAGATTGTATTTGTCATACAGAGTGCCATCAGCATGCATTTTGTACAATGCATAGTTGGAGATGGCACCAAAGTCATCAATGGCATCAAAGCGTGGCACAAAAAGAGTTGGTTCAGGCAACAAAGTCTGTGTGATGCGATTGAAATCACTGTTGTAAATGTTGAGAGCAGATGTGCTCTGCAACATGATGAGTGGTGTTACAACAGGATCTTTGATGAGAGCAAATCCAGTATCAGTCAAATTGCCAAGAACTTGATAAGCATTGAGATTTTTCCAATCATCACACTTGAGCCAGAAGGAAATGGTGAATGCATAATTTGCATTAATTGCATCATAGTTCTGAACTACATCATATGAATTGCCATTGAGTTCATATGCTTTGTTTGCAATGTAGGCATCTGAATACAGTTGATTGTTGCTTGTCTTCCACTGCAAACTATCAATGATGAGTGCATTGTCATGAGTTGCAAGATGTTCATTGATGCGTTTGTTGCCAATTCTGTAGTAGAAGTATTCTTGATTGGGTTCAAAAACTACATCACTCTTCTTATCAAAGAAATCATATGCAAATGATTGCTGTTGCAAGTATGCAGATACAAAATCCTCATATGTTCCATATGTTACATTAACAGCTTTAGCTGCATCCAATGGTGACATCTTGTTGGAATTGTAGTATCTATCCACCCATTCAGCAGATGAATTATTTGGACCAGCAGATAGCCAGGTGCAAAGATATTGACCATCTTCACCTTGTGCAGCATTCTTGAGAGCAAGGATTTGATCAGCTGTGTAAGGTGAATCACCAGCATAAGCACCATCTGTTCTCAATGAAGCATCATTTACATTGAGTTGCTCATACGGATACAGAGATGCAGATGTTTTGAATGATGAATATGCATCAGACTTAGCAACAAAGTCATTGGAAAACATTGTGAAGTTGATGGTGATGTTTTCATCACCCTTTTCTTGACTGTTGCCTGCAAAAATGTTGGTGTAATCTCTGTTGATGGGACCAGCATTGTTGTTTCTTTGGTTGGTGTAACTTGCTTTGTCAAGAGTACCAAGTTGAGTTGACTGATTCTTGAGAACAATGGGTCTTGCTGGCACTTGCAGTGGAGTTGCATCTGCATATTGAGTAGCAACAAGCAAATTGCTTGGCAAATCATTGAGCAAAGTTGCATCATTGATGTTTAGCTTGTTGACATCATCAGTTGTGTATGAAGCCCATGAAGCATTCAATTTGCTACCCACTTGCAGTTCATTGGACCTCACCAAAAAGTTAAAATTGTTGAACAGCAAGTAGTTGCTTGCATTGTATGCACTCAGCAATTGCAATTTGTTGCTATCAAAACCAGATACACCCAAAAATTTGGTGCGATTGCCTGAGAGAGGCTTTCTTAAGAACAAAGACTCACCAGATGAATCAAAAATGTATTCAAAAATTGTTTCGTCAATGTAATTGAAGTTGAGATCATCGTAATCTGTGTATCCAGTAGCAAAAACTACATCTTCATTGCTGTTGATGGCAAGATAAAACTTCTCATGCTTGTATTTGTAGCAAATGCGTGCATACTTCTCATCAAGCATTTCAAAATTGAAGAATGACTGATCAGGCACAGGCATGGAATCAAGTGCAAGCAATCTATGTGAAGTTGCTGCATTGAAATCAAATGTGAATGTCTCTCTTTGACCATCAAAATACAAATACTTGGTAGCAGCATTTTGAGTAGCATCAATTGATAGACCCAGCTGTGTGGTTATGATTGAGCCCGGTTTCTTTTGCAGAGGTCTTAACTCAAAAACATCATCAAGACTCAATTCATTGGACAGCACCAGCGCGCTGTAATTGTTCATGGCAACATCTCTTGCGCTCAACATGAAATTGTGCAAGAAAATGTTGATGCCTTGCTGATTGTTGCTTGTGTTGCCTTTGAATTTAAAATCAACATCATCATGATAAGTGCAGCTTGCACTAGTCATGTGTGTCGAATAATTGAATACCTGCATATGAGTATTTAACTCATTGCATTAGTATTTGATGCAAGGAAGTAATGCAATGTTGCGTGGTCTGGTTTCTATACCCTGCAACTGAACATTGCTATTTTCAACTCTTGCTAGAGTATTTGATGGCGGGCTATTTACAAAAGAATCTGTAAATGCATTTGGAGAAGACTTAACAAATCCTGCTGCAAGAGCAGACTCAGATGTAAGATATCTAGCAGAAAATTCTGAACCTACATCTACTACGCGTGTCAGGAGATTGTGCTCACCAACTTGATGAGATTGATTGCTGCCAAAGGTTCTGCCTACATCAACATCAGCACGCTGATCACCGCCTGCTCGACTCCAGCCGCGAATAAATTCACCACGCAAATCTGGTAGTTCACCGCCACTGCCATATGTAGCACCAAGAATAGCGTAAAGATTAGAGAAATCAGCAGCAATTCCTTGTGCTATACCATTGCCATTCGGCACTTGACCACCACTGCAGATGAGATATCCAGTTGGCGCAGTTTGACCAGCAAACCAAAATACTGCGCCTGTTGGAACAGCAAATGCACCAGCACCAACTGCTGCATCAACATATTGCTTGGTAACTGCATCCAGCAATTGAGTAGGATTTCCTGTGAGCGTCAAGTGTCCAGTCATGGTACCACCCGACAAAGCCAAAAATCCGGATTTTACATTGGCTAGAACTTGCGCGTCTTGTGTATCAACGTAGCCTTTGTTTGCTGCATCAAGAGTTTTAAATGGGCTGCCAGTAAGAGCCAAATAACCAGTCATTGCATCACCTGTTTTGCTCACTTTGTTGGTATAGATATCAGGTAGAATGATGCTGCTGATGGATTTGTAAAGTGTTGCAAAGCTTACTTTTTTGGTGTATCCATCACCACCAATTTGATCAACAACAAAAACATCGCCATTGTAAAGCAATGAAGCTGGTGGGAGTTGAGAAATGTTGACTTGTTGTGCTTGCTGGGCCATATGTGTATTTATGCGTCAAGAGGTGAGACGTGGAACGATGGAATACTGGAAAAAGCGTGTGGTGAGAGGCAACCCACTGCGAGTAGCAAGTTCTGCACCCACAACCTTGAGATTATCATCTTCTGCAACAATGGGCAGCTCGTTTTTGCTCAAATACAAATTGAAAGCATTGCCTTGAGCATCACTTGCAACAGCAAAAACATCATGTGATGTAACAGGCATCAACTGTGTTGACATGATGTTGATCTCTTTTACAGTGTTGTAATAAGAATCTTTTGCCAACTCAAACAACACCTTGTGAGTGCCTGTGTAGCTGGATGCATACTGCAAAACAAACAAAGCAGTTAATGTTGTGACAAATGAGGATGTCTGTTTGACATAAGTATGATTTATGTTTTGAGTGATGCTCATTATTTTGCCTGATTCAGCAATTTCAATGGCACCTGCAGATGCAATGGTGTTGTGCAAATCCAATGCATCTTCATATGTTGTTCCATCACCAAAATCCGCTACAATGTGCAGCACAGGATCTGTCTCTTCTTGAATTTGATACAAGTTGAAGTTGATGGGTGCAATGCCCTTGATGAAATAAGGTCCATACACACTCACATAATCAGCAACAGGCTGTGTAGCAGATAGGTTGATGTTTAAAGTTGCATTCATTAGTTGAAGAAGAGAGCACCATTTTGTGCATTGAAAGATGCATTGGCTGTTGACAACACATCAATGGTGGAGAATGTTGACAAAGCATTTACAAAGTTGTAAGTGAATGGCAAATCATCAGGAGCAAACACACCTGTCAAGTTGTCATCAAACACAATGGCATCACCAACCAAATTAAACCATGCGGCAAAAACATATGACATGTTGTTGAGGTCATAACCTGTCCATGACAATGCATATTTGTCATTCTGCTGTGCATATGAAACATTTGCATTTCCATAACGAACAATGTTGACGCTGCTCAATGGATTTGCAAACATTGAAGATAATGTTGATACATCTGCATTTGTTGGGAATTTCTTTTCAAATGCATTTGTTTTGACATTGTATCTGTAGATGGTTGGGTAAATGCATTTTGCATTGGTTGCACTCAAAGCATCTTCAAGCAATGTTGTTTTGAATGTCCAGACATCATTTGTATGTTCCACAAAGAAGCTGTTGGAGCATTGCTCATTTGCATTGATAGTGATGGTGCTGTTGAATGTGCCAGTTTTGATGAAGTTGCCTACATCATCCATTTCAATTTTATCAAACACAACATAGTGAGGTGTTTTGATGATGATGGTGTTGTAAATGAGATTGAAATTCTCAACACTTGTTGAGTAAATTTCATTTTTAACTGCAGCAGGATACTTGAAGAAGGTTGCAGACAATGCTGATGAGAGCGGCATCACCTGATTCTGAATGATGTTTTTCACAAGAATGCTACCAATCTTAGCTTTGATTTGCTCAAGTGTTTCATTGCTAATTTGTGCACTTGCTGCAACAATGGTAGTACATTCAGGATTTACTACTCCAATGTAATTGTCTAGTGATTCAGAATAATCATAATCAGCAATGGTGTAGCATTCATTGTTGAAGTAGTTGCTGTCAAACACCTGATAGATGTTGCTAGAGAGTGCTGGTGCTACAACAGTTGCTGTCAAAGCAGCCATGTTTCTACCAGGCACAAGCACATTGGTAGCGCTCAAACCTGCATCACACAAAATTGCATAATACACTTTGGAGTTGGCATTCCATGCAACAGAATCTGATGATACATCTGGTAAGATTGAATTGTCAGGTGCAGCAAAAAAGCCACCATCTCTGATGGAGCAAATGTAATTTGGATTGATGCTTGCGCATGCAAAGTATGGTGAGTATTCTCTAAAGTAAAGAGTGTATTTGCTGCCTGTGAGTGTAAACATTCCTGCACTTGCAAATGTGTATCCAGTGGAGAAGGTTCCACCTCCAGGAGGCAATGCATCAATGGTCTTTGCAGTCAATCCTGTTCTGATGGATCCAAAATAATCATCATCTACAATTGCATAGTCGAAACCAAATCCTTGTTCAACATCATTGAATACATGTCCATCAATGGTGATGCATTTGGAGTTGATGTTGTTGATGTTGTTGATGTTTTGATTGTAACGCTTGACATCTTTGAGCAAGCCAAATTCATTGCCATACACATCCTGCTTGTATTGTGTAAAGATGCCTTCATCAAAAACGCGCTGCAAATGCACATCAAATGCAGATGCATTGTGTGTGTCAGCATTGATGTACAGAGGTTCAGAAAAGTATGCAAAGAAGTTTTGCAAATACTCACTGCTCTTGATGTATCCATAAGCAAGACCTGCATCAAGCTTTTTGACATTGCCAGAATAGTCTATTGCAAACTGCAAAGGATATGGCAAATTGCTGAAGTAAAAATTGGTTACATTGCCATAAATGTTTGGATCAGGAAATACGTAAACATGGTTGGGCTTCAAGCTGCCCTGATTTACATAATATGACTTGCTGGGAGCAGCAAATTGCAACACACCCATTTTGTCTGGGCGGAAAAACAATCCCAGCTGCTGGGCAGTTTTGAGTTGATCTTCTGGAACAGTTGCTGTGGTAACAAATCGTTTGTTGACAAGATTGCCACATGCATTTTCAGCCTTGAAAAGTGTGCCTGAAACAAACTGACTTTGCGAGTTGGTGGACAGGTAATAGAAGTCTGTACCAATGTATTTTTGCACCAATTTGCGCTTGAGTGCATATGTGGAAGACAATGCTTGTGTATCTGCATTGAGCAACTCAGCAATGGGATTGATTTCGCAATTGAAATCAAACAAAGTTTTCTCAATGAAGCGCTGCGGATTAATGACCAAGCCTGCACCAATTTCTTTGAGATAAAAAGGTGTTGCAAAGATGTCTGCAAGAACAGCATTGCTAAATCCAAGAAACAATTGCGCAGAAATTGTATTCACATTGCTTGTGAAGTACTTGCGACGCAATTCATTTGTTATCTGCAAATCATCAGGTGTTGCAGATGGATCCAAATCAAAATAATTGCTGTATGTATCAAAGTAGTCAACTACATCAATTTGCAAAGTCTGCGCAATCTGCTGCAAATCAATGTTGATTGCGCCTTCATCTTCTGCTGCATACAAATAGTCAATGATGTTTTGAAATACTGTTTTCTCAATGGATGTTGTTGATCCTTTGATGCGTACTTCTTGAGATCTGGACTTTATTGCTTCACGCTTTTTAGCATAAAACAAGCAGATGTCTTTGAGCTTTTGAGCATAAAATGGAATTGCAATGGCAAGATCTGATGCATCATCATAATCAAGATTGCTGAGAAATCGCTTCTCATCAATGGTAGTAAAATTGATGGCAATGTCTCTGAGCAGATCCACATAACGCTGCCTGATTTCATTGGTTTGAACTGCAGGTGTTTCATTGGTCTGCAAATACCATTGCTGCAAATAATCATTGTAGCCTTGAGTAAATTGCTCTGGCGTAGCCACCTGCTTGGAATACTTGAGATATTCAAAGAAGGAGAATGGCTGAAAATTGTCCAAAGTGTCGGCGGTGCCAACGTTTGCATTGGTTATTGAGTAGTCAACTGTTGCAGACCCAAAGTTGAAGTTGTTAGATGCCATCACAGTTATTTAAACGCATGGCGCAGAAATGTAAATCATTTTATCAACGGTACCAGGAATCATTACGCTCAAAAGCATCTTGAAGAGTTGATTCAGCAATTTCCATTTCTTCAAAAGTTACATCCTCAGTAACATCTACAGCATCTTTGTGTTCATCACCAACTTCAAAAATGCCTGTTACTTCCAAATCTTCAATTTCAGGCCAACGACTTCCAATGTATCCATTTGATGCATTTGGACGCTCTTCTTCTATGGTGTATGTAACTTCTCCTTCAAGCACATAATCACCTGGTCTGTTTGGAAATTTCACAGTAATGTCATCACCCTTCCATGTCTGCTGAACGAATCTAAAATCATCATCAAGATCACCATCATAGTCACGTTCTTCTTCCTGCTCCGCAGCAGAAGCAGAATGATCGTACTGCTCAACGTTTTCTTCACGCTTCTGCTTTTCTTTGGTTTCATTGTATACAACTCGATTGTAGAGTCTGTTAAAATTCATAATGCTATTTAATACTCGCCAATTGTTATTTTTGACATGGTTTTGTACAGCTGCAGCACATATTTGAACTGTTTTTCATGCTTGCGGCACATTTTTTCTGCAGGTGAGCTAAAGTATTTGGACTCTGGCACAATTTGCTTTTCATGCCACTTCATCACATTGAATTGATGCCAATGCATCATCTCATGCATGATGCTGATGAACAATTGTTTTTGTAGTTTTTTTGCATCAGTGCATTCAATTATTCTGTTGCACAAAAAAACTTCATCCTCAAATGCATAATATCCATAATTTACATCATCTCTCTTGTCTACTCTCAATGCAATGTAATGATGCTTTACTGGTGTTGAATCACAGTCAAAATGAACATTGTAGAATGCTGTATATGCAGCACCAAAAGTGACGCAATCAAAATTACACTCATCAAGAATTTTCTTGGCTATGCCTGATGGATAAAAATGAAATACTTTCATAGCTTTTGCAAATGGGCATAAATAAACTTGTCCATTGTATTTACTATGAGCTTTCCAACATTCAAAACATTTTTTGAAACTACTGCAACTGATCCGACTGTTAATAAAGCTGTCAATGGATATGGTGATGGAAATGCTGCAGGCAAAATGAGAACCAGCCGCATAACTGGCACCAGCAAAAACCCAAATTTGCTTGCTCAAAGCTCCATCAACACTCAAACTGCAACTAAAAACAACAAGATTGACAAAGTTGCAAATAATCCTGCAGCACAAGAAGTTTTGAATGATCTTGATTTGCAAGAAATTCAAAACACTCACGGCATTGATTTGAATCAAATGCAAAATGATCAGCCCAAGCAAGTCAATGCAAAAATTAATGCAGCAGTTGTAAAGTCTGTTGATGCAACAGGCAAGCCAATTTACAGATTGATTCACTACAAGCCAATTCAGCAATGAGTTACTACTCCGGAGCATATCAAGCACCAACATGCGGCGTGTTTTACACTGGCGCTAACAATGGAAACTTTGATTGTCAAGTCAATGTCAACAACTTGAACAACAATGCTTCTGAACGTGAAACCATCTCCAATTCCATTCAAGAAGCCATCAATCGATTTGGATCCACTGTAGCATACTATGTGAATACATACAATGTATCTGCTGCAAACAACATTTATGGTGAAGATCCAACCAGCACATTCTTTGGTCCAACCAATGTGGTGATGTACATCAAATTGTCTGAAAATTCAGTTACATTGCGCAGATTTGGCTTTGATAGTGGTGATGACATTACAGCATATGTGCACATCAGTTCATATTATGCAACATTTGCACCATTGAGTGTGTATCCTGCATTGCAGCAAGCCATTGAACCCAAAGCAGGTGATGTATTCCAGATGATTCAGTATGGTGCAACCAGACCAGGTGATCGCAATGGCAAATTCTTCGAAATCACTGAAAGAGTTGATCAAGAAATGGATGATCCAAGCATGAATCCATTGGGTGGACACTACATGTGGAAATTGCGTGCTCGCCGTCTTGACTTTAGCTTTGAGCCTGGATTGTCTGGTGAAAGAGGTGCTGCACAGGTGTTTGACAATGCTCTCAATGGCATCATGCCTGGCGGTACACAACAACCTTCACCTGACAAGACATATCCCGGCAGCGCAGATGCAGAAAGCCTCAACATTTTTGATCAAAGTGTAAACAACACAAGTGTTTATGGAGAATATGGTTACAACCCTTGATTTTTCATTGCATGGTGTTATTATTTGATAGATGATCACATTTGATGAAGCAAATCACAAGTATTACAATGAGTTTGGCACTGAATACATTAGTGTAACAACTTTTTTGAATACATTAAAGAAGCCTTTTGATACTGAAAAGCACGCTGCACGTGTTGCTGAAAAGAACAATACTACACCTGATGCAATCAAAGCAACATGGAAAGCATTGACTGTTGAAGCTCAAGAAAAGGGCAAGGCTTTTCACAAAGCCATGGAAGATTACATCAAATATGGAGAGATTGATGCTCAATATTCAGATCTCATCAAAAGTCTCAACAAGGCCAGTGAAGGCTTCAAGGCCAACAAGAAGACAGCAGAAGGTTTGCTGTGGAATGATGAATCACAAATTGCAGGAACAGCGGATTTGGTGTTGGAAAATGATGATGATTTCTTCATCTTGGACTTCAAAACCAACAAAAAGTTCACTTTTATGAATGCTTTTGGTGAAAAATTACTTGCACCTCTCGACTTCTTAGATTATTGTGAGTTTACAATTTACTCTTTGCAATTGTCCTTGTATGCTTACATGAAGCAAAAGCTCACTGGAAAGCACTGCAAGGGGTTGAAAGTGCTTTACTTGACTGTAAATACATTCAACAACACAAGATATTGGAGAGAAATTCCCATCATCTATTGCAAAGACACCATTGAAAAACTAATACAACATCGCAAAGCATCTCTATCTACACAGCATGCAAATACATGATACTGCAAATAGTCGGTTCTCCAAATCCAAAGTTGAAGAGTTTTGGAGAATGGTTGAAGGGGTAAAATGGGAAGAAGGCCGTAGTGCTGAAACCATTAAATTGGATCTGATGAAAATCATGACTCCCTCTTGTGCTGAAACCAACAAGCGCATTGCTTATTTCTATGCTCTGCATTTGGTTGATGCTTTCAAAAAGTGGCAGCATACAGCAGGTGATGAAGAGAAGTATGACATGATTGATCTTGAATTTGCTGCAAGCAATGCAGTTGGTGGTGGTAAATTCAATTATGATCAGTTTGTTGCTGCACCGCAGTATCTTGCAGCAGAAGCTAATAATGTGTCTATTGAAGACAACTTCATGAAATGCTTGCCAACTGATGATGATTACTACTATCAATAATTAAAACAACAATCAACAACAAAAAAAAAGAGCGGCATTTCTGCCGCTCTTTTTGTTTTCAATGTTCTCTTTTACTCTCAGTCAAAGATTGATTTGCCAGGAGTGAGCTTGCTGTTGACTTTCATGCTGCCTTTGCTCATGAGAGTCTTGCCCTTGTCACCAAGTGCCTTTGGTTCTGCTTCAAGATCAACGTTAACAGAGGCATCAGCCTTGCCGCCAGTCTTGCCTGTTACAGTACCGCCCACTTTCATCTTGCCCTTGCCCATGAGATCATGGCCTTTGTTGCCAATTGGCTTTGGAGAAGGCTCAACTACAACGCTTTCTGGAAATGCTCCTTCATCTTCGTCTTCATCATCCATCATCTCATCACCGAGATCAGCGCCAAGATCTTCTGCGCCCAATTCTTCATCGGTCATTTCATCTTCCATGCCGCCTTCAAGCTGGCCCATGAGTGCATCATGAAGCTTCTGTGCAAGTTCACGTGGAAGAGAAATTGTGATTTCTGTTTCATCACCCATGTCATCAGAAACATCAACATCAAGAGCTTCAAGGTCTTGGTTTTCAGTATCCATGTCAGATGGGTTGTCCATCACTTCTTCGTAGAGAGTATCAAAAAGAGATTTTTGTGTCATACCGGTATTTAGGGCCACTGCCTGTGCTTTTTCAACTCCTAAAGAAAATTTTTGAGGCTCAAACAAATTATTTTTCTTGCCCTTCTTGGAGTCCAGTGCTGGTACAAAGCCTGAAGCATTGGCAGGGCCACCTTTTTTGTCCATGTCCATGATTTCAGCGCCCATGGTTGGCTTTTTAATTTTCATTGTTGGCAGTGGCTTGCCGCCTTTGCCGCCTTTGAGTTTGATTTTGACTGTAGATTTGCGTTGCATAGCATTATTTAGGGCTGCAATAAATAAAAGCACTATGGCAAATAAAAAAGGTGACTATTATCTCAACAATCCTGCGCTGCCTACCAGCAGGGCAGAGTTTGAGTATACACCAGAAATGTTGAAGGACATCAAAAAATGCGAGCAGAACTTGCTATTTTTTGCTGAAAACTATTTTTACATCATTGATCCAGATGAGGGCAGAACCATCATCAAGCTCTACAAGTATCAAAAAGATGCTTTGAGAATGCTGCGAGACAACAGATACAATTTGTTGCTTGCAAGTCGACAAATTGGTAAAACCACATTGCTGACCATTTATGCACTGTGGATTGCATGTTTCAATGAAGATCAAAACATCATGATTGTGGCTAACAAAGAGAGCACAGCCATTGAAATCTTCCGAAGAGTGCGTCTAGCATATGAGCAATTGCCCAACTGGCTCAAGCCTGGTGTTGATGAATATGGCAAGACTAGTATGACGCTCAACAATGGTTCCAGAATTGGTATTTCCACAACAACAGGCAGTGCTGCTCGTGGTACTTCCTTGAATGTATTGATTCTTGATGAGTTGGCTTTCATTGATCCACCTTCCATCATGGAAGATTTCTGGCGTTCTGTGTGGCCTACCATTTCTCGCTCTAAAAAATCCAAAGTTCTCATTGCATCCACTCCCAAAGGCACAGACAACTTGTTTTATCAATTGTATGATGGCTCAGTAAAAGGTGAAAATGGCTTTGCCAGCATGACCATCAAATGGGATGCTGTGCCAGGGCGTGATGAAAAGTGGAAAAAAGAACAAATCAAGCAAATTGGCAGCGTTGAATCATTCCTCCAAGAATATGAATGTGAATTTTTGCAGAGCGGTGAATCTTCCATTGACGTAGAAACATTTGAACGCCTCAAGCAAAATTGTTCCATTGCACCCTATTCTTTGGATGATGGCAAGTATATGATTTGGCAGCAGCCCAAAGCAGATAGATTATACATTGTGGGTGTTGACGTTGCTGAAGGTGTGGGTCAGAACTATTCTGTTGCACAAATTCTCGACATAACTGATTTGACCAACATTGAACAAGTTGCTGTGTATCGAGACAATGTAATTGCACCTGCTCAATTCACAACAAAACTGTTTGAGATATTGCAGCAGTGGGGTAATCCATTGGTGCTCATTGAAAGAAACAATTGCGGTGCTCAAGTTGTTGACAATTTGCGCAACATTCATCAGTATGAGAACATTGTGAGCTATGGTGCTGAACTAGCAGGTCGCAAAAAAGACTTTTTGGGTGTTGTTGCTCATACCAACACCAAGCAGCGAGGTGTTCTCAACATGAGATATTGGGTGAATGTGCTCAATTGTGTTCGTTTCAATCACATGCAGACCATCATCGAGCTCAAAGACTTTGTGCGCAAAGCCAATGGCACATGGAGTGCACGAGGCAATGGCACAGATGACTGCGTCATGAGCCTCATTTGGGCACTTGTTGTTTTGGACAATGATCCACAGTTTGGCATTTGCAGCCAATATTTTGAAGTTGTTGACTTGGATGAAAACAGCAAACCAAGAAGCATCAAGCCCATGGATTATGGCCTCAAATATTTTACAGCCAACAACAAAAAATTTGATATGTTTGGCAACATGCTAGAGGCATCTAAATATGAAGATGCAGCTACTTTGCCAATTCTGTTTGGTTCTGCTGGTCAACAAAATGAAGATTTAGCTGACTTAGAATTGCAAGGCTGGAAAATTTTATGAGCGACATTAGACAGGCACCATTCAACAAAGCACGCGTTGACAAGTTTACACTGGTTGTAAATTTGCCGCCTGCTTTGAAAGGCATCAACAGCAAATTTGAACGCAACAACAAAACAGTGAATTTGGATGCATTGCAATTTTCTGTGTATGGAACCATCATTCCTGACATTGTTGTACCAGCCATTGAAACACGTTTTGGAGGCAGCACCATTTATGTATCATCTCACAACAGACCATCATTTCCTGCTGTGAGCATCAATTTCACCATTGACAATGAGTTCAACAATTACTGGTACATCTATCAGTGGCTCAACTTGATGCGTGATGAAAAGGAAGGTGTATTTGGCATTGTAAATGGCCGCGGCCTTGCTGAATCCAATGCTGCTCTCAAGCAATATTCCACCACTTTCACCTTGTATGGGCGTGATGAATTCAACAACAATGTCATCAAATTTGACTATTTTAATGCTTTTCCTACAAAATTAGGCAGCATCACCTGGAATTATCAAGACAGCAAGGAAATAACATGCTCCTTTGATTTTGTGTTTTCCAACATTACTTCTGCCTTGCTTTAAATTTGTGCCTGGATTTTCATAAATATCTACATGGCATCAAGAATTATCAACTCTCCAGGGGTTCAAATCAATGAAATCGATGAATCAGCAATTCAGGCAAATGTTTTTGGTACTGATGTATTGATCACTGGTTTCGCAAGCAAAGGCCCAACAGATGAAGTCATCAGTGTTTCTTCACTTTCTGAATTTGAACAGATTTTCGGCACACCAACCAATGCTGCAGAGCGTTATTTCTACTACTCTGTAAAGCCTCTGTTTGGAACAGGTGCTAATTTGCTGCTCAGCCGCTTGCCATATGGCGGCGGAAATGGTGATGGCTTTGGTTCACAATACAGCGCAGTAGTTTACCCTGTTGTTGCTGTATCTGGTAACCCAATTGATTTTAATCTTGCTGATGCTACTGCAACAGCTACAGCAGACATTAATCTTGCAACAGGTGCAGTATCATCTGTAGCAGTAGTACTGTCTGGTCAATATTATGCTGTTGCTCCAACAATCACAGTATCTGCTCCTCAGACACCTGGTACAACTGCAACATTTACAGCAAACATTACCCTTGCAGGCGCTGTATCTTCTCTTACTACTACTCAAGCAGGATCTGGATATACTTCTGCACCAACCATAACAATTGCTGCACCAAGCTACAACAACATTGGTGGTATTCTGCCAACACTTGATAGTGCAAGTGTTGATGCATATGTTCTTGGCAAGCCTCTTCACTTTACTCTTACCAAGGCTCAATATTTGTCATGCATCAATGGTGAAGCATTTGTGTGGAACAAAACTCCAACAACAGCAGGTGTTGTACAAAACATTGCAAGCATCAGCGATTTCGGCAAAGCTGGCGTTGTAATCTTCAACAAAGCACAAACAACCATCAATGACAAGTATGAAGGTTATTACATTGGCATGGTTGACAACACCAATGCAAATCCTGCAACTCAGTTTGATGGCATTGTTACAGCAACAACAGTTAACGTTGCTGCTCCAAACGTTGGCAGCAAGGATACAACAACACCTGTTCCTGCAACTCGCCTCAACTTTGCATTGTCGGGTAGCAATGCATCCAATGGCACAATGTCGCAGGCATTTGAAAATGCTGCTTCATTCAACATTGGCACAAATCAATTCAACGATTACCTCACACTTGGAGTTGTGAAGCTTCGTCAGAGCATCTTCTCACCAGACACAATCAAGCTTGATTATGTTCTTGAAGAGAAGTTTGTTGCAAGCCTTGACTTCTACCGTCAGCGCACACCAGAAAATGGTGGTCCAATCACTTCTGCATACATTGGCAATGAAGTTGATAATGGCTCACGCAACATCACCATCATGGTCAACGACTTTGTGTCAAATCGCAATGGCGCAACCTGGATTGGTCTTGATGGCTTGCCAAGCAAGAGTGTTAGAATGCTCAGCCGCGAGCTTGAAGGCTTGCTTACTGATGCAACAACATTTGCAAGTGTCTCTGGCACAATCGGCATTACACCTGGTGCATTCAATGCTGCAAAAACATCATTTGCAACTAATCTCAATGGTTATGCTGACGACTTGCTTGCACTTGGTGCATATGTAAATCCAGCACCTGCTGATAAGACCATTGGTAGCTTGCCAAACAAGATTGATCGCATCCTTCAGTTGGTTGAAAATGATGAATTGTTTGACATTGACATCTCTGTTGAAGCTGGTCTTGGTACCATCTATGCAACAACTTGCGCAGCACGCACAAGTTACTATGATGACACCTTGATGAATTCAACATTGCAGCAAGCTCTTGGTTACTTGCAGACAACTCTCAATTACACCGCACCATCTGATGATACATTGGACTTGAGAGGCAACTACAACACCATCTTCAGCAAGTTTGCTGACTTTGCACGTGACAGACTGGATCACATCTTCATTGCTGATCCAATTCGTCACATCTTGGTGCAGGGCAACAATTCCAAGACACTCAATGACAATTCCAAGAGCTGGTCACAGCATGTGTTCTCACCATTGCGTCACCAGTTTGAGCTTGCCAACACCAGCTATGCAGCAGCATATGCAAACTGGGCACGAGTCAATGATGGCTTCTCTCAGACAAATGTGTGGGTGCCATTCTCTGGCACAGTTGCATCAGACTTTGCTCGTTCCGACAGAGACTTTGCATACTGGGCAGCACCAGCAGGCTTCCGCCGCGGTTTGGTGAGCGAAGTGGATGACATTGCAATTGCTCCTAACCAGAAGCAGCGCGATGACTTGTACAAGTTCAACCTCAATCCAATCACACAGTTTGTGCGCGAAGGCATTGTAATCTTTGGTCAGAAGACTCTCAACCGCATTCCAAGTGCATTTGACCGAGTCAACGTCCGCCGCTTGTTCATCTTGCTTGAGAAGCAGACCAAGGCAATTGCTCGCTACTATGTGTTTGAGCCAAACACCTTGTACACTCGCACACGTCTTGTGGATGACTTGACACCAAACTTTGAAGCTGCTAAAACAGCAACAATCAATCAGGGCATCTACGACTACATCATTGTTTGCGATGACAGAAACAACCCACCATCTGTCATTGATGCAAACGAGCTTGTGGTTGACATTTACATCAAGCCAGTTCGCACTGCAGAGTTCATCTTGGTGAACTTCCATGCAACAAGAACAAGTGCCAACTTCCAAGAAATCTTGAGATAAGACACAAAAACAAAGAGGAGTGCAGCGCAAGCTGCACTCTTTTTTTGTTTAAACCATAAATACTAACATGAACGAAGACCTAAAAGAGCTGCAAAACATCTATGAAAGTGCTGTCAATGAAGGCATTTTGAATAGAATTGGTGCCAACATTGCAGGTGCAGTTGGGACTGCAGGTGGTGCACTCAAGGGAGCATATTATGGTGCAACAGGCAATGTGCAAGGTGCAGCTGATGCAGCATTAAAAGCAAAAAATGCTAAATTTGATTCATACAAAAAAGCTGCTGATGCAAAGTTAGAAAAAGTTTTTAACGAAGTGGTGACCGATCTTACAAAGCTCAATTTGGTAGATCAAGCAAGAATGAAGCCATACATTGATGGATTCAAACAAAACCTTGCAACTTCTTTTACTCAATTTTTGCAGGGATTGACTGCTACAGTTGCACAAGCTCCAGCAGCCCCCACTCAAACCACACAGCAAACTACTCAAACCATCCCACCATCTCCACCAGCAAGTACTACTGCTACGCCTCCTGCTGCATCACAGCCGGTTGGTCCTATGTAATGCATTTGCATAATTTATGGCTCACAAAGAGTTTAAACAAGGCGTTTACAAGCCCATCAACAGGCAGAAATACATTGGTGATAAACTGCCTTTTTATAGATCAGGTTATGAGCTAAAATTCATGCGATGGGCTGATGCTAACCCCAATGTTTTGAAGTGGGGAAGTGAAAGCATCATTGTCCCTTACAAGAGCCCCATTGATGGTAAAATGCATCGCTATTTTGTAGATAATGTGGTCATCATCAAAGAAGGAGAAAACATCAAAAAATATCTCATTGAGATCAAACCACACAAACAAACACAGCCGCCAACTGCTCATGGCAACAAAAAACAGACCACCATTTTGTATGAGCAAGCTACATATGTCATCAATCAAGCCAAATGGGAAGCAGCAAAGAAGTGGTGCAAAGATCATGAATGGGAGTTTCTCATCTTAACAGAGAAGCATTTGCCATAAATACTATGATGCAAGATTTTAAAACATTTTACAGACAGCACTTAATTGAAGAATCATTCAAACAAGATCTTGCAATGATGGCACTTGCTGTATCACTTGCACTCACAACTGGCATTGGGCTGCATAAAATTGGTTTCATACAAGACAGGGACAGCGTTGAATATGCATTGAGAAATGCACAAGACATGGGATACAATGTTCAGGAGATTGTACAGCAATCTAAACAGCCAGAGATTCAACAAAAAGCAAAAGAAATTCTGCAACAAAAACAAGATGACAAGGCTGAACAGATGTACAAAAAAGCTGTTGAGCCGCCTGCTCAGCCTCTACAACCTTCTGTTTTGAAGCCTGCTAAAGAGACTGAACAAGAATTTCTCAGAGCAGCCATGGAATACATCAAAGAAAATGAGCTTGGTCAAGCAGGCATAGAATATCATAAACCATACCGAGATCACAAAGGCAAACCCACCATTGGCATTGGTCATTTGATTACACCCAAAGAGCAAAGCAAGGGCATTTTTAAGAAAGGCATTTCTGAAGATCAGGTTTATGAGTTGTTTACCAAAGATATTCAAACCAAGCTGCAAACAGCACGCAGAATATTTCCCAAGTATGATGAATTTCCGCTTGATTTGAAAATCAAGTTGTTGGATGGAATTTTCCGTGGTGATGTATCAGGATCACCCACCACCATCAAGCTCATCAATGCAGGCAAATGGGAAAAAGCGGCAAATGAGTTTCTTGACAACAAAGAATACAAAGAAGCAGTTAAAAAAGGATATGGTACTGGGCCACGCATGAAGAAAATTGCAGATGCAATCAAAGCAATGGGTAATAAACAGCAGCCAGAAGCAACAAAACCTAAATTGCAACCAGAAACAACGCCGTTTTATTAACGGTGAACAATAAATACTCATATGGCACAGACAAATCAAACCATTGGAAACTTTTATGACCGCGCAGTAGCTCGTGAATTCTCACGCGACTTCTTGTTTCGAGTTCTGAACATCACTTTTGCAGGCGGTGCTGTCTTCAATGAAGATGAGCTTGTTTATGCAAAAACAGCAAAACTACCTGCTCGTCAAATTACCAACGTGCAGAGCAAGTACATGGGTCTCAACTTCAACTTAGCTGGCACAGCTGTATATCCAGGCAGCGACAGCTATGCAATTTCTTTTTATTGTGATGCCAATTCTTTGCTGAGAAACAAATTTTTGCAGGAATCTCGTCGTGTGTTCGATGATGCAACCAGCACAGGTGATTACAACATTGCTGGTCGTGCAAGTTCCATCACTTTGTTGCAGCTTGACAAGGCATTGGAACCAGTTTCCACATTCCGTCTTGTGGGTGCCAACATCAAAAACGTGGGTGAAATTCAATACAACATGGCAGATGGCACTGGTCAGCCTGTTAATTTTGATGCTACCATCTCTTATCACTTCTTTGAAGAGAACGCACCAGCCTAATAAATAGTTAGGTGCCACAGTCACCACGAGAAACCTATTTAGCACTCCTAGACAGATGGGAGTATAATCTTGCACTCAATTCTCAGTGGGTGCTCATCATTCACGATTTGCCCCGCATTCAAGGCATTGTGAGAAAAGTACAGCCTCTAGAAGCATGGACACCCAACTCAGATTGGAACATCAATGAAGTCATCTACGAAAAACTCACCAACGAGCAGGTGCAAACAACAGAAGCCATGGGATGCTTCTTTGTCAACAATGTTGTTGTGCCTGGTGAAGCATACAATCAAGAAGAAGCTACCATTTCCAACAGTGGTGGTTACATCAATGTGGGTGTAGCAGGCAAGAGAACATCTTTTTCTGGCAAACGAGTAGCAACATCATTCAGAGAAACCAATTTAGACTTTGTTGAGACAGTGCTGCGCCCATGGGTCATTGCATGTTCACACATTGGCTTCTTTGCTTTTCAGTCAGCTGCAGACAATGTTAAGATTCCTAGAATGCAGCTCATCAATTTTTCACGCCTCAAGCATACTCCTGTGTCACCTTATGATTCTGAAACATTCAGACCCATCAGAAAAATCTACAACTTCTACAATGTAGCACCCATTGAGATTGATACCAAGACATACGATTACACTGAAGACCAAGGAACACCGCAAATGAGACAAGTGGGCTGGATTTTTGACAATTACAGCATACAATACTCTAGACAATGATGCAACATGCATTTTATTCAGAGCTAGACTTGCCTTGTGCTAAACAAAAAATGTTGGTGAGTCAAATGAGCAGCAGCATGTTTATGCAGCTGCAAAAGTATTTGTTGGAAAACAATGATGATCTCATTGAACAATATTTCAATTACATCATTACAAATTGCAACAAACATGCAATGGATGCAAAAAAGCTCAACTGCATTGATAAGCTTGCATGCTTGATGAAGATTCGAAGCATCAGTTGTGGAGATGCAGTCATTTTCACCAATCAACAAAACGTTCAAGCAAGCATGAGCATGAACAGCATCATCAACTCATTGTTGTGCTGCAAAGAACATGTATTCAATGTTTCCAAAGATGTTCAAATAACCATTGGACTACCAAACAGCATAAATTTGCATGAAGCATCCAGAGTAATTGAGCAATGCATCAAAAGCATCACTGCAAATGGTGCTTGCTTTGATGCAAATGACTTGACTGAACAACAGATGCAGCAATTCATGCAAAATTTGAATGCATCTGCTGTTGCACACATCAACAGATTCATTTCAATGCATGCAGATTTGAAAATCATTGCATTTCAAGGCAATCAACACCTGCAACTTGATGACATCATCTTGAGCCCATTCAATGACTCCATCATTGAATTTTGCAAGTTCATTTTCAAAGATGATTTGATGAATCAATACAAGAATATTCACACTCTGTGCAGCAAATCTCATCTGACACCTGACTTTTTGCTGAGCATTGCACCCATTGAGCAGCAATTGTATATCAAACTGTTGGCTGAAGAGATTGAAGCAACCAATGAGCAGTTGAAACAACAGGATAAATCAGTAAATATGCCAAATTATGGATAACTTCTCAAATGTACTGACTCAACTCAAGAAAATCAATGAAGAGTCAATCATTGACTGCTTTGTACCTTCTGCCAACAAGCAAGTCAAGTTCAAACCCATGACTGTTGCACAACAACAGCAAATCATCAAGAATCTTGCCAATGGTGCATCTGACAACCTCAAAATCATCAACAGCATCAATGACATCATCATTGCCAACAGCATTGATTGCAATGATTTGAAAATCATTGACAGAGAAGTTGTGTTGCTGCAATACAGACTGCATGATGCAACCATTGATGAACAAGATCAAACAAAAATCAAAGATGCAATCAAGAGCATCAAAAAAGAATCCAAAAACATTGCTTTGACTCATGCAGTTGCAGGGTATGGCATCACCATCAACTGTGCAATTCCATCATTGCAGCGCGATTCTGCCATCAATGCAGCTGCTGTTGCATCTTTTGAATCAAACAATGTTACCAGAGTGCAGGACATGGCTGCAGCATTGTATGCATATCAAATCATCAAGTTTATCAACAGCATCACTGTTGCAGACAACACAGTTTCCTTTGAGAGCATTGAGGATCTCCCCAGTTTGATGCAGATCATTGATAACCTACCAGTTGATCTCAACAATGCAGTGCTAACTTATGCAAATGGTGTTCAGAACACTTTCACCAAAGCACTCAAAGATAAAAACATTGCATTGCAGACACCAACAATGCAATGATGTGATAAATATCTTGGATGACCGCTGAGGAACTCCAAAATGCTATTCAAGCACTCAAAAACTCCATTGAGCTATTTTCTGCTCAATTGGAAGCTGTGGCATTGGGTATTCCAAGAAATCCAGCTGCAAATGCAGCTGCAGAACCAACAATTCCTGTTGCTCAGCAAGCTGAAGCCCTTGAAACAGCAAACAAGCGCAATGGTGATGTGGGTCCAAGTGATATAAAGTTCATTGATGCACTGCACAAAAAATTCAAGCCATTGTTTGATGAACTCAAGCCAAAAACATCAACAGGCATTGATAAAGAAGGTGCTGACATTGAAGATGTTCTCAAAGGTGAAGAAGCAGAGAAAGTTACCAAGGTTTCCATTGTTAGCATCAGTGAGGGTGCATTAGAAAGCATCAAAGATGCTCTCAAGCCAAAGAATGAAACACCTGCTGGTGGAGGCTTTCTCTCAGGCATCATGGGCTTTCTTGGAGGAGCTGGTGCAACTGCAGCTGGTGGTGGTCTCATTAGTCTTTTGACTGCATTGCCTGCTGCATTGCCTGGTATTTTGGTCGCATTGGGTGCAATCATTGGTGTTGCTGTAGCATTGAGTGCGGCAGTAACCGTTGTCGTTAAAACATTGAGCTGGCTCAAAGACGACATTGTTGGATTGTTTCCAGTCATTGATAAATTTGCAGAAATATTCACTGACTTTGCTGTTGCTGTCATCCCTGTGATTGGCAAGGCATTGACAGAGTTTACTGCAACAGTTTTGCCTGCTTTGATAGATGCATTTACAACATTTGCATCAGTTGTAATTCCTGCAGTCATTGGAGCCATTTCAGATCTCATCAGTTCACCTGGATTCAAATTTCTAGCAGGTGCACTCATTACACTTGCATCACAAACAATTGATGTGCTGGGCAATCTTTTGACCAACACCATTGCATTGGTAAAATCAGTTGTAACAGACATCAAAGACATGTTGGTGAGTTTGTTTGAAAATGCAAAAGCAATCATTATTCCTGTTGTGTCTGACATCAAGGAAATGTTCATTGCATTGATTGAGCCTATTGAAAGAACATTAACAAATTTGTTCAACAACATTAGAGAAGTTCTTATTCCCATCTCAAATGATGTAAAAGAGACATTCATTGCAATTGGTGAACAGGTGCAGAAAACTGTGCTTGGATCATTGGAAAAAATTGATGCAATCTTCTCCAAAATACCAGATGTGTTTGGTGGTGTGTTTGATAAAATTGCTGAATTTTCCAACAAGGTATCCATTGGCAAAATTGGCGTAGTAGCTGCTGAAATTGGAGCATTAGCATTTAATTTGGGTGCATTGACTGCATCAGATTTGCTAGGCAGCCTCACAAGTTTCTTTTCTGACAGCCCATTTGAAAAAATCATTGATTTTCAAAACAAACTTGATGTCAACAAATTTTCTATCCTGTCTACACTTGCTCCTGCTTTGCAAAAGCTCATGGATGTAAATGTTGATCAACTCCAAGGAGTAAGCAGTGTTCTTGATGAATTAGTTGACAAGAGCATTGAAGTAAGCAAAACTGTTGAAAAAATTTTCTCAGGAAGTGGTTTGTTTAAGAAATCAGGCGGCATTCTTGAACTTGTTGATAAGCTTGAAGGTGCTAAGCAGGGTGCTGAAAATACCATCACATCTGTATTGGTGAAAACATCTGATGCTCAAAGAAAAGTCTCAGAACTTCAACTCAATGAAGCAAAAATGACCAACAAGATTCTCAGCGACATCTTTAGAAAAATGGATGCAATGAGCATGAATGCTGCACCAAAAACATCTGCAGCAAGACCCGGCACAATAACAGTTGACGAATCTTTGCCTCTACAGTTCACATCTACCAACACCAGACAGCAGATATTGCAGTCAGGCAACAGTAAGTGACATCAACGCACCATTGATGGATAAATACTATCATGGCCCTGTTTAAGATCAAAAAAGAGCAAATGCTTCCATCTAATTTGGAGTATTATGCTGCTGTTCCGGATTCTGTAGATGCAGGCGCTATTGCAGCAACTTCACCCATCAATGGTCAAAATGTTGTTGCACGCAAAGTGCCACAACCAATCAAATCTGCAAACATCATTGATGTATATAGAACTTTTGATTGGACAGCTTCACCACTCAACAATGCAAATTTCAACAGCATTGCCAAGACACCATTTGCAAAATTAACTGAGTACAGAATGGATGATTTATCCATCATCAACTCAATGCTCTATTATGCACAAGCTTTTGGTGATCAAATTGGTACTGCTGCAAACACTGTTGCGCCCAATGTTGTAAATGACATTCAAAACTTGTCAAGCACAGTCAGAGACAAAGTTTTAGGCGCTTTGGGAACAAATACTCAGCAGCAGCGCAAATCACAAGAGAGCATTTGGATGAAGCCATATGAAGGATTGTATTCCTTGCAGCCAACTCAATTTACATATTTTTTGCCTTATTTTGAAAATGATGCATTCAACAGAATTGAATCTAGCTATGAAGATATGACCTCACCGGGTCTGAAAGGCTTCAAAGCAGGTGCTGAAGGTACAATGGGATTTGGTAAGCTTATAGCACCAGGTCAGTACATTGAATCTCCAAAGATGTTTGCACTTTCAGATGCTAATGCACCTAGAGTTGATATTAAATTTCCACTGCTTAACACACTGTCTTTTGAAGGTGCTGTCAGAAATTATCAATTGTTGTGGCTACTTACATTTCAAAATACACCACAGCGTGTAACAAAGTCTGTGGTGGAAATGCCGCGCATGTATGATGTACACATTCCTGGTGTTACATTTATGAAATTTGCATACATTGAATCCATGAAAGTTGATTTCATTGGTGTGCGACGCCGCGTAACTATTCCTATGCCATCTTGTGAAGCGCCTGGGCAGCCTGTTGAAATAGAGGTTGTAATGCCAGATGCATATCAGGTAACATTGTCACTCAAATCCACAATCATGAACGCAAACAACATGATGCTGGAAAACTGGAAAATTTCAACACCGCAAACATGAGCTTCATAACCAACAAACCATCTTTGCCTCAATCAGTGCCTGACATTCCACCTGTTGGAGCTGAGTATTATGAAAACATCTTCAACATGTACAAGACGCAAGATGAAGATGCATACAACTATTTCAACATCAGCAACAAGGTGCAGATTGATACCAGCAACATTGATGAAAATTATGTAGAATATTTTTACATTGATGCACCATTGCCTTTGACAACATTGAGTTACAGAATTTTTGGAACCCAGCATTTGTGGTGGCTCATTGTTGCAATGAACAAGCTTAACCCAATTGATATTCCATCTGCAGGTACTGTTATTGCAGTACCCAAGCAGCAATTCATTGCAGACGTATTAAATGCTATCAGAAGATGAGCAACAAAAAAATCAATGTTGAATTTTTCAACAACCAAGCATACAAGTTCAATGCTGCAATTTATGATGCAGATGGCAATTACATGTCTCTCAATGCTGCAGCATTTCAAAATTTGACAATTGAAGATAGCATTTTCATTCCATTCAACATTGGTACTGCAACCATTGTGAATGTGAACAATGTGCTGCAGTCATCATATGTACCAGATGCACCTGCATTGAATTTTGCAGGCAACAATCACGACTTGCTTGCCATTGACATCATGCCCGCAGTATCAAAACAAGGCATCAATGTTGATACACAAGATGAATTCTTGTGCAAGACATTCAATATAAATTCGTTGTTTTGCATCAATGAGCTACAAGACTCAGATGAGAAGTCAGATCGCACCAGCAACACCATGAATTTTCGTGATGCATATCATCAGATTATGCTTGAGAATGCTTCGCAGATTACTTCTATTGAAGCTCTTGGTAATCTTGGAAGATTGCAGGGCAATGTTGCAGATCTCAACAATTCAGAAAGAGCCATTGAAACAGGTGAATTGCTCAAGCAGTTGCTCATTAAAACATTTGGTACAGAGGATATCATTGATGCAGACAATTTTGACAGAGGATATGGCAAAATAATGTTTGCAAGTCAAGCAAACTCTAATGCATTTCAAGACATGATGCACATCAATAGCTTGCAGCTTGGTGAGCAAAACCATGACTCATGCATCATTCATTTTGATCGCTACACCAAGAAGTTTAGCAACATTGCTCTCAGCAGATATTTTGAATTGCAAAATACTGATGCTAAAACTTATGTGCTTGAGACGTTTGTTGTTTCTGATGGTCAATCTGGTGATGGCTCAAAAAAATCTCCTTCAGGCCCAGGCATAGACATTGCATGCAACATCATTGAATACAAACTTTCACCCATCAATGGCAATGAGTTTACTCGCAAGATAACCAATGCAGTTTACAATGCAACAGCTGCAGCAGACAGAAATCACTATGTGGGAATGAAAGACAACAATCTCAAGTCTGTTTTTGAGAAGTACAAGCAGCTGTATGTTGATCCATTCAAAACTCTTGCTCCAGGTGCAACACCCAGCATTGATTTCAACAAGTTCATTGATCAAAAAACACTGAGACCCAGAATTGTCAACACCACATTGCCTTTCAAATATGAGCAGTTGCCACGCAATTCTATGTTTGTGGATTTGATTGTTTCAGGTGGAGACAACATTGTGTTCCGCACACTTGGCTCTACTCACAGACGCAGCGGTCGATTCATTGACATCACTTCAACATCGCAAATCTCTGACAACAAACTTGCCAACACTTTGCTGGGCAGATGGTTCATTGTCAAAGTAACGCATGTATTTTCTGGCAATAAATACTTCAACATCATTGAAGCAATCAAAACATACAAAACAACGGAATGATTCTTGCCAAGACCAACACACCATTTTTAATTGAGGCTACTGCATTGCATAGCCTTGAGTTTGTGCGCAACAATACAAACTTGTGTACATTTACAAATGCATTGAGTGCAGAGTATGATTTGGCATTTACATACAAAGCCATCAATGAATCACCAGACCCAGTTGATGCATTGAGAAAATACATGCAGAAGATTGTGCTCATTGGCAACCAATTGGACCCTCAAACTTTGATTCTGCAAGTGGATAATGTGCTTGCATATCCTGAGCAAATGAGAGATCCTCTCATCAGAGAAATTGATGAAGCCATTGCTGTAGCCAAGAAAAAAAGATCATCATCTGGTTTTGATTTTCCAAGTCAACTAGCAAAGATAATCAATGACTGTTCTAGTCCTTGCAATTATTTCAAACCATTGGGAGATGTCATTGGTCTTATGAGTGCATCAACACAGATGAACACCAACAATGTTACTGTGCCATGGGACAAAGATTCCAACATTCTGCATGCACCACTCAATGTTGCAAATGCTACCTTTAGCAAAATTTCAACAGGCGCACAGCAAATTCTTGCTGGTGCTGCTTCAGCTGCAAAGAGTGTTTACAGCAATGGTTTGCAGCCATTGTTTAGCAGTGCTCGCAGAGCAGTGGAAGGCAATTTGGTCAATCAAGGCAAGAGCATGAGCTTTGTTGCTCATGGTTCATATCTTGCAACAGATCCTTTTCCTTACTTTCAAACTCAGAACAATGCAAGCAACATTCTTGCAAGATCAAAGTCTTCATTGCGTGATTGCTCACGCATCAATGAGTTTAAATACAGATACAATCCAACTGATGCGCAGATGAATCTTGCAATTTCATCACCTGCAGCAATTTCAATGAACACAGAAGGAACAGTTGCCAAAGTAGATGCATTTGGCAAGATCATAATTCCTGACAAGAAGCCTGCAACAATGAGCATCAAAGAATCCATGGATTACAAGCAAAGCAATTATGAAGTAGATGATGCAGAAAACTGGAACCTGTATCCTAAAACTGGCAATGCAGCAACTGAACCTAAACCAGGTGCAGGTGCTGATGGCAGTGCCCCTCCAGCAGCAAATGCAAGGGGTAGCAAGGTTACAGATTATGGACAGCCAGATGATCCATATCTTGACTCAAACACTGCACAAGGCATTGGCATTGAAGGCATTGGTGAAGGAACTGGCCCTGCAGGCTTGCAGGGTGGCAATTATTTGCTCAAAGATTACTCCATGGCTGTTTCACCTGATGTTGAAGCACAAATGAGATCCACTGGAATCAAGCCAGGTGATTGGGTGACTGTTTCTACTACAGATGGACGCACACTGACCAAGCGTTGGGATGATCGCACAGCAAGCAACTTGAGCGGTCGTGTAGATTTCTACTCACCAGTTGGCAGATCCCCACAATTGGATGCAGGTGTAGTGAGCATTGCAAAAACTTCTGGTCCTCCTCTAGGATATGTGCAGCCGCCACGATATGTGAGCGGTCAAGCAGTGGGTATTAAGTAACAGGAGTTGACTCTGCTTCAATGACCTTCTCTTGCTGAGTTTCTTTGGAAGCTTCTTGCAAAAGCTTCATTACTTCGCTGCGAGTCATCATGAGACGAGTTGCATTGTCACGTTCATTGATTTTGTTGCGTGACTCCACATCCATTTCTTTGATCTTGATGGATGTTTGTGCTCTCTTGTTGGAGTTGAGCACTTTGTTGAGCGTTTCAATTGCAGATGAAGCAGCATTGATCAAATTTGCCATGGCTTCAGCAGATTCTTCAGATGGTGATGCACCCAGCACAGTTTGAAACTCATCCACCATGTTCAAGCTTTTGTTGATCAAGTCGCTTGCTTTGTCAATGACAAACTTCTCCAAATTATCTGGCGTAACAGGATCTGTGGTTGTGATTTGCGTCTCTTTCTTTGCATCAAACCCTTTGAGTTGATTCAAAATATTGTTTACTGCATCTTGTGTATCAGTGTCATCCATTTCTTTTATTTATTTTTGTGCCTTGAAAACTCAAATGCATCTGTTACATTGACTATATGACTGAAAATTCTCTTACAATGCCAACATCTGGATGCTTGAATGTGCACAGTGAATTTGATTTGTTCACCAAGCTCAAGTTTACCAAGACGCATGAAAATGCTAAACTACCACAGAAGAATCATGCATCAGATACTGGTTATGATGTGTTCTGTGTTGAAGACAAAGTGATTCCTGCTCGTGGTTCTGCTGTTGTTGATGTGGGTCTTAAATTTGCTCACATTCCCTTTGGCACCTGGATCAAAGTGGAAGGTCGATCTGGACTTGGATTCAAGCATGGCATCATGCCACATCCTGGCATCATTGACAATGGATACAGAGGTGATGCAGGCATCAAGCTTTACAACATGACTGATGTTGATTATCATGTCAAGGCTGGTGATCGCATTGCACAGTTTGTGATGTATCCAATGATAGCAGCTTCTAGTGTTGAATTTGGTGAAGCACAAGAATCTGATCGTGGTGAAAAAGGTTTTGGAGCATCTGGAAAATAATCTTATGGCAAAAATACAACGAGTAAAAGAAGTGGTGCGCAAGGGCGTTCGCATTCGCAAAACTGTCACAGTTACAACCAAGCGAGTCAAAAAGTAATGTCTAAACTAGATGGATTGTGGGTTGAAAAATATCGACCCAAAACATTGAATGAGATGTGCTTGAATGAAGACATCAAGCAGCTCATCATCAATTACACCAACAAGCAGGAGATTCCCAACCTGTTGCTTGTTGGCAAGCCTGGCATTGGCAAAACAAGTCTTGCGCGCATCATTGTGCAAGACTTGCTTCAATGTCAGTATCTTTACATCAATGCTTCAGATGAAAATGGCATTGATACAGTTCGTGGCAAAATCATGAACTTCGCGCAAACCAGAAGCATTGATGGCAAAATCAAAGTCATCTTGCTTGATGAGGTGGATGGTTTCTCTGAACAAGGTCAAAATGCATTGCGCAACACCATGGAAGAGTATGCCAAGTATACTCGCTTCATCTTGACTGCAAATTATTTGCATCGCATCAAGCCTGCACTGCAGAGTCGTTGTCAAAGCATCCATGTTGAATCTTCTCTTGTGGATGTTGTGAAGCGCTGTGCAAACATCTTGAAGCAAGAGAACATCAAGATTGAAAACAGTGATACCAAAGCATTTGGCAACATCATCAAGTCTCTGTATCCTGACATTCGCAAAATCATTGGCAATTTGCAGCGCATGTGCTCTTCAGGAGTTCTTGTGGTGTCTCAAAGCAATGATGCTGATGTTGCCAAGGATGTGTTGCAGAAAATCATTGCCAAGACTGATTGTGTTGCATTGAGACAGTTCATCATCAACAATGAAGATGAATTTGCAGCAGATTACAACAATTTGCTGAAAAATATGCTCAATGCAGTGTATTCACATGAGCATTTGCTAGATGCACAAAAACAGATGCTAATTTGCATCATTGCAGAGCACTTGTATCGCGCTGCATTTGTCATGGATCAGGAAATCAATGCATTTCATTGTTGCCTGAACATGCTCAACATCACTTGAGATACTTTACGTACTCTTTAGCAGAAGATGCTGGGATTTTCTCGTTTTTATCAGCGAGAGAGTCATCAGCATCTTTTAGTTTGCCACCTTGATCAGTCATGCGTGTCTGCTTGTAGGTGTCTGTGTTGGCATCCATGACAACTGGCTCAGGCTTGAGAGTTACCATGTTGTCTCTCTTGAGAGCAGCAGGAAGTGGTGCATAATTGACACCATAATCAAGACGCTGCATCAAATCACATGGAACTGTGATGGCATTGTAATAGCGACCACCACCATAATCAATGGCAATGTCAAGCACTGCTTGGCCGTTCATATTGAACTCATTGCCAGGTGCTCTGGAAGGATATTCATTCTTAACAGCAACAACACGAAGATTCATTTCTTTGCCCATGTCTGCAATGCTGTCAACAGCCTGCTGCATAGTGGGTGTCATTTCCTTGTAGCACTTGGTAGATTTGTAGTTGTCAGCAAATTTAACATAATCACCCATCAAATAGCCTCCGATTTGATAGCGCTTTTGTGTATTCTCCAAGAGATCTAGATATTTGCTTTTCATCAACATTATTTATGTTATTGGCTGCTAAATAATAGCAATGGCCAATGTTAATATTGTGTTTCCCAAAGTGGAAAAAGTGAATGAAAATTTCACGTATTCTGACTTGCATCTTGATTTGCAAGTGCAGCAGCTTGTAACCAATGAATCTGCTAAACTCATGCAACAGCAAGACGTTGTAGCAGATTATGATTTGGGAGCAATTCGCAACAGCATCATCAACATCTTTCTCACTTCACCTGGTGACAAACTGCTGAATCCAGAATTTGGCATTGATTTGAGAGATTATTTGTTTTTGGCTGTATCTGATACAGTTGCAGCCAGCATCTATGATGACATCTACAACAACATCACTCGTTTTGAGCCTCGCATTGCTCTCAACAAGCTTCAAGTGATTCCTGATTATGATAACCAGCAGTACACGATAAATATGTCTATAAGTGTTCCATTGTTGAGGGTTGATGAGTACATTCTGAACTTGTACCTCAACAGTGAAGGATACGTTGTATTTGCATAATTATGGCTGCTCAAAACTTCACAGAATTCAATCTTCCTAAAAATGCTTATGCGGCATTTGATGCGGTGAGTCTCAAGAGCCTCATCATTGATAGGCTCAAGGCATCCAACGTATTTACTGATCAAGCATATGAAGGAAGCAATTTGTCAGCCATCATTGACATCATTGCTTATGCATATCACGTTTCATTGTTTTATCTCAACAATCAAGCATCTGAAGCATATTTCAATCAAGCATCATTGTATGAGAACATGAACAAATTGGTTGCATTGATTGGATACAATCCAGTTGGATCTCAAACATCCATTGCACCATTTGTAGCAACAGCACAAAGTGGTCTGCCCATTGGAACATACATCATTCCAAGATACTCATTCATTGCTACCAATGGCATTTTCTTCTCTGTAACTCAAGACATTTATTTTGACAAGACCATTGATGGTGAAGAAATCATTGCATCCATTGGAGATCAGAACTTGCTTTACCAAGGGCAAATGAGAGAATACCCTGCTCAAACAGCCATTGGAGAAGAATTTGAAATTGTTACATTGACTGTCAACAGTCAAGTCAATACCAATGAGCCATTTGTAGACAACAACAACATTTTTGTTTACATCAAGGATGTTGATTCAGGTGCATGGAGTGAATGGAAACCAGTTGCATCTCTTTTCACAGAATCAGCAACAAGCAAATCATTTGAAAAGCGTCTCAATGATCAAGGTCTTTTTGAGTTGAAGTTTGGTGATGGCATCACTGGCAAGAAGCTCAATGCTGGTGACACCATTGCAATCTACTACCTGCTCAGCAATGGAGCAGCAGGAGTCATCTCTGCTAGCGCAATTGCTGACGGTACTTTTGTAAGATTTGTTACTCCGCAGTATCGCGAAATCATCAACAACATCTATGCATCAGATGATCCTGTTGCAACACAAACTCAACTCAACAGCTTGTTCATTGAAAATACAAACAGATCAACTGACATCAAGCCTTTGGAAAATGTTGAAGACATCAGAGCAAATGCACCAAAAATGTTTGCTGCTCAAAACAGAGCAGTAACAGAATCAGATTTCAATGCATTTGTTGCTCGCAACTTCACAAGCATCATCAGAGATTCACAAACCATCAACAACACAACTTACATCAATGAATACATCAAGTATTTTTATGACATTGGCTTGAAGCAGCCAAATGATGACTCAAGAGTATTGCTCAATCAAGTTGCATTTGCTGATGCATGTGACTTCAACAATGTTTACATTTTTACTGTGCCAAGAAACTTCTTGGTTGGTGAATCACAGCCACAAACTTTGCCCATTGCTCTCAAACAGCTCATGGTGAATGAATTGCAGGCTGTAAAAATGCAAAACGTTGAAATTGTGCCAAGTGATCCAGTGTATGTTGCAGTTGATGTGGGTGTTGCTGCAATTGGTGAAATACCGACAGAGAGCATTCGCAACAATTCATTCTTGGTCATCAAGAAGCAAGCCAATTCAAAAATCTCAAGCAATCAAATCAAAACCAGTGTATACAATGCCATCATCAACTACTTCTCTGTTGATGCAATGAAACTTGGTCAGCAGCTCAACTTTTTTGACTTGACAAGAGACATTCTTGCCATTGCAGGAGTAGCAAGCGTCAGTACACTGCGCAATGTTGATGGAGAAGTTGCATCAATACCAGGGTTGAGCTTTGTGTTATGGAATCCTCAATATGCACAAGAGGACATCATTGTGACATCACAAAACATCAAGTTGCCGGTGTTCAAATATCCTTTCTTGATTGATAAGACTGCATTAATCAACAAAATTTTAGTTGAATGAGTGATGTTCCTTACAGCTACGTATACTTTGATGTACTCAATTTCTCAAATGCATATTCTACCACAGGATATGCACTGAGTGTGTGTCCATTTACATTCTCACCTCGTGTGCAGAATGATGCTACACTTTCCAACAAGAGAATTTTGTGGGACTTTGGTGATGGTACAACATCAACTGCAGTGACTGCAATGCACGCATACAACTTGCCTGGAACTTATCAGGTTACCATGTATTTGTATGATGCTCAAGGCAATGCATATTACAATGCATATGATGCTACAGTAACAGTTAGCAATTATTTGAATGATGCCATTGTTTTGTCTGCAAACAATTTCAACTTCATTACATCAGATGTAAATGACAATGCATTTGATGTCTATAGATTCAACTCTTGGCAAAACAAGCCAAAAACAGAATTCACTATCTTGTTGCATGCCAGCGGCAACAATGCTCCTTACATTGATGAGCAGCAATACAACAAAGACAAATATGCGCATTTGAAGAAGTATAGCCAGTTTTATCAATTGGTTTACAACAACAATTTGCAATTGTTTGAATATGTTCCAACCAACAACATTGCAACAACATCAACCAATTTGTATGCAAGATTGTCATCAGGTGCATTGGTGCCATGTGCTGCTTCTGATGCAGGATCCATCTTCATTGGCACATCTGGATATGCACAATGTGCTTATGCGGATGATGAGCCTACCACAAGTCATCCAACGCTCATTTTTGCTTCATTTGACAACGTTGCTTTCAAGGATCCCAACAATCTATACCTTGACACACCTTTTAATAAACAAACGTTGCAGACCAATGCGCAATCGTTTTATTGCACCATCTCCTCACTTGCACCAAACAAAATCTTCATCACCAGCACAGGCATAAGTGCAATGCCAGTCAATACTGTGCAGTTCACCAATGCTCCAATTCCATTTGTGGTGCAAATTGCAACTGCAACAGATGCAGCATGCAAATATTGTTCAAATCTTAAGCGTGTGGATGCAATGGGTTCATTGTCAGCCAACACCATTCAAATTTATGCATTTGATGCAACCACACAGCAAGTGCTCACAAGCGCCATTGTGGATGATTTTGGTGAATTTGCAAACTACAACACAGGCATTTACAAAGGCTACTGTGCATTCTCTTCACCATTGACTGGTGTAAAAATTGCTGCAGTTGCAAGCGTATCTTCTGTTTTTGGAACTGTAACATTGTCTGCAACAACTGATGCATTGGAGATTGTTGACAACAACTTTGCTGTATTCAAAATCAATGAAAACTTTGACCAAGCAGCAAAGTACAAAAGCTACCGCTTCCAAGAAACATTGCTTGACAAAGATGTGTTCTTTGATTCATTCTTGGGCACCATTGTTGGCAATGTTTCAGCAGCACCTGATGCACCAGGCAAGCGCATTCATGAAAAGCAAGCCAACTTTGTAAACAACACACAATTTGTTGATGTGTGCAACATTGATGCATTATATGCACTCAAAACCATGTTGGATGCCAACATCTATCAGTTTGAAAAGTACAATTTTGCCACACCTGCAGAATTGTCTCGCATCATTGATCTCATCAGCATTAAACAGAGCAAACTTTGGGGTGCCATCAATGAATATGCTGAAAACTTTGATAAAAAAGGATATGTGACCAATGCATTGTATGGCATCAACTTGGGTGATGCACTTGATTCACAAACAACAATTTTGACTGCCGGATCTGCTGCAGGTCACATTGTTGCATATGAAAAATTCAGTGGTAAGTATTTGCTCATCAACACTGATTTGTTGAGCTCAGCCAATGTGCAATTCATTGATGCAAACAAGCAAACATATGCATTGAGCGCATACAATGACTTTTGGGGGTGGGGGTTGGTGTTGCCTGATCCATTTGATGCAACAATCTTCAATCACTACTATGATTTCTATGCATATGTTGCAACACCTGCTGGAAATGTACTCAACTCCACCATCAACTGGTCTGATGCACTCAACACCATCACCAGATCACAAAGCTCATATGCTTCATGGACTGCAAAAAATGGCACCATGGAAAAACTTTTGCAACAAGCTCTCTTGCAAGGATTGACTGTGTTTTCCAACATAACAGGCCAGAGTGCTGCTTACATTGCATAAATATCATCATGAAATACTCTCTTGAAGCCGAACTCATCTGGGAAAACTATCTTAGTCCCAAAGAAGGTGGACTGCCTTTGCAAGCTGATCCTGCACAAGGAATGCCATACAGCGCATCACCAGGTGGTTCATCAGAAGATTGTGAACAAATGGCTTCAGCAGAACCAGCAGGTGAAGAAAAAGAAATTCGCATGGCCTTGGCTGATTTGCAAGCACTCATCAAGCAATCTACACAATTGATGCAGCAACTTGAAACAAAATCAACCATTCCAGGTTGGGTGCAGGCCAAAATTACTGTTGCAAATCACAACATCACAGATGTTGCTCAATACATGGATTTTGAATCCAATGAAGATTGCGGCTGCAGCAAAATGCAACAGCCTATGCAAGTTAAAGCAATGAGAATTGTTGCCATTTGAGATTATAGTTGATTAACTATTTCTGCTCTTCTGATTGCTGAAATAATGTTTTGAGATACCAAAGCATCCAAGCCGGCTACTACTCTAGGATCATCTGATACAACTATACCACGCCAACAAGCAAGCAAAAGTCTCAATGCAGCAATGGTAGAGTCTTCTGATGTACTTATACCTGCCATTTCTTGCAAAGTAAATTCAGAAATAAACTCTTCTGTATTGTTCCAGACTTTTACCAATTGAGATGCATTCCATTGCTGTAATGCAGCATCATAAGTATCATCTAATTCTTGCTGAGAAGGTGCAGGTAATCCATCTGCAAATGTTATTATACCATCAGACTCATTAGCCTGTCTTCCCATGAATGCCAAGTGAAATAAATGTGTCATATTATGCTTTTAGTTTATACCAAACCAAGAAAGAATTTGCAAGATAAGTAACAGTACCGGTAACACCACTTTCAACTTTTGTCTGAACTGTGAGATTTCCAGCATTGGCACCATTGTAAATAAAACCATTTACTCTTGCATTTCTTGCTGTGGCACCACCGCTGTTAGCATTGGTTGTCACAGCACCATAAGCAGTAGCAAGGCTATTGCCTTCAGCTGCTGTAGAGTTAGCAATATAACCTTGTGCTAAAACTATTGTTGGGCTTGCAGGTCCAGTTATACCGAGCTCGCTGCCGGTTGTAGTTGCATTAGCAGTGTATTGAATATAACATTCAAAGTAGTATCTAGTATTAGGTTCCATGAAGAAAGATAAGCCATCAACATTTTGAAGGGTTGTGTTGTTTGTAGTAGCAAAATTACCTGTCAATACAGCAACATTGGTTGCAAGAGATGACAATGATACTGTATTACCACTTGTTATAGCTAAACTTGCTGTTGATTCTGTAAATACTAATGATTGAACTGTGGCCCATGAAGCAGAGTTTGAATTAACAGTGCTATATACTGATGCATTGTTAGCACTTTGTGATGCAAAACTTGTATATGTGCTGTTCCAGTTGTTAGAATTACCGCCAGTAGCTGCAACAATGCCCTGGCTAGATAAATTATTAACAAATGTATAATCTGCAAGTGATGCTGTTATGTTAGAACCAATTATATGAGCATTGTTGAGTGAATTTGTATTGTTAGATTGACCACCAAGAATAGAAGATCTGACACCGCTCGCGACATTGGATACTCCACCACCAACAAAAGAATATGTATTAGATGATGTGTTAGAATCACCCCCACCGACTGCACTAGCTACTCCACTAGCAATATTAGATTTGCCACCACCAATGCATGCATTAGTATTAGATGTAGAATTGAGATATCCACCTGCTATGACAGATTGAATACCTGCTGCAGCATTGCCATTTCCGCCACCAACAGTTGAACTGGTGTTGGATGCGGTATTATTTATACCACCGCTAATTACACTATTCTCACCGCTTGCAACTTCTCCAGCCGCAGCTCTTAGTTTTTGCCAATCAGTTGCATAGATGCCTCGCTTATTGCCTCCTGATTCACTACCATCAGATATTTGTGCAAGTGTAGCACCAGTTCCTTTTGCTATTAATGCTGCATCAATATTATCTACTGTAGAAATTGCTGTGAGGGCATGAACAGTTCTAACATTGTTAGGAGATGCTGTTGATGATACTTGTTTAAAAATAGTCAAACCGTCACTTGAGACACTACCGCCCCATGTTGCTGAATTAGCATTAACAGTGGTATAAGCAGAAGACCATGTTGCTGAATTAGCATTGACAGTTGTAGTAGTATTAACACCCTGAGTAAGATTCACAACCAAACCTGCATCAGTTTTGTATCTCAATGTTTTATCAGCTGCAGCATAAATTGCCATGTTGCCACTGCTTGGAGTAGCTGGCTCACTCGTCTCTGCAAATATTGCTGGAAATTTAAAATTGGGATCCATATGTATTAATAGCCAAAAGCTTCAAAGTCCTGTTTATAGAAACTGCGAACTTTTTCTTCTAGATATTTATCATAGTAATCTGAAACTTCACCTCTAAAACTTTTTCTTTCATGCGTGAAAAAAGGAATGCGAAATTTTTGTTTGAGCATCTCAAAGCATTCATTGAGTTGTTCATACTTAAAAACATGCATATGCTTGTTGATAAAATTGATTTGGGGTTCTAGATGCCTGTCAAACAAAAACATTCTTTCCTCTTGCGGCAAATCAAGACATTCGATAAAATCAGAGAAACTCAGCCCCCTGAATTCCGCCCCTCGACCTTCTATCAAATTTATGTGGTGATACTCAGATATAAATCTGTCAAGAGGATTTCTCACTACAGCAAACCAATAATAATCTTTTGCTTGCGGATGCTTTTGCAATATCTCATTGGGATACAAATGCTGCGGACACACTCTCAACTCTTCATCATAACGATGATTGTACAGGCTTTCTGAATTCATCATGCCTAGAGCTCGCTCAATGGTGGTGCCAGCTGTCTTGGGCACATGAACAAAAACAACTCTTTTACTGTGGGAAATAGGCATCCTTGTATTCCTTGATGAAGTTAACTTTTGCAACAGGATTTAGAGCTGGTGCAATGAAATGAATCAATGTGCGATCTCCAATTTCTTTTTCATACAAGAGAGGTTCTGCTGTGGATATGAGTTTAACTTTGTTATCAAGTTTGCTATTTTCTGTTAAGTTGTAAGAACAGAAATAATGATTCATAAATGACTGCTCAAAAAAGTATATGCCTGGCCACACACTCATGAGCCAGTTTACATTCTCAAAATGCTTTCTCATCTTGTCTGAGTTTACAAAAAGAAACTGGCCTGCATTAAAGGCCAATTGATTGCTATCATGCATTGCTTCAACTTGCTCTCTTGTCAAACACTTCAAACCATGATATTCACTATGATGTGAGGCAAAAGTTACCTTTGCTCTATTAATTGCAACATACAGCACTTCATGCTCATGGTCTTCATCAAAAATAGAATGAATATCTTTTGCAGCTAAAATATCAGCATCTAAAAATAGAATTTTGTTATAATCGTCAATCTCTGTAAAATCAAAAATTTTGGTTTTGTTTTTAGATATTTCTACGCCATCATCTGTATCTTCTATGATGTGATATTTGAATACAGCACCTGTTGGCTTGATTGCTTCAATGTCATCAGCCCATGACTGTGGCGCAATGAATAACACATCAAAATCTATTTGTGATGCTGTTTGAAAAATGCTCTCTATGCTAAGCTTTACCAACTTAAGGTAGTCTTTGTTGCCGCCAACGCTGTAATATATCAGATTTTTTACACCTTTTGTGCCAATGACTTCATTGGTTGCACTCATGTAGCGCTCATTCAAAGCTTTCAAAATTTTTGCTTTGTTTTGATCTGTATTTTTGTAACTAGAATCCAGATTTATTTTGAATGGTCTTAGCAATTTCAATTGACTAGCTTCTTCAAACACCCAATTGTGTTTGAGTGCTTTGGTAAAAATTTGCTCGCTTGCATTTTTGAATTTTACTTTGAGAGAAATAGACTTGGCATTCCTAAACATTTTCTCAGAAATCAGAAAATGATGCAACCGCAGCTGTGTGCTAAGCAATGGAAGTCTTAATCCATCAACTAATAATTCAGCAGATGCTACATCTTGTATATTAAGTGAGGGTGGTCTGAGTTTAATCATAATTTATTATGGATAAGCAGGTGGCTCAAACACCCAAATTCCTGATACATGTGCAATCCATCGCACTCTTTCTGCAGCATTTGATGCACCTGTAACAGTAAAGACTTGTTCTGGGACTGCAGAGGTTTCTATGCCAAATCCAATTGCGCCAGCAGTTGTTACATCTGTTCCAATGGATTCAATGTGTAAAAGTTCTTCATTGTAAGAATTGCTAGCTACTTTGCGTATCACAACTTTTCTCATGGCTTGTGAGAAGTTTTGACTATCATCAAATCCAAGAACTTGAATGGTAAACATGGCCATCATTGCCTGATTAGGCACTAAAAGTGATGTGATGTTGCTATTGCCAGGTGGATTATTTGCATTGTCTACTGAGAGAACAACAGTACCACCATTTATAACTGTACCATACAAAACGTATTGAACGTGTTGTGCATCACCAGCAGATCCAAAATAACTGCTTGCATATGCATATTGACCGTGTGTGGGTGCTACTGCACCATATCCACCTGGTATTGTAGAATAACTGCCAACTGCATTGTTGGTACTACCACCTGCAACTGTTGAATAAGTTCCGTTTGCAAAGTTGCCTGCACCGCCTGCAATAGTTGAATATGCACTGTTTGCACTATTATTAATCCCGCCACCAACTGTTGCATAAGATGAGAATGCATTGTTGCTTTGACCACCTGCAATGGTTGAAGTCTGACCGCCTGCTGTATTGTCAAGACCACCACCAATTGTTGCCCAAAAAGCAGATGTATCGTTGCTTTGACCACCTGCAATGGTTGAAGCTTGTCCAGCTGCATTGTTTTCATTGCCACCTCCTACAACTGCCTGAACAGCTGATGCTGTATTAGAGAGTCCGCCACCTATTACAGAATAATTGCCGCTTGCAACTTGCGATGTTAATGCTCTGGTTTTCTGCCAATCAGTTGCATATTGACCTCTTTTATCGCCATTCGCTGAGGTGTTGTCAGGAATTTGAGCAAGAGTAGCACCTGTGCCTTTAGCCACCAATGCTACATCAACGTTTGCAACTGCTGAAACAACAGTAAGCGCATGAACAGTTGTTACATTGTTGGGAGATGCTGTTGATGAAACTTCTTTAAAAATAGTCAACCCACCACCTGAACTAGTGCCTGTGCCCCATGTTGCAGAATTGGCATTGACAGTTGAATACACAGAAGCATTATTAGCACTCTGTGCATTGATGGTTGTATATGCTGAAGACCAACGCGCAGAGTTGGCATTGACTGTAGTATAAGAACTGCCCCAGAGTGTGCTGTTGCTGTTGCCGCTGTAAATGATGCTGTTGCCACTCATGGCACCATTCACAGAAAACTTGGCATTGGGTGTTGTTGTGTTGATGCCTACATTCTCTGCAGAAGAGAAATACATGAGCGTCACGCCTGCACCGGCACCAGAAAGAATGCCAGGATTACCTAGCATGTATTTGAAACCATTGTATACATCAGGGCCAATGGCACCATATTGATAGGTTGCATTGCCATTGTTAAATGCAATGCCTGCCAAGTTGCCTTGCATGCCAAGACTACCAAGAGAAATCAGGCCACTTTGATAGCTGCCTGGAACTTGCATCACTTCTGCTGCAAGTGTTCCTGAACGATCTGTACCTTGAATTCGTATTTTTGCTGCACCAACTGTTGTGCTCTCAAATACTGCAACTTCGGCACCACCATTGCCTGAAACATACAGCATTGATGAAGGGGTAAAAGTTCCAATGCCAACACGGCCACTGGTCAGTATGACCATTTTTGTGGTTCCATTGGTGTCAAGATTTAAACTGTTTCCTGCAGTTGCTCCAACACTACTGCTTACCAAAACGTTGGCAGCAGATAATGTCTGCGGAACAGAAGCATTATCATAAACCTTGAAAGGAACTAAACTCATTTGAGTTATTTATGAACTATACAATGTAGTTCAAATATTATGCATTGTAAAATGCAGTGCCTTCAATGAGTGCTGTTGTATTATCAGCAAAGGATGTGATAGTGAGAATGTAATCGCTGCCAGATACACTTACATCAACATCAACCAACTGTGTTTGTGCTTGATTATCAACAATTGCGTACACTGTTCCCTTGGTGTTGTTGCCAGCAGTTTCAATGGTTGCAATGACTTCAAATGCTGTTCTGTTGTTGCCATTGATGAGAACAACTGTGTATTTGACAGCAGCAAGATTTGCAACAGCAAAGGTGGTAACAGCTGTTCCTGTAGATGCAACAGTTGATACAAACAACTTCTTGTTGAGGTCTTTTGTACCATTTTCTACAACAACGCCTGTTGTAGAAACAGCATTGTTGGTGGAGAGTGTTCCAGTGACAGATGTATTGGATCCAAGAGTGATGAGTGTTCCTGAATCAGTGATGTTGCTGTTGGCAAGAGTGTTGGCATCAGTTGCCTTTGGTACTGCATTGGCAGTAAGATTTACGCTGCCATTGTCAACAAGAGTAGAGCCCCAAACGCGGCTATCAATGGTGCGTTTCTTGAGTGTTCCACTTTCTTCTGTGACAACGCTGTCGCCAGAACCTGTTGCAATGGTGCCAACTGTTGCAGTGCCACCAACTGTGATGCTGCCACTTGCAGAGATGTTGCCAACAACTGAGAGCTTTTCACCTGGTGCATCAGTACCAATGCCAACAGCACCAGTATCAGCAAATACAATGGATCCACCTTCTTTGTCAACAAATGTTGCAATGGGCTCAACGCCAGTTTGTCTTACATACAATGCTGGGCCAGTGCCTGAATTGATGACTGACAATGCACTTGTTGTTGTAACAGTTGTGTCAATGTATACAATGTCACCAAGCACAGACAAGTTGCCTGTGACGGTTGTATTGCCTGCAACTGTCAAACCAGCAAACTGTGGTGAGTCGCTGGTCTGCAAACCAGTGTCTACATCAAATGTAACCAGATTCTGTGTGAGAAGTCTGACTGTACCCTGTGAAGGAGAAGATGCAGAATTGAATAGTGCTGCTGATTGAGTATTGTAAGAAGAGTAAACACTTGCATTGGCTGCACTCTGTGCATTGATGGTAGTGTATGCAGAATCCCACTTGGGTGAATTTGCAAGCTTGTTGTCAATCTCAGTTTCTGTGTAGTACCTGCCATCCAAGTCAATGGTGCCTACGCTTGTTGCAGTGACGTGACCAAATGCATCAATTGTTGTGCCAAGGCTTTGAATTACAATGCCATTGGAATTGGTGCTTGCAATGGAAGCGCCGCCAAATGTATTGTGACCAATTTCAACTGCAGCACCTTCTCCGGTGCCACTTGAGGACAGACCTCTGTTGACAGTAACTGTTGCAACATAATCACCTGTTGTATCAGTTCCAAGTTCAACAGAGTTTGGTTGAATTGCAAGTGTTGTGGTTCCAACATTGGTTGAACCATCAAATGTTACGGAACCTGCAACATCTCCTGAAAGTGTAATTGTGATGGGTGCTGCCCATTTTGTTGCTGTACTTGCATTGCCTGCAAGTGAGCCAATGAAGCTTGATGCATTGACTGTGCCAAAAGTTGGAGTGAAGCTGACACCAACAGTGACTGGTGTACCAGAATCATAGGATGCATTTGTGGCTGTTAAGTTGGTGCTGAATGTAAGAGGTGCACCACCAGACAAAGCACCAGCAAAAATTGAGTACAAATCCTGACCAGCAGAGAGAATTTTACCTGCTGTATCAATGGAAACATCGCTAGCACCTTTTGCAAAGTAAGCACCATACTGGCCGTAGATGCGGTTTTTTACTCTGAAATCATCAATCAAGTTAGTAGCCATTGTCGGTTATTTATGGTTGTATGCTTTTGTTTCAACCAGCTGCAAACAAATTTGTGCGCAGGCATTTGAATACCTTGTCTGTAGCATTGCCCTGTAGAGAATGTGCTGTGAGTGAAACTGCCAATCCATTGGTAATGGTGCCATATTCTACCAACGGACCAGTGCTAGTAAACAAAATACCATATTCAGAAGATGCTGCTTCTGCACCATCACCAATTGTATTGATCTCACTGTAGTGCACTTTGTTGAGCACTGTGTCTCTCACTTCAATGATGTACTTGCATGAGTTGAAATCAGTTAGACTGTATGAATCAATGATGCCAAAATCAGCAATGGATGTCTTCTCAAAATTTGAAATGGGCTTTGGATTGATTTCAAGATAGTGAGACGCATTGCTGCCATCACCAGTTGCAAGCATGTAAATTCTGCCATTGGCTGTAAGATTGATGGTGCCGCTCTTTTTAACAATGCCATTGTACCATTCAGTGTTGATGAAATTGGTCAGTGAAGTCTGTGCACTATCACGATTGATGTACAAAGTATCAACCAATTGATTGGTATTGCCGCCAGAGAAATAAATTGCACTGCTGGAACTCACTGTGCCTGCAACAGTCAAATTGCCGCTGATGGCAACACTGCCAGTCACATCAAATCCAGACAATTCATACTGCTTGATGTCAATGTATGTGATGTTGGCAGATGTTGCTTCAAGCAAAGATGTTGTAAGCGTGCCCTGCACCGTAACATTGCCTGTTACAGTGCCGCCAGACAGAGGCAGATAATTGCCAGATGCATTGTTGTTAGCATTGATCCAAATGGCTGATGCAGAATTATAAACAAGTGTCTGTCCATCTTGTACATCGGTGATGCGAACATTGTGCAGCTCATCCAATTCATAGCCATTGTCTATTTCAACATAAATTTTTCCATTGACTGTTGAATTGAGAGAAAATCCGACCTTGACAAGGTGATTTGGTGCCTGTGGTTTGATGTTTGTTATTGCACCCGCAGCAGTTGAGGAGAGATAAAGTGTGGTGCCTTCAGGATATGCTCTTGTATCAATGCCTTCAAGCTCACCCATGGTCATGATGTAGCCTTCTTGGTTGATTGCAGTTGATCCCATGGTTATACCAATGGTATCTGCTGATCTAAGATCAGAAGTAGCAAGTGCAGGCCACATTTTGCCTCTGTTGCCTTGCACACCTGATAGATAAACTACTGTGCCTTTGGGAATTTCACTGCCTGTTTTGTTGACACCAATGATCCACAACATTTTATTGATGGGATACTTGAGTACAGGATCTCCATCCATGAATACCAAAGTACGCTCAGCACTATCATAGTATAAGCGCCCATCAACATGAACAGGTGCAACATCTCTGAGGGTGAATGTCAGCATCTCAGCATTGAAAGCACTCATGGTGCTTACATTGACAGTGTTGCCAAATGGTGTTATACCCAAATCGCCAGATGATGTATTAAATGTAAGAGTTTGATACCCTCCTCCACCGCTAGAAAAAATGTCTGCTAGATCCACACCACCAGACAGAATCTGACCTGTTGCAACATTGAGCGTGCCGTTCATTGTGCCACCATCTGCATACTGAACAGCAACAGTGCCGCCTCCTGCATATGACTGAGCATAAATGGCAAACTTCTTATACAAGTCAGTCTGCAAATTGGCAACATGAGACTTGACCTCATTTGACATTTCTGTCTTGATGGCTCCCAATGCATCTTTGAAAACATTGGCTTGAGATGCTCGAGCTTCAGAAATGATGCCTTCATCAGGAGCATTGTCTTTGAGAGCATGAACTTGCTCTGCAAACACTTCTTCCACACATTCGCGAACTGATTTGATTTGCTTGGTTGCTATTTTGTCAGCAGCTTCTTCAAGCGTCTGTTGAGCATGATCTTTGAGCTGTTGTTTTAAGTCATCAACAGATTCTTTGATTTGATCAATTTGCTGTTTTGAAACATCTTGCAGCCATGTGGTTTGCTTGGCAAAAAATGCAGCAATGCCATCATCAAAATTTTTGACGTTTTCAGTTACAACATTCTCATTGAATTCTTTGAGCTGCTGTTCAACATGCAACTTGAGATTTTCATCTGCATCCTTGATGACTGCTTGCAGAGACTCTGACAGTTGCGTAATTTTGCTGGTGAGCTCACCCTGCAGTGCATTCTTTGCTTCAACATTTGCAGCAAATATTTTTTCAGACAAATGTGTGAAAGTGCTGTGCTCTTGTTCCTGCACAACAGTCTCAAATTGGTCTTCCAGACGCTTGCATGCTTTTCTGAGCACATCAATGGTATGCTTGTTGATTTTGATTTCTGCAGTCTGTTTCCACTGCTCAAACAAATCAGCAAACTTCTCTGCACCATCATTGATCTTCTGATTGATGATGTTTTCCGCTTTGTTTTGAATGCCAAGTGCAGAAGCTGCAATGCTTTGACGAGCATCATCAATGGATTCATCAATGCGTTCCAGCAATTGCTGCTCAACTTGCTGCAAAAACTCAACAATTTTGTTTTCTTTGTTGGCTTTGGATTCTTCCTGCAATGCAGTCCAATTGTGCTGATTTTCTAAATCAACATCTTCAACAATTTCTTCTTGTTCAATGAGATCATCAACTTCTGCTGCCTGTTCGTGAAGCAGTGCTTCAGATTCAAATTCTATGGCAATGCCATGCAGCAGTGCGTGTTCATTGATGAACACTTGAGATGGTGCATTGGATTCTACAACAACCTTGAACTCAATGTCTTTGTAAATTTTGCTGCCATATTCTACATCAACTTTGATGATGGGGCAACCATCTACGTATCTCTCTGCTGATTTGATGAAAGCTGCATTTTCATTGAGCGTAATGTTGAATACGTTGAAAAATGCTTCATCAACCTGGCTGCATCGAATAATGTTCTCACCTGTTTTAGTGAGATTGAAATTGAATTGTTGGTTGTCCAGGCGCATATCTCGTTGCCCGGATATTTATGCATCATTTTCACTATGTACAGGGCAAGATTTCAAATGAATCATCTGGATACCACCAGATGTTGTAATTCTTTTTGAAATTTTCCAATTGCTCTGCGGTTGGCTTCTTTTTGGTGATGCGCATGATGCGATCACATTGAGCCTGAGCTGTTAAAAATTTGTATGGATGAGCAGCCATTTCACCCCACCATGCAATGTCTTCATATGCAACTTTGTATGCATGTGTCTGTACATGCTGAGTAGCCAAGTCTTCTTTATTCATTTGAGTTCAAATTTGCGATTGCTGCGCTGTTCAATGGCTCTGATCATGTTGGCACAATCAAGCAAGTCGTCATGATTGCCTGCATCAAACCAGAATCCATCCAGCTTCTGAACATACACACCATTGATTTCATTGATCTTTTTGATGAGATCAACAATTTCAAGTTCTCCTCGTGCAGAAGGCTTCAGATGTTTGGCCCAATGACATGCAGAATTGTCAAACACATACAAGCCTACAACAGCATCATTGCTTACAAATGATGTTGGCTTTTCCACAATTTGCTCAATGTAACCATTTTTGGTTTTGACTACACCATATCGCTCTGGATGAGTGACTTCAAATGTGAAGATGCTGTTGGGAGTTGCATTGATTTTGGCATTGTTGATGATGATGTTGTCTCCCAGCACCAATGCAACATCATCTCCTGCAATCCATTTTTCTGCAATGGTGAATGCTTGTGGTAATCCTGCAGGCTCTGGCTGCACTTCAAACGTCAAATCGACATCATTGATGTGCCTCAATGCTTGCTTGAACAATGATTGTTGTTCAGGAGTTGTGATGACCATGATGTCTGTGATGCCCATGTCACGCAATGTCATGATGGGGTAGTAAATCATGGGATTTTTATACACTGGCAGCAACTGTTTGCTAACAGCATGTGTCAATGGATACAGTCGAGTGCCTTTGCCTCCTGCAAGAACAATGCCTTTCATTTCAGAATATAATGCTCCAGAGTCTTGGCAATGCCACTGGAAAAGTCAAATTGTGGTTTCCAATTGAAGCGCGTTTGCATTTTGGTGCTGTCAATTGCATAACGACGATCATGACCAGGGCGATCATCAACAAACTTGATGAAGTCAGCATATGATTGCGTTGCATTGCCACGTGGCGCCATTTCATCCAATTGTTTGCAAATGGTGTTGACCAAATCAATGTTGCGAATCTCATTGCTTGCACCAATGCAGAAATGTTCACCTGGCTGTGTATCACCCATGAGCACTTGCATCACACCTGCAGCATGATCCTGCACATAAATCCAATCTCTCACCTGCATGCCATCACCATACACTGGAATGTCTTTGTATTCTAATGCATTTTTGATGACCTTGGGAATCAACTTCTCAACATGCTGTCCTGGTCCATAGTTGTTGGAGCAATGAGTGATGGCTGCATTGAGCTTGTAAGTGTTGCAATATGCTTCTACCAACATGTCAGCACTTGCTTTGGTTGCTGAATAAGGATTGCGTGGATTGTAACAAGTTTGTTCATTGAATGCAGGAGCATTGGGTTCTAAGTGCCCAAATACTTCGTCAGTAGATACTTGTACAAATTTGTTTTGACTGTTGGCTCCCCAAATGCTCTTGCAACATTCTAGTAGGCACATGGTGCCATTGACATTGGTTCTCAAAAACTCTGAATTGCTTTTGATGGAGTTATCAACATGTGTCTCAGCAGCAAAATTTACAATGGCATCAATGTTGTGCTTTTCAATGATGTATTGCATGATGCTTCTGTCAGAGATGTCTGCTTTCATGAACACACCATATGAGCATCCCAACACTTTATGCTCATATGCAGCTGCAGGTGCATTGGTAGCAGCATATGTGAGCTTGTCTACATTGATGATGTTTTTGATTCTGGGATTTTGCATGGCTAGTTGAATAAACTGCCAGCCAATGAAACCGTATCCGCCTGTTACAAGTAAGTTCATTTGTTGTTGATGTTGAAAGAAAGTTGATCAATTGCCATCATCATTGCATCTTCAATGGGTGTCATGTGCAATTTGTGTGCAATGGCTTTGGATGCATCAAGTACACAATTGGATCTTGGTGCAGCAACTGTTTTGTTGAATTCATCAATGCTCTTGAAATACAATTTGTCTTTGATGAGATTTTTTTCTTTGAGCATTGCAACAACTTGCTGAGTATTGAGATGTCCTGGCTGTGTCAAATTGAAAGGAGACATTTTGAATTTATAAGAGTTACTTGCAATGTACACAACATTGCGAGCAAATTCAGGCAAATAGGTGAAAGAGTTGGTGGCATTCAACAACACATCATAGTTGATGATTTTCATCAAATAGTTTCTTGGTGATGGTGCATCATCAAATGGAATTCTCAATCTGCAAACAAAAGCTTCATCTTGTAGCAACTGTTCTGCAAGTGATTTGGATCTGCTGTACCAAGAGCTTGTTGTTGATGCAAATCCAAAATTATGCTCATCTTTTTCTGTAAATTTGTGTGACGGCAATTCACCTCTCTCACAATTTGCATCATTGTAGATGCATCCTGAAGAAACATGAACAAAAACAATGTTGTGCTTCTTGCATACATTATGAATTGCAACAGGCAAAAACACATTGCCTTCCAACACAGGCTGCTTGTTGATTTCGCGCTCACAAACATCAACATTTGGTGCACCTACATAACCACCACAGTTGATGACTGCATCAATGTTCTTGTTGATGAGCAGGCGCGTAAACTGCTGCTCATCCAAGGGAAATCTCACTGAAGCAGTGGCAAAAGGAATATGCTGTCTGCACAGTTCTTTTGCAATTGCCTCACCAACGTATCCCGTCGCTCCAAGTAATAAGATCATATTTGTGAATGATTTTATTTACTACAATTAACAACGAAGTCAATGAACCAATGAACAATGCAAAGTAGAATAGAGCCTTGGAAATACTCATGAGGTTATTTATTTGTTGATGCAACAACTCTTTCGTACAAGCCAAAGAAACCATGCTTTGGCTTTGGTTTGTAGTGATCAAACAATGCTTGTTGCTGATGTTGTTGTAGCTCAGCAAAAGAAGATGTATTGCGAAGCGTATTTCCATCCAGATAATACATCAATCCAGATCCATTGATGGCCACCGGAGTGCCATTCAAATCACCTTTGATCAAGGTTCTCCCACCCAATTTGAATCCTTTGTTGCGCATTTCTGCTTGTGCATTGGCAATATCACGCTCACCAAAATTTATAAACAACAATTGCGGCTTAAATCCTGCATTGATGAGCATTGCAATGTTTGGCAACATTTGCTGAAAATCAGCTGAATCGTAACCATTGCCTCTCAGAGAAATCATTTTTTGAATGTTGTCCATGGATGCAGGCACCATGAGTGATCTACCAAATGAATTTCGCAATAAATCATTGTTGCCAAATGCAAGTTCAGGACGATTGGCAATCAATTCATTGTTGGATTGTGCCTTGAGATCAGCAAAAAATCCGCGGCGCTTGTCAGCAATGACATACTTTTGACTCAGTTTGATTTTGGCAATTTTGGGATACATTCTGCCAAAATCAGATGATGGATCAATGATGGCCATGAGCTGTGCAAAGTGTGGTGCAACTTTGTTGATGAATTTTTTGTTGCGATTTACATATGCAGAAATTTCATCATTGTTCATGATGGCATTGGCAGCTCTAGTGACTACACTTGATGGCTTGCGGGTGATGCTGTTGTCAATTGCAGTGACTATTTTTTTGATGCTTGTTTCTCGTGGCAAGTTTAATTTTGCAGCAATATCAAACAACCCTGTGATGGTATTTGCATTTACTTCACCGCGCACATCTGCTGTGAGTCTGTTGGTGATGCTTTGTGCATACAAGTCAAATAGTTTTTGCTTGTTTTCGGGTGTTGAATTTTCAATGTATGTAGCAAAGCTGTCTAGTACTTGTGGTGAGCTAGCAATGATTCCTTTTGGATCTTTCCAGTTGAATGCACCACCCATGCTCATGTAATAGCTGAATGAATCATTGATTGCTTCTACTGCAGCTTTGTACTCATCAAATCGTCTATCAGACTTGTTGATGGTACCCATCAAAGCTTTGACGCCAATTGCAACTCCCTGAAGCACATCAACGTTGATTGTTGCATCAAAATACAAGCGCTCTTCTTCCACAAGCTTTGCTATTTGAGAAGCAATTTTTTTGCCAAGTTCAGGTCTGTATGCATAAACCACAGGCAAAGATTCACTAATGAATTTGATGAGCTTATTGAAGCCTTGTGCATCATTATCAAGCAAATCCGTATCTTGTGGGAATGATTGCTTGAATGAATCAATCAAAGATGGAATGTATTGTGCAGCATATTTTTCATAGCTAAAATCAGTACCCACAAGACTTGATTCATGCATGCTCACTAGTGATTTGAACAATGGCGCAAAAGATGCAATTTTTTTGCCTGGATAGTAGTTGCGCAATGACATCAAACCAATGCCAACTTGTGCCTGATAATCTGCTTCGTTGATCATTTTGTTGGTTTTGATGCCACACAACTTTGTAGCAAATGTAATGTTTGATGGAACCTGCACATCAGTTAACTTTGAAACTGATTCAAGATCTGGCATTCTCACCAAAAATCTGACATAATCATCATACCGATAATGACCTGTTGGCCACTTAACACCATAATTATAAAATGCAGAACTGCCACTGGCAATGCGGTCAAATGATACTTTAAACGCATTGGCAATGATGGGTTCATCATTGCTATGATTCAAAAAGAAATCCAAAATAGCTTCATAAGAAGCTGGTGACATGGTGTATACAGAGTTGGAGTGATTGAATCTATTCTTAATTTCTGCTGCACTGTAACCATGTGAAGGTTTGGGTACAATGGCATAGTCCATGAACCCATACACATCAACTGCAACCCAGCATGGATAGTAGTTGGGCATGAGAGGCAAGCACCAATAACCACTGCATCTTTCTGATCTACCGCTGGTAAAAAAGTCAGGATCCTTTTTTGGATCTCTGTTGCCCATCAAAATTTTTGCTGCATCTGCTGAATCAACTCTAAAAAATTTATACATTGAGTTGGCATACACCTCATCAACATTGTTTTCTTGAAAAGCAGCAAGAGTTTTTTGCAAATTTGGGTGAGTAGCTTGTTCAAAGTCATATCTGCGGGTGATGTATGCATCCATTGCAGCAATGAGACCAGGCAGTGGTTCTCCTTGTCTGTCCTTGACATTTTCATCAGGATAAAAGACTTTGAAGCTCATCAAGTCTTTGCTAACTTCAGGATTGTTGCGTGCAGTCTGTACGCGATATACATTCAATGCTTCACGTGCTGCTGGCGCCTGATCTGGCGTAACATTGCCAGAATACAAATTGGCCATGATGAAATCCAAATAGCGGGAATCACCATTGAGTGCACCTGTTTGCGCATTTGTTGTTACATTGTATGTTGGATCAAATGATTTAGCAATGTTGTCAATGAAAGTTTCCTTGGGTAATGTTGCTGCACCACCAAAAATGCCATGAGTATAATTATTATACAATTCTAAAAATTTCGGATCTTTGAGAATTTTGTTTCTTTTGGATGCGTAATCTTCTAATAACAAGTGAACCATGCATGTATTTATGCATGGTTCTTGAGAGATCCTGCGGATTAAGCAGCAAAACTACTTGTTTTGAATCTTGATGAGGTGTTCTACGAGATCTGCAACTCCATCCTTTTCAAGAATCACCTGATCACCATATGGAGAACCTTCAAACAGAATTCTCCAGCACCAGCGCAATCTTTGCCGCAATGTTGCTTTGTGTGTATTTTGCATTTCCCAAATGGAAAACTCTGTTTGTTCAAGTTCATCATCATAAGCAACGCGAAGAATTTCGCTGCTGCATGCGCATTTGAAGTATTGTTCTTTCATTTTAGCAGTTTGGGGTTTTCAAAGATGTTGCCGATGACCTCATATCTATGAGTTGCACTAGTCATATTTTCAATATCATCATATCTCTTGTGATCATAAGACCAGCAAAAGCTTGGAAAAAGGAAAATAATTTCACCAACAAAGTCGCCATCTTCGATGAGCTCTGAAGTAAAAACACCTTTTGAGGTTTCGATGCTTTTAGAATGGCATCTGCTATACTTGACAATGTCGCCTTCGTAAATTTCTTTTCCGTTTTTGTCTTTCAGCCCGGTGTATTGCTGGATAACGCAAGTTGGCGCAGGCGATGCAGTGTATTTATCGCCATGATCGCCATCAATTGCACCAACATAATCAGTCAGCCTGCCTGTAAATGGGCAAATGCTCCAATTGCTGTAACAGTGCAAGGAACTACTGTTCTCAAGCCAAGTTTTGTTTTGTTTGTCCCAAATGCGAAATTTTAGTTCTCTATTCATGCTTGCAAATATATACGTCGTTGAAGCTCTTTTCAAACGTTTTGTTGATAATTTCTTCCACAATGTTCCAATCGGCACCACCCAAACCGCAGCCGATTTTGTATGGAATGTAGATGTCTTGAAGTTCGTTTCTAATATCTGGCAAACCCATAATTCCAAGGGTTTCGATTGCTATATCATTGCCTAAAAATGTTGTATTTGCGATTCTTTTAAATCCTGCAATAAGAGCAGAGTATTCTGTTTGCCTTTCTCTGGTACCAACATTGTTCTGACCAAAAAGATTAGCGACAATAACATTATGAGCTACATTTACTTCAAACACGCTGCCTAACAGCATAATGGGAAGCTTTTGACGCTTCACATGATCGCGGTATTCTTCTGCGTTTTTGGGCCATTTGCGTGCAATTGCGCCTGCCAATCCCCCAACTGCACCAAGACAGTTAACAGAGTGAACAATAACGCCTTTATCTACTGTTAAAATGTCTTTGTTAATTGTTGTTATCATATTTTAAAAAGGTTCATTTACAATTTCTACATCAAATTCATCACAACCACAAAACTCACCATCCCATCTCTCTCCTTTTCCAAAGATTTCGATTTCATATTCGAGTTGTGTATTGCGAAGTCCGCGAACACATATTGCTTTCATACCTGGAAAATTAACACAGCTTTCCCATTCGTCAAGTGAAACTCTTTGAAGTTGTTCAGGTGCATTGCAATTGTAATCATATACTTCTGTTCCTTCTTTGAACCAAGTGTCAGGCTTTGCTGTTAGTTTGACGAATTTCATAATTTTGATCTTTGTTTGTCTATCCACTCGGAAATAATTTCCGCAATTTTTAAACCAATATGTAATAAAAACAATGGCATAATTTATTCTTTAATAGGCCATTCAAACATATTAAGATGAAAGAAAGCGTCACTCAATCCTTCACCTTCTAACCACACTGCACACCATGAAGAGTAAACTTCACAATAGCGAACAGTATAGATTTTTCCAACCTCTAAGTTGTCTTTGGCAAATTGAATGACATTGACAAAGTGCGGATAAAACATTCCATCAGCACCTTTGAATCTTACTTTATGACCTTTACAAGGCCATCTGCTATCTTTATTTTCAAAAAGAGCAAAAAATTGTTCGTCGTTCATCAGCAGTAGGTTTTTGTGTCAGCAACACTGCAAACAGTTGTTCCTAACTCTGGTGGTGGTGATCCTGTGCCGTCACTGCAAATGATTTTGTGCGGATCAAATCCTGGATATGTCGGCATGGGAGCATAAGGAGGGTATTTTGGATATTCTGTATCTTTTGGCCTCCTTTTTTCCCATTCTTCTTCTTTCTTTTCTTTGCGAATAGGAGTTTTCTTCTCAAACAGCAAGGTCAAATGATCTCTGATGATTTGAGTCTGTTCTTTATTGATGGTTTCTGCATTGGAAATCTCAAGAAATCCATGCAACCATATTGCGAATTGTTCGTAGTTCATAATTTATTCGTCTCTCCAGCGTTTGTTAGGAATACCTCGTTTATCTGCAACATATTGTGCTACACCATCATACCCATCTCTGCGATACATTTCAAAAAACTTTGCAATGTCACATGTTGGTAGATTTTCAGCATCAGCAGCAGGCGCAAAGTAATCGTTGATGTTGATGTAAAGATTGATGGTACCATCTCCATAATCATTGCCAACGAACAATATACTTTCATCCAGAAGAAATGCAACCATGCTTTCAACATCTGCATGAATGCCAAGATTATGCTCAGTCAAGTCAATGTAATAAGTGCGATCAATGGTAATGGTTTCAGTCATGTCGTTCTGTTTCTTGGTATTCAACCCATTTGCCTTTTTCATCTTTCATCTCAATTTTGAGATTGTCAGGGTGCATGTCTCGCTCCACTGCATCTTCAACTCTCTGCTTGCGCAGTTTTGCTTCTTCAGCAGATTCAAGTCGGCGACTTGTTTCAAGCTTCAGCCACAATTGAAACTTTTCTGAATTGGCCATTCGCCTGAATGCTTCAACTTTGTTGCGTCGTTGTTCGCGGTGGTCACGAGAGATGCCTTCTGCACCACTTGCCTTGTGGCGGCAGCGACAAGCAGATGCAGTTTTGTTTTGATGCTGACCGCCTTTGCCACCAGCACAAAAATACATCCAGTCGCAATCATCCGCAGTAACACTGAAAAGTAATTCTTTATCACTCATTGTTTTTCTTACTATAGAGTTTATCCCATTCTTTGTCAACTGCATTCAAAGCATCGTGGGCAAGCTGCGCCAAATGTTGTCTCAAAATATTACCATCATCTAAATTATAATTAGATGCAATATCTCTCAAAGCATTATGCATAATATCCCACTGATTTTGGAAGCATTCATAATCTTTTAAATTGATTTCACCGTATTTGCATTTGACTGCTTGACAGTTGGTGGGAGAGCAGCAGCCAGTCTCACCACAACTACCGCAAGTTTCGCAGTAGTTAGAATCTTCTGGATAATTGTCAGGGTCACAAATTAGTGGTCTGACTTGATTATTGTCAGTGAACTCTGCAACGATTTCTTCTTCAAGAAAAAAACAAACTTCTTTAGAAGTGGGGATTATAAATCCGTAACAAATTTCGCCTACGATCTCTACCTCTCCCGTAAAAACTCCCTCACCCATGTAACGATTGTAATCGTATGGGCCTTGGCAGTTGATCATGTATTTTTTGTCTTTGATTGGAATCATACTATTGTTTAACTGGTTTATATCCTTCGTAAATGCTTTCTTTCAAAAGATCAGGTGAGAGGGTTTTGTACCAACCACCTCGAACGCAAAGAACACCAGGCTTGCCAGTTACTTCGCAAGTCTTGTTGCACAAATACTCAGCCATGTGAATCATGCCACGAACTTGCTCATCACCGCCTGAGATGTAAAAACGAAGCTCGCCATATTTTTCTTTGATTTGATCAATCTTTACAGCAGGTGGATAAACTTTGTCATATTCAACACACTTGTAAGAACGACGACGAAACTTCTCAATGAAAGCAAAAACTGGTTTATTGAACTGCCACTTGTTGAACTGCGGAAACAGTTTGATAAACTTCCTGTGCATCCAATCTAGAGATTCAGCAATGCTAATCCAAACGTAATACATCTTGTTAACTACTCTGCGCTTGTGGCGATATGTATGCTTGGTGTAGCTTGTGATTGAGCCGCACAAGTCAGCTACAATCTGCTTCCATCCATTGGGTACCCATGCACCGCATGGGCAGGGATCACCTTTTTCATAAAAGAGGTGAGGATACTTGAGCACAAGATACTCTTCAAACTGTTCCATGCATTAATATGCATTCAAACAGACAGAAGTCAACAAAAAAAGAGAGAAGTGTTGCCACTTCTCTCTCTTGATCTTACTTGGTCTTACTTGGTCTTACTTGGACGGTTGAGGTGTTCCCACCTCTACAATTGGTCGCCGAGGAGCATACCTGATGCCTGCAGTGAATGAACCATAAGGTTCAACACCAAAGACGTTGGTAGAGGCATGCCCACTCACCTGATATCCCTTTTCAACCTTTTCAGTTGAGAAGCCAACGGATGCACCTGTGCGTGCCTGATCAAGTGCTGCATCAGTTGTGCTCTTGACAGAGGTGCAGCTGACGAGACCCATGAGCATTGTTGCTAGTAGTAGTGTTTTCATGTTGTAATTTATAATACGTTCAACAAAAATCAAGCTTCTGTTCCATTGATGTAAGAACTCTCATTGGTGAAGATGTTCTTAATTTTTACCAAGACAGCAGGCTTTGCAAAATCATCATCAAGAGATTCTGCGAACCATGCATGACCTTTTGGGGAGCTTGCATCAGTCCAGTATTTGCCAGTCTGCCCATAATTGAGCGTAGGGTGGCTGCGGGTGAAGATGCACCCTATTCCGTTGATGTAATTTGTGTTTTGTTTATGCATAGTGGTAACCGTAGTGTTCATCGATGTTGAGGCACCTAAAGACTGTATCACCATGAGTGATCAGATTGCTCTCATGAAAGTGTCCATAAATCCAGTCTTTGGGTTTGGTTTTCTCATAAAGATAATCAACCAATTGACTTTCTTCAATGAGATCATTTTTCAGATCAGCATCTTGATTACACCAGCTTTCAATTTTGCTGAAGCCTTTGAATGCTCCACAGACACCTGGTCGTGTATGTGTCACAACCAAGTCATATTGGCGATCTTTGTATGGGAAGTCATTTTCAAGTTTGAGATTAAATCCCTCATCACTCCACCAAGACTTGCCTTCTGTACGCCAAGTACGATCAATGCTCACTGCACCACCCACAAGCAGGATGCTCTTGCCCAGCAGCTCTAGTTCGGAGTAGTCTTGCAGCAGAGTGATGTTGGAGAAGTCAAATGGATTATTGGTCTGCTTGAAGTATTCAGGATCATCATGATTGCCGCGAATGGCATACAGATGACAGTTTTTATTTACCAACAGTTCATTGAGTCTTGGAAAAGCTTCATTCTTGTAGTAGTTGGGCTTGTGAAATCCTACGCCAAAATCACCCACTTGAATGATGTATGCATCTTCATAACCAAGACGATTGATGTCATAGCGCAGTTTGTTGTACTCGCCATGAATATCGCCTACCAGGATGATTTTATCTTTTTCTTTCACAGATGTATTATAGCTTCTTATTCAAATTTTATCAACTACTTTTCTAAATGAAAGTCATTCATGACATAATCCCACAAGTAGTCATCATGTTGCTTCTTGCCATCAGAAACCTGCTTCAAAAGCATGTCCCAGTGTTCGTCAATTTCTTTTTGCAAGAACTGAATATGATTTTTGTAGACCTCTACTAACGCAATTTCTTGTTTGTTGTATGTGCGAGTTCCTAGTTTCATTTGATCATAAGATAATTGTGCAACATTATGTCGTTAGGACTTGGCATTAGTTTGTCGGGAATTCTTGCATCATAGAGCTCTTGTTTTGCATCATGGATAGTTTTTCCATCACGCTCGCATTTTGCGATAACAACTGCTGCAGGACTGCGACTATATCCGGCAAAACAATGAACCAGCAAACGTTCATGAGGAGCAAGGCTGTGAATAAAATCAAGCAGCTTGCGAATGTGTCCTTCATTGGGTGCATATTTTGCGTCTTTGGGATTGACTGCTAGTGATCCAAATGTTTCATCTTCAAAGTCAAGAAACATATACTTCTTGCCTTCACGAAATTTTTCAGGCATGAAATGTCCGAGAGAGATTACTGCGTCATATTCATGCGCATATTTCTCTGCATTAGCAAAATCGGTGTAGTGGTTAATCGTTGTCATGAAATGGTTCTTTGCCAATGTGGTCGTATCTTTCAGAAACTCCAGCATTAAAAATAGCTAAGATTTCTTGTTCAAATGCAATTTGATCAGAATCAGCAATCTTGTCAGTCAAAGTATCTAAAATGTTGATGAGTATGCCAGCAACACCTTTTGGAGTTGCATCAAACGATTCAACGATTCTAGTACCAACTCGACCTTTTTGTTCGTCAAGGTAGATGCTAATTACATGAGTCCAGTCTTGCATATTAATGTCCAAAAGCTTCAATGGTATACTTGAAAGGATTGCCTTCAATGTTTTTGACAAGATCA